TCTAGATTTTACAATAATTGCATCGGGGGTGCCTGGCAAGCCGTGCCCGATAGTTGCAGCCAATCCATTACCTGTAAAGGTTGCAATACTAAAATGTCCAGGAGCGGCTACAGATACACTGGTTTCGATTGTTCCTTCGGTATTGCTTTGGACAGTTCCATCAGCTTTCCAATTCCATGATACAAATTTGTTGTTAAAACTATTTACTGCTGTATTATCACCCACAACAAAACCATTGTCAACGAATGCAGTCAGTGCGTTGGTGTCTATTGTTTCAGCACTTAATGAATTCGTTCGCAGAGTGTGATTTTCTCCTCGAAGGGTATCAGTAAGCATATTGTCAAGGGATTGGTTTCTAGCTTTAATCCAGGTTAGGTCTGGACTGAAACCAACATTTGAAATTGTTTGTCCACCAGTAATAACCGCTGGCATATTTTGTGCGCCGACCGGCGGGGTGTTTACAAATGGTGTATCTCCGAAATTAACCGTTCCTATAACTGTAGGTGAAAATGGGGAAGAATAAAGGATCGCAAATCTAACGCCGCCGAAAATAGTTGCACCAACAAATTGGCTTACTCCGTTCTTAAAGAATTCAACAGTGTTATTTTTCACAAACGCGGCTATAGTATCACCTGGCGCCCATGTTGCTCCTGCACTATTAAACACTTGACCATTTGCAATATTCTGACCCTGGTCATTGTATAACATAGTATTTGATGTATTATTCAATGAGCTATTGCTATCATGATCAGTGCTGACAAAACCTACACCGACAAGACCAACAGATGGATTTGAATTAGCATCTAGTGTAAATTCAACATAGAATCCATCAGCGTTTCCCGCATCAACTGAGCTTAGAGAAAATATTCCACCAAATTCTTGCAATCCAGTTAAATTTGCAGTTAGGTTACCATTAGAAAGTGTTGCTCCGGGAATTAAATCATTTGGATCTATCGCAACAACCGGAGATCCAACGCTTGCTACGCCGTTTCCTGTATAAGTAACCGCATTGAAGAAATCTGCACCCTGAAATTGTGGTGTACTAACATTTCGCGTATTCCATGGAACAAACCCCGTTAATGGGGTGTCCTGGAATTCTGATGGTTCAGAGCGCAATCGATAACGAATATCAACAGCGGCCGATGATCTATCACCAACAATAACCGTATAATCTTCTTCTGATATTGGTCGTTTTGGTGTTATTACCGCAATACCAATACCGTTCTTAAAGAAGTTGATAACGTTGTTATCAAAATCGACAGCCATTGTAATTCTATCACCATTGGTATAAGGTGTGCTTGGAGTAATTTGCATAACCCCATCGGATGCATCAATGATACCAACACCACTGTCATACATCACTTGACCAAATGGCTGTGTAGTATGACCAGATGAGGCCCCGCCCTGTGTGTCAGCAACTCTTGGAGCAATACCCACACCATAACCATTGGCGGCAGCGCCTGTTCCTAAAATATCAATCTCGATGTGGAATTTACCTGAATGAGCATAAATGTTTCCGAGGGCTTGATAGTTGGCAATAATATTGGCTAAACCAGTACAAATCTTATTACCATCTAAGAAATTCCAACTAAAATTCTGTAATGGATTAAAAATCATATGCAAGTTTGACGGGCTATTCACGGAACCGTTTAATGCGTGCGTCATACTTGATGGTGAAAAATTGTTTCCGTGGCTTGATGAATCAAGGCCATCGCCGATGTTTTCTCCCAATATAAATGAAGTTGTGTCGGTTGAGTTCACAAGAGCAACTATCTGTGTATTAGTTTTTGCCTTCCATATAGCAGCATTATCACCTGTACCAACTGGAACAAATGATCCAAATTCGTTTGCATCAGTGCTATTTGATTTCCCAGATAGGAACGCGAATTGTGAAATGTATCCATTAAAGTCTTGTATACCAACAACATTACCAATTATAAAAGACTGTCCAGCAGTTGTAAGACTAGCTGTAATACCCAATGGATATGTCCCGCTTTCTCGTTCTATACGGTTTCCATTGATAAACACGCGAACTCTTTCCGACTCAACAGAATTATTTGTATCCCATACCAAAACTAGGTGATACCATGCACTATCTCTAAAGAGTGGTCTGTAAATATTATTATTAGCGTCAGCAACCGCTGGACCATTAGTGTGTTGTACTAAAAATTTATTACCAGTGAACGATACGTGCAATCGAGTACCACCGGCTGAACTTGAAAATATTGTATGATCTGGCTTTAGGTTATTCAACTGGAACCAACATGATACCGTCCATGATGTTTGATTTTGTGTGGTACTGACAACTCTTGATAAGAAATCAACATCTCCATCAAACCATGCACTGACTAAATCGTCGGATGGTGGAGGAGATGGTGGCCCGTCTGGGTTTGGAGAGACGGTTGCAACGGTTTGCCAATCATTGCCGTTTCCTGAAATATCTTTTCCTAAATCACCAGTATCCTTAAAATCTAGATGATAGCCAGCATTACCGAATGGACCAGTGTACAGGATTGGTGCGCCTGATCCGTTTGTTACGAATGCAGAAGGTGGAACAATGAGTCCATCGATAAGATACCATTCAGCGGTTTTTCCGGTCAAAGTGTCAATTAAAGTATGGCCCGTTTCTTTTATTATTTGTGTATTGTTAATCCAGGATGGTACTGAAGTACCAATAATACCTGAACCCGCACCAGAGGATGGACCTAAACTAGCGACTAATTCAACACCATCAAAATAGAATCGTAAAGTTTCTCTTCTTTGTGAATCACTAACAGAGGCATTGGCGTCATATTGAAGAAGACAATGATGCCATCTTCCTAATATCAAAGGAACGTCCCATGTAGCATTAGCACTAACAACATTATTAATTGTCTGGAAATAATTAACAGTATTATTACCGTTTAGGAATCGCCAATCTAAAACCGAAATATTATTATCATCATTGATACTTATTACCTGTCTTTTACCAGCACCAACAGGAACGTTAGCATCAAGGCGTGTCCACCACGAAATTGTAAATTTACTACTATCAGTAGCAATATTTGAGCCAGCAGCTGGTTTTGTTAGTCTTCCAACACCATCGAATGTTATAGACACCGACGCTGGGGTACTAGGTGGTAAAACTGGTGGAATTACTAGAGTTGTTACATAAGCAATATCGCCGTCATCGCCCTGGGAATTTAATGGGGGATCCTCTTGAACGAATCTCGCACCAAATGCATTACCGGTTGAAGCCGAAAGCTTTCCACCAGTAATAACACTAGTACCAATTTTACTCTTACCAATTGTTTCATCAACGATATGATTAGTTAATACGCCAGCATCAACAATCTTATCAGCTGTTATATTACTATTGGCTATCTTATCAGTAGTTACCGAACCATCTTCAAATTTTAGTGCTTCCGCAGCACCTGCCGCAATTCTATCTGTCGCTATTGAGTCATCTGTAATCTTATCAAACGTAATTGATCCCGGGACAAATTTTTCATTAGGAATACTATTTGTTTTAATTTTAGCCGTAGTAATTGCTGGTGGTGTAGGAGGAACCGTGTCTGGACCTTCAATATCTGCATTTTCAATTTCCAATTGTGCTGTCAAATTTCCAGAGCCATCAAATCGTAAAATAGCATCAGTTGAACTTGATATTAATCTATCAAACGGTAATGAAGCTAACTGGATTCTACTACCTTCAAGTTCATTCTCAAAAATTGCAATACCAGAGCTATCAAATTTGATAAGATTAACGCCAACCGCACCTTGTGTTAAAGAATTGGCTAATGCCCCTAAACCATTAAAGGCACCATTTTCTACATTTGCCAAATCGGCGCGGGCAAGCTCGACGCCACCGGTTGTAATACCATCATGAATGCGCAATGCTGCGGGTACATCAGTAACAACTGACATTTCACCAGGTTGACCAGTGAAAGCGTCATTCTCTGATTTTGATCCTCTTCTTAATTGAAACTGTTCAGACATTGTTTATCCTTCTTAAATTTGTGCGCCGCGAACGTCGCCACCAATTGAACCCGTAATATTTGCTATACCAACGATTGCCTTACCTGCCCCGCCAGCACTTCCCGGTGAAGGACCAACGCCATTAAGACCAGCTTGACCCAAATTACCACCGCGGCCACCGCCACCGGTTGGATCAGCCACCCCAATAGGTGATCCCTGACCACCCAGAAGCAGTGTTCCGTCTGTTGCACCAGTTCCACGTCCTAGTCCTGGAGATCGGCCTGCGCCACCACCACCACCTGGTGATGTGGTTCCGGATGAGCTGTCATTACCACCACCACCACCACCACCACCGCCGCCGATGACTCCATTATTTATCAAGGTAATTGTTGCGCCAGTGGTGTCAGTAACTTGAAAAGCATTGCCACCAGTCTGACCGTTACCACCACCAAAATTTAGCCCACCACCATTACCGCCGCCATCACCACCAGTACCAGCAATGGTTCCGTTATTCGTTACATTGATGGTTGATCCTTCAGGAATATTGTCGATTACGAAGGCTGCACCAGTTATAGCATTTGAGCCAACTACAACATTGTTATCGACGATGATAGTTGAATTAGTTTTTTGGATGCCATTCCAACCTGCATTAATTAATGCAGTTCTTGCATCAAAGTTTTGGGTGTCGGTTGAAATAATAATATTAGCTTCGAAAGCTGTGGTGCTGGTATCAAAAATTGTCGCCGTAGCAGTATTAACACCGCCGGGAACAATTAACACCATTATCTCATCACCCTCACCAGTGCTGATATCATCAGTAATTGCAAAAGGAATAGACGCTTGTAAATTGGCACCTAATACAAAATTACCAGTTAATGGTATACTGATATCAGAGGATTGTATTCCTGTAATTGTGTACGGAACGGTTAATCCAGCAAAACCACCAGATAATGCTAGAACATTAATTGCTCCAGTTTCACCTTCATTGTATGCTTCTTTGAGGAAGAAAACATTGAAGATTTGTGGTACTGGATCACCGAGAACATAAAATATATCACCATCGTTACCAATACTATTACTTACTGGTGGGTCTTCTGATGTAAATCTTCTACCAAGGGAATTTCCAGCAGTTGCTGAATTGAAATTTCCCGCAAATACGGCACCGTTTTGAATTTTTGCACCTGTGACATTCCCATCTTTTATTTTATCTGAAGAAATTGCAGAATCTTGGATTTTTTCATTGGTGATTTGACTAGCTGCGACCGTAGCGGATAACACCGCACCATCGTCAATTTTTTCCGACGTGATAGCATTATTTTTCAATTTATCAGTTGTTATTGAATCAGTAGCCAAGGAATCTGTTAAAATAGTCCATTTTACAATTTTGTCACCAGTTACTGCATCATCAGCAATTTTATCTAACGTTACCGATTCATTTGCAAAATCAAATTCTGCTGATAATTGGGCCTTAAAAACAAAATTCCCATTTGAATCAGTTGTTGCAAATCTATTCGGATCACCGCTAATGTCAGCGACTAATCGATCTGTTGACAATGTACTGTCAAGAATAAAACTACCATCAAGAGTTGGTTGAAATTCTGGTTCACCGCTTGAGTTGAACACGATAAACGTATCGGGATCACCAGGGCCGAGAAGATCGATGGTAAAGGACCCCTCTGCAAGATTTGTTAAGTCTGCACGTAATAACGGAATGCCACCGAAAGGAGCACCAATGTGGCCGTCATGAAGGCGCAATACATCGTTTGTTGTGTCAATGGAGAGTTCTCCCGCAACACCGTTAAATGTTAAATGGTCCGTTTCCGTACCGCGCCTGAACTGGTATTGTTTAGCCATAGTTTTTCCCTTTTATGGTTTGTTACCTATATTTAGTACAGAAGCAAGTTCCATTTACCGAATTTAATTAATTGTGCTAAATAATTATATCCTGCTATTACGCATATAAATAAGATACACAAAACCTGTTATTGGGTGTCAAAATAATAAACGGAGAGTATAATGAGTCGTCCAAAACCAGAAATTCTTATAGATTTCACAGATAAAAAGACATATAAAGCAGAGCAGGTTTTAAGGGCGGAAGCCATTTATGCCGTTTTCTATGAAAATACGCCTATCAATCTGAGATCCAAGCACGCAATGCTTGATTATCCAGGTCCAAAATACAAGAAATGCAGTTTCAGTAATCCAGGTCACGCATTTAATCTATCCGATAAACTCAATGAAATGTTTAAAACTGATAAATTTTCAGTATATAAGCTAACCGCTGGTGAAAAAATCGAGCGTGATATTATTTAAAATATGTCAAAACATCGAGAAATCGCCGATCTTTTGATGCCTGAGTTTAAAGAATTTTCCGAAGATTTAACCGATAAAGAACAATACCGGCTTGTTTATAAACTACTTTTCTTAAATTTTAGAATGAAGCATGGTGAACCGTATGGGTTATATCTAACGCATATGGGGTTTGAATTCCTGTCCAAACATGCGAAATCATATGATGTCACAATGCCAGATGGTTATAAAATTAATATGACAGATAAATTATCACTTGACAATATGTGCATTTTACCATATTATTATGAATCTAAAGAACACGTAACATTGTATATGTTTGAAGAAGAACTGGCAACTATTATGAAACTTAATGACGGTAATATCATACAAGCACAAGAAATGCTATATGGGCAAAAAAAGTTTCTAAAATAAGGTTGACAAATAATATATCGATGCTACAATGTGTTTCTAAGTTAGTTACATACTTTTAATTTAAACCTAGGAAAAGGAAGACACAATATGGCTAAGTCGCATATGGATACCACACTAACGCTTCGCCCAAGTAATGCTCGGCAGGCGCTTCTACACGGTGCTAAGACAAAGAGCCCTCTTTTCGTTTGGGGCCCTCCTGGAATTGGTAAGTCACAGATCTTGAAGCAGATTGCCGAAGAGCTCGGTATGAACTTTGTTGATATTCGGCTGTCCCAGATGGATCCGACGGATCTTCGCGGTATCCCATATCCCGGTAAGGACGAAGACGGTAATAACGTTATGTACTGGTCTCCTCCGCATTTTTACGAACGTGACCCCAGCAAGCCAACGATGTACTTGTTCGATGAAATGAACGCGGCGCCGCAGTCCATTCAGGCCGCAGCCTACCAGATTATCCTGGATCGCCAGATTGGTGATTACAAGATTGGACCCGACGATGTCGTGTTTGCTGCTGGTAACCGTGATACGGATAAGGGCTCCACATTCAAGATGCCCACGCCTCTTATGAACCGCTTTGTTCATATTGAGATGGAAAGCAACTTCGATGATTTCCAGGAACATGCGATCCTGTCGGGTTATCACAAGACGGTCGTTGGTTACCTTACCTGGCAGAAGCAGGATCTGTTTAACTTTGATCCAGCCAGTGCGTTCCGTGGCTTCCCAACACCGCGTTCTTGGGAGCGTGTCAGCAAGCTGATCAGCGATGACCCCGATCTTTCCGACATGGTTAAGCTGGCACTGATTGCTGGTGCTGTTGGTGAGGGGGTTGCTGCAAAGTTCATCGAATACCAGAAGATGAACGAGTCACTTCCGAACCCAAGCGACATTCTCCTGGGTAAGATCAAGACACTCGATCCCGCCCAGCGTAAGGAAACCAGTGTCATGTACGCCTTGACAATTGGTCTCTGCTACGAAATGCGCGATATTTTCACCGTTGGTAACGAAAAGGGTCGGTCCAGCCCAGAATGGGATCACTGGGTCGAAGTTACTGATAACTTCCTGGCTTTCATGATGGATAACATGCAGCCGGAAATTGCCATCCTCGGGATGCGGACTATCCTGAGCGTGTTCAAGTTGAAGCCCGATGCGAAGAAGCTGAAGAACTGGAAGCGGTTCAGCGAACAGCACGGTGAGCTAATTCTTGCTAACTAATCGTTCCTAGGCCGGGGGAGGGGAAACTCTCCCCCTAATTTCCCAGGAATGAGGATCGATATCCTTGACAACGAAGTCAAACAGTGCTACAATACTGAACACTTAAAAGAGGAAAACAAAAATGTCACTAGATTTGAATGATCCAGTTGTAAAAGAAATTGTTTCCGCGCGGGTTAACTTGCTGTTCCGCAAGCCCTTCTTTGGAAACCTTATTGCGCGACTGGAAATTATTGATGCCAGTTCCTGGTGCAAGACGGCGGCAACTGATGGCCGGCGCTTCTATTACAATCGGGATTTTATCAAGAGCCTTACAAAGCCCCAACTAATTTTCCTCCTGGCGCACGAAATCCTTCACTGTGTGTACGATCATTTGGGTCGACGCGGTGGACGAGATCCTGCGCTTTGGAACATGGCGAATGATTATATCAGCAACTGGACACTGAAGCAGGAAGGCGTTGGTGAGATGCCCCCACAGGGACTTATCTCGGACAAGTACACAGACGAGATGACTTCAGAAGAAGTTTACCAATTGCTTTTGGATAACTCCGTTGAAATCGAGGCGACGCTGGATGAACATCTTGAACTGTCCGGTGAGGAAGGTGAGGGAGACGGTGATGGTGAAGGAGAGGGTGAAGGAGAGGGTGAAGACGGTGATGGCGATGGTAATGGCAAGAAGGTTAAGATGCGCATCACTGGTAAGGATGGCAAGCCCAAATTAACCGAAGATGACATCAGCTCAATCCGCAACGAGATGAAAGCCGCAGTTCTACAGGCGGCGCAGACGGTTGATGCGGGAAAGATTCCTGCTGGTATCCGACGCCTTATCAAGGAACTAACCGAATCAAAGATTGATTGGCGGTCATTGCTTGAAATCCATATCCAGAGCACTGTAAAGGACGATTACACGTTCCGGCGCATGGCGAAGAAGACCTGGGGTATGGGTGGTCGAGCAATTATTCCTGGACAGGATTGGGGCGAAGAAGCCGAAGTGTTTGTTTGGATTGATGCTTCCGGTAGTATTGACGAGCAGATGCTCCGAGACTTCTTGGGTGAGACCAAGGGAATTATGGAGACGTTCTCCACATTCAAACTCCATCTCGCAACGTTTGATACCGAAGCTTATAATTACCAGGTATTCACACATGACAACCTCGACGAAATTAATGAATATGATATCGGTGGCGGCGGCGGGACGGACTTCATGGCAATGTGGCGCTTTATGAAGGACAATGATCTCGAACCGGAGAAGATGGTTTGCTTCACAGATGGTTACCCGTTCGGTGATTGGGGTTGGGAAGAATATTGTTCCGATGTACTGTGGGTTATCCACTACGATGACAATGTTGAACCCCCGTTTGGTACTAAGGTGCTATACAACACAGATGGCAACCGCGGATATCGTTCGTAACATGCTCAACGATGGTGAGAACATACGCTTAGAGAGATTGGGAAGGTTCGTTGAACTTTCCCTTCTCGAGCGTTTCGAAACAGAAGAGAAACTCCCCAGTTATCTAAGGAATGCGTGCATCTTAACGATTTTGTGCAAAACTAGTATACTGCGAGATGTCGTTGATGAAATCGGTTCAATAATTAATAACAATTGTTCAGGTTTTGTTGCATACGAAGTTGTTGAACACAATCATACTGGATTGCAACATAATATACCGTTTGAGTTCAAAATTCAAATGTTTTTTGAAAGCGATCACGATATGGCGTTGCTTAAATTAAGTTCTGGATCACTTGATGGGCTTTTAGGATGACTGTTGAATTTACCAATTTTCGAGTCGAGGATGAAACGGAACTCTATTCGATCAACGATATAAACAATGTAACATCTGTTTGGGATGAAAACTGGACACGGGTAATTGTATTACACCATAATAGTCAATGGCAAAATGAAGCAAACGTATCAACGGTTATGCAATGGATTGAAAAAAACTTTGAGCCACATGGTAAATGGGGAGTTTATGCTTATGTTACTAAAGAAAAACTCAACTTACAAGGCGTAAGCTCGTTCAAATCTTTTCGACAACGTGCTAGGCGGGAGGGAATGCGTGACGTTACAAAAATTGTTGCTGGGTTTGAAGACGGAGACGACGCATTACAATTCAAATTAATGGCGGGTGCAAACATCGAAGACTTCCAGGATAATGACAATGCCTAAAAAACCACCAACTGTTTATGGTAATTTACTTCGAAGAGAATTCAGACTTAGTTTTATTTAAGACAGCATTTGACAATTAACCCAGAGGAGAAGAAAATGTCAAGATTTGTACCAATGGTTATCGAACAAGAAGGTCGCGGCGAGAGGTCATACGATATCTACTCACGCTTGCTTAAAGAGCGGATTGTTCTCCTCACCGGAGCCGTTGAGGATGATGTTGCAGCAAGTATCGTTGCACAATTGTTATTTTTGGAAAGTAGTGATGCCAAGAAAGATATTAGTTTTTATATCAATTCCCCAGGGGGTGTTGTTACCTCAGGAATGAGCATTTATGATACAATGAATTTTGTAAGTTGCGACATCCAAACCATTTGTATTGGACAGGCTTGTTCGATGGGGTCATTCTTGCTTGCTGCTGGCACAAAGGGGAAACGATATTCGCTGCCAAGCAGTCGTATCATGCTTCACCAGCCAAGCGGTGGGGCTCAGGGCCAGGCTTCGGATATTGAAATCCAAGCAACTGAAATCCTGAAGCTTCGTGAACGTTTGAACCAGATTTATGCAGATAACACTGGTCAGACTGTCGAACGCATTACGGAAGATTTGAACCGTGATAAGTTCTTTAGCGCAGATGAAGCCAAAGAATACGGCATTGTTGATCATGTTGTTGCCACCAAAGCGGAAGTTGGTTCCAGCAGCACGGATGAATGAACCAAATTTGAATGAAGCCAATGCTGGTATAGAGGTAGTGATCAAATTGGATCGCAATATATCTCATAACCAGCTTGGCGATTTCGAAATTGGTCTTTCGATGTGGATTGAAGTAAATTGTCATTCTCCGGTACTTGCTCGAAGAAATTATGGTGTTTCAACACTTGATATTCCTAAGTCGATCACAATAAAATTTGATGATCAAACAGAAGCCGTTTTATTCAAACTTTCTGATATATGTGATCATGATATCATAAGAAAAGATTGACTTCTACTCCGGTCGTGTTATACTATTAAATAGGATGAATTGGGGTTAATTATGAAGTACAAGTTTCCAAAGATCACGCATATCGACCAGGTTCGGCGAGCAATTGCTGCGCATGGTCATGATGAATTTATCGAAGCGGAGCGTGAAGGATTCACGGTCTTTAATTATCTTGTCAACAAGCCAAATACCTTTCCGTCGCTTAACACTCTTGTCTTTGATATTGAAAGTTACGACGATAATTGTGAAAACGATATCCAATTTTCTAATATTAACGAAGAGGATGCAACTATCCTCCGAGAGTGTCGGGGATTAACGTTTTATCCGGATGGTACGGTAGCAGCCCGGAAATTCCATAAGTTTTTCAATCTCAATGAGCGTTTAGAGACTGAGTTCCGGAAGATCAATTGGGTGGATCAGCACGTTATTCTTGAAAAGTTGGACGGATCAATGTTGACACCGTTTATGCGTGATGGTAAAATTGAGTGGCACACAAAAATGGGGGCTACCGATGTAGCCAAGATGGTTGATCCATTCATCAAGAATAATCCAAATTACAACGAGGCGGCTCGTTCGTTAATTAACGCCAGTCATACTCCGATTTTTGAATTCTGCTCACGTAAGAACCGAGTTGTCATTGATCACCCAGTTGACCGATTGGTTTTGCTTGCGGCGCGGGACAACATCACTGGTGAATATTACAATTATGAAGAACTGGTTATTCTTTCTTCGATGTTCAACCTTGAGTTGGTTCGCCAATATGAAGGCACGATCGAGACGATGGAGGCGTTCGTTGAGGGAGCACGCGGAGAGCCGGATATCGAAGGTTACGTGATCCGATTCGAAGATGGCCACATGCTCAAGGTTAAGGCGGACATTTATTTGGCTTTGCACAAGGCTGTTTCAAAGCTTTCCCAGGAGAAAGACGTTTGGCAGTTAGTCGTTGAGGATAAAATTGACGATTTGAAGGCAATCTTGCCGGATGACCAGCGATCCCGTTTAGACGATTTTGCCGGAAAGTTCTGGAAAAAGTTTGATGAGTTGGTTGATGGGCTTGTTACTGGCGTTCAGGCAGCGCGAGACGAGATTGACGCCGCTTACGTTGATCAGGAGAGTGTGTTCGACGGTGACGGATTGATGAAAGCAAAGAAGAAGGAGTATGCCCTTCATCACGCAGACAAGTTTGGTTATTTGAAACAGGCGTCTTTCCAGGTCTTCGATGGAAAGGATGCCCGAGAAATTGTGAAAAACGTTGTGTTGAGCAATGTTCGAACGAAGACGAAGGTTGATGCGTTCCGTAAGGTCTTTGATGGCCTAGAGTGGACGGAGTTTGAAATAGACGAGGATTAACAAAAAAGATGACAGATCACTTAGAAACACAATGGCAAAAAATTGTCAAACAAGCGTTTCCTGATTTAGTTAATGAGTCGGGCGAAGAAATCATTTTTCAAATGGCTGAAAGACTAGGGCAAGATCCCTACGAAGACAGTTATGACAAACTTGGTTATAAGAGTTTGTTTGGGCGAAGTTTCGATAAACTTTCTTTGAGTGATCTCACAAATAAAACCATTTATTGCAAATTCCGTTCCGGTCCGCGCACCGGAACGGTTGCACGGCTTGTGAAGACTATCCAGATTTGGAAGAAGGGTGGGATGAAATATAAAAACGGAACTTTTATTCCTTTGGTTGTTCAGCTTGAAAAGGTTGAAGTTAAAGTTGATAGTCGCCCTAGAAGCTGGAAACAGGACGTTTCGGAGATTGAGATTTTAGAGGGGGATGATCATGAAACGGTTTTCATTGAAGCCGATTCAGCTATTTCTTCCTTGCACGATAAGTTTGGAAAACAGCCAGAGATGGGGAGGTTTGTTATTGCCGCCGACCGAGACCGGATTCGAATGGGAACCGTTGAAAGCATTACACCAAAGACTTTTGTTATTGGTGGACAAACCGACAACGGTAATAATTGGACACATCGAGTTACCGCAAAACATGGTTTTATAGTTGTCGATGAAAGTCTTGCCGATGATCTTCTTATATATCGCTTATCAATGTAGGCTAAAGTTTTTTCCTTATAAATATTCATGTTATTATGAACATTTTGAAGGAGAATAACAAATGTCAGTTGATTCACATACAGATAAACTACGTGAGCTTTTCGAACAATACCTAGAAGAGAATGAAAAGTTTTCACGCGGTAATGGTGCTGCTGGTACACGAGCACGAAAGGCACTAATGGAAATTAAGAAAGCTACGGACGGTCGCCGTAAGGAAATTCAAGAAGTTAAGAACGCCGCCAAAGGTTAATAGTTATTTTTTAGGTGCCGGTGGTACTGGCACATAAGTATTAGGATCGCTTGTTAGATTAATTTCTAGCAGGCGATTTAATATGAGTGATAATTCATTGCAACCACCCTGTCCCTTAGAAAATCGTTTCCAAAATATATCCGACTCTGCTGGATCGGTTGTTGATATATAATGAGAATTGGCAAGAGTTTTTAATGTTTTGTCGCGTTCCTGGGCATATTCCACAATTATATTTGAAATATCAATTTTTCTAGTATTCGCAACATCAACAATTTTCTTTAAAAGTTTAGATAACATTTCTGAGTCATTACCGGCGACTAAAGCGGCACTAACTAGTGGTTGCCATTCTAATGGTCGTGCACCAATTGCTCGCAAAAGACCAACGGATGATAATGATTCATGATAGAAGAATATATATGATCCCTGACAAAATGCAGCGCCATTAAACAACATATTTACAATTGGTCTAAATTGATTCATCTCTACGGTTCTTAAATCAATATCAGTTTTGGAATCTAATACTATGTTTTCATTGGTGTTGGTAGGAAGATCAACTTTTGGTAATGACTGCGCATTAATAGGAAAGTTAATAAATAATAGGGCCAACGTTGTTACCATAAAACATGCTCGAACAATGTTCATTATTTTCTCCGAAAAGTAATTGAATACTTGTATATTTAGTATGTTAACTATAATACATATTGAATTAAAATACAACATAGGTTATAATCGTAATATGATAAAAGATATAAAAAAATTACCACTGCATAGTTTAATCCTTGTTTTTGGTGCGGATGATCTAGAGAGAACAAACATAATATCGAATGTTTTTCTTAATTATGAAATTGTTTCAAAAAACAGTGTTATGGAAAGTGTTTTGGGTGTTTCAAATCGAAAAGAATTATATCGGGTTATGTGGCTAGAAGCCAAACGGCGGATTGTTTTAAAATTGCGGTATGGTGAGCGGGTTGTATTAGATATGGGCATGTTGACCCATAAGGAAAGACAGGAGGTTGCTCGAGTAGCAGAACGATACGCTGTATCAGTTTTTTATCTTATTGTTGGCAACAAAACAACTAATGATTTTATACGATTCGAAAAACAGATTAGGCGTGGTGATGGTTTAGCCGAGGTTATAGATGGTCGTACTTATAAAATAGAAGCTATTAGTAAATTACCATATAGTAATTTGTCTAAAGCAATTAAAGATCGCGGTTATACCGGAGTAACGGTTATACCTGATGTCCATGCAGTTTATACGGCTTTGCGATCAGCAAGAACATGGTCTACTTCAAGAGGCCACTTTATGGTCTTCCTCGGAGACATAGTTGACTATGGTCCAAAACCAGTAGAATGCATAGATGAAATTTATGATATTGTTATGAATGGTGAAGGTTGTTTGGTTTATGGAAACCATGAACGGAAAATTGAAAAATGGCTTGAGCAAGATAGAACTGGGAACGTTCGCGTAAAACTTTCTGAAGGGAATAAGGTCACTATTGATATTATTCAAAAATTGAGCAGTTTCAATAGAGAGCGGTTTGAGAATCGATATATGGCTTTGATGATGCACGCGAGACACCATTTTAACATCGACAATACCACATTGGCCCATGCCGGAGTTGATCCCGAAATGTATAACAATACTGAACACCGTCTTAGCAATCATGCTCACGCAAATTTGGCTATGTTTGGTTTAATTGATGAAAAACACCCGAGAACAGAAAATGGAGAACTTAACCGTCTTTATACCTGGTGTGATAATATACCAGAACAAAATATCGCTATTGTGGGTCATGATATTAGATCAATAGTTAAACCAATAACAGTTGTAAATAATAACGGTGGTGAATCAGTGTTTATGGATACAGGGTCTGGAAAATCTGGAATTCTAACAACCGCTGATCTCAAATGGGATAAAAAAGATGGGAAACTCAGAATCAGTAATTTTAAACGGCATTAATATCGAAAAGCTATTTGCTGTATATATTGAAAAATATGATTGGGAAAGTAAAATTTCTTTTAGAAATCGGGCTGATAGATTAATACACCAACATAATTTAACAGTAATTACCGGAAGATACATAGTTGAATTTCTTTCCGGAACACGACAAAACAAAATTCTGGGCTTAAAAATGTGGTTTGAGAATGAAGAAGATGCGGTTTTGCTGCGACTTTCTATATGAACCTTGACATTTTAATTAAAGTAGTGTATAAATAATATTGGAGCAGTAATATATCCATTATGGGTTAAAATGATGTATTCACTAAATACTTGAATACGTTGTAATACAGGAGTAGAACAAATGAGCGACACACTGATTTTAAACGCGGATTATTTGCCTTTGAGCATAGTACCATTCAGTTCATTGACCTGGCAGGATGCTATTAAAGCTGAATGGCTTGAGCGTGCCGACGTGGCCGGAGAGTACGATAATTGGGTTGTGCGTTCTCCTTCAATTGAAATGTTTGTTCCTACTGTTCTACGTCTTCGTGATTATGTTACGATATCGCGTAAAATAAAGTTCAGTCGTTACAATTTATACTTACGCGACAGCTTTAAGTGCCAATATTGCGGTGATGATTATAGTGGTCACCCCCATGATTTAACAATGGATCATGTTATTCCACGCAAGGAAGGTGGTCGTACAAATTGGACCAACCTTGTCGCGGCATGTTCTGATTGTAATGTCAAGAAGAGTCATTACCACAAAATGAAGCCTTCTTATGCTCCGTATCGGCCTGATTACTGGGAATTAACGACTAAAAGGAAGAAGTTCCCTATTACGGTTTCTCATCCAGACTGGATTGAATATCTTGACTGGAAAGAAGGATTAATTGCCATCAAGCGTTAGGCCAATTAATAAATATTTCCATCTTAAAGGGGGTTTCATAATTATATTGAAAATCCCCCTTTAATACCCCATAATACAGTTATCTAAATAATACAATGTATAAATATTATACGTTGTTGAGTTATATACTCATATAATAATCAAAAAGGAGAAATACAAATGAACGAAGAAACCACACTAGAAACTGTTGAAACTACAACCGAAGACGCCGCTGTTCCTACTGAAGAGACTGAGGCAACTGGTCCAACACTAAGCATTGTTGACGTGCGTAATGCAGTTAATGTTATTGATTTTGCATGTAACCAGGGCGCTTTCAAGGGTTGGGAAGTAATTACTCAGGTTATGGGTGTTCGAAATAATTTGAACGCTTTTGTTCAAGCAGTTACGCCAGAAAAGCCAGAAGATGAAGGAAGTGCAGAAAGCCCAGAAAGCGAAACACCTGCTGAATAACCAGTAGTATAAAATTAGTTAATAATAAAATAATAATAATAGCATGGATGCCAAACACCAATGACCAGTGACATGATTTTAGATTTTAATTTTAAACCAGGACAAAAAGCAAAACTAATTTATTGGTCTGGTCATCAGTTAGAAACAGCGCATTATATTATCATTGAAGTTGTTAATTCTTTAAAAATAAGTGACCATAAATGGTATACAGTTAAAATACCAAAAACTATTATGTCACACAACAATCAAAAAAAATTGGGTGTAAGTAAAGAAAATATTACTTGCACTGATACGGATCATATTTTCTTTAAAGTAGATCCAGATGAATTAGAACCATTATCAAGTGATTTAGATTTGGTTATGAATGAACACTATTTGAGGTAAAAATATGTTAAAACACGTTGGAAGATTATCATCAACAGACGCAAAAGTTGTTGTTGTTTATATGCAAATACCTGGAAAAGAGGATCATGCACTTGTTTGCGAAAGTAATGCTCTTCCTGACCGAATGCACGACGCGGTTATGAGAGCGTTGGAATCAAAAACCGGGCAAGCCGCACAAAACCTAGGTGAATATTTTGGTCGCCAATTCCTGAGTGATATGGGTTGTGATATTATGACCGGTCTACATCGTGCAGGTCGACTACGCCCCGTCCCCGTTACTGATGTACAGATGGTGCCATCAGCTGGTCATGCGTATCCGTTGAACGAAATTCTTCGAAACATGGGCAAGCTTCCAGAAGCAGGCATCCCAGTTGATGCAGCAAAGTATGGTGATCCAAACGATACAAAGTTTAATCCTCATGCCCATAATCATGGCATCGACGAGTCAGAAGATGCTTTACAGTCAGCTAAAGGAAGACTAGCTCAAGCTAATATGCTGCAAATGGAAGCAAACAAGATTAAGGAAGATGCCTACAGGATGGCACCAAGTTTACGTCCACAAAGTCAAGCTGCTAAAAAATCCGAAGTTGATTCAGCAGAAGTGCTAGTAGAAGAGAAGAAAACTACTAGAACGGCCCCAACTAAGAAAACAACTACTAGAAAAACACCAGCTAAAAAAGCTGCTACTAAAAAAGTAACGGCATAAATTTAAATAATAAAATAACAATGAGCGGGTTAAACCGCTCAGATCGAATGAGAAAAGAACTTATAAAAGCAATCATTGAAGAACGGGAACGTCACTTAAACCTTCCTGGTTCCGAATTTGACTTAAATAATGGTCCAAATGATTGGGTCGCAATTGCTGGTCGATACCTTACAGAAGGAGCCCAGCGTAAAGGTGTAACTCCTTTATCAGATGATTTTATTGATAATCTTACCAAAGCTGCCGCGGTGATATTAGCTGGGCTTGAACATGTCAACCACATGAAAGAAAATAAGAGATTAAAATAATATTGACTTTTCACTTGATAATGCGTTAGTATTAATTGTTAACTAATTAATTATTGGTAAGAAAATATATGAATAATAAAAGTTTATTACCAAGCTATAGGGCAAAATTACTGCGCCGTTACAAGAAATTTAATCAATGTTTTATTAAATCCAATGGCCCGTGGTTTTTACGTTTTGCCAAGTGGCTACGTTATCGTGGAAAAACTAGAATGATTCTGGATAGGTCGGGTGATGAGCCGTACCTCGAAAGATTTTATCTCTTAAATTTACGTCCTTTATGCAGGATAACAATTCATTGTTTCTGGAAATCAGATGATGATGGTGGATTGCATGATCACCCCTGGAGGTTTGCTGGATCTAAAATTTTATCTGGTGGTTATTGGGAACATTTAGAAGATGGATCAAAAGTTTGGTGTGATAATAAAACCCCATTAAGATGGTTTGGTGGAGAATATTTGCATCGCGTAGAATTGCAAAACGAGGGTGATAGAGTTTGGACCTTGTTTATTATGGGACCAAAATATCGAAACTGGGGATTTGTACCGTTTGATGGTGATAAAAAATGGGTTTATTGGAAAGATTATATAACCCAAAAGCGTTTACGCTTACAAGGGAGGGTTCAATAGACTAAGAACTAAATACTAATACAACAATTAATTGAGGTATTGTTATGTTAGTTAGAAGAAAAATTACTGAGCTTACTGATAACGATCTTATTGAAATCTTTTCAAATGTGCAATATGAAGATATTCCTGCAGAATTTATTGCGGGTGCAAAATTAATGAATCAGAATGGTACGTGTAGTTATTTTACTGGTGAAGAATTTAAAGATTTTATGATGAAAATAAAGCAAACCAACAATATAGTTCCATATGGTGAGTTTGAATTGTCTTTAAATGTAGATCGATTTTCAAAAAATGTAAATTCTATTACCAAAGAAATTTTGGATAAGGCCATTAGGAATGATAAAAGCAATTCTAGCAATTGATGCCAATGGTGGTATAGGTTTAGATAACCATCTTCCGTGGCCAAATATCCCACTTGATTTACAAAATTTTCAAAAATTAACAACTAACCACCATGTAATAATGGGCAGGAAAACTTGGGAAAGCCTTCCAGAAAAATATCGCCCCTTACCCAACCGTATGAATTACGTCGTTACTCGGTCACAACGTGATGATGTTGTCTGTATTCACCCAACCGAAGTTATAGATTTTGTTAGTAACTTGGACAAAACTTCTACCAAAGACATTTGGGTTATTGGTGGCGCGAATTTAATCAATCATATGATCGACGAAATCAAAGAATTTCATCTAACGAGGATTCAAGCAAGCTACACAGCCGACACCTATATTGACATAGATAACATGTTGAAAACCTTTGATAAAATTTACGAAAAACAGCACGAAGGGTTGCTGGACGCAACAATTGGATTTGAAATATGGCGCACCAAACCCCACCAGTAAAAATCAAATATATAACATTACCAAGCCGAACAATTTACAATTATTGTGGTGCTTGGTCGTATCTACCAGATGGAAGGGTGGATAATCGTTATCCAAATAAAGCGTTTTTTGATAAAAAGGATTGGTCCAATTTCTATGAACGGATTGAGAAAAGTATATTGAATTCAGGGTTTGATGATCCTATAATAATATATGCTGGATGGAATAGAAGATGGAAAAATCATCCAGACGAAATACAAGATCTAGGTTTAGAGAATCTTTTAACTTGCACCAATACCGGTGGAAGCCGGCTGTGGGTTGCACAAAAATATAACATGGATATTCCATGTATGGTTAATGATTTTGTGGATCGTTTTCCTGATGCGCCAGAATTGAAAACACTTGAAGAAATCGAACTGTTGCACACAAAGAAAAAACCAATGGCTATTCATCTTCGTGACGATGGTGTTTTTATACAGCCCAACGTTGATAAAGATAATGAATGGCGGAAACAATGAGAATAACAGACCTAAATAAAAAATCATTATTTGAATCATATCTAAATGAAGTTTTACAATATGATGATAATTTTATCGACGAACTAAAAACAATGTTTGGTGAAATATACGATAAATTCGTTAATACAAATGCGTCAAAAAATGATGTTGCGGATTATATTAAATCCAAATTAGACGTTATACTAAAAAAGCAATTTCCTACGAAAATAATTGATACGGTAATAGATATAAAAAGAAGTAATTCATCTGTTAAAACGTTTAATAATTCACATTTTGAATTGACATTAAATTTTAGTCCAACATATATAACACAAATGACGACTAATATATCCCAAGTAAACATATCAAAAAGTATGTTTATATGGAATTGTATTGATATAACTGCTCATGAAATGGGTCACATAGAACAAAATATAAAAAACCAAAATAATAAATTTGATTTCAATGATCCAAAAAGTGTCCGTGTTCTACGAGCCGAAATTGCGCCATATGCTAAACAGATAAGTCTGATAATTAAAAATGTGTTGGATTCAAACGGATTAACGGGTATAGAAACCAACTTACTATTTCATCTTTTAGATACTATCCCACAGTATGATGACTTTATAACAGATCTTTCATTTATTAAAAATGACAAAATTAAAAAACATTTTGAAAATGAATTTAAAAAACATATTACTAATTATTTAAAGGGTTACTTATAATGAAACAATATTTAGAATCGCTAAAATATGTTATGGAAAACGGAGAAGACCGAGGTGATAGGACCGGAGTTGGCACTCGCTCGATATTCGGTCACACAATGCGCTTTGATCTTCGAGAAGGATTTCCCGCAATGACCACAAAGAAGCTCGCTTGGAAATCTGTCGTTTCGGAATTATTGTGGTTTCTTGAAGGTTCAGATGATGAACGCAGACTTGCAGAAATTTTGTATGGAAAGCCCGCCAAGGACCTTGTTGGAAAAAATACAATCTGGACCGCTAATGCCGATAAACAAGGTGTTGAACTTGGCTATGATAATAATGATTTTGTCAAAAGATTGGGCCCAGTGTATGGTGTACAATGGAGGGCCTGGGAGGGTATTGATGAGTTTCATGGTGCCTTACTAAGGGACGAAGAACCACATACATTACACACCTATACCAGCAAGAAAGTGGATCAAATTGCGCGTCTAGTGGATGACATTAAGAACAATCCTGAAAGTCGTCGACATATGTTATCTGCTTGGAATGTATCATCGATTGATAAGATGGCGCTTCCACCATGTCATTTGTTGGCCCAGTTTTATGTTTCTAATGGTCGATACTTAAATTGTATGGTGAATATGAGGTCAATCGATTCTTTCTTAGGCTTGCCATTTAATATCGCCTCTTATGCACTATTAAATCATTTAATGGCGCAGGTAACTGGCTTAGAAGCAGGTGAACTAATTATGACTCTTGGTGATTTGCATATCTATAATAACCATTTTGATCAGGTCAAAGAGCAATTAGAAAGAGAACCTCTTGAATTGCCTAAGCTATGGATAAATCCAGAGATTGCAAGAATTGACGATTTCACAATGCAAGATATTAAATTAGAAAATTATCAATCACATGATAGCATCAAAGCACCAATGGCAGTTTAATCACCAAACGCTGTAACCATTATAGCCGAGACGCCTGTTTCATCCAATCCATTTGAGGTATTTCTAATCTTGACTTCAATTGAACCAGGTAACTGGTTGGAAAATAGAGGTGTAATTACTTCTGTTCCGGCGGTTAAAATTGATGCTTGTACGACATAATCAGAATCACTAAAAGCTGTATCCCATGTAATTACCCATTCACCTGTATCGCCCGGAAGTGCATTGATTCTATCAACACTTAACACACCAAATGATTTCAAATTGATAGGAGTGTTGGTTCCATTTGGAACGAATTTTACCAGTGCCTTTGCTGCATTATCAGACGCAGTTGTAACAAGTGAATCGACCTCGGTAAGAATTTTTTCATATGTTTTAGGTGCATCGTTTACTAGGACATTTAGACTGGAATCAGCTGTATTATAATACAATTGACCAATTAATGGTTTCAATGGTGCGGACTCATTGGCGAAGTTTTCAACCATATGGACCAAATTTTCTGCCATAATTTCACCATAATTTGATACGTTACGACCAAACAGTTTGATGTCTGTTTTAGCGTCATTCACCGTTCCGTCAAGGACCGTGGTTAATGCCGTACCGTTTGTTTTATCTATATCATATGCCATATTGTTGTCCTTATGTCCTGTATTTGTATTTATTTATGCTATTTTATCATGACTTGAATGTTAAAAACTTGTTCCAACGTGTCTTGCTGATCTAGCAAACTCGTCGCCATTATCATAGTACTCAATCTGTCTCTTGTTTCTATTAGCAAGATAATCAATTGCTTCATGCGCGTCCTCGATCTCACCATCAATTAAATGTCTGAATACAATAGACCATTCAACTGGTGGGATAGCTGGATGGATTAAATTGGCTTCTCTAGCTTGTCCAATAATTGAACTAATTATATTGTCGCCATATTTGAGCATCTTCATTGCTCTAATTACAAGTTTTTCAATATGTTCTGGTTTGATTTCTTCAATCGTTCTAGAAGTATAATACTTATTAAACATATTGGTGATACTGTTGGCTTTCTGTCGTCTAAGTACAGTATCACTTTCAAGTGGTTTGTCCCAGTGATCTGTAAGGTGATATTTTTCTGATAGACGTAATAATCCCTTCTGAAAAGATGCGCCGCGGTTATGAAGCGTCCTAACATCTTTTAAGAAACTACGTTCTTTATTGGTTAAGTCTTGACCAACTTTCTTTGACCAAACTGGTTTCTTCCAATCCTCCATGACATGAAAAAGTGTTTCAATGGCTTTTGGTGATGCTGTTTTTGTAGCGCCACTAAAAATTCCACCCCGTGATTCTGGATTTGCATATAATAACCATTGAACGGATTTTTGACTAAAAAGGTCAAATATTAATACTACGCCTTTGAGGTATCTATTCAAAGGTTTGATAATTTTCGTATCAATACCAATTTCTCTTTCATTCGCTGAATCTGACGTTCCATCCGTATATGTCATTTGGAAATCGTATTCGAATGCTCCATATTTCTTAACCAATGGCTTAGCATTAAAGACAAATTTGAAATCATAATGATCGCCCCCAACAAAGCGATTCATATCGGGGTCATATGTGGTGCTAATATAAGTATTTCTTAATGTTTTCAAACTGTTAGAATCAATGCTATGTGAAACCCCGTGATGATCAGTGAGGTGATATAGATAGTCATACTTAGTTGTATATTCAGTATCTCCTTGCTTATGTAATTCAATTAGTCTCATTACTTCTTTCCCTTCATTACATCAGATTGATTAACTTTTTCACCATTCAGATACCATTTTTTAGTTCCATCGGAGTATTCAAGAGCTGGGCCGTCTTCTCTATGGAGTTGACCATTCAGATACCAAGCTTTAGTTCCATCGGGGTATTCAATAGCGGGTCCGTCTTCTCTATGTAGTATACCATTCAAAAACCATTCCTTCCCTCCATCTGTGGATTCGATAGCTGGACCGTCTTCTCTATGGGGTTCACCATTTAGATACCATTCTTTGGTTCCATCTGCCTTTTCAACAGCGGGGCCGTCTTCTCTATGGAGTTGACCATTCAAGTGCCATTTTTTAGTTCCATCTGCCGTTTCAAGGGCGGGCCCATCTTCTCTATGTAGTATACCATTCAAAAACCATTTCTTTGAGCCACCTGGTTCTCCAATAGTATCAATAGCAGGACCGTCTTCTCTATGGAGTTCCCCTTCTTTGTTATACCACTTATCGCCTAGTCTAAATGATCCATTCACATAATCCACTTTACTCAATTTCTTAAAAATACCAAATATCTTCTTATGTTCCATTAGAAAGGGTATTGGTTTTATTTGGCTATCTTGCTCATCCATATATTGACCAGTTTCAAAATGGAATTGCCATCTGGTGTTGGTTGGTTTATGTAAAACAATATACATCGGGCCACGTTTGCTGTATTGGTTGTGAAATTTAGGGTCATCTTTCGTAGTCGTACACCATTTCGTGTTTTTACCGAAATAGCAACTGGCTTTATGGGTTATTGGTATTACTACTTTATATTCCGAGTCATTAAATAGCAATTGAGCATCACCATTATCATACATTTGTTGTTCTACTTCATCTTTCTTTTCTTTTTTACTAGAAAGATCTTCAGTATTATCCTTGTATGTGTCCACAACATCAAGTAATTGGTTTGCGTCTTTGAATTTGTTGATGTCTTTATGTTCTGGATTTAATTTCTTTTTGATTGCTAGTCTGGCATATATTTTTAAGGCAGGCGTAATTTTTGAAGGTATGTCTTCCAGGCGCTGTATAGTCCCTTTGAGATATCGAGTAATCATCCAATTTACGTATTTGTTATTTTGTGTTGGATCTTGATCTTCAAGCCAATCGGTCCAGTTCTCACCTTGGGCGCCGATCTGATCCTTATACATATCAAAAGAATTATCTTGATTTAATCGCGACAATAATGACTCTTGTTTATAGTCGTGATATTCATATAACTCTATTGCTCTCATTACTTCTTTCCTATCATCTCTATGTCACTATACCAGTATCATGAGATATTACTCATTTAACCATTAGTATTTATAATTACTGCAATACCAAATCAATTGTATCCCGTTCCCGGTTATAATTTACCACACATTTTAAAATTATGCCATTGATATTCTAATAGTGTATTCGATAACAATCGCACGATTAAGTGATTTCTGAACAGGATGGAAAATTACGTGAGTGAGTAATAATCCAGTAACAGTTGGATCAAACGCTCTAATACCTAGCTCATCAAACACAAAATTGCCGTTATTATCAGTGGTATCATCAAATGCCGCTTGGCTTGATGGCTCACCGAAATCTAGAGTACAAGTTATTACAATATCAGTGAACAAGGTGTTTGCTGTATGGTTAATTGTAATGAAATTTGTCTCCGGATTAATGTTGAGTGGTGATTTATCATTTACAACCTTTGCAAATGTTTCACCATATAATGTTGCGTTTTGTCCAGTAACGTTTGGTGGTAGATAAGTAACGGTACCATTACCTGATACTGTTGCTCCACCATTACCGAATGCCATATCGAAAATAGTTCCTGAATCGCGATCAGCTAACGAATTGGCGATTGCTATGCTCATATTTTCAAAATTTATTGCGTTAGATTTTGAAACTAATATTTCTCCCGTAGTTTTATCGAAGATTTTTATAAAGCCTTCAAATTTGGGTCTAATAACATCTTTCATTAAATTATCCTCTCTTATCCAATACAACTAAACCTGTCTCTTTATCACGCATAACCAAATGATCAATTATACGAATTCGAGTAGGCTCAATGGATTGTGCCTCTAATGTTTGTTGCTTTGATTGTTTTTGTTTATTCATAACCATTGTCCTATATTTATTAATCTAGTGTACCAGCTTCTTTTCGTAAGAAATTAATCTGTCTTGTTTGCTTATTGAGCAAGTTTAATGATTCAGGAATTACTTGAATAATACGCAATGCATCTGCTACTGGTGCAACATCAAATTCAATTTGTGATCCAAGAATTATATTATCCACATTAGTAATATTGTTAATTGTATAAATTTTGTTATCTGTTTCGTTAATCAGTGGCGTTAATACCTCAGTTGATCCACTTTGATCAACTAAGTAAACCGATGTTATTGTTCTTTCAACAGGGTATATATCAAGCGCATAAACAAATGTATTACCGTCTGCTATCTTATCAATCGATGATGATTCTGCTAGAATAGCTTCTGCACCTAGGCTAATTAGTGGATCAGGTGATACCTCTTCATATACATGACTAATTTGCTCAAGTGGTCCGGCTCGTTCAATAACAGTCCCTATACCATATGACGGGCTAGGTGATATAAGTCTAGTTGCTCGATTCAATCCACTGAATTCATAAAACCTCTTACCAGTTGTGTTATCAAATAATGGTCCATTAACATTTGAATATTCCAATCGTTCTGTTCCAATGTATAGAACACCTGGTGCAGAAGCTGTTGGCTCATAAACATAATCAATTGGGAATTCAGATTCTAAAAATGTTGGATTGACATCGGCTTTCAAAATAACGTCAGTTGATGTGAATTCTTCGCGTACAAACAATTTAAAGAAATCAGCAATTCTTGAGAACTGTTTACTTCCCAATGCACCAGTGAATACTCGATATGCAAATGGTGTTTGGATAGGTGGTCCTGAAATTATGGTAGCAACAATGTCATCTTTGCTTTTTGCTAACCAATCAGCAGTTGTACCAACAAATGGGTTTGTTCTAATAATCGACGACGAGGTTACAGTATCCCAACCATCACTTCCTGGGAATGGTATAAGCTTTCCGCGGTTATCCTTTGTAACTTCTTGAATTTCTTTATAAGTTATATCACAAATAGTAGGTGATGGGTTGCCAAACTCATCGAATTGGGCTTCATCGAATAAACCACCACCATCTTCCATGTCTTCTTCACTGTCATCAACAACGGACACTATTCCAAAATCATATTGTTCGATAACTTCAATAATATCAGAAATAATTATTCCTTCATTTGAGACTGGTTCACGGCGATCATCATCACCACCGGCATCCCAAGGTGTTGTATCCCAACCAGTTCCAGCTGATGTAATCAAATAATCTCTTTGATAAAGTTTTCGTTCACCATTAACACTAAACCAAATATACGAGTCATCGAATGGTAGATTGTTAATTTGGTAGATACCATCTCTGCTTTCGTCATATACGTGAGTTTCAATATTCAAACTATCATCAATTGAGAAGAAAGTTACTTGGTATTCAGAAGCAGGATTTGGATTTAGAATAGTAACGGTTGTACTATCAGCATCATATTCCCTATCAACATCATTAAGCCAAAATACAATATCATTTTCTTCTGCTGATGGATTGACAAAATGTATCTCGCGTTCTGGCACTAATGGATTTTGCGTTTTCCTCCATCCATCAGCGTCTATCCCATCGGCTGGTCCATTCCAATATAGAACATCACCGTCAATAAATGATCCTAGTGGTAAAGAACCAAAGAAATTATCAATTACCGTTGTTGTTACCTTAAATGTATCACCGATAAGCAAATCATCATAAGTTAATCCAAGATTAGTTAAATTATCAGCAATTGTAATGGAAGCATCCATTGTTTCTGGGCGATAGAATTTATCAGCTGCAAGGACTGAGAATGTATTGTTACCAATGTACAATATACCTTGTCCTTCTTCAAAACTAACTGGCACAATATTAAATGCATTTGTTGGTGTTGCTACAGAAAACCCTGATTCTATTCCGTCTCTTCTATTTAGGTATGTTGTGAGTCCATAAACCCTTCCTGAATCAATATCAGTTGTTGGGTCATAACTAAACTCACCGTCTAGACCATCATCACAATCTTCAACTAGAAGTTCACTTTGTGTAAACAAATCAGTTGGATCATAAACATCAACATGAGATTCAATGTCTGGCGGGAGGATTGAAAATTCATTTCCCCAACCACCCTGGAAGTCATTTGTTATGACTGTATTTGCAAGATTAGTTACTGTAAAGTAATCACCTGGATTCAAATCACCCACTGTTAAACCAATATCAGAAAGGGCTTGTACCATTGAAACACTCGTGTCAAGAGTCCCTCGGCGTGTTGATGGATTAACATAATCTACGTTTTCAGTTTGTTCAACCCCATCTCGAATTAATGAAATAACTTCTCCATTGGTTGTATCAACTTCTGTATCAAGAACAAGCAAGTATTGATCAGGTATTAGTGTCTGGTAAAAAGTTCTATCTGGACGTAGACGTAAACCATCTTCTCGGACTAACATATTTGCATGTGATGGCATTGAATTTTCTTGTTCAATTGGTAATGTTACTGTTAAGCTGCTATCACCGTTAACTACTGTGTCAGGGGTTGTTCCATCACCAGCAAAAACAATAGTTCGAACAAGACTTGGACTAATTTGATTGAATACAGTAATACGAACTGAACTACCAGGGGTAGGGATACCTGTCAATAACGTAACTTCTCCAGTTAATGAAGTATATGTGAATGGTTCTGGCACTGAGTCAACAGTTACAAGGATTTGTCCTTCAGTTATACCCGTTGGGTTATCCAAAACATATGTATCAGTAAATGGATCATTGTCTTCAATGGTTTCTGATACACCAGTATCATACACAACAACAAATACTCTTGTATCAGTTGGTACTGGTCCAGTAGTAATGGATAATTCGTCGCCGAATACAACATAGTCGACTGGATCTAAGGGTTCACCATCAACAAACACCAATGTGGAGGATTTAACAAAAAATGTTCTCAACTGGAAGGTATCTGTTCCTCCCTCAAACACTGTACTAAACGCAACACGGTTTCCGCCATGACTAAAGGTTGAAATCTTTAGGATAACCCCTTCTACCGGAATGGTTGGTGTTCCACCAGTATCTTCAAATACAATTTCATTTGTGGTCCAGTCAACTACATAATCATCTCCTTGGTCAAGCTTTACACCATCAGCATAAACAAAAATCCCTGCATTACTCTGTGGTATTTGTAGCAGACCATATCTCTTTTGTGTTCCATTAGAACGGAGTCTATCTACAAGGATAATAGGAGAACCAGGTACTCCATCATAAAACACTTTGATATCAACTGATGAATCAACATTAACCTTTACAAGTTCTTCTGGGTGGTCAGAAGCGAAGTATGGTCTGTGGAAACCCGTACCGTCTGTAACAATGTTATGTTGGTTAGGACTCAACTCACTAAAGTCATTTGAATCAGGATTCATAATAACATCGATATCAATTTCAGTATTCATTATTGGTGCAATAGCTGAAGTATTAAACGGTTGGATAACACCACCAAGATTACCATTTACTAGTTTTAACCAACCATTGTCACCGTCACCGTCAATAATACCATTCCAATAAATGACATCATCTTCTACGAAGGTTCCAATAGGTATATCAAGTGGTTCTTCACCATTAAAATCATTCACCGCACTTGTTAAAGTAACAGCAAAACCATCACCTGGAGTTAAATCTTCATAAGTCAATCCAAGATTTAATAGATTATCACCAAACTTGATAGAAGCGTTCATAACCTCAGATCGTAAATTAATATTAGCTGCGGCAATAATTTGTTGGGGTAAAGCGGTTTGTGTAATCTTCTCAAGCCATTTTGGATCTGATACACCATAAACTAATGTTCCACGGAAATCACAACCTGGAATTGGATTAACTCTAAATTCTGGACGGATAATTTCATTATAAACCAAATCAGTTCCAAAGAATCCTTCACCTTTGATTCGTTTTTTGGTTTCAAGTGGTGTTAATAATTGTTGTGGTTCAGAATCAATAGCATTGTAGAATAATGCGACACGGTCAGCAGCATCAAGACCTTCTGCGCTTGTGAACTTAAAAGTATCAACTGTAACAATGTATTCAAATTCCACATCAACTACACCATGAACAGCACCTTTTGATCCAAACGATACATTAATATTTGTATCAAAATTGGTTAGTTTGTTAATATCAAAATCAGCAGTACCAGTGAAGTCAAGCGTTTTAACATTAAGGATATCTCCAGGATTTTGATCAGTACCAATGAATACAAATGCACCAGTTAAATTACCATCATTATCAGTAAATCTTTCATCAATAGTAATATCCAAGTCAAGACCAGTTGCAGGTGCGTTATTGAACAAAATATCCAAGCCGTCAGTTGTAACTGCAAAACGGTGATCTGGATTAGTTGATAACTGGGAACCATTTTTGAAAATTGTAATACCATTCAATACAACCGTTAAGGTTTCTAATTGAACAATTTGCTTAGGCATCGCAAACCTTCTAGTTGAAAAATCACCCACATAAGATGAAGTAACTGGTTCATTAATTGTTAAACGAACAACCCTAGAAATGATTCTTGAATTTAATACTGACACCATATTGTGTTTAACAGTTAGTTGATTAAGATCAAAGCTACCAATAGTAGGAATCTGTAAAGCTGAGCTTAGTAAAGTAATTTTTGAAACTTGTGTTCCACTCTGTGGGATATTTGTCGTACATTTGACACGGTCAAAAACAATCTTTGAATTAAGCCTACGAACACGTTGATATGATCCATCCTCTTCTAGATCAGCATACCATTCATTCCATGGAGAATTTTCTTGAATTACTTCAAAGTCTTCTGCAATATTTTCATCTAGAACACGGAAATTGGTTCCATCAAAATAAACTGGTTTATCAAAATCTGTAGCGTGTAACAGTGCTTCATCAATATTTGAATCATATGGTATAACTAAGTCTTGGCGGAAATCGCGTATCTTTGTATGATAAGGTTTAGCTTCTTCAATATATTCAATTATGGATTGCGTGATATCTTCACGTAGGATTGGTGTCTGTTTTAATTCTTCTTCTAGTCCACGAATAATAATGTATGAAGTCTTGAATGCCCAATCAACCATGTTCTGTTCTGAATGAACAAAATTAATCATAACAAACACAAGATGATTCTGTTCCTGTGGAGTAAGAATATCATTACGGAGGTTATTAGTGAAGATTTGGTATTCTGGTGCTAAGAAAGTATCATTAAGCTGGAAAGTTACATCTTCAGCAAACACTGTGGTCGTAGTCTTCAATCCATCATCTGCAACAATTAACCAGGTTTCTTTCCCATTTGTATCTGTTGTGATCTCAACAATGGTGTTCAATGGTACACTGTCAATCGCAAGTGCATTATCAAACGCTATCCGGTCTGCATAAACAACTGTTGGTGTAAACGTGTCAGATACATTATTCAGTTCAGTACCACGGTAATCTGCGTAATCCCATACATCTTCTAATCGAACTTCCTGTGTTTCAATTAAGGTGAAAGTATTTACGGCTGTATATTCCCAACGGGTCCATCTGTTATTATTTTCTGTTGTAGCTTCAACTAGAACTATTTCACCAATTGCAATTGTTGCAATTAACGCATCGCGCTCAGCATTATCCACAACCTGATAATCAAATCCAGTTGTTGGTAAAGGAGTAACATAGAATAAATTATCATCTGCGGTAATTCTGTTTAATAAGATTGGTTCAGCAGTAAGTAATCTATTCACTTCATCAACAAAAACGGTTCGGGCTTTCGTTAAATTTCTAAACCACGTTTGTCGAGGACGGATGAATGTTCCATAGCGTTCTGTTTCAGTTAATAATGGATCAGGAACTAAATTGTCACTACTAATACCATCAAAGCCAACAATTGAGTCTCGCATCTTTATCCAAATATCATTTGGAATTAACGAAGATGGATCATCTTCACGCAATAACTGCCATTCTTGGTGGATATTAATATCAGGATCTGAAATTTCCCAATTAACCTGAACAACACTATCAATATCTTCTAGAAGTGGTCCTGAATTAGAATAAATCAATGCGTTGGTTGCAATAGGAGAGAACCATAAAATACCAGCACTTGTCGGGTTTTCAAGTATCTGCCTAACCTGGATAGCGTTAATTGAACGGAAATCATAAGCTGGTGTTTGATCAGTATCTTCAACCCAGAAGAAGAATACAGTCTTAAAGTCACCAATTGCTTGATCGAATTCCTGTTTTTCTACCCAAGATGGATTATCGGGATCTTTAACAGTTCCAGAATAAGTTCCTTCAGAATCTATTTTGGGTTGATCAATAACTGTTTGATAAGAAAGGGGCTCAACTGGAGATTTAGTCCATTCGTAGATTTTGATCTCTGCACCTGGTGCTAGTTTACCCCAATTTTGTCTACGGTATTCTCGGCTTCCCTGTTCATAATCAAGGTATAATGATTTACTCGTGTCCCACCACAGTCTAGCAACGGCGGCATCACCCCATGCCAATTTTTCATTAATTGTGTCCAGTTCCGGATCACCGTCAGTATAGATGGCTGGATCATAATCAATGTGGTAATAAATTTCCTCATCTGCTACTCCAGGAACTAATCCCTTACGTGGATCATTAACATTAAATCTATTCTTCACTCTATTCGTATGTGCGTTATACAATACGGAGTTGGTTATACGACGGTTTGCTACACGGAGTTCTTGTTCTCGTTCAATGGTATCAGCATCAATATCAACAACCACCCAATGCGGTTCGTCGTCAGCACCATTTGAAATATCATCAATCCATGCTTTTGTTAAACCAATTGGAGCATTAACCGCTGGATCAACATCAAAAACTGTTTTACTTGGAAAACGAACAGGGATAAGCTGGAGAAGAGTTGGAACAATAACGTCAGTATCAATTGGTAGTGCTGTATAATCAAACGGGGCTGAAGCAATTGTAGAAACAGTAAATTCGGTTGGGTCATTGATTGAAACTACCTCAATTATTCCTTGTAAACTATTTCCTGTTTCGTTGCTTGTATCATTGTCAATTATAAACAAAGACCCAGCAACCATAAATTCTAAGTCATTATCAACTTTAATAATCGCCTGGTCACCATCAGTAACCGTTTCAATTTGGCTACTAGTATCAATTACTTGGTAAACTTGGAACTCATCAGCGAAGTCCTGATAAACCCAAATATGATCACCCGGCTCAATAGGATTACCATTATCTATAGCATTGAAATACGTATCATTCAATACCGAACGGTCAAATGCAGTATAGTCAATATCAGCCAAGTTTACATAACCAGCTGAACGGTAATCACCCTTTTGATCTAAGTAGCTCGTACGCAATTCCCAAACATTATTAAAGTCAGCTGGTTTACGTTGCCATCTTGGACTCGAATCATCAATCTGTAATACATCATCGAATGGGAAATCATCTGTGTCGAAACCAGTTCCAAATTCAATTAACTGAGGATTGGTTTTGTGATCTTCCTTAAACATTTGGAATTCGATGCTTGGACGGATTTCTGTTCCGCCGAAACGACCGATTCTAACTGCAAACTCTTCAAACACTGTAAATATTTGATTGTTTTGGCCAGTAGCCGCCTTTAAGAATTTATCCAAGCTTAGTCGAGTTCCCTTGGCTTGAATCATTCCTTGATAGAATTGGAAACTAGTATCAGGATCAATTAGAAGTTGACGAAAATAATCCCTAACTTGGTATCCAGTAATATGACGGGCGTGTTCACGTAGTGTTACGCGATCAACCGAGTCTTCGATATCAAAATAGTGCTCAAAATCAGTAACGGTTTTATCAAAGTTTTCATAAATGTTATCTGCTTGCACAATGAAACCAGCAGCATCTAACCGACCAGTCCAATTGTCAGTGATAACTGTGTTGAGCTTTAGACGCTGTTGTCTAACATTAAATACTGGATCATAAATCAAATCATTGAATGCTGTTGTGTTGCTTAGAAGCAAAATATGCTCAAACTCTTTAACAAAGGTTCGGCATAAGAAAATACCAATTCCAGCATTAGGAGTAACCGTCATGGTGTCTTCAGAACGGACAACGGTTGTGTCTTGTGGTTCAATCCGCTGACCAGTTTTATTCAATAATGGGTAAGAACCGTTTACTAAGGTTTCAATATTTTGCGTAACGCCTTGCGGTGTTCTAAACTTTACAATATCTGATAATGGAGATAGCGCAATAAAGTTACCTTCTGCCCACTTAGTGAGTGTCCAGAACAAGAATTCCTTACCACTCTGTCTCCAATTATTGATTGTATTTGTGTCTTCATTGAATTTATCAAATATCCACCCCTCAGTTTTTAGATACCTTTCATAATTAATTAGGAATTGGTAAACATCCTGCTTTGACGTAAATTGTGTACCATAAGGAATTAATTCTGGTTGAGCATCTAAAATACCATCAGTGTACTCAGTAACAACTACAGCATTATTTGCAACAGGTGAACCAATAAACCTCCAATTTCCTCTTTCAAAGTTTTCTGTTGATTGGTGAGCAATTGTGCATTCAAAGATGCTTGCTTGATACTGTATAATTATACCAACAGCATAAGAAGTATTTGTTTCCCAACGAGGACGTGGTTCCGGATCAGGTTCACCAACTCTAATTGAAACTTTGCGACCATTTGGATCATGTGGTAAAGTTTTGAACAATGGATTTAGTGAGTCGTAACCAAACACTTGCCATCCCTTGCCGTTCCAAGTAATAATCACTCCGGAATAAACAAACTCCTGCAAAGAAGCTGATGAGTACAATTCAATTGGTGTGTCTTCTTGTGGTACGAGACCGAAGTTATCGGCAACAACAGTAATATTTTCAGTCTCGGTGTAACCACCCATTTTATGACCAAGCTGGACATCAATTCCACGTAAAATATCACCAAAGTTTGTAGTAATATCTTGACCTTGGCTAACGACGCGATCACTAATCCACTGTTGTATACCACTACCAATATAACGTACATTGTTTACAACTTCTCCATGAACATTCAATTCACTATTTTGTGGACGGTTTTTGGTAATAGTGTTAACCCATTGTTCACGAGTAGTTCCAACAAATATTTCATCATATCGAGCTGGATCCCATGCAAATTCAATAAATCGGGCTGGTTTAATTAGATAACCAACCTGCGCAACAGCAAACGGATATGATTCAGAATTTCTCCAAACCGACTCGATTGGGCCGCCATCACCAAATTCCCAAGGACGTGAAGCATTGTCAATTGTTGGGGTTGATAAAACAATCCCTGCAGAAACTGGATTAAGAAGAGTTCCTGATGCGTCAACTGGTAAAATATTAGAAAGTCCTGGACGGGCATAAATTGGATCAATTCCTTTACGTATTCCGTCTTTAATTTCACCATTTTCAATGTCAGTCCATAATGAACTGTTACCAGAAGTGTATGGTGATGGACCATATTCTGCATCCCAATAAGAAGGTTTCTTGTCAAAACCAAGCATTTCCCAAGGATATAGATCGGGACGTTCAGTACCATAAACAAAACGATACATTCCTCTCCAATAGCCTGGAACGGGTTTACCATTAAAGGTTTGGAGTCCTTTGTAATTATAAGTGAACGGTTCACCAGCAGTGGCTATAACGTTTTCTCTATAATCAGCGTTATTTAAAATAGCCCATCGCTCAAACATAGGGCGGAATAATGTACTTACTTCATCTGGTGTATAATCAGTTTCTCTGAAGTAATTAGGAACGAATTCGTCAATGTTAAAATCTCTAACATTTTCGCTGGTATACTTTGTATCAACCGAGGCATAAACCATATTTTCATATTGAAGTTGTGCCTGGTCTCGTGGATCAACGAGATCTAATGGATTGTTGGTTGGTAGAGTTGTTGATTCAGAAATAAGATAATACAATGACCCATCATGTCCACGTAGAACAGGTTGTGGGTTTGGTAATGTAGTATCCAAGAAAACTTCTGGTTCATAAACTGGAAAAACACCAAGAAATGATGGAGTAGCGGGGATTAAACTTCCTTCACTAATCATTCCCGAGTAATAGAATGGAAAGGTGTTTGTTTTTCCAACATTGATTTGGATGATCGCTTCATTGACCATTTGTGTAGGAGACAATGACGTGAGTTGTCCAGTCCTAAGCATCTGATCAACTTTACTAACAAATTTGTTTCTAAACCGTGTATATTCTCTTTCAACAAACCTCACAGCCTTCATATAATCTAAATTATCATCTGACGCTAAGAGCATTAATTTCAACATTGGTGCTTGGTGTTGCATAATTGAACGACCAAATGATAAATCTTGCGTAGTATCACGCCAATTGTTTAATCCATAAGCCGTTCCTTGGAAATCTTCTTGGTTCTCGATAATTTCTCTAAAGTGGTTAAAGAATTCTGTCTGGGATACTTCTTGAATATCTTCATTATTTGGATTAGCTACCAAATTCAATGGTATTTCATAATTTGCAACATCTTCATTTGTTGGTCGGAAATCCGGATTATGAGATCTAACTCTAACAACTGGTTCAAGTGTACCTACGGAAGGAGTAATGCTTAGGATATTTCCAGAGATTGAAAATTCTGATTCATCTAATTGTCGACCAGCAGCCTGAACAATTAAATTTGGAACATCACCTGGAACGTTGGCTGCTGGCTCCTGTGTAAGAGGAAACTCAGAGGTTGGAAACTTGGAAGCTTCAAACACGTCAATGATGTATTGCTTTGTTTTGTTGTTGATAAGGTTCCAGCTATTGGAATACAAATCGTCTTCTACTGTATCACCAATTTGACGGAAGAAGTAGTAACCAATTGTTTCACCAAAATCTGAGGAGAATCGTTCAGTTGCTAGAGTGTTTTCAAAAACAATTTCACCAGTGTTGTTGAACGATAGTTTTAGACCGACGTTTGGATCAACTGGTTGGAAAGGACTTTGATTTTCTTTATAGGTGAAAATGGTTGATCCTTGGAAATCTGAGCCAGGATAAACACCAACATCATTCAATTTCACATTATCAATATCGTAAAGCTGGAATTTTGGTGGATCATTCTTCCCCAATTTCCTAATTCCTGGGTTCCAATTTGTTCCATCAAATTCAACAACCGTTCCGCCGAATGTATTACCATATCGTATTCTGTAAACATCGTCTGATACTGCAAGATCTTTAACAAGAGTGAGTTCAATAATACCAGTTGTTTTAATACCAGATACTTCGTATATTCGATTGTTAACAGCAGGGTTGATATCACTTGTTACGAGAATCTTTAAACCATCACTAATAGCTATACCATTAAACTCATTTGTTCCGTCAACTGTTATTGCCTGTGTAACACCATCAACTATATGACCAGCAATTCCATATTGACCATATGCTTTACCAATAATATTATTTGGATTGTCAAGTTGTGAACCTGGAAACCAAATAGTTTTTCCATTAAGCGCACCGAAGAAGTTAATCGATTCAGTATAAACAACATCAGCGGTATATGAAGGTACTCCGTAGTTGAATACTTCCAAGTCTCTTATAAATTCGATAATTGGGCGTTTTGCTTGTAAAGAACTTGGGTCTTCTTCAATAACGGTGTTGGATATTTCAATAACATCTCTGTGATACCAATGATTACCAGTACTCCAAGGAGATCCTTCAATACTTCCACGCTCGATAAGAAAATATTCAGGTCCTGGTTCTTGATCGTTGTCAGAGGCTAGAATATCCCATAATGATGCGTCCCAACCATCTTCGTCCCAACCGGAGAAGCTTCCTTCATCTGTTACTTCTAGAAGACGTATTCCTCTACCAACACCCTCAACACCATAAGTCTTACCATTGGTCAAGGCATTTGCATCATCGGTAATTGTTATTCTCAATCCAGAAGTAAGATCAATGGTGTTACCGTCAACGGTTACCGTCGCAGTAACTTGTCCAATAATATAATTTTGAATATCTGTTGGTGAATCAACGACAATTGGGTTGGGTCCTTGGTCTAGCCAGAAATAATTACTAAATGATGCAAATTTATCTAGATCAATTGGTGGAGCCCATGAATAATATTCTTGCTCAAATAATCTATTATGATCATTAACAATACCGCCTTGAAAACGGAGGTGATTAAGGATATCTTCGTAAAACAGCGAGTTAGTCAAATTGTTATCAATATCACGCGATGTAAGGATTGGCGCTAATTGGTAATATTCACGTGGTTTTGTTTCTTCGGATAGATAAAACTCTCGAGTTGGTTCCCAGAAGAAAGTCTTTTCCCCTATAAAACCAGAAACTTTTCGGCTACGGTTAGGTTCAAATAGGTGATCAATTGTTGCACCAAAGAATTTCTTTAGTGCATCTGTTTGATTAATTACTGGTAGGAGACCAATCTGCTCACGTTTTGGTTGAACCGAACGCTCGTCGACTTGCTCTGGAACCGGGTTTCTTGGATCTTTGTTAATTTTCCGTACTGCCATTAAATGCCAATCCTAAGTGTTGATTTATTAAAGTTTTCTACTATATCTACATCAGTAACTCTTGCTGATGAAATGAATAATTGGTTTGTTTCTAATCTAATTTCTTCAAGTTGTCCGAAGCGGCTTTCGTCATTTAACGGTACAATTTCTACGCCACCCACAACTGTTGCATTTTGCAAATGTATAAATGCTTGAAGTTCCGAGGCATAAAAAGTATCACCAACATCCCATCTAGTAACGTCAAAAAATTCATTAATTGAGTTAATTACTCGTGTTTTCAGTTCACCGTCGGATACATCGGTTCCTTGCACCTTAATTATTTTGAATTTAGCTCTAACTTCAGCCTCTGCTCTATCCCCGAACAAGGTAACATATTCCACTGGACGCCAAACAAGAGTATCGGATACCATTTTGTTCGTATCAAAGAAGTTAAAGTCTCTTCTCAACTCTTCACTTGTTGGTGGAAGCGGTGCTGGATTAGACGGGCCAACTGGTTTCGTTCCAGCAATAAAGCGGCGATATTCTATATCGTATCCTTCGGTTAATGCATAAAGATCAATGATGTTTGTAATGGCTGGGTCAATACGTCGGTCTCTATCAGCAATGTGCTTCCAAATAAAGCGCATACCAGACCTACCCGTACGGGCTTTGAAAACCCTTAATGTTAATGTATAATTACCAAGAATAGTTTTATCCAGGTCGTCTGTTGATGCGTTTGTATATTCATAAAATGCGCCATCAGTAGCGTTATAAACAATCGTTCCCTGTACTATCTTTGATCTATCTTCTGCATTAGGTAGTGGGTCTGTTGCATTAATCCCAGGGACTGATACAATTGTAAAAATTGGTATTTCCGTCTCTGTTTGATCCAAATTAGTTACTACTTCATGAAAAACAAACGGTGAAGTGGTCACACCTTCTTCCACCGCCTTGACAAAAATTGATGGATCATCTGGAATACCGTCTTCATCCAAATCAGTGTATGAAACAATAACACGACGTGGTTCCTGGAAACCATCTGGATAAAGGAACACATCAGTAACTGCCATTTTGATATCTTCACCTAGACCTATAGCAGGATTATTTGGTTGTGCCACTGTAGATGGAATAGTAATTGTATCACTTGATACACGGCCAGCTAATAATCCCTGGACTTTTCTGAACTGGTTAACGAAGAAACGAACATCACGAACGCTTTCCCAGATGAAACGTAATCCCCGTGCTCGTACTTTCCATACATCACCACTAAAGTCCATACGTAACAACCATGACGCATCGAGGTTTTGTAGATCAACATTGCCTGCGTTGTCTAAGCTGAATGGTGTAGAGACGGGTGAGATGTTTGCGGCTGTGATGATTACCCAATTTTGGTTAACTGCATCAAAGCGCAAACCGAAAGTTTCTTCATTATCAATCTCTGCGCGTACAGCGTTAATTTCCGAGAGAATGAGTGTATTGCGGAATGATGGGAAGACTGTTATAACTTTGGATCCAGTGATGACTGGTTCTGCAAGCGTTACTCGACCTTTACCACTGGCAAAAATACCATCACCACCGTCGGAACCATTATTGGTTACGCTTTGTACTGCTACCCAGTTCTTTGCTGCGGTGTTGGGGTCTTCAAACTCAATAATTGCGCCTTCATCGATATAATTACGGGTTTGGTCAACAGTGTCGATTGGCCCGATTTGTATAGCTGATGTATTACCAGAAACATTGAAGAAACCAGTTGAGCTGAATGCCAAATCTGATGCTTGAGTCCATTCCAAGTCTTCGTCATTTCCTTTAATAATTCGGGGATTGGTTGGATCTGGATCGAGCGTCCCTAGCGTGGCGTCAACGTATGGAAAAATCTCATAATAAAATTGCTGCAATTCTCTATCGAGTAGTGCTGGATTAACAGTTTCAGTTATAATTTCTGCAGAAGTTTTGTTCGATGACAGTGGAATTTCAGTGTAGAAATCGTTTGGCTCTTGATAAAACATACCATCATCAGCAATAACTTTTACACTTTGTGAAGTTGAAGTGGGATCATTTAGATCGATGAAACGACTGTGGCCACTATATGTTCTGTTTAATGCTTTTAGCTTTAAAATGCGTGTATCTTGTAGAGGGAAGACATTATAATCTTCACCATTAACCATTCTGTTCTGTGTATAAAATACTTGTGGAGCACGTTCACGGATTTGGTCGATTGATTCACTGATGGCAGAATTTGAAACTGTTTCTTGAAGATTCATTACCAACGTTAAGGAATGTGAATCACCGCGAGCATTAAAATATGGTATAGATATTTGGACACCGCGCATATTGGATGGTTTGATATCAAAAAGTTGATTAGCAGATACCCTATAATATGAACGTAAGGTACCAGTTGGAACATTACCAAACACACCATCACCGAAACGTAAACTTATTTGATCATTGTCACGTGTAATTACTGAGAAAATATCATTGATATTATTAACCAATGAATTGAAAATAACATTGTTACCAACAATAGCCGGAACCGGTGTCCAATTAGTAAAAGGTGTCCCATCACCATTAATTGATTGTACAAACACATCAAAATTATTGATATTAGGTGTATTGATATTAATAACTCTATTTTCAATTGGAACTGATAGATTGAAATCTCTAAAATTCAATGTTCCTTGCTTAAAGTACATAAAGAACCCTGTATTAGCTGAAGAGTTCCCATTGCCATCATTACGATAAATGATATGTGATGTATAATCAGGAGTTGGATTTCTTTCTGTGAAACCAGTTGTTTCATTGAAATCAACGTTTACTATTTCAAAGTTGAACGAGCCCTGGTTTGTATTAGCACTAAAGGGATATTGGCCAACATCAACTGGGTCGGTATCAATCGCATACAAATCAGTTGGTATATTGTTTACAATTCCGTTTTTAACTGGTTGACCAAATGGATTTGTTGTTTGGAACGCAGAGTTCATAATTAAACTCCATTGTTCGAAGAAATCTGGATTATTAGCATCATTCCAAACAATATTTGCGTTTTGGAGGTTCTGCCCAAGAGAATCAACAATTCTTTCTGAAGTTCGGATCGCAACAACTTTCAATAAGCCACTAGAGCCAATATTACGTGTTGGTTGATATGAAAGAAGTCTTCCCATCCGTAGAAGTGATTCCTTTCTTTCAGCGGTATCAATAAAGTTTTCCCGTGTATTCAAATCCATACGGAAAGCCAGGGATTGCCCCAGATAAGCCATTAAATCTACAAGTGCCACAAATTCAGATGATTCAATCCAATCGTTAAAGTCTTCAGGAAAGTTGAATCGGATATAATCAATCATCGACTGGCGGATGGTATCGAAATCATATGCATTAAAATTAATATCAGAAAATGCTCGATATATAACTGTCCAGTCTTCTGCAGAAAAAAGCTCACTTTGTCGGCGAATTTGTGCCATCTATCCTACTCCATTACTGTTCGTCGCGTCTATTATCAAAATCAACTTCAAATGTATCAACAACGTTAAACCCAACATATAAAACACTCAATCTCAATTCCAAACCATGTTGCTTTTCAACCACATCTAAATTTTGTAGCTGAACTCTGGGCTCAGACCGTATAATTCGATCTACATCGTCCCGAATAGCAACAACGTTTGCTTCAGACATAGGCTCGAATAACATATCCCAAATAATACTACCGAATTCAGGATACATTACTCGTTCTCCCAAACGAGTATGAAAATGATTCAACAAGTCTCTTTTCACCAATTCAATATCTTCCAGAACATTATTATTCTGATTTCGTTTAAATGTGGAGAATCCTGTAAATAATGCCATTTAAAGCCTTTAGTTTCAATATACGTATATATATTTATACACCGTATTAACTGGGGTTATTATTCTTGACTTCTGTTAAATTTTAATATAATATTAAAAAACATGTTAATATGAAAGATTAATTAGGAATGGCCAAACACAAAGTTTTTATGACTAGAACGCGGCGATTAGATTTTATTCCGTCAGATCACGATGTTCATGGGGTTGCGTGGGATACAAGAGATCCCCATCCAGGATGGGCAATTTTTCAAGGACGGGATTTTCTTGGTTACTCAGGTGGCCCAGATGATATAGCGATAAACGAAAAGGATGCTATAATGACAGATATGTCAGAAGACAAAATGAGGGAGATTTATGAGAAGGCGAAACTGGGGAACCCAGACCTCACGTTTGAAGGTTTTGTTGAAATGAAAGAAAAACAAGCCGCCGCTAAAAATCAAAAAAAGAAAAACAAAGATGGAAAGCAGGTCGACGGGGTAGAACCTCCGAAGAAGAAAGTTAAAAAGGCGGCGCCAGTCCAAGCAGAATCAGATAGTAAAGAAACTCTAACAATTGATGATGCTGTTAAAATGGTTTCTCCGGTTGACCCAACCGACATTGAAAAATTCCAGGAACAAATGAAAATTAGTGGTGTACACGATAGCTTTCATCAGTCATTAAAGGCATATGCCGAAAGTTTGTGGGGTCCGTTCGGTGGTATAGATCCAGCTTTTGAAGATTCATTGAAATCATTTGCTGTTAAGAGATGGGGCCCGTTTGCTTCTGATGTTCCCAAAGAAGTTGATACAATTGACGTCGAGGAATTAGTTGACAATGTTTACGCTAGAGAAGATTTAAGTGAATCGCTGGGCTTAAAAAATACCTATGTGCTAAAATGGTCATGGCATTATGGTAAGGAAAGCAAAGAATTCGGGTCTTTGAAGGAAGCGTTAGACTATCCCGCTTATCTTATATCGTTCTTTCGGGGATTTGACTTTAGTAATGCTGGTTGGAAAGTATTTGAACGAAAACAATCCGACGATGTTGAAATTAAAAAAGGCATCAAATTTAAACTAACCGATGATGTAGAAAGTAAAAAGAAATGACTGATAATGTAATTAATTTTGAAGAGCACAAAAAGGCACGGGATGAAAAAAGTTACCATGATGCGATTGAAAGACCGGATCTTGAAATAGCTGCCGACCTTATCGCTAATGAAATGAATATGGGGATAGCGAACATGTTTTCTTCGTTTGATATTGATATAATGCATCCAGACCGTGAAGTTGATGGTAAGCATTTACAGCGTATGGTTAGAAAAATTGTTCTTGACCATTTTAGTGTAGGTGATTGATGATACGTCCAAAACTCGTCAAATATATTGAAAACGTTGACGATGATGAAATCTTACAAATGTCAGAAAATGAGTATATCAATTTAGCTGGATTGTTAGCCGAAGCAAGAATTATTGCATTCTCCACTATAAGAAACGATCGATCGTCGGTATTGGAGATTGATCGATTAAGATCTATGTCAGATGATAAACTCACAGAATATATGAACGGTGTACAAGAAGTCATTGATCTTTTAGTAGAATCCCATTCAATTGTAGGGAATATTGGAAGACGAAAAAATCATGAACTCCAAAAGAAGGCATCGTGGGATATATTGGATGAAAAATGCAGAACAGATCCATTGGTCGCTGAGTTGTGGCAAGAAATACAAGTTTTATTAAAATTAGAAGAAGATTAAATAATTAGAAAGAACATAAAAATGACTAATAATTACACTACTGAAATATTTGTAAGTGTTGATATTGAAGCAGATGGCCCGTCTCCCGGTCCAAATTCAATGCTTTCATTCGCCGCCGTGGCTCTCGACATTGATAGAAATAATTTTGGTGAATTTGAAAGAAACCTTATGGTTTTAGATGGTGCTCAGCAGAACAAGAAAACGATGACTGAGTTTTGGGCCAATTTTCCAGAAATGTATGAAGCTACTAGACAAAACATGGTTCACCCAAACCAAGCAATGGAAGAGTTTAAGAAGTGGCTTAATGGTTTACGAAAACACGGTATTCCAATTTTCGTCGCTTATCCGTTGGGCTTTGATTATAAGTTTATCGATTGGTATATGAACAAGTTTTTAGGAAAAAATGCCTTTGGTATCAGCGGTATAGACATGAAGAGTTTTGCTATGGCTATGCTGGGTACCAATTTCAAAGAAACAAATAAAGGGTCATTTCCGAAGCGTTGGCGCCCAAAAAATATGCCACATACTCACTTAGCAATCGATGATGCTAAAGAACAAGGACAAGTATTCATTAATATGCTTCGAGAAAATAGGGGTCTTCCTCTTTAAGCAAAACTAATGTTACCTTGAATAAACAGTGGTTTACTTGCTAAGGTTAACGGTAATTGTTGTCCAGTAGTACGTCTAACTACCGCACTCGCCTGTTTAATTTGTCTTGTTGTTGTATCCACACCTCGTCTTGGTTCTAAGAATCCCTTACTCCAATTTGTAATAGTTTTATTAATACCTATCTTTTCATGTTGTTTTCTTGATACAACGTTTGGGTAAAGCTCACTAGTAAACATCTTCAATTCAATTCGTCTGCGTGCGAGCAGCGCGGAATTAACTTCCAACTGACCATTAGAATTCCTGGATTTTGAATATCTCAAGAAAATTTCAGCAGCGTCATTAAACCGTGCTTCTTTGAGTGCGGTTTTTATACCTGACTTCAAACTACCAACGTTGTAAACCAATGATACTAATGCATCGAATTGTCCTTGCGTAAGTGTGGTGTTTGGTAAGCTTCGCTTAACGATATTTTCACGAAGTTTTACATCATCTGTGAATAATTTGAAAGCTTCTTCTTCCGTTATACCGTCATCGAAGTTTGAATTAGGACCACTATCTTGTAAGTGCCCATAACCAATGGAGTATCCCTTGATATCAAAATATTCGTACGGGAAATACGATTCAAATTTTCTAATAGCGTCAAGTCCATTTTCAGAAATTCCAAGAATTGAGATTGGTTGTAGACCACCTTCTATTGATGCGTTTTTAACCTCGTCGATTGTTTTTTGTATTTCCTCATTTGGAATTTGTCTTGATGCACCAGTTGAAACCGAACTACCATTCGTCGCAGTTACTGATGGTGGTTTTGTGGCAATTATAGGCGTTTCCGAAGATTCTCCTTTTGGAGATGGTTCACCGGCGTCTATTCGAACATGACCAGACCATGGTTCATGTTGTGGTACACGGTTGGTTATTGACTCTTTTATATCACCGTTGTTTTTATTTTCATTTGTTAGATCATTGATTTCTGGCGGGGTTGAGGATCCCGCTGGTCCCGCAGGAGAAGCTAATGGTATGTCATCGCAACTTATGTCACCTGTTCTTGGTGGATCAGTTGGGCAACCAAAATCAATTCCTCCATTAGGAAGTCTTGAATATCTATCGGCGCCAAAATGCTGTTTGTGATCACCTTCAAATCGAACATTGTATTCAGAAGAAAATGTTTCTTTATTGATTCCTGATACTATGAGATCATTTGTGCCTGATACTAATACCAATTTAGAGCCATTTTGCTCATTGTGTTGCCCAGAAACCGATAAATTGTAATTTTCGCCTACTTGTTTATTGTGAGTTTGTGCAACAGAAACGTTATAATCTCCACCAATTGTGAAATCAACATTTCGTTTTGATTCCATTTTGATATTACCATTAACTCCAGTATCGTTCGGGCCGCCTTCTGCAATTAGTTCACCATCTTCGTCGAATTGTGAAACATCACCAAAGCCCGAACCATCATCACCAACAGCCTTCATATTGATATCGTTGCCAGCTTCAATGTTTACATTTTGGTTTGCACGAAGATTAAGATCGCCTTCACTGTGGATAGAAATAGAATCCTTACCATAGATATCAATATGCCCGTCATTGGCCAATTCAATCCAATTATTACCATCACGACTAATCACGTAAACCATACCAAACTCTTCATTGATAAGAATTTGTGCACCAGAGCGTGTTCGGAAACGAATCAATTCATCTTTTCTTGATCCCAAATTAGATGCGGGATTATCCCGTGCTGAAGTTTTACCCGTTGATGTGAAAACTCGACCGTCGGATTTATCATCATCTGTATAACCATCATCCATGACAAATTGTGTTCCACGGGGAGTTGATATACCGTATGATTTAGAAACTACATCGCGCCGAGCACTACTCGTTCCAGTACCTCTAATATAATCTCGCAATAATCCTTGCTGACTTAGTCCAGAGTATAATGGATAATGAACGGGTCTTTCTGGGTCATCAGTTTTATTAATTAACCCCTTATCTTTTTTATTGTATTCGGTGGTGGGGTAGTGTTCATCGGCAGCATTATCAGCAGTGTGCCTATATGTTTTACCACCAGCTACGCCGGGAACCATATGATTCATATTATATCCGTAGAATCCACCCATAATAACACCCTGATCGATACGACCATTGAGAAATGATATAACCACTTCATTACCAACATCGGGAATTGGAAACCACATACCGTATGATTTTTGGGTATACTTAAATTGCTCTCTCATTTGCTCATCAGTTGAAACGGTCTGTGGTTGTCCTTGTTCCCTAACAGGTATACCATCTTCACTTAGTTCAAGCAATGGGGTTGCCCCAGCGAACGGTGCCATATAACGAACCATAACCCACGAGTCCCGGTCACCTGATGATCCACCAAAATCAGGAACATAAACCAAACAGCGGCCTTGTCTTTTAATATCATTAACTTCCATTATTTGAGCGCTATAAATTCCATCATATCGCTTATTGGGCGACAATCCCGTGGTGGCTTGATAAGAACTTTCTTTTTCCATAAATCTATCCTTTTTTATTCTTCAGGTAATTGAGATCGAGACAGAGGAAGAGTTCGAAGTTGAGCCCGTCTACGGATTTCTTCAAATGATAATTTAGATAATTCAGCCAATTTTCTAGCATCTTCAGAAGTGCGGGCGGGTGCCTTTGGGATTGAATCAATAAGTTTTTTCTGTGCTGCTTCGTCTGCTGGAGACGGATCAATCCTTTTTGCTGACGCAAGAAGACCTTTCTGGGATGGGCCTTCTCTAGGTCTTTTCACCGCGATAGATTCAGCAGTTTTATTTACTTTTCCTTCAGATACTAACGCTGGATCACCGACTGCATCAATGGATTTATCCTTCTTCTGATTTTCAACAATATCCAAAGATGATGTTGTTGTATCACGGACTGAAATTAATGTTTGCATAAACTTACCATCGGTTCCAAATACAGTTTCAACTTCATTTACAACCCATAACCCACTAATCATGGCATTTTGAGTTAAAGACGCTACACCAGTTTCTTCAGTTGTGGCAAGTACATCCGGGGAATACATTTGAAACAACATCATTGGTTGGCCATATAGCGTCAATAATTCATTTTTATTGCGCTCTATCCCAGTATTTAAATCAGCGTTTGGCAACTCACTAGACCTAACAATATTATTAGTCTGCAAATTGACATTGTCAGCATCACTATCCGTTAAAATTTGATCTGTGGGTATTTGTATAAGAGAATTAAATATTTCATCAACTTGTGACCGAATTTTAACCAAAGTGTCAGGATTGTTTTTTGCTATAGATCCCTGAAAAGATAATGCTTGTGTTCTTTTTTGCAAATTTTTAATCTTTTCCAAATTAATAATATTATTAGAAAATAATGTTCGACCCTTAACAATAAATGTTTCAGCTGGGCTTGTTCCCAACCACCAAGGATCTCCTCGAATTTGTAGTTCCATTTGTAATAAGTCGCCACCCTGCACAATATTATTAGCTAATGCATTAAACACCGATGTGGATTGTGGTTTTGATAAATTAAGCCCAGTAAATAAATCTGAATCTGACAAGTATCTAGCGGCACGGACAGGTGTAGAGATAACAGCATTCAATCCTTCTTGGGGTTTATTTTCAATATCTTCAGCAAATATAGTTGATCCTTTCTTAAATTCTTCCAAAGATCGTTTACGAGCACGTTCAGCGGTAACTGCGGGTCCCAGACTAAATAACAACGCGGCTTGTTCTCGCTGCAATCGGCTTAATTCTCTCGTTTTATCATTAGTTGCATCGCGACGGGTGCCTGCATCCGCATCATCTACTGGAACATTATTTATTTCGTTATCCAATTCATCAATTTTTGATTGTAATGCTTCTAGTGCTGCTTCCATATCTTCTGCATTGAAAGCATCAGTTTGTTTTGAATTGATTGCAAATTTACCATCAACAGATTCAATTAGTGGTGACGCTGCACCAATATTAGTAGCTGATTTGAAATTGCTATTTGGTGCGATAAAAGAATAAAACAATGTATTGTATTCCAAATTCATTTGCTCCACATCAACATTATCGCGGCCAAAAATATAGGTATACTTTTTTTGAACACTTCGAACAGCGGTGGCTTGGATTTTTTTCTGTGCTAAATCTCGCAAGGTTCCCCGTGGGTCTTTCATTGACGCAATTCTATCATCCATTACTTTAACCCATGCACTTACACCATCATATGGATAGATGTTATAAATGATTATTTTGTTATAATCCTTAACTTTTAGATTATAATCTAAATAAAATACTTCAGGAACAATTTTAATAAATTTTAGAAATGGTGGTAGCTTATGTTTTTTCTCTTTATCTTCGTTAGATACAGGATCTCTTCCATCCCTATTAGTTTTTGCATCTTGCACATCATCAAGTTTTGGAAATATTTGATTAAGAATTAAATCCTGCCCCCAATTAGTAGCGGCGATCATCGCTTGTATAATTGCTGGATAACGTTTTCTATTAGGAACAGTGAATTGTTTTATATCACCCGTTATATCATCACTAGTTTTACTATAATCACCAGCTTTGTTTTCAAAATTAGGATCTGTTGTAAAATTTAATTTTTCCCATTTGATGTCATCAGTATCACTTGCATAGGATCCCTTAATTTCATGAAATACAAAATATGGCAATTCTAGAGGATGTGAATCAGTAACAGCTAATCTTAATGCAGTTTTTTGTGCATTATCCTGGAATTGTTTCATAATTCTGATGAACTCACCTTCGCCGGCGCCGATCATCAAATTCATTGATTCTTCGGTTCTTCCAGATATATCATTCAAGAATCGATGTCCTGACTCAATTGCTGATAATGTATAAACACTGCCTTGTGATTCAACCTTCATATCAATTTTAGTAATTGTAATTCTATACAATTTTTTTAATTTTGATGAAATATTGGTAGTTAGCGTTTCACCATCTTTATATCCAACAAACGAAACTTCTAGATACCAAGGTATAATTGAATAATTTTCAATTCCAAGATTATCAGCGGAAATTCGTATCAAATCCATAAATTTTGTACCAAATGGTTCAATAACTTTGAACTCTATATTTTGTGCTACACCAGAGGGTTTATTTGGTTTATGTGATACAACATTTCTTATTCGAACATCTTCTATGTATAAACTTGTTCTCCCAGACTGGGCGAGGGTAATTTGCGGAACACTAGCTATAACATCTAAAAAGTCATTACTACTTGTTGAATTACTAGTTTCATTAATTTTGTCATTCAGAATTCTTTCATTCAACATGAACAATTTGAAATTAACTGTGTAATTTCCATAAGAATTCAGCTCATTATCTTGGAAATCAAAATCAATATTGACTTTGGCTCTGGAATCTTTTTCAGTTGGAAAAATTTGCTTTGGTTTATCAGCCATAAATTATGCTCTTTCAATGTTATCTATACTCGGAATACGAATCTCCAACCCTTCAACAAGATCATAAATCGGATCTTTAATAATATCAACATTGCGTGAAATGAAAACCCACCAATAATCAGGTGTCCCATAAAAGCGCGTTGATACTAAATCAGGGCGGTGAACAAATTGTCCAGTTATTATAAATCGATCATCACCGTCAGAGGATAGAATATCAACAGGGGTCAATATATCAAGATATTGACTGAACTGTCGAGTTTGTGAATATGGTGACCTTGAAGAGTATTTTACTTGTGCCATTACCACCATCCTCCGCCGCTTTGTTTAAGACCCTTGCCACCTGGACCATTAACAAGTAATTTACCACTTCTAAATTCATCTAAATTGAACGTTCGAACCTGTTTCGGTGTTCTGGTAACCTTTAAGGTAATACTGAATGTAAATTTAGATGGAAGCCATGCCCTTGAATAAGTTGTATCATTACCTACACCAGATTTCAATGCCAACGATTTTTTAAGTTCGTGTTGTTCTCTAGAATCACTTACTACACCACAATTTGTTAGATCAGCATTACTAACCAAACTCTGCAACTGGGAGTTACTGGATGTTACGGGTATTTCAACGTAATCAGTATCATTGTTAAAATCCATTGCATATTGCGTCATAACAACCGGTAACTTATTAAACACATATTCACCGTAGCCACTAAAATGAAGGATTGGTGGTGGGGTTCCACCTCTTGAATCATTACTTCCAAAATACATTTTTGTCACTGTTCTAGCAAAATGCAAACAAGCTAACGCATATCTTCCCTCATCAATGTTCTGCACTGTTAACTCAGTAGTTATTGTAATAGTTGGGCTTGGTGTTCTTTGATATGCCGAGAAATCGGTAATGGAATGAATTGGAGTATATTCCCCATACGATGCCTGAAAATCTGTCGTTATTGTTGGCGTATATGGGAACAAAATTCCACCATGCTCTTTTAACGGGTGTAACAAATGAGATTGATCATCACCTGATCCGCCACCAAACAACACTTGCCTCGTACCACCAACATCAAGGTTGTTTTTAACGAAATTATATGCTGTCAAACGGACTCGATGTTCAACATTGGCAGGTTTTTTCAAATCTTTATCAGCTTTAGATGTTGATACATCAGTTGCACCAGTTACTGGATTTTGACTTGCTTGACCAACCAGATTTTTTGTCTGATTAGCTGCCCTAGTGGTCGCGTTTTGTGCGGCTTGTTCAAACCCACTCAAATCTGTAAACGTAGTAGCCATAATAATCCTCAAGTATTCATACTATTAAGTATTTATATCACTAAATATATAGGTAGTTAATTAAAAAAAATTTTACAGTAAATTAATGTAAAATATTGATTTTACACCACGAACAGTGTATTATTATTGTAATAATCTTTTTGTAATGTTATAACGTTGCAAAAACGAGTTGCGATTAATAATTAATAATAATCTAGGAGTACTCTATGGCCCGTAGGAATTACCTCAACAACCGCGATCTTTTATTAGAAATACACAAAAGCAAACTTACCTTCTGCGAATATTTGGACGATAAACATCTATACCACGATGTCATTGTTAATGATCTAAGCGAAATCAATTCAACCCTGATAAAGGAAACCCTTGAAGAAAAGGCAAACAAAATAACAAGGGATAAAAGAGCAGCAAATAGAGAAGAAGGCATCAAAGAAACAGTTGAACCAATTGATCCAGAAACATTATTGGTTGATGATCTTGTTTTCCGTGTTATGACTTTTGAACACGTTCCCAAAACAGAAGAACGGATCAGAAAAGCAAAAACCTCTGATCAAGAACACACAAAATGCAATTTTCCACCATTCAAACATTATATTCTTGAAAACTTTCGAGTTAATCGTTTAGGTAATTATACCGACCTCGAGTTTAAAGAGGTTCTGCGTTCACATTGGGAAGGTGGATTCGATAATGGGCATTTTGTTCTTGAAAAAGGAAAGATTTCAGAAAAATTAGCTCGCATGTTTATGCTCCTTGTTTCCCGTAATGGTATGAAAGGTAATTGGAGAAATTATACATACAATGATGAAATGCAGGGTCAAGCGTTACTTCAATTGAGCCAAGTTGGTCTACAATTTAATGAGGCAAAATCATCTAACCCATTTTCATATTATACTGAAACTGTAAATCATTCGTTTACTCGCATATTAAATAACGAAAAGAAGGGACAGAAAATCAGAGATGACATACTTATCGCTAGTGGTGCATCACCATCATATACCCGTCAAGTAGAAAATGATATGGAATTGAAAAAATTGGGCGAGGAGCAAGGGTGGGCCAAACCATTAGAACGAAAACCAGGGAGACCAGGACGGAAGCCCGCAAATAAAACAATACCATTACCCGAGTAAATATTGAATTATGACAAGTATTCGTTTATAATTACTATAATAATTTAAGCATAGGATAATAATGAATAATCAATTATTTAATAAAGTAGCGTGCTTCACCGATATTCACTTTGGCAAGAGCTCAAATTCTGAAGATTATAACGTCAAATGTGATCAGTTCGTTGATTGGTTTATTGAAAAATCAAAAGCTGCTGGTGCTGAAAGTTGTATTTTTCTAGGGGACTGGCATGAAAGCCGTATTAGTCTACAAGTAAAAACACTCAACTATAGTCTCCGGTGTATGGAAAAACTATCTGAAGCTTTTGATAATTTCTGGTTTATTCCGGGCAATCATGATATTTTCCATAGAACAAAGAGAGAATATAACTCCATTGTAATGGGTAGAAATCTTAGCAATATTAACATCGTAAATGATATTTTTTGCGAAGGTAATGTTGCTATTGTTCCTTGGTTAGTTGGCGACGAATGGAAAAAAGTACGAAAGCTTAAATGTCGATACATGTTCGGGCATTTTGAATTACCAAGATTCTTAATGAATGCAATGGTAGAGATGGGTGATCATGGGGGATTAAAATCAGAAGACTTGAAAGGTCCAGAATTTGTATTCTCCGGCCACTTCCACAAGCGACAAGTCCGTGATAATATCATTTATATCGGTAATGCATTCCCGCAAAACTATACTGATGCGTGGGATGATGATCGTGGCATGATGCTATTAGAATGGGGTAAGGAGCCTGAGTTCTTTACGTGGCAAGATCAACCTCTCTTCCGAACCTATAATCTTTCAGATATTATTGAGGAGCCAGAGAAGCACATATACAAGCACATTAATGCTCGGGTTACTGTTGATATCGAAATGTCGTATGAAGAGTCGCAGGTTCTGAAAGAAACTTTTCGGTCTGCTTTTGGTGCAAATGATATCAAATTCTTACACAAACATACTGAAGTTGAAGATGCGCAATGGGATGAAAATGTTGTGTTCCAATCAGTTGATCAAATTGTGGTGGAAGGTTTAACTTCATTAGATGAAAAATCAGCTTATGATAAGAATCTTTTGGTAGGTATATACAACCAAATAGGCGAGTAAATATGCAGCCAAAATCAGAATATCTAAGATACCATAAGATATGGAGAAATGCTGAAATAGAGGAGATATATAAAGAAACTATGGTAGAATTTTTATATTCAAATTCACATTTTTTAGAAGCACCATTAGGTCATGCAACACTAGATTATGTATATTCTATACAATTTCAGTTGCCTGGTAGTTTTTCTAGATCAAAATATTTAAGATTACTTGATGAAATAAATGATCATTTTAATGAACAATTAGAAAGTCACAATTTTTTCTATCTAACAATCGGGGATGAATGTTTTGTGATTTTTATGGAATGTTCTGAAGAGATAGACGATGTGTTGTTGAAACTCGCAACTTCGTCACAAGTGTTAAATCAACACACTAAAGAAGAATATAATAAAAGTGTTGATGAGATTAATTTAACCCGCAATACAAAATATAATCCGTAAAAATCAAGTACAAATACGGTATCAACATATAATTATTCATAAGAAGATATGAAGGAATAGAAATAAATGTTAACGATCAAATCTATAACTATGAAAAATTTCCTGAGTGTAGGTAATGTTACGCAAGCAATCAATTTATCTGATAAAGGGTTGACACTTGTTCTAGGACAAAACATTGATCTTGGTACCGATGGTTCACGAAATGGTGTTGGTAAATCTACCATCATCCAAGCGTTATGTTATGGGTTATATGGTACTCCGTTAACAAATATTAAAAAAGATAATTTAATCAACAAAACAAATGAAAAAAATATGTTTGTTACGGTTGAGTTTTCAAAGAATGACATTAACTATAAAATTGAACGCGGTCGGAAACCAAACACGATACGATTTCTAGTTAATGATAAACAATTCAATACCGATGAAGAAGGTGATGATGAAGCACATGGCGACATGCGGGTTACACAGTTGCATATCAATAGTATTCTTGGCCTATCACGAGAAATGTTTAAACATATTTTCGCTCTAAATACGGTTACTGAACCTTTCCTTGCGCTTGGTGCTCACCCACAAAGACAAATTATCGAAGAACTACTTGGTGTTACCCAATTATCTGAAAAGGGTGAAAAACTAAAAGAACTGAATCGGACAACAAAGGAATCAATTACGTCTGAAGAATTTCGTATCAAATCTATGCAAGAAGCTAATAGCACTATTCAATCAAATATTAATAATTTAAAGACTAGAGCAAGTGGTTGGAAAGTAAAGCATAAGAAGGATATTAATGATGTGATCAATGCGTTAGATCAATTGTCTCATGTTTCAATCGACGATGAAATTTCTATCCATAAAGCGTTAATTGTTGTCAAGGAATTAACAACAGAAAAAGATACCATTCAATCAAATATTAATAACCTGAAGAATAGATCAAATAGTTGGGGATTGAAACATGAGAAGGACATTAACGATGTGATTAATACATTAGATCAATTGTCTCATGTTTCAATCGATGATGAAATCTCTATTCATAAATCTTTAATTGTTGCTGAAGGATTAAGAACGGAAAAAGATACTATTGATATAAAATTGAAGACAGAGAATAAAAATAAAACGAGAATTGAAAAACAAATAAGTAGCTATAAAACACAGATTAGTGGTATAGACAGGCAAATTGAAACAACCAACGAGCAATTGAAGAAAGCAGAAGAGCACGGTTGCCCAACTTGTGGTCAGGAATTGCATGACGAAAAACATGAGGAAATTGTAAATTCTATTAAAAATACTTTAGACGACCTTACACAGCAAATAACTGAATTAAACAATGATATTAATGAGTTAGAAACATCTTTGTTGGAAATAGTTAAAACAATCGACGGTATAAACGCCAATATCGAAGCAGTTGAAAAAAGTATAGAAGAAATGGGAGAAATTTCTACTCCATTCTATTCGGATATTGAGGAAGCATACAATCATCGCGGCTCCTTTGAAAGTTTACAACGTGAGAAAGAGCGCATCGAGAGTGAAATTAATCCTTTCGATGAACAAATTGAACACTTTAATGTCAATTTCGAATCGGTTGAAAAAAGTATAGAAGAAATGGGAGAAATATCAACTCCGTTCTATTCAGATATTGAGGAAGCCTATAATCACCGTAGCTCTTTAGAAGAATTAAAGCGTGAGAAAGACCGCATTGAGGGTGAAATTAACCCTTTCGATGAACAAATTGAACAACTTACGGAAAATGGTTTACAGGAAGTTTCATATGATCAATTGAATTCGCTCACCACACAACGGGAACATCAAGAATTTCTTATCAAACTCCTCCTCAATAAGGACTCATTTATTCGAAAGAAAATCATTGAACAAAACCTTGCGTACCTTAATCATCGACTGAACAGTTACCTAGATAAACTCGGCTTGCCACATGAAGTTATTTTCCGCAATGATCTTTCTGTAGAAATTACTGAACTTGGTAGGGATTTTGATTTTGATAATTTAAGCCGCGGTGAAAGAAACCGTTTGATACTTGGACTTAGCTTTAGTTTTCGAGATGTTTGGGAAAGTTTGAACATGAGCTGCAATCTAATGTTCATTGACGAACTAATTGATTCCGGAATGGATCCAGTCGGGGTTGAAAATTCTCTAAGTGTATTGAAAAGTATGGGAAGAGATCAAGGCAAGGACGTATTCCTTATCAGTCACAAGGAAGAGCTATTATCAAGAGTAAGCCGAGTCATGTTGGTGAAGAAAGAAGGCGGGTTCACTAACTTCGTTGAGGACGTTGAGGATATTGAAGAAGTTGAAATAGATTTAGATTAATTCATATCCCCATCCCTCGGGTACTACACCGTTTAATCGTGTAGGTATTATAATACTCCAGTTGAAATCCAATGTATTGATATTTAACCAACACTGGAAATTAAACTGTTATATCGATAATTTTACCCCTATCTTTATTCGTAGATTGGTGGTCTTTCTTAGAATTTTGATTGTATGAAGATGAATCACTCGGAGACTCAGGTGGTAGAACAACACCATCCTTAATAGTATGTGTAATTTTTCTCATATTACCTTGTAATATAGGCAAATTCATTACAACTCTCCATTTACTAAAAATATTATAACACAATTATATAAAATTGCAAGCATTTTTTGTAAGGTTGACATCTATTTGTATCATGTTATCATTATAACATGGAATACAATTTTACAAAGTTTAGCAGCAAGCCATTAATATCTTCACGTCATAGTTCCGACGATAAAGAAGAATTTATCAATTTATTTGAATTTGTTAAAAGTAATAAAATTATGACTAAACCAAACCCTGGGTGGGATAATTTTAGTATTGAAATCCTTCAAGGACTTTTAAATATAAAAAATTATTCAATTATCAATATTACTAATGCAAGCCCGTACGAAATAAACAGGATATGCTCAACAATAAACAGCACTAAGTGGGGCCGGGATATACCGTTCAAATCTCGCATCACTGGGACTATCGATGATTGTAACGATGAAGTGTGGGCTTACCAAGAAACTGGTAATTTCTTTTTCGTCGAAGAAAATGTTGAACCAATATTATTAAATTTTATTAATGATATTATTGATCAATTTGAACCTAAAAATTACACAGTTTTTGTTGATGATGTTTCAGTTGTCAATGAAGCTTATTATAATTATTTAGAGATAGTAAACGATATTAATATATTCAATCAACGATACACAAAATTTATAAATACATCTGAAATTGTACATATTTATCACTTTTCTTCTAAAGACGATGCATTGGAATTTAAGCTTAGTATATAGATTGATATAAAGGAACGTTCCTAGAAATAGCCCATTGGCTTGCTTCTAGATAAGAATCAGACCACATCAAATCGTCGTTTGTCTCAATAAACCATTTAGAATTAGGTTTATAATCTAGTATTTTTGTAGAAAATTCCTTTCCGCCTGGGACTTCATATTTAATAATCTTATTAATTTTTTCATTAAACATGAAACCAAATGTGTAAACATCAGTGATATCTGTAAAATAAATTTTCGCAATTTTATCAACAGATTTACGAACATCACCAACAAATTTAGTCTTACCAACACAGAGATTATTAATATTATTCATAAAATCATCTACATAAAATATATTATCTCTTGATCCGCTTCGCCATCCACCCCCAGCATTAATGATATATTTTGCTTTTTTCAAAGCTGACTTAGTTGTAATTTTCAAAGGTCGCCCGTATACAAGCATATAATAATTGTATTTTTTACTTTGTAACAGTATTTGGGTTCCCAAATTCAAATGGATACAATATTGATATGTACCAAATGGTAAACATTTCCTACCGGTTTTTGACATTTTGAACATCGAATATTCCCTAATTTCTTATAATGTTACAGTAAACTATAGTAATTGTCAACTAATTATTTATATATTGACCTTATATTAACTATACTGTATTGTAAAGATAATAAAAAATCCATAAAGGAGAACAAAAATATGGCGCAAGCTAATTGGCAAAAGTCAATGAGTAATACTATGATTACTGAACGGACCGGAGACCGTCAACGGTTCCAACCACAAACAATTGACATAACGTTAGAAGAACGAGATTATACAAGGCTTCGACAGTATATCCAAGCCGAGACAGGTTTTTATAACGCTATTAATAACATATTCGCTCCCAAATTGCGAGGGTTCCCGCATGAATTGGTTGAGCTTGACGAAAGATTTGAAAAATTGTTTATCGATCTTTCTTATACTGGTTTCAATTTGCGAGATGTCATTTACAGAAACAAAGAAACTGCTGAACTACCAGATGAACTAGAAAAACATAGAGATTTTATTTACGGAAAAAATAGTACCGGAAATAGATTAGTTACTGAATCATTTGTTATTATGACTGAAGAATTTGGAAAAGGTCATTTTGTTCATCCGTTGGTTAAAAAAAGAATGGCAACGGAAATGTTTAGGTTTTACGTTAAACAAGCTAAAAATATTATGCAAACTGTTCGAAACCGAGAAGGTGAACTCGAACTCCGTGACACTGGTGAACTACTTGAACCAATGGATACCATTAGAAAACGACATCTACAAATACCTAGAGAAATCGTAGATATTAAATGGGACAAAGATAAAGAAGAAACAATAATCACCAACCCATTTTGTTCACCTATTAAATTTAGACATAATAATATACTAGCTGATAAGGGATGGAATCTTATGATTCTGCACCAAGAGCCTGGAAAAATGGCTTTAGGATTTACTCCATGGGTGATAGATATTCGACATTCAAAGGCATTATACTTACTCAAATATGTTGATGTACGTTCTCCTAACGGAGGAGGAGCATTTTTTACTGCAAAATCCGGTGCAGGAAAGCATTAAAAATCAATTGTTTAATAAGCTAGAAAATTAATTACTATATACTTATAGGCATATCATTTAGGCACACTAATCAACTACCGATCAACTACTAATCATAGGCACATTTTAGGCACCAGCCATAATATCAAGTCGTGAAAAAAGCGACCCGAAAGTCGCTTTCTATTTTGATTGTGTGTAATTTTTACACCAATCAAAAAACCACAACGTTATATGACACTTCGCAGCGTCACAAGTATTTAGCATACTTGTTATTTGCAGACTCGGAAATAAGAGACCTGAGAAGTGACTACGTCGCTAGAGCATAGTGACTGATCCCCCTCATTGCGGTTGTGGGCAGTGATAGGGCCAGGAAAGTCATCGAAACCCTGGGAAGGATAGAAGATAGGAACGCTGCCTGTCGCTATTGTTCGAGAATCTAAGCCTGTGCTAAGGTCAACTGCTGACTATGTGCCGCTTAGTACAAATCCAGAGTCCAGACTAAAAATCTGGAACGTTTCCCTCTATTGGTCGCTGATATGAGCTGATAGAATGGCCGAAGCTGTAGGTTAAATCAAACCTCAGACCGTCGTGTTGGATAGAGTAAAATTCGGGAGGCTGCATCGTAGTTCGAAAGAAGTAAGGTTGTAATGGCACACCTGGTGACCGTAAGATGCACATGTCAGAAGAATATTCTATTTTTTATCTATTTTTTTCTCCACCTTTTGGGGGCGGGGGAGGAAGAGTCTGAAAAGAATTAGGATAAGAAAAGAATTAAAACACTTCGTGTTTACCAATGGGGATGATTAAAGGAAGCAAGCCGTGCTTGCTTCTAATTTAGCAGTAATATCATTCGCGTAGCTCATGCAATTACTGCTAAATTGGTTTACTTATTAATTAATTCGTTTAATTATATGATAATTTGTAACTATATAAAATGATTATAGTATTCTTTAATGAAACGTTAGTGCAATGCTAAGAATACTATAATCCGTTTGAAGCGAAGCTTCTAACGTAATAGTTATATAAAAAATCATAAAAAAGCGTTTCACTATGTTGGAGGAGGTTCTGAGTAGAATTTATATTAACGGCATACTAGAATTTTTAGTATTTTCAATATTTTCTTCAATTATGTGGTGTATGATCTTTCTTTCCTTATAACTTAATCTCCAACCATCCTCTCTAGATATGGAGCCACGCATGTACCAACAGATATGATAGATCGTATCCATCAACTGCATTTCTTCATTCTCCATTTGCTTTAATAAGTCCAAGATCTCCTGAGGAGATAGATAACGGAGTCTTGTTATAAAAAATTTGCAGGATTAAACTCTAATGGTATATCCCATTTATGTCCACATTTTCTACATACAACTTCATGCTCTGTTGGTACAGTTTTAATTCCTGTAACACTATCAACTTTATCCTGTATTACCTTTTGATCCCTAGCTGGTAATGATACCATAAACTCATTGATAAAATCTCGATTTGTTATTTCTTGACCATCTGGCATAATAATGTGAGTAATTGATTTAGCAGCCAAATTAAGTTTAACATCATTAAGTCTGTCAATTGTATCACCGAACGCTTTAATTGAACTGATATCTTCACCCTTATCTTCTAACAATTTGAAATGTTCGATTTTCTTTGATTCTTGGAATGCGATTTGTTGAGCAATAAAGATATTTTCTAGATCATATTGTTTAACAAATACGTTTAAGTCTTTCATTTGTACAGAATATGGTGGATCCAATGGTTCAATTCCTGACATTAAATTGCGTATATCAATTTGGTATGAATTTTCTGCTTCACAGTCTGGACATTTTGTTTGAATTTCGTAATCATCTCCGTAAGTAACTGCACGAATCGCCATCATAATTATATCAATATCAGCTTGAACTAAACTTCGTGTATGAATAATACAAGGAACGCAACTCTTAATTGCATTTTCTGTTGCTCGTCCACTCATAATAGCATCAGGGTTCTTAAATAATAATTCATCCGCGGCAGTCATTGGAAAAATTTCAACTTCACCTGAAATCGTTAAATCGATATCACTATCGGCATACCATACAAGTTGACTTGGTAATTTAATAGTCATTCCTGGCGCTCTAAAATAGCTACTTAAAGGATTACCTGGCTTTGTTGGTGTTGCTTTTGTTTCTGGGGCTCTTGTGGATGGATTATTAATGTTTTGAGTCTTGGGTTCTTCCCAATCGTCATCTAATTGTTTTATATTACCCATATGTGGCATTTGTGTTGGATCAAATTCGTTGCTCATTTTAATATCCTTAGAATTAAATACTGTTATTATTATTTATAGCTAGTGAAAACTACGTAGTTAATTCTTACATAAATATATTATATGTAATTAAATTTTATGGTATAGTAAATGTCTGATATAGACTCTCTAATCGACGCGATATATGGTATGACAAATGCGGTTTCAAAAAATACAACCGGTCAAGGCTCTGTATCTTTGAAAGATAATCCCGAAAAAGCTGCTGGGATACTGAGTTCTTCAATGGGTATCGCTACGAAATCACTAATTGAATTTAATAGTGAAACATCATCTGTGACAACAGAGGTTAATAGATTTAGTAGCAATATTAGTAAGATACCATTAATTGGTGTTGCTGTATCAGCACTTGGTGTTGGAACCGCCATGGGAATATTAGCAGGTGCTACTCAAAAGTTATATGATAGTTGGGTCGACTTATATAAAGTAGGTGCAGTTGATGGAATGACTGGGCTAACTGAGTTGGGTAAAATCGCAAGTGATTCATATCAATCACTTGAGGAATTTACAAATTCAGCGCGTGAATCAGCTAAAGTTGTTGCTGAATTGGGTTTGAAAGGTTTTTCAGAATTACAAACAGATGTTCGTCTGGCTGCACGAGAATTTGGTAGTTTTGGTATGCAAATCAGTGAACAGAATGAAGCATTGGGTGAATTTTTGGAAGTACAAAGAACGTTGGGTACCATTGAGAATATAAACAGGGGCCAAGCAATTTCAGATTTTATTAATTTGAGCTCGGCAACTTCGGCTTTGGCACATGCAACTGGTCGGTCACGTGATCAAATTGCGAAACAAACCGCTGAAAATATGAAAAATAACACCTCGTTATATGGCTTTTTAAATACACTACCGAGTGGAATTAAACAATCTGTCACCGCTTCAGCTCAAGGAGCCATGAGTGTGTTTGCATCATTGGGTGAACAGACCGGTGGGGATTTAAATAAAATATTGAGTGGTACCCTGGCAACGGGATCAGCGGGATTGGCTAATGGTATGGCTGAAATACAAGCCTTTATACCGGGTGTTGTGCGAGGTTTTGATGGATTACAAGGAGCGATCCGAAGCGGTGATCTTGAAGCTGCCCAAGAAGGTGCTATTGGTGTTGTTGAAGAAATAAAGAAAATGGGACCAGCGCAAGCGCAACAACTTGCAATGCTTGCAGAGCGCGGAAACCAAGCTGCTCAACAAATTTTAGCAATGTCGCAAAGTGCTGAAACTTTCAATTCTGATCAATTGCGTCGTAGTATACGTGATAAAGAACAGTTTACATCAACAAACCAATTCTTTGGTAACTTTAATCAAAACATGAAAGTGATTACGAGTCAACTAAGGAGAGTGTTTTTTGCTGTTTTAGAACCAATAATGGCATCATTTGGTAGTTCAGATACTGATGCATTTTCTGATTTTACTGATTCAGTACGTATATTTGTTGATGATAACATTATCCCTATGTCAGAACGTCTTGGTGAATGGTTGGCAGATGACGGTATACCAAAAGCTATGGGTAAAATTGCAGATTGGTATGATGGTTTATTTGAAGGGGTGGCTGGAACAGACCCAGGGAAAAAATTTACTAATTGGATAGATGGTATTTTTGCATCAGCTGATGGTAAAGCTGCTACTGGAATTTTGAATGGCCTTGGAAATATGTTTGAAAACATAGGTATTAAGCTTAAAGAAATTTTCTTTGGATCAACAAAGGAAATTGAAGGTGTGATGAAAACATTACCTGGAGTTTTTGGTGATCCTGGAGATTGGGAAGCTATAAAGAAATATGTTAGTGGTTTTATTGAAGGTATAAAAAATACTTTTGCTTCTTTTGGTGAGTTGACAAAAGAAGACGTTGCAAAAAAAATATCCGAAGTGATTAATAGTGTAATTACAGCTTTTGCGGCTTTTCCAGAATTTATTGATAATTTTATTGCTTCTTTTATCGGTAGCAAGTTTTTCTCTGATGAAACTGTTGAAGATGCTGAAAAAAGAATTAAAGATAGAGCAATAGCAAAATTGGAAGCCGAAACAACTGATATTCTTAATAATCCCAAAACCGATCCGAAGAGTAAATATAATCTAGAAATGAAGGAACAGGAAAGAGTTAAAACGGATGTATCAAACAGAGATTCTGGTGGATGGTTTTCCTTACCTACAAAACCAGAAGAACAACGTGGCCCAACGATACAAGATAGTCTTCAAAAAATGATTGCAGCAAGACAAGATGGTGGTTTGGATAGCAATGAATTAAAAGAAATTAAAGCTGCCATCGCAAAGCTTGGCGTTCCTTTAGAAAAAGCAAATGATGCAATGCAATATTTGGCAAGTGTTAAACCTGGTGAGTTGAATGCTGCGACCGCCGCGGTTGAATTAAATGGAAGAATACTTAGAGTTGCTAGAGAATAATGACTAATACTATAAACAATAAATACTATGTAATTAACTTTTAGGTTGAAAATATGAGCTGGAAAAAACATTTGGCTGCCGTACCACAAGGGCAAAAACTCCAAGCTGCAATTGATAGAATGCACGCTAATATGGATAATGAAGCCATTACTGGTACGAGTGGTAAATTTACTTCTTATCTACCAGAAGTTTATTCTGGGCAAGATAACCGTATTGAAAGATACGGTCAATATTTGAACATGGATAAAGATCCAGCCGTCAATGCTGCATTGGATACCATTTCATATTTCTGTACACAAACTGAAGAAGAATCACCTTTGATGTTCAAAATTGATTACTTTGATAATGTCACTGATGCGGAAACAGAAGTGTTACAAGCTTCCCTTAGAAAATGGACATTAATCAATAAATTCAAACAACGACTATTTGGTATTTTCAGAAAAACTATTATGTATGGTGATCAATTCTTTATTCGCGACCCAGAAACATTTGAACTGCATTGGGTCAATCACGAAAATGTTGATAAGATAATTGTAGATGAGGCACAAGGAAAGAAACTTGATCAATTCATAGTTAGGGATTTGGATTTGAATCTGCAGACATTAGTAGCAACTCAGCCTAGAAAAGGACGTGGTTCACAAGGACCAACAGGGTGGGCTGGAACGCCTAAGGCCGCTGGACCAGTCACTGTTCCATCATCAGCAGGTGGTTATGGTACAAGGTTTGATACTGGTCAAGGTGAATATATTGATGCAAATCATGTTGTTCAATTCTCTCTTTCAGATGGACAAGACGCAAATTGGCCGTTTGGTTCTTCAATTTTGGAATCAGTTTTCAAACCATACAAGCAGAAAGAATTAATTGAAGATGCGGTTATCATTTATCGAGTTCAAAGAGCACCTGAACGTAGAGTATTTTATATTGATACTGGTAATGCACCCCCACATAAGGCTATGGAGTTCGTTAATCGAATTTCAAATGAAATACACCAACGACGTATACCAACACAGACTGGTGGTGGATCAACAATTATGGATGCAGCATACAACCCATTGTGTTTAGCGTTAGACACAACTATACCGCTATTAGATGGTAGAACACTTAAATTGGAAGAATTGATTACTGAATATAACCAAGGTAAAGAAAATTGGACTTATAGTTGTGACCCTATAACAGGTAAGATTGTTCCTGGTAATATTACATGGGCAGGTATCACACGCAAAAACACACAAGTGATTAAATTAAACCTGGATGATGGAACTTCAATTACATTAACACCAGACCACAAAGTACCGGTTTTAGGTAAAGGATTCGTCGAAGCACAACACCTGACTAAAAATGATTCATTGATTAGTTATGAAACACGAGAAAAAAGCCTAGTTTCTTCGGATAATGATAGAACATACACTCAAATTTACGATCATGAACAAAATGAATGGGTTTATGTTCATCGGTTAGTTAATAAATTCTTTAGAGATATTAACAAACATCAAGAATTTACATATCTACCAGAAAATATTAATTCTCATAAAAGTGTTGTTCACCATAAAGATTTCAATCGATATAATAATGATCCTAGGAATCTACAATTAATGAATCACTTAGACCATATTAGATACCATCAGGATACTAATTTTTGGCAGCATATTTCAGAGAAAGAAGCTGAACGAATTAAATTAAAAATAAGTAAGACCTTAAAAAATCGGTGGGAAAATATTACCGATGATGAAAAAAGAATTTCTTTAAAAAATATAAGAAAAGCGCAGCAACAAGCAGTTTGGTTAAGAAATAATGACAATGATCATGCAACAAAATATGCTGTTAATTTTGGAAAAGCAAGACGTGAAAAAATTAAAAACGATCCTGATTTCAAAAAACGAATTACTTCACATTTAACAAATTGGCAAGAAAATATGCCTAATCAACGAAAGAATTACACTCAAAAGATGTTACAATTAGTAATTGATGTTGTTAGAGAAAATGATTCAAACCGTGTTAATACAGCTAAAATATTAAATGAAAATGGTGATATACTTAACGAAATTAAATTAGTAAATCCAGTAGATCCTAAAAAGAATAATAAAATTGGTTATACAACATTCACTCCTGAAAATCTCGACGGTATTATTTCTAATTTCGGATACAAAGGATGGAAAGACTTTAAATCTAAAATTAATGTTTATAATCATAGAATTACCTCAATTGAATGGTTAGATGAAAAACAAGATACTGGCACAATAACAATAGATGGTAAAGAAAAATGGCATAATTATCATACCTTCCCAGTAAATAATAGCATTTTTGTTAAAAATTCAATGATTGACGATTATTTCTTTCCACAAACTGCAGAAGGTCGAGGATCAAAGGTTGAAACTCTTCCGGGTGGAGATAGTTTAGGTGAGATTGATGATTTGAAATATTTCAATAATAGAATGCTCGATGGTTTGCGCGTTCCCCGTTCATATATTTCAACAGGACCAGATGAAAACCAAGGTGGGTTAAGTGACGGTAAGCTCGGAATGGCTTATATGCAAGACTTTAGTTTTGGCAAGTATTGTGGTAGAATTCAAGATCAGCTAAATCCAACATTTGACCGTGAATTCAAATTATTTCTAAAGGACCGCGGTATTCAAGTTGATTCAGGTATGTTCCAAATTGAACTTCATACGCCGCAGAATTTCTCAAAGTATCGCCAAATTGAGGCTGATTCAGCACAAATTTCAGTATTCCAACCACTAGCTGATGTTCCTTACTTGTCTAAGCGATTCCTAATGAAACGATTCCTAAATCTTTCAGATGAAGAAATTCTTGAAAATGAGGAATTGTGGAGAGAGGAAAATGAAGAATCTGCAAATGATGCAATGGGTATAAATACTGGTGGTGGAGGCGGAGGTGCCGCTGGCGTTTCAGGCCTGAGTGCTGTTGGTATTCGTCCAGATGAAGGTGGTGAAGATATTGATACCGGAGAAGAATTGGAAGGCACGGAATCGCCAATCTCTGGTGGTGAAGCTGGTGAAGTCGAAACAGGTGAAGAAGCCCCTGAAGTGGAGTTATAAAATGAAATTAACGGAAGCATTAAAAATTATTTTAGAGTTTGAACAGGAAAATGCTAATTTTGGGTTTTATGATCCATCTGAAGACAAAATTGCACAACGTAACCTTGACGATACACGCAAAACCAAGTTAACCCTAAAGCACTTAAATCGTTTGAAGAAAATCCGAGCGACTAAAAAATTGGCTCATGTGCAGAAGACAGGGCTTCTGCAATTAATGTATGGTTCAGCCGGTGGTGAAGAAGAGGGTGGTGCGTCCCCGTTCTAAAATCTTAATTTGAATAATAATCTATCATCTTCATTTTGGAAATAAAATATTGGATATATATTAATATATACTTTATTAAACGAATCAACAAACATTATATCAGCATGAAACCCGAAAGAAGCGTTTATTTTATCTTCTTCTAAGTAATTAATATATTCTTTTAATCCAACCCTGATGATAAAATCACTAATGCGTTTAGCGTGTACATTATGGTATAGATTATTATCCCCCAATTCATACATATAATATGTAGAAAATTCTAAAATAGTGTGCCCAATACAAGAAAGCTTATACGGGTCAAGTATAAAGTCATCAAGTTTCAGCATATATCTGTGAGTCTTTAATGATCTTTTATGCGTTTCTGTTAAATAACCTCTTAATTGGTTAACGTTTACTTGATTTTTTATATCACCTTCATAAGAATAGAAAGTAAAATTATACTTAACGTCGTCGACGCGATTTTCGTACGGCTGTATCGCGGTTGGCTCCATAAAATTCAGGATCTTTTCGAGCCACCCATTTAATAAATTTTTTAATTTCATCGTGATCATTGATCCGATCCCATGTATAATACCAGTTTGCAAGTTCTTTCTCCGTAAACACTGAATGAATTTTTTGGTGACATACGCGATGTATCGTTTCAGTACCAGTCCCTTTTTTAGCTTTGGGAATCATGTGATGGTTATCAATACTTTTTCCTTGTATTAATTCTCTACCACACATTGGACAATTATTCATTATGCATTAACCTAAACATTATTGCTTCTTCATTATCTTCAAATTCAACTATTACATCATACGATGGTAAATCATAAAAGACCTTTCCGGTTTCGAAATTGTCATCTACATATTTTCGAAGAGTGAGTAATTGATAATTTACTTGTTTCGGTGGGGTAAAACGTCGTTCAATTTGAATTTTATATCCCATCAGATATTCCAGTTCATCTTAAACAAGACCGCATCTTCTATATTTTCAAATACAATGTTAAAACCTATAACATTTTGCGGACCATCTTGATCATCGTATGTCTCAAATAATGGTTTGATTATACCAAAAATATCATTTTTATCGAAAACATCTTCGATCATTTGATGCACAAGAGTGAATCCCAAACTATATTGACTACATGGGTATTCGATAAAATAATCAATCATCATATATCAATCTAATTAGGGTTATGTCTTCTTGGGAGCCACATATCACTTCGTAATAAAATGGTCTTGATTCGGCTTCTGCTATAAACGATTCATTGAGAAAATTTACAGGTAGGACATTTCCGCCAATGTTATTTTCCTTTAGAATATTTTTCATTCTCATATAATGTTGATATCTACCTTTGAACATAAATGAAAACATCATACCCACGTCATTTTAGTTAACAATAAATCTTCTTGATTTTTAAAAATAATTGCGAAACAATTGACTGAATTTGAGTAAACGTCCTCAGCCCTCACGAAATTGGTACTCCAAGAAATCCTTTGCTCGTTAATCCATTGTGTGAATGGTTTATGTCTCCAGCTAAGAGAACAATTATCTTCATGAATTTCTTTAACAACAAACGTTCCATCAAGGTTTGAGACTTGGCTACTTATATGTTTCAATTCCTGAGGCTTGATAGCACACATTAACCACACAAAGGGTTTTCTAGAATATATGGGATGTTCAGAATCGTATCTCCATATATTACAATGTGGGAAATTTTCCAGTTCAAGAATTTTCCATTGTCGATCGGAGAGCTCGAGATTCATACCCCGAGCCCTCTCTATTGCAGATAAATCCGAAGTACGATATTCCTCATACTTCTCGGGTGATACCTTGCCAATCATCTCCCATTTCCTCAATTTGCCTAAATAACCCCTTGCTAATCGACCCCTTAACTGTGACATCAAAACCAAGAGCAGCAACCCCTCGGACGAAGAAGTCGACACAAATATCAGTAGCAACGCCACCAACTTCGATTTCATTAACACCAGCAGCGAGCATTTCAGAGAAGAATTGATCTCTTGTCTTCATTGTACCGTATCCTTCGATTCTGAGATTATCCTCTTCGAAGGTGTCGAACGCATTCTTGTAAATGGTATATACCGGAATGTCTGAATTGATCACTAATTGATTAACCGCCAGACGTGAGCCAACGGTGTTTTTTACACAGTGGCTTGGGAACGGTGTGCCATCTGGCATAGTTTCAACAAAGTCTGCTTCATGCCAATCCTTAGTGAATACAACTGCTTCAATCTCATCGGGATTCAGGTCAATTAAATACTGGGTCATCGGAATAATTAATTCCTTTGAACCGGGGATTGGTAATTTCGAACCCACCAAATCCAGGAAGTCTACCTGAAAATCTACAATACCTACTAACTTCTTTGCCATCTTACAATCTCCTTATAGACGGTTTTTCAATGTGACCAAATGATCCAATTTTGATCCGCTTCATGCGTGACCGAATTACATTATTTTATAATCTTAAAAACTTCAAGCAAATCGAACGGATCAATGTTTCTTTCGTTTGCAACAACAATAACCTTCTTAGCTTTATTAAGCCAGGTATTATGTGCATCTGATGGTGTCTCCCAAGAACCATAAAACCAACTACATCCTTCAGCGTGATTATGATGGCATAGTGTTTCATGTAATTCCTCAGCGAGTCTACGATCATTGCTAAGTGCCATAAATCTTTGACGTTGTTTTTCACGTTTTTCTAATTCTTCGCGGAGATCTACAATCTCTCCTTCAATGCATTCTTCGATTGTCTCAAAACTTTGCGTAACCATTATCCTCTCCCACAATTGTTATAATATCTCGAATCTTCTGTTGTAGAACTGTGATCTGTTGATCTCTCGATCTAATTTCTCTTTCATGATCTAAACGTGATACTGGCTCCAATTCTCTAATTCTAACAAACATTGGATTATTATAATCCTTTGCTTCTTTATCAGCCTTGGTTCTGGCAGATTTTTCATTCTTGGCATCAACGATAATATCAACACTTTGATGGGGACCAACCTCATATATTGCCTCAAACTGTTTCATCTACCAATTACCTTCATAATGCCTTAATTTTTCTTCATCAGTAAAACCATCTCTTTGATCCACTCAATGCGTGACCCGATCTCTTACATGCAATCCAAAGCATATTCTTCTAACTCTTCAATATCTTGTCCCTTTGCCCATTTACAAAAAGCATGAAATTCATATTGTTTATAAAGTTTCGCAGCCTTGAATAACCCAAAGACTCGTTTCAATTGTAATTCCCTTTCAGGTAATGATAATTCTTTGCTCATTATCTTTACCACCTTAATCCAGCAGCACGTTCAGCAGATTCCAATTGTTCGGCGTCAGTAAACCCACCACCATCTCTTTGGGCGGCTTCTCGTGTCCAAGACGATTCACTTGCTTCTTTCCGGTTCAATAGTTCTTTCATCCGATACATTTTCGTTGACAATTCCAGGACAAGAGAAATAAGTTCATCTTTTGATAACTTCTTTAATTCCTCTAACGTTTTCATTTTATTTTACCTCACTATTATTATAACAATATTTTGTAAATTGTCAACATTTAATCACCGAAACCGCCATGGTAATAACTTTGTTTATCGTCTTGGACAAATGAATTTCCTAGTCGTTCGGCATATTCAGTATATATTTCTTCATCTGACCTTGCTGATAACCTTAGAATAGTCTTTGATTGCATCTCGATAATTGCAATCAATTCATCAACAGATTTTTCTTTCAATTCTTCTTTTTTCATATCTCTACCTCTTTAACCCAATTGTTGGCATCTTGCACACATTCATCGTATGGAGTTGGTATATAACGGCTATTCTTTGAAGTCCACACTTGTCTACGCTTAGAACATACTGAACATTCTTGTCCGGTTAGGATACCGTATCCATGAAATAGTTTCTTATCCACCCAATGACAATATCCGAGGTTATGGAGTTTCTTTCTAAAATATAGTCTTAATCTCGTTAACAAAGTTTTAATCCTTTGCCCAAAAACTCTTTGGCTCATTAATACGGAATTCTTCTGGAAAATTATACTCTACAATTTTCCAATTAACCCGGGGAACCCATTCCTTCCAATCATCGGAGCGAAGTTCCAGAAAAGTTCGAAGATCAGTCGCTGCCGGAACTGGATTAGCGTTACGGTCCAAAACATGTAGGACTCGAGTAATTACATCGTCATTTACATAATCCTGTCGGTTTTTCATACCAAACTGGTCATCGCATTTTTCTTCTGGCATAAAACGGCCTTCATACCAACGACCGTCGGCCCGGGATCCGGTAAAATAATCAGTTGGCTCGGGTAAACCAATCTTGGTTATCTTCTCCAAAATATAATCAACCCACTGGTTGGTTCCCTCAACAGTTCCAAGATCGTTTAGCTGAACGATTTTCAATCGATCACCGTACACATTTTGGACCATCTTCTTTCGTTCTTCGAACGTGTATGGATCCCACTTTTCACGGCTTTTCTGAGACGAGCCAATGCACAGGATTGCGGTCTCATGATCCCGAATCATTTTATTGATGATCCGGCAATGCCCTTCATGTAGAGGTTGAATTCTCATTACCGCAAGTGCAATTCTTGTTACCATAATTTTATTCCTTCATCCGTCCGAAATAACCCAACCGCGCTGGATAGCCAGTTCAGCTAAATCGCTATGATTGAAAGCCAGGTTCATTTCGTCAATTTCGTCGATTGGAAATCCCCGAACTTCTGCTAAATCGTCCCCGGCCACCGCATTTACAGCTTCAATATGGGTGAGGTAAGCAATGTAGCAGGTATTAACAACATGGCCACGCGGATCAGTTTTTGGATCCGAATGGACGTGATAAAGTTCAAGATCACCAATATGATAGTCGACGCCTGTCTCTTCTTTGAGTTCACGAACAGCACACTCTTCAGTAGTTTCGGTACCAATGTTTAGGAACCCACCAGGCATACACCACTGGCCAGGAAAAGTATCAACATCATCCCGGCGCCGACCAAGCAACATATACATTTGCCCGTTGATGAAATAAATCGGTGCAACTGTTGATGTGTTATCACCCTTCGGATACTTATATTCAAACATTTTCTATTCTCCTTTTTGTGCAAACTAATTATAACACATCATTGGTGGATGTAAACCTTTACACCGTCACTTCCTGTTCACCGATACCAGCAACATCGAAAATTTTCTTATACATCTCAATTGCTTCGGGTGTTCCAGTTGCCTTGTTGATGTTGTTGCTGAGTTTTACAGCGGGATTACCGTCTGCTTCAACTACTTTAATAACAACACTGAATGGGCGGAATGCTTCTTCGAGTGTTAAATTGGTTCCGGGAACACAAAGTTCTGGATCAGGTACACAACCAATAAAATCATTCGTTAGGTTTGTTCCCCAACCATATGGTGTGGTGATTTGTTTCCGGAAATATCCCTGCAATTCAACAATGTCGGGATCATTTAGGCCATCTGAGAAAATATTCGTTTTCTTCAGAATTTCTTCATTGTTCAAACCATTGTCACGCAACCACTCGATGAACTTTGTGGCTTCCGTGCGGGGATCGCCCGAGTCCTGACGCTGTCCTCTCCATGAGGTAACAACTTCCTGTCGAAGATCATCTGGCATACCAGCGTAAAACTGCTCGGATCCGAATGTATCAGGAAGCATGATTCGAAGACCCTTGTTAAACAGTGGGCCCCATTTCCGCAGGACATCATATTGTGCCATACGCTTCTTTTCGTAAGGGGCAATTGCCGTCATAATCATTGGAAGTTCATGGGCATTTGTACCAATTGGAACCAGGTCACCATTAAAAGCCATCCATGTATTGGAAGTGCCAACGAAACTAGCCTTCAAAACTTCCTGGCACATTTCGATAGCTTTCTTCTGCCAAAGGAAACTATGCCTGCGCCTCTGTCCAAAATCTGAAACCAATGCATCAGGAGCATTATCCCGAATATTACATAGCTTCTTGTATAGCTTATCAGTTGCGCGACCGTACATGATGTCAATGTCTGTTGGTGACATAAGTTTCATTAGATTCCGGTAATAAAGTTCAGAAATAATGGCAAGAGCAATCGTTTCCCAATCCTTAGTCATCTGCCATGGACCGTAAAATTCAAGATTGAATTGATCACCTTCAACTGAAAGTGTGTATCCGGAAAGCTGTCTATTTTTCAAACTATCAATATAGCTTTCGGAGAACATATTCTTACCGTAAACATCCATACCACGAAGATAATAAATATCAGTCAAACGGTATTTTAGTGTTTGGACGTGGTCGAGTTGCTCACGTAATTGCTGTTCTGGGATAATTTTTGCCAACGGAATCGCCTTATTGCGATTGATTAGCTTAAACCGAACCATAACATTGTCCAGTTCATTTGCGTGGATATACTGTCCCATCGTCAGTTTGTAAAAATCAATGTCCATAAGACTACGGACAATGTAATCCGACTGTTGATGGCGTACCTGTTGTGCGAAATCAGTCATTTTCTTTCTCCTTAACGAGCGTCATCATAAGCATTGGCATACCATATTTTGTAGAACTACCGCCTCTATAACACCTGGAATAAACTACGTCGTAGCCATATTTTTTAGCTAGGTTGTTTACAGCGAAACGCTGTATATCAGCTGCTGGTACACTATGCTTAGAATTGCGTTTATCCCATTGTTTTTGTTTATTGTTATATTGTTCCCACCAATATTGCAAATAATCATTGTTCTCGATATTAAGTCTAGCAGCAACTACGATATTGATAATGTCAACACCGTTTTCACTGCAAATTTTGATAGTACGTTCTTGATCCTCGTCGAAATTCTTGATACCATCATAATCAGCAACTCGCACCCTGACTTTTTTAGCAAACAAGTCTTCTAAAACGTCATTAAACATTGCACGTTTAATATGCGGCCTAGCTGCTTGATTGGATACTTTACCACAAAGTCTAGTAGCAGCATTCATCAAACTTTTATATGCCTTAAAGTTCCAGTCGACGAAATGAAGCTGATCTAGGCTTCTAAAACCCAAACCATTGATAAATTCGTTGATATGGTTTTTGAAATTTGAGGGAGTACCCCCAGGAAGTGTTACGCACACACCTGAATCGAAACCTGCGGGATAAAGCTTATTGATTATTTCTGAATATTCAGAAATCACTTCATGCTTTTTCGGACTTCCGGTTTTAGCTTTACCATTCTTATAATTCTTCGAATGTGTTATTCTTTTTTCATCTTTTCAATTTTAGAAATCATTTCTGTATCTCCTTTTAAGAATAATGAGAAGGAAAATCGCTCTCTATCACTCTTCTTACTGTAGTATAGCAGGCTTATACTGATTGTCAAGGCTTGCCAATTTGGCAAATCTGGACTTATCAAGCGGGTTGTCCAAATAAGCTGGATTGTAACGCTTGAACGCACTTGCTTTCATACGTTCCGTTACTATCTCTAGAACCTGTTTGGATCGTTCGTCGTTAACTTCAACATCATCTGCGAGAATTGACATGGTCATAATGTCCCATTCAAGGTAAGAGCAACCAAACTGAGCTTCATCACCATCGTCAATACCTAAACCATCAGTAGGTTTAGCTGTATAGATGTTTTCAGGAACGCCAGCAAGTCGAGCCATCACAGGAACTTCCCATGACTTCCAAAGAGATTGAATTGGGCTAAGGTCGCCGACATCGCCATGTAGTGTCCAAAAACCAGCTGTTAATTCTGAAAAATTGTCAGTTGATGCAACGAGGCCACCGCGACCATTCGCATAGTTATAAAGGGTGATCATCCGTAGTTTCGCACGAATATTACCGTTCATAATGTCTTTGCGCCGGGCCTGACCAGTAAAGTTACCGTTGAGTTTTTCACTCATAACATCGTATTCATTGCTTAGATCGACGATGTGGCTTTCAATTCCGAGAGAATTGCAGGCTTCAATACCACGTTCAGTCTCTTCTGGATTCTGATGAATCGGCATTACAACACCAATAACCGTCCATCGTGCTTCTTTGAACAATGCGGCTGTAAGTGCGGAATCAACTCCGCCGCTCATACCAACAACCACAGTTGCAATAGATGCTTGATGACGATACGCAATCAGTGCATCAACAATACCTTCACGCATTTCTGCAATCTGTGCTTCGGTTTTAAAGGAATTATTTTGGATTAGCTTGTTAAGCTGCTGGTCCAACCAACCTGTTAGTGGACCTTGAGTATCCTGACGGGATACTGATAGGAGTGTATTCTTCATTTTCTTTTACCTCACCTTCATGGGCAAATAGCCTTTAGTTGTGTCCTTGCGAACCAACAAGCGAGAATTGGATAATCCTAACTCTCTATAATATTATTTATACACTGATTAATTTAATCTGTCAATACTTTTTTCATATTTCTTTAAAATTGTATCCCATCGTCGAATGGATTATCGATTTCTTCATCTAATTTATCATCTTCTAATTTATGTAGAATAGCAATTTCCTGAAGATCTAAATCACCGATTGCGTTTTTTGGTATAATGTTAGTTAATAATTCTTTTTGCCGGATATGCCGTAAATCGACTACCATTTCGTCTGCTTCGATGTTTTCGAACATAGTTAACGTTTTTATAAGCTTAATCGTTTTGAAATCAACATATATTGCTCCGGGCAGCTTTGTCTTTTTTCCAGATAGAAAATAATCACTACGCACCAGAGTCTTCCTGTACTTATTAATGGCTTCTTCGGTTGTGTCAAATTTTGTAGAATTAAACCAATCGCTTTGCCATCCCTCGTTCGAGTTCCAGAAGAATATTTCACCGGCATTTTGTTGAATGCCTGAAGCTACCCAACAAAACCCATATTCGATAATATTTTCTTTCGAAATTTCCATATTTTAAGATACCAAGAATTAATTTCGTACATTTATATTATTATGATAACAATATTTTTGTTAAAAATCAATACAAATTTATGTCATTGAAATACTGTTAAAAAACCGAACAGAGTTCATATAGTTACTGCAAAATTGAGAAAACTACGTAGATTTTAAAAAAACGTTAAAAAAACGAGCATAAAACCGCAATATTTCAATAATTATGTAAATAGATATATGTAGTTATGCCACTAAAGGTATGATTACGTGTTCTGTTTTAGAAACTTATAACGTAAGGAGAGTTTAACATGAGTTTACAAAAGAAGCTAGAAAAACTTCATGCTCTCATCATCAACGAAGAACATGAAAAGGCCGAGGCACTATTTCATGAGGCTTTCGTTGAAGCTGCCCGTTCAGTACACAAGAATTTCATGGAAGAAGAAGATTTGATGTCAGAAGACGTCTTCGATGAAAATGATGTGGACGCCGCAACAGATGAGATTGAAGATGAAGAAATGTTCGCAGAAGACGAATTCGAAGATGATGATTTTGAAAGCGACGAAGACGACGCCGAAGATGATCTAGAAACCGAAATGTCAGATGACGACATGGATATGGACATGGACGACGAAGCTGAAGAAGGCGAAGAAGGCGATGTTGAAGAGCGCCTTGAAGACCTTGAATCAGAAATCGAGCGTCTACAGGCTGAATTCGAAGAATTGATGGGTGTTGAAGAAAAAGAACACGATGAAGATTTCGATGATGACGGTGTAATTGGTGACGAAGAAGTTTCGGATGAAGAAGTTGAAGACGACGAATTTGAAGACGACGAGGAAGTTGAAGAAGGTGTTTTTGAATCCGATGATGACGATGAAGACGATGACGATTCACTAGAAGAAGCATTCGACGAACTAGACGAAAGTTTTGAACTAGAAGATGTTAAGAATGAAAATTCTGAAGATGCAATTGGTACCGGTGGAAAAGAGAGTTTCTCTCCAAACGCACCAGACAACACAGTTCTTCCAAAGAAGTCAGCTAACACAATGGATGCAAAGCCTCAGAAGATTGGTCAAGGCCCAACTCATAAGGGTTATGACCGTGAAGATGCACCTTCTACATCAAAGATGAAAGCTCGTAAGAACGTTCGTAGTAAGTCTACTGACGATACAAAGAGTGTATCTAAAGAAGGTGATGCGGGCGCAGCTCTAAACAAGGATTATGCAGGTAATAAGGGTAACCAAAAGAGCCCATATGTATCCGCTAAGAATGTTACAGAGAGCAAGAAGACACCAACACGTCGACGTGCTACAAAGAAATAATTGAGGTATAAACATGTATAGACGCGGTTTAACAGAGGTATTGAATTTCAAGCAGTCACATGCAGAAATCCTCACAGAGGATAGAGCAGATGGCGGTAAGAACCTTTATATGAAGGGGATTTTCTTGGAAGGAGATGTGCGTAATCATAACCAAAGAGTTTATCCAACTAACGAGATTAAGACGGCAGTGGAGACACTAAACGAGACAATCCGTGATGGAGAAAGCATCCTTGGTGAAGCGGATCACCCAGAAGAATTAAATATCAACCTTGACCGTGTTTCCCATGAAATTACTGAAATGTGGATGGATGGTTCCCGTGGTTGTGGTAAGCTAAAAGTGCTACCAACACCCATGGGGAACATCGTTCGAACATTATTAGAAAGCGGCGTGAAACTAGGTGTTTCAAGTCGTGGTTCAGGTAATGTAGACAACAACGGTATGGTTTCCGAATTTGAAATTGTTACTGTCGATGTTGTGGCTAAACCAAGTGCTCCAAGTGCCTATCCTAAGGCAATTTATGAAGCATTTAATATGCCACGTCACGGTGCAATTGTTGAAGACTTAGCCGTTGCTATGCAACACGATCCAAGAGCTCAAGCGTTTCTCGCAGAGAAACTACTAAAGTTCATGGAAAGTTTAAAAAGTTAAAGGAGATGGTCCATGGATATCATTAAAAGTCTCCTTGAAAGCGAAGGCCTAGACGATAAGTTGAAAGCCAAGCTTGAAGAGGAATGGAACGCCAAACTTGAAGAAGCCCGTGTTTCTGTTCGTGAAGAAGTTGAAGTAGACATTCGCGAAGAGTTCGCACGTCGTTTTGAGACAGACCGTGCTAAGATGGTCGAAGCAATGGATAAGTTCATGACCGATTCTATTACTAAGGAACTGGAAGAATTTCACGAGGATCGCCGTCAGGTGTTCGAAGCTCGTGCAAAGCTTGCTAAACAGATCCGAGAAAATAAGGAATCAGTTGCGAAGACATTATCTGGTGCATCCGCCGTTCTAGAACAGTTTGTTTTGGGCAAGGTTAAAGAAGAACTAGGTGAGTTCATGCAGGACAAGAAGGCACTAGCCGAACAGCGTAAAGCAATGAAGGTTAAATTGGAAGAGCAGCAGACGCAGCTTAACCAGATTACCGCAGAGCGTATCGGTAAGCTAGAGAAGTTTATTACTCGTAAGTTGTCTGAAGAAATTCAGGAATTTGAGACTGATAAGCACGAACTAGTAGAGCAGAAAGTCCGCATGGCACGTGAAGCAAAGGCAAAACTTGATGAAACACGCAAGAACTTTGTACAGCGTTCAGCTCGTCTAGTAGAACAGACTCTAAATGAGTCACTACAAAAAGAATTTACTCGTTTCCGCGAAGATATTAAGGCAGCACGACAGAATCACTTCGGTCGTAAAATCTTTGAATCCTTTGCAGCAGAGTATATGACATCTTATCTTTCCGAAGGTTCCGAAGTCAAGAAGTTGTCCAATATGTTGGAAGAGAGCAAGTCACAAACGGCTAAAGCTCTTAACACACTTAAAGAACAGCAGAATGTCATCGGTGGCCTAAACCGTAAGGTTCAGGTTACAGAAGGAAATGCTAAGAGAACAAAACTCATGACAGAACTATTGTCTCCATTGTCTCGCGACAATAGAAGCATTATGGAAGAAGTGTTAAGCAACGTGAAGACTGAGCGTCTACGTGAAGCTTTCAAAAAGCACCTACCATCAGTTCTAAATGAGAATCGCGGTGCAGCGCGTCGTAAGGAAAATCTTTCCGAAGACCGTGCGGTACCATCCAGGAGAGTTGTTGAAAAGACCGGTAACAAAAAGACTCGAGTAGTAACCGAGAATAGACAGCTAGAACAAAGTGCAGGTGATGATAATGTCGTAAGACTTCAAAAGCTTGCCGGCATTAAATAAACTTATTATTAAAGGGAGAGTTTACAATGACTAAACTTTTTGAATCACAGTGGAAGAAGACAAAGTCCGCTCTTTGCGAAGGCAGAGATTTAGAATTTAACCAGGATGGTTCCCGTAACGAAACTAAGAAAGCAGTTATGGAAACAATTTTGGAAAACACACACAGAGAAATGACCCGTCTGGGTCAGATGCCTTTGATGGAAACAGCAACAGCGGGATCATCTTCTGCTGGTAATATTGCTACTCTAAACAAGGTTATTCTACCAGTTATCCGTCGTGTTATGCCAACCGTTATTGCTAACGAAATTATTGGTGTTCAACCAATGACAGGACCAGTAGCTCAGATTCATACACTTCGCGTTCGCTACGGCGACACTGTTCCATCACTAGGTGGCGGTGTAACAGCAGGTAACGAAGCACTATCACCATTTGATATCGCTCGTTATTACTCAGGTAATGAAGATGTAACAACTCCACTAGCTGCTCCTACAGCACGTCTAGAAGGTGTTCCAGGCAACCGCTTGAACATTGAAATCCTAAAGGAAGTTGTTGAAGCTAAGACACGTCGTCTATCCGCACGTTGGACCTTTGAGGCTCAGCAGGATGCACAGGCACAGCAGGGCATCGACATTGAAGCAGAAATTCTTGCAGCATTAGCTCAGGAAATTACCGCTGAAATTGACCAGGAAATTCTTGGTTCCCTACGTCGTCTACCAGGCGCACCAACAATTACCTTTACACAGGGTACAGTTACAGGTACTCCAACATTCGTTGGTGACACCCACGCTGCCCTAGCAGTTCTAATCAACCAGCAGGCCAACCTAATCGCTGCACGTACACGTCGTGGCGCAGGTAACTGGGTTGTTGTTTCTCCAACTGCTCTAACCGTTCTACAGTCTGCTACAACATCAGCATTCGCACGTACAACTGAAGGTGTTTTCGAAGCACCAACAAACACAAAGTTCGTTGGTACTCTTAACTCTTCAATGCGCGTTTATGTTGATCAGTATGCAGATGATGCAACCCCAGTCCTAGTTGGATATAAGGGTGATGGTGAAATTGATGCCGCAGCTTATTACTGCCCATATGTTCCACTAACATCTTCTGGTGTTGTTATTGATCCACAGACATTCGAGCCAGTCGTATCCTTCATGACACGTTATGGCTACCTAGAGCTAACCAACTCCGCTACCTCTCTTGGTAACGCTGCTGATTACCTAGGCCTAATCGGAATCGACACTGCAACTCTAAAGTTCCAGTAAGATATACCGACGAAAGTCAAAAGAACGAACCCGGGGCTTTATGCCTCGGGTTTTTCTTTATTCCATACCCAAACATTATTGCCACAATCCCATATTCTATCATACCCAATTGTTTGCATATATTTCCATTCAGATAAGTCTGTTTTTGGTAATTTTTTCTTTTGATATTTATAACGTGATTCCCTGATTTCATAATTTCGTGTATATGAATATCCTGGAGATGTCATTTTTTTGAATTTGAATTTATTATGTTTGTACACATTACCATTACCGTATCTTAAATCAGCATATGATAATATAGTATCCGGATCATTATTCTTTATAAAATAATTTAATAACCTTGAAAATCCACCAGTAACAGTTGTTCCTTGCAAGGAAGTAAATCTAGTCAATTCCCATTCATATGATCTATCAAATCTGGATTTTGAAAATGATGCAACTGATACCAGTGAATCGTCATATACTAAACCAATGTTTATAAGCGAATTTATATGGCCCTGTATATGATTTTTATTATGAAATTTTTGAACATCAGAATTGGATAACTCATTTATGGAACATTTTCTTGCCATCAATTTGTTGTTAAAAATTCCCAATTTAGCCGATATAACCGATTTAACAATATCTTGTTTTTGTTTCCATTCATCACTAAAAATTGTTATAAGTCTGATTCCTTTATCATTACATTTTACAAATTTATCTTGATGGTATTTTGGATGTTTCGATGAACTTAATTCAGAATGCCAATACAAACCACAATATTCAATTGCAATATTATTATCTGGAATTAATATATCCAATTCATATGGATTAATTAATGATCTATCTCCTGACAATGCATTTACACCTAATGATTTTACAAAATCAAATACTTCTAGTTCTTCTCTAGATTTATAAATTACAGGCGTAGGGTTGCATATTTTGCACTCGGGACGTCGACCATTATCAATATACGTGGAGAACGTATGATCACAACTTATACATTCAAAATCATAATATTTTTGATTTGAAACACCTTCATATAAATCAATTGGTGTTATAAACTTTATATTACAATTTTCTTTATAATATTCATTTAATTTTAGATATGAAATTCTTTTGAAATGCTCATTCGTATACAATTTTCTTCTAGTTGCTGCTGATTTCCTAGCTACAACTGGATCCACCATTGGGTTTTTTTCAGTCAACCGTTTCATAACGTGGGGGAGATGGGCAGCATTTTCAACACCATATCTATCCATCATTGTTTGTTTATGTGTAGCTAGTTGTTTTTTTATATTATTCTGACTTGCGTAGAAAATCTGGTGTTGTTTTCGAGCATGTTCTGATTGCCCAGCGTTTTCTACACCATATTTTTCTAAATTTGTTTGATACCTTTTTTCATTAATTTGGTCCTTTTCTTCTTTGTTATATGATTGTTTGGACTGACTTACCTTTTCGGAGACCGTTTTTCTTGCGCACTCGCATACACCAGTCCTACCGCAGAACTTATATCCTCTAACAATTGAATCGAATTTTTTCGTATTACCATTAACGCAAATGTTTAATCCTGGATAGATTTTATTATACACAAATTCTGCAAAAGGAGACGAGTTATCAAACGCAAGCCAATCCATTATTTCAGGATCTTTTTTCAAAAACCTTGAATAATGTTTTGGATAATCGTCAATTGTCTTTAGTATTTTATCCCGCATCGATGTGTCATCCTTTGAACCAGTTATATATTAAATATAGTGTATTTATATTAATAAATCAATAAATAATATTGACTATTACTTGATCATTACTATAGAATATAATATGGATAATAAAAACGATAAAGAAATTAAAGTTACAATGTCAAAAACCCAAGTCTTGGCGAAGAATAGAGCATTAAGTGCTGACTGGACATTTGAAATTCTTCAAGATCTTCAAACCAATCAGGCCAATCCAAAGGAATGTTATGAGTAATAAACCAGCACAACCGCAAAATTGGATTTCGAATGATATTAATGTAGGACTCCATTTTCCAAGCAAGGGGATAGGAAAATTATCATTCAGGAACTCAAAAGAAATTTTATTAAATATGACTAATAGAGCGGAACCAAAGGAATGTTATGAGTGACATAAAAAATAAAGAATATAACAAATTGATCTTTTCAGATATTATTAATGGTCAAATTATGCATGAAACAAAGTTCATCAATATTAATAATTGGCAACTTCATAAATATCGAATTAATGAATGTAATCCAAAGGAATGCTATGAATAAAATAAAACCATCAATCTTTAACGTTGAGGAAGAACTACGTGAAATATTAGCTGCTGAAATATCGCAGGAAATAGATCGGGAAATTATGGAAAAAATTTATAAAGAAATGGAAAAAGCTAATCCAAAGGAGTGTTATGAGTGATATATATAACGAAATAGAAAATATAGTTCACGGTTTGGTGGGATATAAAGGAAAAATGAAATATGAATCCGCCACTTTTTATTGCCCATATGTTCCATTAACATCATTTGGGGTTATAGATCAAACCGATAATTATGCTAATCCAAAGAATTGCTATGAATAATTCAAATAATTCAAATAATCCTAATCAGGTATTGTTACCAATAATTCGAAGAATTATGCCTAATCTAATTGCTAATGAAATTATCGGAGTTCAACCAATGACAGGGGAAACGGGGGCGATTTTCACAGGTAATAGAGCAAATCCAAAGCATTGTTATGAATAAATTTAAAAAACAGGTTGAAATTTTAGAAGAAGCACAACACGTTTTTCTTAAATTATCACCGTGGACAAAAAACCTTAGCGAGTTGCAAATGGATATTAATTATATCCTAGATAAAGTTGAGCAATGTAACCCTAAAAATAGTTACGAATAAACTATTACTATTATCTACCTATCAATGGTGTAAGTATTAATGAACATTGTGGGTTGGTAATATGCAAAAAGTTTTTAAACAGGATGCGCAAATTTATAAAAGAGGTGAAACTTATCATTTCAAATGGATAGTGAAGAACCTTACTGAACATCGTATACCATTAAAGCCAGGCATGGTTTTATTGGATGAAAATCGCCCTAGTGTTCATCCAAGATTTCGCCCAATCGAATGGAATGCAGTTGAGGCAATTGAGCCAAAAGAAACAATCATTATATTGGATCAAGAATTGTATCCAGATAGAGTCGATAATTACCGTTTCAATTTTGAAGCATACAATACTATTGGAATTGGGGATATCTGGCATCAGTGTTATTACATCACTGAAAAACAACGCAAAAATATCGTTAAAAAGCTAAACGAGCTAAGTGATAGAGAGTTACCGCAAGCTTGGTATCTTACAAAGAATGACACTGATAAACAGTTAAATGCCGCATTAGCCGGAAATGGAATGAAATCAATTATAGAGATATATATGGAAGAAGGATTTAATCCAGATCCAATAAATAAACCAAATAGTGTTACGCTCGACAAACTGTAAACTCTCCCCAAGTTACAATTTCCCCGAGCCACTTCTCCCGGTACGCTAAATACTAGCATATCGGGAGTTTTTTATGAGATACGATGAATTATTAGAAGTCACAGATGAATATGAAATGGAGCAAGCAATTGCGGCTGCTCGAAAAATTCGTCAGGATTGTGAGCATTATCTACGAAGTAAAAGTGTTGGATCAAATCTTGTAAGGGGTGACAATTATACTGAGCAGAAATATACAGTATGGGATCAGGACTTTACACAATTTAGAAACCGGGATAGAATTTATAGTTCAACCCATGTATCTCAAATAGTTCACGATTATTTAGATTCAAATGGATTTAAAGCTACCCGCCTTAGAGGGAAATTTTGTTATAAAACAAAAAACTCAACTCCAACATTGGCAACCAATTGGTTTGGTAAAGCATTTGTGTGTTTCCCAGTCGGAAATGATTGGGATATCATGTATATAGATGAGAAAGAATCAAAGAAGATTGGATTTAAAGGCGGGGATTATGGCGGTGACTATTTGGTAGGAAAGGCATCCGACATAATGGATCGGGAAGCAGATGACGATATATCATATGACCACTCTTTAGAAGAAATAATGAAATGGTTCTTAGATCGTCATGGTAATATATTCAAACATAGCAAAAGTGCCAATGATGTTCCGAATCAACATGAATGTGTGTTGTATGCACCAAATGTTCATATGTTAAATGCAAATTTGTTGGTACATAATCCAAATTTACTAAAGATATTATATAAAGGAATTTCTTAATGCCAAGATTACAATTATACAATAGAAGAAAAGGTCACACTTATAAACAGATGGATAATTATGTCCGTCAACAGCTTCTTCAAGGCGGAACAGAATTTCTTGTTCACAAATATGTTGGACCAGTTAGTTCAAACGATCCCGAGATCGCTACACCAATTGATTTAAGTAGAGATGGTGAAACTAGAGAAATGACTATTCAAGATATTTTCTTTATGGAAAACCGAGATCGAGTTTATGATGCAGACGTTTATTCGCAATGGGGCCATTATACAATTTCAGATAACGATTTCGATTTATCCCAGTTTGGTTTATTCTTGCCCAATGATGTAAAGTTTGTTGAATTCCATTTAAATGACATGGTTGACACAATTGGTCGAAAGTTTATGTCGGGTGATGTTTTAGAAATTCCTCACCTCCGAGATGAATTACTACTTGATGCGAGTCGCCCAGCAATAAATAAATTTTTTGTTATCACAGACGTAAATAAAGCAAGCGACGGTTATTCACCATTATGGTATACTCATTTGTATAGAGTAAAAATTGAGCCAATGCCTGCTAGTCAGGAATATAATGATATCCTTGATCAAGAGATTGAGGATTCAGCAGGTGAAACATTGCGTGATATTCTTTCTTCATATAATGAAGATATTAAAATATCTGACGCAATTGCCGCTGAAGCAGACCGCCGTGTTCCGGAATACAATTTTGAAACAGCACATTTTTATTATGTTCCGGATGATGACACAGGAGTGGGATTTCCGTGGATTTTCGCAGGTGATGGTGAGCCACCAAATGGTGCAGAGCTTTTAGGATCTGGTAACGGTTTTCCAATTGATGCAGTTGAGGGTGAATGGTTCTTGCGCACTGATTATACACCAGCGGTTCTTTTTCAACGAGAAGGAAATTGTTGGAAGAGACGTGAAGTTGATTATAGAAGGAAATGGACCGCAGCACATAGAATACTAACAAGCTTCATCAACAATGATAATATAACGACAATGCCTAATGGCGAAGAGTTTGCAGAGAAGACGGCAATATCAAAAGCAGTTAAACCGAGGGTGGATTTATAAAATGGCGGCACTAGATTATTTTTATGATGGCCAATTACGTGGATATTTGGTTCAAGCAGTAAGGGCATTCCATGGCTTTCAGTATGCATCATTAGACCGAAATGGTAATTCAATTCTCCGTCAAATACCAGTAAGTTATGGTGATCGAAGTCGATTAGTTGCACATATTTTGAATAATAATTCAGAAAATGTTATGAATTCAACACCTTTTATTTCTGTTTATATTTCAGAATTGCAAATGAGACCACAAGACCGACAAGCGCCAGCTCATGAAGAACATGTAAGAGTTAGGGAGCGGGAATTTGATGAAGAAGCTCAGGCTTATACGCAAAATAGTGGTAATGCTTATTCAATGTATCGATTCATGCCAGTACCATATTTGATGAGTATAAACGTTGATATTTGGACAACCAATAATGAGCAAAAATTACAAATTCTTGAACAACTCTTAGTGTTGTATAATCCAACGCTTGATATTCAATCCAACACTAATCCATTGGATTGGACAGCGAAGACATATTTAGAAATGGTTGGTCTGACGTGGTCAAGTCGTTCCATACCATCAGGAACAGATAACCAGATTGATATTGCAACCATAAACATCAATATACCAATATGGTTAAATCCACCAGCTAAGGTCCAAAAACAGAACGTTATTCAGCAAATTGTGCAAAATATCGTTGAACTGAATGTTGATTGTTTTGGTGAAACTGGATTTTTACCAAGTGATGCTGATTTACTATCACAACAAATAGTAACCCCCGGAAATTATTTTATACAAATTGATGGTACTGAAATTACATTATTAGGAGAAGGTGGGGGTCCAACTGACGTTACCTGGCCGCAACTATTCGACATTTATGGAAACTTCCGTCCTGGTGTTACTGAGCTTCGACTAAAACGGTATGCAGAAAACTTAGATGATTTAACAAACGATATTTTTGGACCAATTGAGATTCACCCAACTAATGATTCAATTTTATTATGGGCTCCAGACCCATTATCAATTCCAAGCAACACGTTGCCCGCAATTGATGCAATTATCGATCCACACATTTCATTCCCGGGAAATGGATTACCAGTAGTTAATTCGGGTCAGCGTTATTTAATTACTCAAGGAATAGCAGATGAAATTGGTGGGGATGGTGGGGATACATTTGCGTGGGGTTCGTTAGTTGCCCATGTTAATGATATTATTGAGTTTGATGGGACAGAATGGACTGTTGCATTTGAAGCCGCTACGATCGTCGATAAACAATTTGCTGTTAATTTATTCGCTGGCCAGCAGCTATTGTTTGATAACAACGAATGGGTATTGGCAGTAGACGGGGAATATTCTCCAGGTTATTGGAGATTGAATTTCTGCTAGGGTTGACAATCAATTTAACATATAGTATAATTTAACATTGGTTCAACTATTGGATATCTCTATATGTTAATACTTAAAGATATAATTGGTAAGCATTTGAATATATTCATTATGTCTACCTTGATGGTTTCTTTTGTGGTTGGAATGCTTTCAGTAAGCCAATTTATCAAACAAGGAGCCAAGATGGAATTAGCAAATTTACCAGAATATTTAACCCCTGTACCAATTAAGGCAGTTGATTCTGTACAAATAACAAGTATAGAAGACCTGAATTTTGTAGATAATTTTGATAGCAACAAGCACGCCATGCGCTATGCTACCCAGAAACAACAAAAAGCTATCGATTGTCTTTCAGTAACACTTTTCCTCGAAGCGCGTAATCAATCACGTAAAGGGGTTATTGCGGTTGGTCGGGTAATTAAGAATAGAGTAGGTGATCCAAGATGGCCTAATACAGTTTGTCAGGTAGTTGAACAGGGACCAAAACAACAAAGCTGGAAGGATAAATCAATAATGATCCTTCGAAAAAATAAATGCCAATTTTCAGCTCTTTGCGACGGAAAACCCGATGACCCATTAGAATTTATGTTTACCAAAGATGGTGAGCTTATTGAACTTGAACGTGAAGCTTGGGAAAATAGCTATCAAATAGCAAAGGATATTGTTTTATATGATCGCTATAAGGGAGTAGTTCATGGTGCAACCAATTACCACGCTAGTTATGTTAACCCAAATTGGAAGAACGTTAGGCGTGTAGCAATAATAGACGATCATCTCTTTTATATTAAAAAATAGAATAATTGATAAATAATGCGATAAGGAGTCGTATTATGGAAGATCTCTCACAATTTGCCAGTGTTTTTATAGGATTCTCAGCACTATTAATAACGGGTATAACTGCATTATTTGGTGTTGTTAAATATCTATTGTCGATAATCCGAAAAGCTACCGAAGGCAGCGCCATCATCCACGCTGAACTAGACATCAAAATTCAAAAATTAGATGAACTTATGCGAGATCGAACTGCCGAAATATCATCGAGAGTTACTCGTTTAGAGACAATTGATGAAGTCAACCAAAGACCAATACCACCTGAATAATAGACAAAAAGAAACCCGGGATTATTAATCCCGGGTTTTTAGTGTTTGGGTATTTTTTTATATTAAGCGTCTGTTGCGATTATTTCATCAACAATGTTCTTTGGTACTTCTGTATATTTTTCAAGATGCATTGTAAATGTTGCGCGCCCTGAAGTCATACTCCGTAATGCAGTCATATAGCCAAACATTTCCGAAAGTGGAACGTTTGCTTCTACAACAACTGCGCTACCACGTGCATCTTGTCCAAGAATTAATCCACGACGTCGACTAATATCACCAATAACGTCTCCTAGGTAATCATTCGGAGTAACCACTTCAACCATCATCAATGGTTCAAGTAGAACTGGTCCGGCTTTTTTAGCAGCTTCTCGGAAGCAAGCCTTCGCCGCAATTTCGAACGCAAGAGCACTAGAATCAACATCATGATATTTTCCGTCGATTAGTGTCACTTTAAAGTCCAAAGTTGGATAACCAGCGACAACACCGCTCTTGCCTTGTTCTCTAAAACCATCTTCAACGGCTGGGACGTATTCTCTTGGAACATTACCACCCGTAACAAGATTTTCGAACGAATAACCAGCACCTGGTTCATTTGGACCAATTGTAACCTTAATTTCAGCAAACTGTCCTGAACCACCAGACTGCTTACGGTGAGTATAAGTATGCTCGACGTCCCTCGTTAATGTTTCACGATAAGCAACTTTTGGCTTACCGATGTTACATGCAACATCGTATTCACGCATCATGCGGTCGATAATAATGTCTAGGTGTAGTTCACCCATACCACTAAGAATGGTTTGCCCGGACTCTTCATCGAGCTTTAGACGCAAGCTTGGATCTTCCTTGCCGAGCTTATTGAGTGCAATGCCCATCTTCTGCTGGTCAGCTTTGGTTTTTGGTTCAACCGCAATATCAATCACTGGTTCAGGAAAGATCATTCGTTCAAGCACGCATGGTTTATTAATATCACATAATGTATCACCAGTCGTAGAGTCCTTTAGACCAACGAACGCAACAATGTCACCCGCCACCACACCGTCAATATTTTCACGACTATTGGCATGCATTTCAACGATGCGACCAAGACGTTCATTTTTTCCTCGTGTTGAATTTAGTACCGTAGTTCCGGAACTGGCTGTACCAGAATAAACACGGGCGAATGCGAGAGAACCGAATTTGTCTTCAATAATTTTGAAAACAAGCGCACTAAATGGCTCATTGTCTGAAGATTTTCGAACTCCACTAACTTCACCATCTTCATCGACTGTATTGATATTATCAACATCGGTTGGTGCTGGCATATAATCAACGACTGCGTCAAGTAATGGCTGAACGCCTTTATTCTTGAAAGCAGAACCGCACAGGATTGGTACAAATAACCCATTAACTGTACCCTTTCGGATGCACTTAATTAATGTATCAAAATCCAAATCACCATTTTCAAAATATGATTCCATAGCATCATCATCGGCGCCAGCAGCATCTTCGATTAGTTTTTCGCGAAGTTCTGTGATACGCTCAATAACGTCTTTATCTTCCGCAATCAAATCCATATCTGCAATTCGTTTGGAAAATTCATCGCTGGTTACATCAACTTCATCCCATGTCGCTCCCAAATCTTCACCATGATAAAACAGTCCTTTCATAGTGACAAGGTTCACAATCCCTTCGAATTTTTCTTCAGAACCCATAGGAAGTTGTGTAATAAGCGGCGTAGCAGCAAGACGGCTTTCAATCATGTCAACACACCGCATGAAGCTGGCACCATCACGGTCCATCTTGTTAATAAAACACATACGGGGAACGTTGTATTGATCAGCTAAACGCCAATTTGTTTCGGACTGTGGCTCAACCCCAGCAACACCGTCAAAAACAACAACAGCACCATCAAGCACGCGAAGTGAACGATTTACCTCAATCGTGAAGTCAACGTGTCCTGGAGTATCGATAATATTGATTTGATGATCTCGCCAGAAGACAGTAGTTGCAGCGGAGGTAATAGTAATACCACGCTCTTGCTCTTGTGCCATATAATCAGTGGTGGCGGCGCCATCATGTACTTCACCAATTTTATGGCCCTTTCCGGTGTAGTATAGAATACGTTCGGTTGTGGTGGTTTTACCTGCATCGACGTGGGCGATAATACCAATATTCCGGTACATATTCAAGGGTTTATTGCGAGCCATAAAAATTCTCCTGCGCGTTTCAATTAATAGTGTATTTATGTTGTCTATTTATAGCATATTCAAAGCTAAATTTCAATTAATTAAATATGTATATTAAACATATGAAAGGAATCTATTATGAACGAGTTAACTGTACTGCATTCAATGATCGCCATTGAAATTACTGAAAAAGAAAGAAAGTCCGATGGTGGTATCTTTCTACCAGATGCCCATGAGGTTCTTCCAATGGAGGGCGTAGTGTCTTCCCTTGGGATTGGAAGCTGGGTTGAAAATGAAAAAACTGGAACCCTTGAAAGAGATACTTTTCAGGTTAAGGTTGGTGACCACGTTATTTTCTCTCCGAACACACCAATTGAATTGGAAGTTGGTGAGAAAAAATATTATCTGCTAGAAGAAAAGAATATTATTGGAATTATTGTATGATTCGAATCATTGGTGATATAATGTTAGACCGTTGGGTCATTGGGTCAACTGACCGTATATCGCCAGAAGCGCCTGTTTTGATATTAAGAAAAGAGATGATTACGTCATCACCTGGCGGTGCTGCCAATCTTGCTATCAATTTAGCAAACATAATAGATGAAGAAATCCAATTATGTGGTGCTGTTGCAATAGGTAATGAATTGACAGACCTTGTTAAGGGGTTGGATGAATACCCAAACATCCAACCTTGGTTTGATTCTGATCACCCAATAACAACAACAAAAACCCGTTTTATGGATAACAGTGGGCATTACCTCCTCCGTGTAGATAATGAAGAAAAATATACAAAACAAACCTGCACAAGCAATATGACTAGCGTGTTAGCAAAAAATGATATTGTATTAATAAGTGATTATAATAAAGGCGTTATACAATTTGACACAACACTTCGGATCTTAAAGCAAACGCCTTATGTGTTTGTCGATCCCAAGCAACCCCCATCTTTTTATCGGGGAGCATTTTTAGTAAAACCAAACATGGTTGAATATGAAGCTTGGAATGGTAAATTTGAAATTGATTCAGCGTTATCGTTTATGAATAGTTTTTCTTGGACATGGTTAGTGGTGACGGCGAGTAGTGATGGGATGCACGTTTTGAATAAAGATGGGAACTACCATCATTTCAAATCAACAGCCCATGAAGTTGCTGATGTAACTGGTGCTGGTGACACCGTTCTTGCGGTAATATCGTATTGTTTTAACAACGGAATGGATATTCCTGAGGCTTGTAAATTAGCTTGTCATGCAGCATCAAAGGGAGTTGAACGTCGAGGGGTTTCTCCGGTCCGCCCCGAAGATTTGATATTGGACCAAGTTGTTTTTACGAACGGCGTGTTTGATATTTTGCACACGGGTCATCTTGAGCTCTTAAAATTCTGTAAAGAACAAGGAAAGAAATTAATTGTTGGTTTGAATAGTGATGAAAGCGTCAAGCGTCTCAAAGGGCCTTCTAGACCGATAAATAACATTGATGCTCGTCGATCCCAAATTGAAGCGTTACCATGGGTTGACGAAGTCGTTGTTTTTGAAGAAGACTCACCGTACGAAATCTTACAGGAAATTCGTCCTGATATTATCGTAAAGGGTGGCGATTATACAGAAGATGAAGTCGTTGGTAAGGAATTAGCAAAAGTTATTATCTATCCAACGGTTGACAATTACTCAAGTTCTGCTATAATTAAGCGTACAGAGGAAAAATAGAATGAGAATTGCAATGTTTGAAGATCGAACAACCGCTCACGTGGATGCCAGTACAATCGTCACGCCTGATATGCTGACGATTCGAAGAGCATTTCAGGAAGCAGGGCATGAACTCCGTATTGTTGGTGGAACAGTCCGTGATCTTCTTCTTGGGAAAGACCCCAAGGACATCGACTTCGCAACAACGGCCACACCTGAAGAAATGAAAGAAATCTTTGAGAACAATGGTTTCTCTTGGATCCCAACAGGTGAGCAGCACGGAACGTTGACAGTTCTTGGTACCAAAGACCGTGAACCGTTTGAGGTTACAACCCTGCGTATTGACACCAATCAAGATGGTCGTCATGCTGATGTAGAGTTCACTCGCTCATGGGAAAAAGATGCATCCCGCCGTGATCTTACCTACAATGCAATGAGCATGGATTTTGATGGAAACGTTTTTGATTACAACGGTGGTCTCGCTGATCTACAAAGCGAAACGACGCGATTTGTTGGTTCACCCGATGAGCGTGTTCGAGAAGATTTCCTGCGTATTCTCCGCTTTTTCCGTTTCCAATCTCGTTTTGCACACGATATTCCTGATGACGAGCTTTTGGCTATCAAAAATAACGTTGACGGCCTCCGCAATATCAGTGGAGAGCGGATGTGGATGGAGATGAGTAAAATTCTTAGTGGAAACACCGAAAAGTTGGCGGCTATCATCGACACTATGCAAAACCTCAACGTCCTGGACGCAATTGGCTTCGCTCGAAAGGTCAATGCAAATGACGTTGAGCTAGTTCGAAAGCTTACTGATAATCCAGTTACAGTCCTTGTGGCACTGGTAAAAACGCATGATGGTTTCAACCGCCTGGCGGATAAGTGGAAGATGAGTAGTGCTGAGCGCAACCTCGGTGAGTTTATCCTTGATAATCTTTTTGAAAACATCGGTGTTCAAGAAGCTGAAGACATGCTCACTGACAAAGTTGATCCAGCATGGATCCAAGAACTGTTTGCAGCGAAGGGGAAGCCCAATCCCGTGGCTACTTTCACTCCAACAAAATTCCCAGTGACAGGTGGAGACCTAATCGCTCAGGGTCACAAACCGGGACCAGAAATGGGCAATACGCTCAAGTTTTTGAATCAGGAATGGAAGAAGAGTCGTTTTTCTCTTTCAAAGGACGAGTTGCTTCGTTTGAGCAAACCGGCGAGCAAAACCATTCAACGGTAATCTCATCGTTGATAACTTTCTGCAATTCTTCCATTGACAACGGATTGACTTTTTCACGACGATTATAGAGTGGCATACCGAGATCATTTTCTCGGTACCATTCTTTGTCATATTTTTTGGCACAATGATCACACTGTAACCGCCCCCAAAGATCAGGGCGAAATAATATTGTTGAAAACACTTGACAACCTCCTATTTTTAAGTATAATAGCAGAATGAACAGGAATATTCAATATGCCAAGTCTTAATCTATCACTAAAACTGAAAAAGGGCGAAAGCTCTGCTGACGCGATCATGCGGATGCTCAGCGACATTGGTAAAGAACGAGAACCGTCTGAAGAATTTCCTGGCATTAGTGAAGCAGGTATGGTGACAGAAGACGTTTATACGTCTAAAACTGATAAGGAAATTAAGGAGTTAGCTCTCGAACTTTATCGTGGAGAGATTTTCACTAGTCTACAGCTTCGGGATCTTGAGAGTGAGCTTTCAATGGTATTCATGCCTCTTAGGTTCATGGACGAAATTGCAATCAAAATTCTTGTTGAATCTAAGGTGGGGATGTTTTACGCCAAAATGAATCAAGCCGCTCCCCGTTGCATTAATGGACTACCAGTCTTCTTCGGAGTAAGTTATATCAACGAAGATGACACGGATCGATTAATGAAAAAGTATAACAAAGTCATTGAACTTATGGAGGATTTGTAATTATGAAAAAATTGATCGATTCGGAGACATTCCGCAATGAGAAGTCTCTTCCCTTCTATTATATAAAGCTCGAGGAGCGGTTATATTCTGGTATGAAACGCGATATCGTCGACAAATGGATTGATGAAAACATTTCCGGAGATTGGTGGTATACTGACGGTCTAACCTACGTATTCTCTACTAAGGAAGATTCGGTTCTTTTTGCATTGCATTACAAATCGGGATTATTTTCGGCTGATAACGGAAACCTTGAATTCATAAGAGACAATTGGCTTGAAGAACTTAGTGAGTCGTCGGAGGGTTTGGAAGAGTAATCCTCCGACTTCTTGCCCGAACGATTTTAGCAAGCTTAATTTCTTTCATTTTGGTGTTAGCAACGTAGCGCCATACGGTTCCATGTTCGTCATCTATTTGGAAAACTGTGTTCCTGATTCCAATAGATATAATGATAGCTTTTTGGTCTTCCAATAAAACATCATCACCGGCTTTGAATTGCTGGCTTAATTTGAATAATAAGCCAACAACGAAGCTTGTTGCAAGCTCTTTGACAATTAAACTACCGATTAGTGTTATAATCATAGCCATGCCTGCGATCTCATTTGGTGTTAAATTTAAGTCTGGCATTCTTTCTCCTCCATATATTATATATTTATCGCTTGACAATAAAAATTAATGAAAGTATAGTAGTTTTATGGGTAATCGTCTAACAGCCATGCAATGGTCAAAAATCAAAAAAGATTTTCCGGAAATTGCTAAATCAGCAACAAAGGTTATTCTTGATTTTGAAAGCCGTATTTTTAAGATTCATTATCGACGGTTTAAGAAATTGAAAAACAAAACACCGGATGGAAAATCCGGTATAATTAATGACACAATGCTTGAAATTATGGATTGGTGCGAAGAAGTGTTGGATGGTGACTTTTATATCACTGCCTCATCAAACAGCCCATTAACAAGTGAGCGACGTTCAGCAACCTTTTATTTTGCTGAAGATAGTGATGCAACCTTGTTTACACTAACCTGGTTGAATAGTAAGGGTATTGTCGATAGCAAGTAGTATAACCAATTGAAATAAAAAGAAACTATTAGATTCCCAAAGGTTGACATCGTCCTATTCTGTGTTATAATAATGGTACAACAACGGAAAAGGAATACAAAATGGCTAAAGCTTCCAAGATTTCAACAAAGATTTTGATCGAAGAATCGTATGGCAAACTTCCGACGCTCAAGGGCCTCGAAGTTGGTACTTCAGAATATCGTCTCGCTAACGCCCGTATGCTCAATTGGGTTAATGTGATGTTCGAAACATCGGAACTCAAAAAAATATTTGTTAAGCGCGAAGGTGTGAAGTTTTCCGACGTACCGGATTACGAATTCAAAACCCTTGGAGCACTGTCCCACTTCCTTGATAACGGCGAAGAACTGTCCGTCGATGCAATGGAATGGTACGACCGGAAGGTTTCAGAAATTGTTGAAAAATACAATTTGAACGAGGTAGCGGAAGTTGCTTCCACTCCCGTCGTAAATACGAACCTTTTGACCTACTATAATGCCCGAAATTACCTGGCGGACATGGTTGAAGACCGTACCGTCCGACGCGAAGATGACAACACTGCATACAATTACCTGGTTGAATTGAAAGGCAATAAGTTTGTCTTCAAGAAATTGAAAGATTATGTCGACGAGGTTATTGCAGAACTGGTTGATGCCCGCAGCGAAGAAACAGCGGAATACTTTGAGAATGTTTCCGACGAGGCTTTGAACGCAGACCTCGAACAGTACAAGATGCTCAAGGAAATGTTGTTCAGTATCGAAGAAAACACGAAGGCAACTCGACGCAAGCCGCGCAAGCGAGTGAAGTCTGCAGAAAAAATGACCAAGAACGTCAAATTCATGCAGAATGATGATAGCCTGAATATTACTAGTATCAATCCAGGGACCATTGTTGGAGCACAGGCGCTCATGGTGTTCAATGTGAAAACCCGCAAATTGGGAATGTACTACGCAAAGGACGAATCAGGCCTGGCAATGAAGGGCACGACGGTACAGAACTTTTCTGAGAAGAGTACTGCTAAAACGGTCCGCAAACCGAACGATGTGTTGCCGCATTTCCGTAAGGGTACACGGATCCGCAGGTGGGAAACATTGTTTAGTGATATCAATGCAAAGTCCCAATCGCTTACTGGTCGGATCAACGCTGATACACTGATTGTTAAGGTACTAAGTGTCTAACGGTATTGGTATAATCAACGGGGGCGGTCCAATACGGACCGCCCTTAGTAGCTATATAAAAGTTTATGTCCCAAGGGAACACATAATCGAAACAGTTAACTTTTGTTTTGATAATTTTGAGTTCCAATGCTGGCTTTCAATAGAAGCAAATTTTTATTTCAAGAACCAAACCGATGCAACATTGTTCAGTTTAACATTTGATACATATTAACTTAATAATTAGAGTTTGAAATGAGAGATACAATGTCTAACATCCAATCCCCCAAGCTTAAAAATTGGCATCGAGTAGTTGCTAAAAAGGGGAAACAAAAAGACACTGTTCGATTCTGTGAAGAGCATTGTGAAACACGACATCATTGGCACAATTCTGGTCGACATTTTTATTTCAAAAATGTTGAAGTTGCGGTTCTATTCAAAATGACCTTTCTTATTGGTGGAGAATAATATGGATATGGGACTTTCGTTGTGTATGAATGCTGGCGGTGGTGGTGATGATGTCAGGGATGATTGGTATGCATTTCAAGTATCATGTGATATAAGTAAAATGGACGAAATCGATGAATATTGCTGGGACGAGTTTGGTCCTAAAGATTGGTTTCGATCAGGAATGTTTTATAATTTCCGTAATAAAGAGGATTCGGTGCAATTCCGTTTGATGTTTGCAGGCTAAATAGTAGCGACTCATAATTTGGGAGACTACTATGGCTAAAAGTCCACGCACAATACAACAGAAACCAGTTCGAACTGAACTTACAAAACAACTCCGTTTGATGCTCGGTGAAGGTATGATTGACATTGAACCAGATCCTGAACATATCAATTTAGCCATTGACCTTTCGTTCGATCAGATCCGCCGCCGCTCATCCAATGCAAAAGAAGAAGCTTATGTATTTTTGGAATTACAAGCTGATGTTCAGGAGTACACATTACCGAAAGAGTTCGCTGATGTGCGTGAAGTTTTCCGTAGGGGAACATCTGGATTGAACACTGGTGGTGGAACGCAAATTGACCCATTCAGCCTAGCGTTTAATAATTTGTATCTATTACGTTCAGGAGATCAGGGGGGTTTGGCGACGTATCATCTGTTCGCTGATTACCAGGAAACCGTTGGGAGACTGTTTGGGCTGTATATCAATTATACGTATAATCAATCTTCTAGAGTTCTAACACTTATGCGACGCCCTCGCACCAATGAAACTATTCTTTTATGGGTTTATAAGAATCGTTCAGAAGAAGAATTATGGGAAGATGAATATTTGCGTCCATGGATCCGAGATTATAGTTTAGCACAGACAAAGCTTATGATGGCTGAAGCCCGTACATTGTTTGCATCTATTCCAGGTCCTGGTGGGGGAACTACACTAAACGGTGATACCCTGAAAGCTGACGCCCAACAACGTATCCTAGAACTCGAAGATGAGATTAAAAATCTATTAGATGGATCACAACCGATGTGGTTTTGTATCCGTTAATATATTAATAATTGACTCTTTCATAATCTTCAAACAATTTCTCTTTTGTTTTACCACATTTAGCACCTTTACTGCTATTATCATATCGAGATAATATCTGTAAATTTGTATAATGGGAAATAATCTCAGGTGGAATGTCTTGATTGTATCCTTCAGAGATTGAAAATATATGATCGAGATACCATTCATTGCTCCGTTTATCAGCATTTGGTATATCATGAAAATGTTTATAATACTGTGAATTGGTTAATTCGCATACCGTAGCATTGTATTCGGCTTTTTTCGTATCATAATTATACCATTTCCCGCTTTCTTTGTTAACTTGTGATATTTTTTCTATCACTTTTTCAGCTTTGAATGGATTATCAACTCCATATTTTTTCATCCATGTTTCTTTTCGTTTTTCTTGAACTTCCTTCTTACTAAAAGGAGATGTATATTTTGAATAATCTCGCTCTTTTTGTTTTATCAATTGTTCTTCTCTATCGGGATTCTCCTTAGCGTACCAATGCCGTTCGCCCGTCCGTTCTTGATATGTTTGCATACGTAATTTTGTATGTTCGGGATCACGCGCCTTAGCACTATTTGAACTGTATTTTGAATAGTGGCTACCCCACCATCTTACCGGAATATTATCTATGGGGCATAACTTGATTTCGTATGATTCATTGAGTATGTGCCAACAGCGTTGAGCAGGCTTAACATCTTCCGGTAAAAAATTAGTAGCTTGTATAATTTCTTCCCATAATTTGGTCTCCCGTTTTGGAAGACCTCGATAGGTGTAAATTTTGAGATATTGTTTTAATTGTTCTTTGATAGACATAGTATTTATACCGCTTGTATAGAAAATCGCAAAATAATGTTAATTATTTACCCCTTATATATTTATGTTACATAAATAAAGATGTAGGTAGTTACTTACAGAAACCGTAGGTTTTGCATTGTTACAAACATTGAAGTAAAAAAAGGGGAGTGCGATAACATCCCCTTTTAATAAAACTAAATTATACTACTTTTTCAATGATCTTTAAAGCAGCTAGTATAATTTTTAAAATTTGGTTGATCATACTTGATCCTCCTTTTAACGCAGATTTAGATAGGGTGCTCCAACACCCTATCTAGTGCGCTAATTATTTATATATTAAATTTTGATATATCGATAATATGCTTGTATAATACTTTCTTCGAAGTTATAAAATAATCCAATTTATCTTGACATTTTATACGCATTCATAGTATTATAATAGCTTAATGAAATGGAGAGTTATTATGGAAATAATTTTAATTGCGTTAGTTGCCGGTATCGCGGTTGGTTCATTATATCATACCGTCAAGTATTTCGTTAACCGCCCCACGCAGTCAGACACTGACAATTCTTTGTCTCGTCAAGAAGCAATCTCGCTTTATCACAAAAAATCCCACTAGAGCCCGCTATCTAGTTGCTCGACGTCGACCTGAGCTTTATGTAGATAACGATTCCGACATGTTTGAAGTCTTCATCCTACTTTATCTCGTGCTCGGCAATGATTTCACGTATATCGATGATTTCGACAATTTCTCTGAACCGCTTAACTACACTGAAACAGAATTTCTCAAAGATTACGAGGAAAATCTATCGGTTCACCTTGTAGATGATGCGTATACATTACACGCAATGACTGATGTTGTTCGAGAATCCGATGGCTCAACCTCATCGGCTGATGTAGAAATTGAAGATACGAAATCTTCAACACCGTCGTATGATACACCGGAACCGGAAACCCGCCGCGAACCAACACCATCGTATGAACCTTCATCATATGATTCCGGAAGTTCGTCGTATGACAGTGGAAGTAGTTCTTCCGACAGTTCTAGTTCAAGTTCAAGTTCGGATTAAGCTGAAAAGCTTTTTGTAGTATCGTTACCAGAATAACCATCCTGGGCAGAATTGCTTGGGGTGGTTCTTGCTATTTTAGCGGCCATAGCCTCTTTACCGTATGCAGATCCCAGTCTTGGATCATTAATTGGATCGCCCTTCTTGATTATGTCTTTATATTTCTTCTTGACCGATCCATCCTTTCGAACCATGCCAAGAGGACCACTGGCACGGGAAAAAATAAAATCTTTTGGTGGTATTGTTAACGGAGACAAGCGATTATCGGCTGGGTCATCGTCGGAACGGATATCCTTCTTATGATCGTCTTCGTCAAATAGTTCATAAAGGCGCATATTATATTACCATCTAGCCTTCGCGCGGACAGATTTTGGCACAATGCGACCGCCTTCTAGACCAAGAACAACTTCAAGACGTTCTGGTGGACGATTTTCTTCATCATTTGCTCTATACATTTCTCGCCAATCCGGTCCTTGATCAATAGTGTATTCAATTGTGGACTCACCGTGGAATGAATCCTTACCACTAAGGCTTCGGAGATTAATACGATCATTGCTCAATGAATACGTAAAACCACCAACGTTGATTTTATCAATATAACCTTTTTCTATAATATATGGTAACATTTCTTCAACAGACCCAACCTGCGCTGCTCGACTTGACTTGAATTGATCTAAACGTATTTTAAGCTGCTGGCGCATGCCACGAATATATTCTTGTGAGGTCATATCAATTGGTTGGTTTGCTTTGCGTTCTTTTCGTTTTTCTAGACGTTCAGTATCAACAGTAAGCAACTGCATTCCAACTTTGCCACCTGTATCTCTAATTGCTTTTTGTAACAAACGAATAAGCGTCTTGACTTGGTTTTCAGCAGTGTTATGGTCCTTTGGTCGAATATCATAGTTGGTAATTTTTTGCATAAGTTCTGAATCAGGATACTTCTCAGCCATTACGGTTTCATCCACAGCGTATGATGAACCATATTTTCCAAATTTTGTACTTCGATATGATGGCGTTGGTTGACCAACAATTATTGCCAATTGATCTTCACCGTCAGTAATTAAAATACCAGCGGCACTACCATCAACCAGTTCTCTATAAGCCTGCGATGCATTCTTGTATTCACCAATTATTATCTTTGATTGTGGGCCAAGGTGGCTAGGGCCAATACGAGGTGAAGATGAAGACCAACCACTCTTTAATGCTACTTGAAGAGGAGAGGAAATATTTTCTAAGTTTCCAATATCTTCATTTAATTGTGTGCTACTATTAATGTCAGGAGATGCTATTTCAAGTAATTTCCTCATTCCGCTACGATAACCCATTATTATATTCTCCTTGTGTTCACACTTTGTAATTATTTATTCAATACCTTGATGGAATTTCCCAATTCGAGATCTTTTAGCTATACGCTTTAAATCTTCCCATTCAATGGGTTGTCCATCCAAGGTATATTGGCGAGGGCTACCAATAGCTGTTACTACTCGAGCCTTTCCATTCCTATCAATTAAATTTACTTTGGCACCATCATAATACATACCAGCATACATACTGAAATCAACAATGTCACCTTCAACAAGAACGCTTTTCATTCGTTCAAGTATGGATTTCATATCGCTTCCAGGGTGATCTTCCATATATTCTACCATTGCTTCCGCGGCCCGCTCATAATCACCGCCAGCGTGTTTTAGTTCTTTAACAGAATCAATGATTGTTGAATCACCTGCACCATGCGGATATTCTTCAGATCCAGCAGCACTCATAATATGACCATACCAATATGAACGAGCACGCTCATAGTGTCCACCATTTTGCTGTACCAGGTGCAAAGCTTCACGCGCTAGTTCCTGAATCTCTTCGGAAATCTCGTGTAGACGGGCAGAAGCATCATTACCGCCTTCTGTCAATTCAAGTGACTCAGATACATTATTGCATTCACAAGGGCAATTCTCATCACCACATTTCCCACCACAATTTCCTCCGCAAAGGCAATCAGGCCCACATCCACAGGATGACTCAGATGCATTCATTGATTCGAGGATTGTTCTCATATTTTTTGTTCTATTGATATGCATTTTATTCTCCTAGTGGTTTTCCGTTATGCATTAATCTAACTTTACCCCCGTCATCGTCGTTAATCATTTCAATAGTAACCCCAATGGAAGCTAATCTATCAGCAAGTTCCTCTAAGACGTCGTTGATATCTGTGTCATCACCCCAGACTTCAAACCATCCCGGTTCATTGTCGTCACCCCACTCATCATCTTGCCAAAGATCGCTTCTGTCAACGATATTGGATTCATTCATTTCTACGGATTCGTCGAAACTATCATCTTCCGGAAATGTCATAGATTCTAGAATTGTTCTCATATTTTTTGTTCTATTGATATTCATTTAAATTACCTCTTTAGGTGTTTGCTTTTGGTTGGGCGGTTCATTACAATCTTACGAGCTTCAGCAATCTGTCGTCCAGCAAGATGGATAAGGCGGTCTAGTTCGGTTTGTGAAGATTCATCTAAATCTTCATCATCATAATCTACTCCTCCGTAACCGTCCCAGAGAAGTGCATCATCTCGGTCTTGCTTAATTTGGTTTACTACATCCATGGTAATGAGTTGCATTTCGGATTTGATTCTTTCTGGTACATCACCGCCACCGATTAGTTCATAACCAGAATCGGGATATGCAGTGCCAATTCCGATATCACCTAGAACATTAATAAAATTAGAGTAGGTTCCTTCGTTATCAAACATACAATATGTCATATAATCACCGACACCGTTTTCAGCATAAACAACTGAATCTTCGTCTTCATAAATACCGTCTTTGTCATCGCCGAATGAAACGCTATTATTCTTTACACCCTTGTTCATCTTGAAATTGCGTGGCTTTCTGCCATTCTTTTCCCAACCTGCGTCATTTGGTCCTGATCCCATTGTTGAAAGATGATTAGATTCCTTCACTTCTTCTGATTCATCTTCATCTTTATCAACGTCTTGATCTTCAACATTGTCATCCTTGTTACAGAATGGGCAAGTGCAATCTGGCTTGTGGTTTTTATTTTCAAACATGTTCAATATGCCACGCATATTTTTAGTTCTATTAATAGCCATTGGTTTTGTTCCTCGATTATCGCTTTCGTATGTGTGTTTTGGGTCTGCACCGTATTCATAGTCTGTGTTTTCTTGTGCCTGATCAACAAACTCTTGTCGATCCCGGTGATCTTTTAAAAGCATTTTTATGTATGAATCATTTACTTTGGCAACGTTAAAATCATTTGTGGCATAACCAGTTAAACTGTTTGGATCAACTACATATTTTCCATTGACTTTGTTAGCTTTGTAGTGCAAATAACCAGATGCCATTTCACCATCATCTCCTGGCCATTCAATTTCCATCTCACAATCAATAACATCTGAATCATCTTCACTCATTTGAAGTTGTGTGCGACCATAAGCCGCCGCAGCATTAGCATGACTTGCTGCACTTGGGCGAATTGGGTCGTTAGTGAGGGAGTTTTCGTTACCATCAATCACTGCACGCACTGCACTAGTTGTCATGCCAAGACTGGCGGCAATCATTGACGGTTTCATACCATCGTCGTGCATGTCCATAATATCGTCGTAATTTTCAGTAACTTTCTTCTTATCGCCTCTCCAACCCTTTAAAAGAGAATGAATAGCTTTGCCTTCTTTACCTTTAATTCGTTTATCTTTTTTGATTTCTTTTTCAACGGAATCTTCGTTGTATTCAGGTTCTTCGTAAACTTCCCAATCTTCTTGCATTATACCAGAACCGGATAATGCAAAGTCGAGTTCTTCTTTAGCCATACGTTGTAGATGACCAAACTTGGGGGAACGACACCATGATTCATTTAAAATATCTAGAAGATCTGAATACTTTACAAAATCGGGATAAGATTGTGATACTCTGTCAGAAATTCTATTTAGAAATTTACCAAGTTCTGGATCAACGTCACTAATTTCTTCAGCAGATGACTTCAACGCTTTAATAACAATATCGCTATCCCAATCATTGTTTGAATTTTCTGTTAAATCTTCTTGCATCTCCACTTCTTCATATGGATCAATACCATAATTATCTCGACAATATTCAGCGGTTGTTTCGGGATCAAGATCGTATTCCATACAAATCATTTCCCAGTCATCTCGGTTATTTAGGAGTTCTTGACAAGCAGAATCACGTGGATCATCATCTACTGGATTTGAATAATCAACTCGGAGTGGTTCATCCGAATTGAAAGCTTCTAAAAGCTTACGCATATTCTGGACTTTGTTAATTCTAGACATACTGGTTCCTCTAAGTACAAATGTTCTATTGTATTTAGTTAACCAGTGATTTTATTTTTCATTAACCATGTAATGTAGAGCGTAATTGTCTTCACCAACGCGGATAATTTCAGGTTTTTCTGAAATTTCCATACCATACGCATCAATAATAGCATGAACATCTTCATTGAGGCTTTTAACTAATTCTTTATCATCCACTTCAGCCCTACTCAAATGGATAACAATCGCTGATGAATCATCATCTCGGCAGATTTGACTATCATCGTCGAAAACAAAATAGTGTAGGGCGCAATCCTGATCCGTTATTGCGGATAAACCATGGTCAGTAATGGACTTTTCAGTTGCTATGTAACTAACGACATCAACACCAGTTTTCGCTTTTAGTGCAAACGCCAGAATGGCTGGAATTTCAACCCCACCGCAACCTGAAAGCATAAAACTAAAGATAAGTAGAAATAATATTTTTTTCATAATAATCTTTCAAAAGGATAAAATTTATTGTACACATTTTTATATAAAATTGCAATGAAAATATCGATATACTATAATTAGTATAAATATTATGGACAGATGAATCAAAGAGTTAGAACACTCTTCCACCCACAGGGGAAATATAAAGCAGACTCTGTTTTCCCGAAGAATTGTGGTAAGACCTGCTAGGAAACTAGGAGTTTAACGATGAATCTATATGAGGAGATTAATATTGCTGGCTACGAACGAGTAGTAAAATGCACGAATGATATAACCGGGCTTCATTCCTGGATTGTCGTCCATAATACGAGCAGGGGACCATCTCTTGGTGGTTGCCGAATGTGGAATTATGCAACGGAAAAAGATGCACTTCAAGACTGCTTAAACCTCGCAAAGGGAATGACCTACAAATCAGCAATAAGTAATTTGCCACTGGGCGGTGGAAAAGCCGTAATTTGGGGAGATAAACGACATAAAACTAGAGATTTACTTTTATCAATGGCTGAGTTTGTAAATTATCTTGATGGAAAATATATCATCGCAGAAGATGTTGGTACAACAATTGACGATATGCTTATTATGCAGGAACTTGGAAAAGCCAATATTGTAAATTGTGATTGTGGTGATCCTGGACCTTATACGGCCTGGGGTGTTGTATCTGGTATCAAAGCTTGTTTAGATTTTAAACACGGGTCACCTGATCCAACCAATCGTTCATTTATGATACAAGGTATTGGTTCAGTTGGAAATGGTGTTGCGAATCATTTAAGTGAAGATAATGTTGATTTGTATATCAGCGATATTAATGAAGAAGCACTTCTTAGAGTAGCCACTGAAACGGGAGCAACTATCGTATCAAACGATGAAATTTATGCAAAAGATGTCGATGTTTATGTTCCTTGTGCTCTTGGTCAAACTATAAATGAAGAATGTTTAACAACGCTTAAAGCACCAATAATTGCTGGCTCAGCTAATAACCAACTGGCCGCCTCTGAATACGGAGATCATCTTTTCCATAAGGGTATTTTGTATGCCCCTGATTATGTGATTAACGCCGGTGGCATCATCTTGGCGTGCGAGGCCACACGATCCGATGGCAATGAGCAGAAGATTATGGAAGCTATTTCCAAAATTGGGCCAACGTTAATTGAGGTATTTGAAAGAAGTAGAGATGAAAAGCTGCCAACTAATGTCATAGCTGACAGAATGGCAGAAGAACGATTTAAAGGTTGACACAATCCAGTTTGGTGCTATAATAAGGGTACAAACAAACAGCAACCAACTGGAGATCGAAAAATGACCAAACAAGTAACCAAATTTAGCAAGCCCGTTTGCAAGGACCTTCGCGACACCTTCTTCGCGGAAGTTGAAGAGCTCGCCAAGAAGTACGGCATGGAAGCAGACACGAAGAATATGCGCTTCTACGATACAAGTTGTGACGTTAAGCTGGTCCTGACCATCGCTGGTGCCGAGTCCGTTGAAGTGAAGGATTTCAAGCTGTATGCTAATATGTTTGGTATGGAACCAACTGATCTCGGCCGCAAGTATCGGTCCAACGGAAAGGTGTTCACTATTTCCGGATATCTCCGCAGCCGCCGGAAGCTCAACATCCTGATCGTTGATCAGGACGGTAAGGCGTTCATTAACAGCGTTGAAGACGCGAAGCGCGGCCTGTCTTACGCGGAAGTGAAATAACAGAAAAACATGAGATCAAAACGAAAACAATTATAAAGGAATTGGGGTGGAAATTTTCCCCTTACCAATATTCTATTTTTCACAACCATCCGCACACTAGAGGAGTTTTTATGTTTAAAGAAGAAGACCGCGTCGTTGTTATTCGAACCGGCGCAGCAGGTTTTATTACTTATGCCGAAGATGGCTACTATGTTGTAGAACTTGATAACGGCGCCGAGCAAGAGTTTGAAAATGCTGGGCTTTTAATCGCAGAAGACGATTATGTACCAGTTGCACCGGCGGAGAAATATACCGTTGAACAGGCTCGAAAGGTCCTCAAAAGTGTGAATGCATGTAACCGCGTCTTTTATAGTGCATTTGAGGGAAGCGTAATCTCCAAAGGAATTGATTATGATTCACTTTCACCACAAGAACAAGTGAATGAACTGGCTAAAATGACCGCTGTTGATAAGCGTGAATTTTATGACGCATCCCGTGATGATAAAACTATGAAAAAATTATTGCAGATCATTTCTGATAGTTGATAATGTGATATCTAAAAAGATTATACTTGTATATTTGATTGTTTGGCTGTTGTCATCTTCGGTGATGGCAGAGGAGTATAATCGTGGTTTAGTTATGTCCATTGTTGGTAAAATACATTCTGGAAACACTGGTGAATTATTAACCACAAATCCAAAAACAATTAGAAGGCTGCATTTGAATTCGATTGGTGGTAAAGTTGAATCGGCAATTTTGATGGCCCAATATGTTAGAAAAATAATATCACAACATATGTTGGTAAGGATCAGAAATGTTATAGCGCCTGCACGTTAGTCTTTCAATCTGGTGTAAACCGCATAGCACACCGATCTGCGATGTTCATGTATCATTATGCATCAAATAAGAAAATTGTCAATGGTGAAGAAACTCGCGTACCAAATATACAATGGACTGATGTCGTAAAGGTTTATTTGTTAAAATTTGGAGCAATGCCGGATTTGCTCGATAATATACAGCCAAATATAGATGTATATCTTACAGCAGAAGAAGCTATGTGGTTTGGTGTTGTTACTAGTATTGAAGATTAATACTTTACCACAAACCGTATAAATATAAATATGAGATATATTGAATTAATTGAGGCTCCCATTGACAATTGGGAATCCGATCCGAACTTTGAACGTAATGAACAAGACCTGGTAAGGTGGTAAAGAACGACGAAATTTTGAGAAAGTTGGAAGAGTCTTTAAATAACCAAAAATTATAAACTTGATATTCAATAAAAGTGTGCTATTATATACAATATAATTTAATTAGGAGGTTTACGTGGATACGTTTCCAGTTCTTTATATCTTGGCTCGCTCGTATGCAACCGATCTTCCCTCGTGTAATGCGGGGAAATTAGCCGCGCAATGCAGTCATGCATCGAATGCATTTGTACATTCAATGAATGTAGGCGATAAGGAATATTTGGGGAAAGAATTGACCAATAACGACGAATTGTTCAACAAATGGCAACTTGAAACGCCACAGGGTTTCGGAACCGTTCTTGTCCTGGCGGTCAATGAAACGCAGATGCGAACGGCTGTAAAGGTCGCTACTGCATTAGATCTTGTTTCTGGTGTAGTAAATGACCCAACGTATCCAGCACATTTAGATGCCGAAGCGGCGGTGATGATTCCCGCTGAAACATGGACGCTGGATCCTATTCCCGCTGGCGACAAAATGGTTACCTTCCGAAGCGAAGATACGTGCTCATATATTTTTGGCGATAAGAATGACCCAATGCTTTCGGCAGTTGTTGGTAGATTTCCATTGCATCCATAAAAGATTGGTAATACCAAGTAATACATTTTAATATTGAATAAAAGGTCTCCTTTTGTTATAGTTAATAAAATAATAAAGGGAGATTTTTTATGATTTCAAATAGAAAGACCGTATTCATTTCAGGATTCAAGAACTCAGGCAAAGATACAGTAGCCAATTACTTAGTTAATACACGGAATTATCGAAAAGATTCATTTGCTGCTTCATTAAAAGACATAACAGGAATTTTGTTTGGGTGGGATAGAGCAATGCTTGAGGGAGACACTTCTGAAAGTAGGGCACAACGAGAAATACCAGACGAATGGTGGACAGAACGCTTGGGAATTAATGACCTTTCCCCTCGATATGCATTACAGTTAGTAGGAACAGAGGCACTTAGAAACAATTTCCACAATGATATTTGGGTTGCTAGTGTAGAAAAACGCATCATTGACAATAATAATCCAACAGTCTTGAGCGATTGTAGGTTTCAAAATGAACTTTTGCTTTGTGATAAGCTTGGTGGATCAACCGTTTGTGTTATGCGGGGTGATTATCCAGAATGGTGGGATACCGCAATCGAGGCTAATATGGGTTCAGATGCAGCAATACGAAAAATGGCAGATTTAGAAATTCACACTAGTGAATATAACTGGATTGGGTTTCCGTTTGATTATGTTATCGAAAATAATGGGACGATTGAAGAATTATATGAACAAGTTAAAGAAATCTTATCTTAAAGAGTTTTTAAGGCCTGTTCTATATAACTTCTAAATATTGGGTCTGATTTGGCCCATGCCATAATTGCCGCTTCTGGATTTGCGGGATCATATTTAACATCATCGATCATATTATCGGTCGCTTTATTGTCAGTTTCTCCATCAGAATCTTTAGCGGTGATACCAATCTCATTGAATGCTATCGTTATTACGTCATTGGGCACTTCCAATTTTTTAAGAAACGCGCCTAATGCTTGTGCATCGGTTGGTCTGCTTGCTTTTTTCCAAGAAGCTATCAACGATTTATCATCCAGTTTTCCAACGTCTTTTGCTTTATCACCAATTTTTGAAGCGATCTTTTTCGCAAAGGCGGCGACATCTTTAAGCTCTGCTTCTGTCAACATTGGATTATTTTTTATATATGATTCATTCGCAGATTTTCCTGTCAATTTATCAATAACATCTGGTTCCAAACCTTCACCAACAGAGGTAGAAAATTTATCATCTTGTAGGAGATTGTTACCACCACGAAGAAACATACCAACCGCTGCATCACCGGCTCTACCCGTGGCTAAGGCCAGCCCACCAACTAACAAACCAATGATCAATGCTTGCTTGCCAGGAATTTTCTTAGCCCATTTTCCATAATTGGCAACAACCTTAACGATTTTGTCATCATCACCACCCAATTTTTGTACTAGGCTAGTTTTTAGTTTATCAAATTTTTCATCAAAGTTCTTAACTGGCTCAGTATCACCAACGTATTTTTTTGCAATTGCACCAACTGCTTTGTTTAGCACAGAGAGCCCCTCTGCACCCTTTTTAGCCAGATTGACTGTTGTTGAGTTTGCAACTTTATCACCTAGTCTCTCAATGCTACCGGATTGTTTTTCTTTGGGATAATTTACGATAACACTTCGGAATAATGTTTTGAGTTGGTCTTTATCTAGATCCCGCTCAATTAAATGAAAGCTATTAATTTTATTTGATGCTAGAAAAACCTCATGGATGACACCATCAATAATACATTTTTGATCAAATGTATAATCTTGAATATCTTCAAGTAAAATTTCACACGGTGTTGGATAAGTTTCTAAAAACTTCATAATTATACCTTTATGTATTCTTTAATGCCGCTTGTAAGATTGCAGTAAGAACCTTTGGATCATTTTTAGTTGCTTTTTTTAGTTGTTCTAATGCATTCTTTTGCTCATCGGTTATTTCACCTGATTTATTGGCTGTTTTTCGGCCATTGTTAACGTTATCAGATTGTTTATCAGTTTGTCCACCATGTATATCACCTTTCAGTACAGCAACAATACGATTTAGGATAGGCTTGGACACCGCTGGGTCTGATGATACTAAAAATGCTGAAACATCGTCTAATGCATCTTTTTCATTCTTCCAACTTCCGGAAAGCATTTTATCAAATGCATCTTCATTCATTGATTCGTTTGCTAATTCATCAGCGACTTTGTTTTGTTCTTTAGCAATGATTTCTATTTGTTTATCAGTTATTCCGATAATGCTAAGAAATCTCTTCAATCCAGCCATGCCTTTTGGTGGGAATTCATTTGTTTTCGGATCTCTAACCTTTTTGAATTTTTTATATGAATTAACCAACCCTTTAAAAATTTTCTGAGATTTAACCGTGTTTGATTTTTGCACTGCTCCCTTGACACCAGGTATTTTTGACCCAACAGCAATCGCCGCTTTTTTGGCTATTCTATTAATGAGACCCTTTTCAGTTAAATCTTGGCTTTCATTAATAACATTGAGATAATTTCTAATATCGTGTGTCATACTATCGTCCTAATGATGGATTCACTTATACAATATTTAGCATCTTTTAAAAAATACACAGTTTTTATACTCGTCTGCTAAATACCAACGTATAATTTATGTGTATGATTGCATGAATAAAACAATTTGAATAATATGCAATTTGCAAGAAACATTAAGGAGAGATATATAATGGCACTCGTATCACCAGGCGTAGAAGTCACAGCAACCGATGAAAGTTTCTTTGCCAACCCAGGGCAAGGAACAATTCCTTTCATTATGATTGCTACCGCTGAAGACAAGCCAAATCCAGGTAATCCAGCTTTAAATGCACCTGGTACAACACAAGCAAACGCTGATAAACTTTTTCTTATCACTAGTCAAAGAGAACTAATCCAAACATTTGGTGAACCAACTTTTGCTCAGGTTCAAGGTACTCCACAACATGGTAATGAGACAAACGAATACGGTTTATGGGCCGCGTATAGTTACATGGGGATTTCAAATCGCGCCTATGTTATGCGTGCTGATCTAAACTTGGATCAGTTGCAGCCAGAAGTTAATGAACCACGTAGTCAAGCACTAAATGGAACGTATTGGTTAGACACCGGAACAACAAATTTTGGTATTTTCCGATCAATCGGTTCCGATGGCAATCCCGCTACTTCCGCGTTTAATGATTGGTCTGTAAAAACACCATTTGTTGTAGATACGACTGCTGAAGCAAGCACACAACGAGTTTCATCTTTCTTCGTACCAACAATTGGCGACGCACTAATTGCCGGCGCCGGAGACCTAGTAATTAATGGTGTTACAATACCATTAGCTGGTGGTGAGGACCTAAGCAATGTTGGACTTGATAATGGTTTGGTTCAGATCATTAACAATGCTGTTATTCCAGGAATTGAAGCTTCAGTTTGGTGGTTTGGTCGCGGTTTAAAGTTGGTAATTACAAATACAACGTCGGGATCAATTGATCTAACCGGCTCTGATTCTTCTATCCTAATTGATCTTGGTCTCGGCTCATCAGAGATTGTTCCTGACCGTGCATTATTTGACGGAGAAACATTCTTTGCGGTTGTTACAATTGATTTTGAAAACAGAGTTTATGAGTGGATCACCCCAGTTGATGGAAATGGTGTTACTTTGGGACCTGCTCAATGGTACCTAGTTGGTACTGATGGTTGGAGAAATGCTGTTCCTTCACAAGTTGAGGGAGATGGCACAGTTGTTACCGCAGCATCAACAATTTCAGTAACTTTTAGTTTATCAGGAAATACAACTTCAACCCAAACAGTTGTTGCAAGCGCGGCAACCGTCCCAGCGATGGTTGCAGATTTAACAACAGCATTCGCAACTGAAGTTGCTGATCAACAAGTTGAGTTCGCAGTTGGTGGATCAGGAAGTTTAGTAATTACAAACAATGACGGTGGTTCAATTACGGTATCAGGACCACTTGCTGGTTCAACTCAATTGGATATGCCATCCCTAAAAGCTAAAGAGCTATTTTATGCTCCACATACGAACATTCCAGATAATAGTATCGAGGGTGATGTTTGGATTAAGACAACTGAGCCAAACAATGGTGCAGATTATCAAGTGGCAATTTTTGATGATTCAATTGGACAGTTCGTTACAGTTAATGCCCCATTATTTGCAGATGATACTGCCGCTCTTGCGGCACTGGGACCAAACCCAGCACCAGGTATCCTTTACGTTGAATTTGATGTAACAGATGAAGGTGTTGCTACCCACGTACTAAAACGTTCTAATGGTGTATCATTTGACCCATTGGTTTATGTGGCACAGGTTGCTGAGCCAACAAATGCTCCTCTAGAAGGAACATTATGGTACAACACAAACTTTGATGTTGATATTATGGTAAGCACTGGTACTTCTTGGGTAGGTCTTAACAACCACCCATTCTATGCTAATGCTGATATTATTCTAAATGCATCAAAACCAACACAGAAGCCAGTTGGATCACCAAATGGTGTTGCTCTTGTAGAGAATGACATCTGGATTGACACAAGTAATTTGGAGGATTATCCAATAATCCGCCGTTATCGTGCAGCATCACAGAGTTTTGAACTAGTAGATAATACAGATCAAACAACACCGTTTGGTATTGTGTTTGCTGATGCCCGTCAAGACGATGGTCTTGGTAATGAGGATTCAACCAGTCTTGCAAATAGCGATTTCGTTGATCCAGATGCACCAAATCCATTAACATTCCCTAATGGTTTCCTACTGTGGAATACACGCTTTAGCACATTGAATGTTAAGGAATGGCAACCAGATGCTCTTCTAGAATTTACAGAGGCAGAGCTTCTTGGAGCAAATGTTGTTCCAGCACAGTATGAAGTTGGTCTATCCGTATTCCCACCAATCCTTGATGGTGATCAGGGACGTTGGGTGACAATCAGTGGTAACCAGAATGATGGCGCGCCAAATATGGCGCGTAATGCACAGAGAGCAATGGTTGTACGTCGAATGGCTGCATCAATTGCTGGAAATGAAGAACTTCGTGCAGAAACAGTGTTCTTCAATCTTATCGCTACACCAGGTTACCCAGAATTGATTGATGAAATGGTAACATTGAATTTTGATAAGAAGGAAATTGCGTTTATTATTGGTGATACACCAGCTAGACTTGCTCCTTCAGGAACATCGATTCAGTCTTGGGCAACGAATGCAGAAAATGCACCAAGTAATGGTGAACTTGCACTAACAACCCGCGATACTAACGTTGGTATCTATTACCCATGGGGTCTAGGAACCAATATTGACGGGTTTGAGGTTATGGTACCACCATCAGCAATTGCACTAAGAACAATCGCGTTCAGTGATAGTGTTTCTTATCCATGGTTTGCACCCGCTGGTTTCTCCAGAGGTCGTGTTTCTAACGTGTCAAGTGTTGGTTTCTTGAACGCTGAAGAAGAATACAATCCAGTTATTCTTAATCAGGGACAACGAGATGTTCTTCAGCTTAATGACATCAATCCAATTGCATTCATGCCTAATCAGGGATTGGTTGTATTTGGACAGAAAACACTTCATCCAGTTGACTCTGCTCTAGACAGGGTTAATGTTGTTCGATTGGTGAACTTCTTACGTTATAACTTTGATATTATTGCAAAACCATTCTTGTTCGAACCAAACGATCAGATTACTCGCGATTCAGTAACGTCAACATTTGAACGTTTCTTGGGTGATTTGGTTGGTCTAAGAGCACTTTTGGAGTTTGCGGTAGTCTGTGATTCGAGCAATAATACTCCAGAACGCATTGACAGGAACGAGTTGTGGATTGATATTGCCATCAAACCTGTGAAAAGTATAGAGTTTATTTTCATTCCTATCCGCGTTCTAAACACAGGCGACGATTTAACAGCATAAGGATTACTTAATAAGTATTTGAAAAGCGCCGGGAATTTCTCCCCGGCGTTTTTTGTTGGGTTTTATATTGATTTTTACGCAATCGTTACTGTAATATTAAGTATAAAAATAATTTGAGGTAATGTGTAATGAGAATCGAGTCCGATGAAAAACTTGACTTTTCCGATGTACTAATTCGTCCAAAACGAAGTGAATTAACTAGTCGGCGTGAAGTAAGCCTAGAGCGCACCTATAAATTTAAGCATTTACAAGACATTGAATGGACTGGTATTCCTATCATAGCTACCAATATGGATACGGTTGGTACATTCGATATGGCTATTGCATTAAGTCGACATGGATTAATGACTGCTTTACACAAGCATTATCAAATAAGCGACATTGCAGACTTTTTTAAGAATTATCCTAAAATGGAACAAAATAATATGTTCTATTCAATGGGAATATCAACCATGGATCATGTTAAATTAAAGGAATTTTCCGAACTGCATCGTTTCCCAAAATTTATTTGCGTTGATGTTGCTAATGGCTATTCTGAAAAGTTTGTTCGGTTTATTTCCAAACTCCGTGATGAAGTAGGTGACAAATCGGTTATAATGGCTGGAAATGTTGTTACTGGAGAAATGGTTGAAGAACTTATATTAGCTGGCGCTGATATAATTAAGGTGGGTATCGGCCCAGGATCCGTATGTACGACCCGTACAACAACTGGTGTAGGCTATCCGCAACTTTCTGCTATTATCGAATGTTCTGATGCAGCACATGGTCTTGGTGGTCTAGTTTGTGCCGACGGTGGATGTACCAATTCGGGAGACATAGCAAAAGCATTTGGTGCAGGTGCTGATTTTGTAATGCTAGGATCAATGTTCGCTGGTCATGATGAAAGTGGTGGTGAAATAGTTTATGAAACCTTTGCTGGAAAGGGTGGTTCAACCAAAATCCCAAAAAGTGTTAAATTTTATGGCATGAGTTCATCCGAGGCAATGGATAAACATTCCGGAGGCGTAGCGGAATACAGAGCATCTGAAGGTAAATCAGTTTTGCTCCCATATCGAGGACCGGTTGAGAATACAGTTAAACAGATACTTGGTGGCATTAGATCAGCTTGCACCTACACGGGTGCCCATCAATTAAAAGAGCTAAGTAAACGCACAACCTTTATTAAAGTTTCTGGAAAACAACAAGTCAATGAAATATATGGCAAGAGTTGATGCCTAAAGTTGAAGATTTGACTCCATTGGAGCAAAATAGATTATTGCACGGGCATGAGGTTTGGGATGGTCAATTTGTCACAATAGCCTTTAAATTAATGACTTCACCCCAGGTTGAAAAACAAAAAGATGATATTTTTGAATGGTTGGAAAATAATACTACTGGGAAATATAAGGTTGTAACCAACATTGGTCACAAACTGGTCGCGAAGATTGAAAAAGAACAAGATGTTATTATGTTTAAATTAACATTTCAAATATAAAAAGGATACAATAATGAGATTAAGCGAATTAAAGAAGATTGAAAAATTACCAAGTTTTACTATTGATCTTGATAATTTCGTCGAAAATGTAAAAACCAGTATTGATTCAATTAAAGAAACAGTTGATGATATCGCTAATAGTAATGAACCAATAACATGGGAATCATTTGATAAGTTATCACTAATAGAAGAAAAATACGGTGATCTCATAGAATTGGCTGCTCACCTAAAAGGCGTTAGGGATGAACCACGTCTCAGAGAAGTTTGGGAAGAGATCATTCCAATAGCGGATGATTTTGGGAACTGGATGCGCTTCCACCGACGATTTGCTGATAGGCTTACAGAACTACGCGATTCCGGAACGCTAAATGATGAACAACAGTATATTACGGATGAAGCAGTTAAAAGCTACGAACGTAGCGGATTACTACTTGATGGTGAGCCAAAGAAACGCTTTTCTCAAATATCGTTGCGTTCCAGTGAACTAGTAAATAATTTCAATAAAAATCTTTTGGATGGAACAAAGGCTTGGTCCTTAAATATAACCGATGAATCGGAATTAGCTGGTGTACCAGAATCCGATATGGAAGCCCTAGCTGATATGGCTGAAAGCCGTGGAGAGAAGGGTTGGACAATTACACTTGATTATCCATTATATTCTCCAATTATGGAATATTGCCAAAATAGGGAACTTCGAAGAATTTGTTCCAAGGCAATGATTACAAAATGCTCAGAATTGGCAGACGATACTAGTTTTGATAACACATCAATTATTAATGAATTGATCAAACTTAAAGAAGAATCAGCAAAAATATTAGGGATGAAAACACCAGCCCATTTAAGTGTTGCTAGTAAAATGGTTGAATCACCTGAACAAGTTATTGAATTCCTGCGAGATTTAATAGTCAGAACAAAACCACAGGCTGAAAAGGAATTATTCGAGCTCGAAGAGTTCGCCGGGAAAAATGGTCTAGACGGAAAAATGCAACCATGGGATAGGGGCTTTTATGCTGAAAAAATGCTACAAAAGAACTTCAAGGTTGATTCAGAAAAGATCCGACAATATTTTATTCTTGATAATGTTATTGATGGTTTGTTTGGTCTAGTATCACGCCTATATGACATTGAAATCAAAGACGAAACTGATTTAATTGATGATAAATGGGATGACAAGGTTCGATTCTATCGCCTATACAGAGATGGTGAACATTTTGCTTCGGTATATGCAGACTTTTTTGCTGATTCGAAACGCAAGCGCGGTGGTGCCTGGATGAATGACCCAGTAACTCGCTGGACCAAACCAGACAAAATTACACAATTACCGGTTGCATATATGGTGATGAATTTCCCATCAGCTACAAAAACTCGTCCAAGTCTTCTAACACATAATGACATTGAGACATTGTTCCACGAATTTGGTCACGCCTTGCATCACATGATGACAGAGGTCATCTACAAAGACGCCTCCGGTATACGAGGAGTTGAATGGGATGCCGTTGAATTACCAAGCCAGCTTATGGAAAACTGGTGCTGGAATGAAGATATTGTACGATCAATGTCATCTCATTGGAAAACTAAAAGAAAGCTACCAAAGTCACAATTTAAGAATATGCTTGCCGCGAAGAACTTTATGAGTGGTATGGGATTGCTTCGTCAGACAGAAATGGCATTGTTTGATTTCCTTTTGCATTACGATAGAAAACCAGATGAAACAATTCTTGATGTTCTTACACGTACCCGAGAAGAAACAAAAATATCAGAACCGCTTGAATATGACCGCTTCCCAAATGGGTTTAGTCATATTTTTGGTGGAGGATACTCGGCGGGATATTTCAGTTATCTTTGGTCTGAGGTTTTAAGTTCTGACACATTCGCCGCCTTTGAAGAAACTGGTGACGTTTTTAATCCATCAATTGCGGAAAAATTCCGTAAGGAATTATTATCAAAGGGTGGTACAAATAGTATGAGTGAATTATATAGGAATTTTAGGGGTCGAGACGTAATATTAGAACCATTCCTTAAAAATCGAGGTATATCCACTTAGAGCGCTAATTTCTCCATGTGGGGCTAAATAATTGTAGAGATATATGTATATATTATGCATATTCTCTTCTATATATAGAATTTACAAGGAGAAATTATTATGGAAAGTACATTAGTTGATTTAAGCCCATTGCTACTACAATTGCTTAGTGTTGTGGGTGTGGCTGTCCTAGCCATTGCTGGTTGGGCAGTTAAGAAAGTCGCTGACAAGTTTGGTCTCGAAAACGATGCTAAAATTCGTGAGTATCTACTTAGTGCAGTTGAACGCGGCGTTGAGTTTGGTAAGCATAAAGCTGAAGAAAAGCTTGGTGATGCCAACTGGGCAAAAATTGATGTTAAGAACGAATTGGTTGCTAGTGCCGCCGGTTATGTTTTGAAGAAGGTCCCTGATGCATTGAAGAAGTTCAAGCTAACAGAAGATGATGTTAAGGATCTTATTCTGTCTAAGTTGGGTGCTTCAAACGAAGAAACGGCGGCGACTAAGCCTGCCCAAGCCAGTCCTGTCCCTGTTGCCGCCCCAGTAGCCGAACCTGTAAAGTAATAATTTAACTTTTAAGGAGGGTGTTACAATGTGGACAACGGTTTTAGGAATATTTGGTAAACTTATCGGTCCAATTATGAAAATGCTGCCATTTTTAGCAGCGTATAAGGTCGGACAGGGGAAGGCAGAAAAGGATGTTTTAGAAAACAACCTTGAAGCCCGAACCGAAGGTGAGAAAGCTGCAAACGAGGTCAAACAAGAGGTCCGAGATAAGGGCCTCGCTGACACCGTTCGAAATAGGAAAATTTAAGGAGAGTAGATATGAAAAATGTTATTTTAATCGGCGTTCTACTTACAGCCACATTAATAGTTAGTGGTTGTGGAACAGATGTCCGTAGTACATCAAGTCTACCTACTTTGCTTGAATATTCCGACCAATTTAGGAATTCTTTTGCTGATGAACTTGATGAAATTTGTAAAATAGGTGCTGAAAAAACACCAAAAACTTGCCAATTTATTCAAGATGCAATTGAATTACGTGCCAAAGTTAGAGCGGCACAAGAATAATATTGATATCGATATATAATGATGTTAGTATATAAAATATAAACAGTGGGCAGCAATGTCCTGAACCCATAAACTCTATGTTGGTGACTGGGATGCCTAGTTCATGGCGTAATGATAGCGGGGGTGACAACCTCGAATATAGAGATCAATGGAATGAACCATTAACTGTTTAAGTGATAACGTAATGTTATTACACGGGACATGGAATAGGAATGATAGCGGATGCCCGTACCGCCTTGCAAAGGTCAGCTGCCTTTGTTTGTATAGTTCATACGAGATAATTACTTAGACCAATATCAGTCGGGTAATTATCAAGAGACTGGCAATGGATCTTCGATGATCTGTTAAAATTGAAAGCATGATATGCCGGCATTCCTATTCCAGATCGAAAAAAGATATTGCAAATATCATTCGCTTATATTATACTACTTAAATAATAAGGAGAAACGATGTTTATTTTTACAATTGCTTGGAGCCAAACAGACCGAGACGTTATCGCAGTTGAAGCAAAGACGCGAGACGAAGCTTATGAGAAGATGGTAAAAAGGATTGGAAATAGCTTTAACATCGTTGACACAAGGGAGGTTACAAAAATAATAGAATAATAGAATAATAGAATAATAGAATAATAGAATAATTTTTAAAAAACGAACATTTTTTTATTGTTTTAGTACGAAAATTATAGTATATTATAAATAACAATGAGGCAGGAGCGTAGGAGCAACAAAAACCTCACATAAATTAAATTATTTAGATCGAAGTCGTAGCTGGAGGTAACGTTACCAGTGAAAGCGGAAGGGCGGTATACCGCGTCCGATAAGATGAGCCTAAGTCGCAGAACGGAACTGGCACGGATACAGATCGAAGAGCCGAATGCAAACGGTTATCATTTGGATTGAAACTGTCGTTTGTAAATAACTTGTTCTTCGTAGATCGATTGAGCCGAAGGGTAGTTGGTTATCTCTTATTGAAAGAACGTGTTGCAGCACATTAACTTGCATCCAACCCCAATCCTTGCTCATGATAATTGGTTTCCAATTTCCATAAAAAATTGGTGGTGGAGGCAGCATATAAGGATTAATCCTATTATGATACCGCCCCAGGTTTCCAACTTCCTTAAAGAGTTGGTGGCGGATAAAAGTTTTAAGGTAGTGTAATTACCATATGACTCCTCCAAAAGCGGGAAAGAAATTTCCCGCTGGATCGAGGCTCTAATAATAACAGGAGCAAGGCGCAGTAGAAAAACCACTCGGTATGTTTATGGGTAAGCTGCATAGACTATAAACGATTATACAGATTTGATGCCTGATTCAGCTAAGAAGGCATCTCACGGTGGTGGTGCTGAAACCGCATGATCGTGGGGGTATTCGAGTAAAGCTCGGTACATTTTGTGGAGGAAGGCTGATTGTGGCACCGACGGAAATCTAGGGTCACCTGTTCTTCAAGGGAGGAGGCACCACAAAGATCGACCTAAATTAGTTTTACTTAGTTAAACTAAGTTGGGTTGACTTGTTTAGCGATGTATTTGTTGGCTGAAAGCCAATAAAGGTGATTATCCACTGGATAGGTAAGAGGTATACACCTTGGGGCTATACATGGCGTTAAATGATGCGTGTAAGGGCGAGCACTGAGTTCAGAGTGCATAGGAAATAAACGGAAGTCGGGAAGCAGTAAGCCTTACGGTAGTCGCTTCCAAGTCCTAAGATCGAAGAGCCGAAGAAATATGGTTATCTTGCAATGATGAACCCCATATTTCATTAACTTGCTCTTTTAATTTTGATCGGGGCCGTAGTATGTGGGTTATCTTACATTCAGAAAACAGTTTCTTGCAGTAAGACCGCTAACACTATCGCAATTACTGATTAGTAATCAATTTATTGGTGAAAATCGGTTTTCGGATGTTTAATATGGATCACTTAGAATGATTTCAATTAAGTTAAACTAGCCGAAGTCCATGTACACTATTTGCCCTTTGTTAGCTGGAAGTCATGATCCAGCGAAAGACGATAGATGCGGGAATATGGAAGCAAGAGCGTCTTTATTAGAAAGAACTGGCGATATCCAGGGACGTTTGATAGGGATTTTCAAATAGCCAAAATGGTTATCGAGGAGTCAAATTCCGGTCCGGAATATCTGGAAAGACGTTGATACGATAACTAATCAATTAGCCAGGGCCTACCCGGCGCTTGGTTTAGAGGGGTTGGTGTAGAACACCTTCCCCTCCTTAATTGAAGTTAATTGAAGATGAATACAGAAGAATAGAACAATTTTTGAAAAACTTGAAAAAAGTTGTTGCTATTCATAAAAAACAGTGTTAGTATAACGTCTCATATAGTAACTTACAGTAAGAGAGGAATACTAAATGGAAATTTTTAGTAGATAGATTTTATTTTTAGAGAACTTATTTTTTACTTAGAAAAGTATAGTATGATAGTCGGCCGCGCACCTTGAAATAACCGGCATTTCCTTATTATCCGAAAATGCGTGACAGGATTTTAAGGGTAGAAAACAAAAATGTTTTTTACTTATGATAGATAAATTTTAATGGGCTTGTATTCTATTAGATAGAAGTTACAAACTCTATAATAGTAGAACATTAAGGGTAACGGTAGTGGCCACTACCGTTACTCTAGATCGGAGCATAAATTGGAGCATTTAAACAGGAGGGCATAACCATGTCTAGCTTTAACAGTCTACGTAACACTAATAATTCGCGCCAGAACGCGGCAACCCCACAGTCACAGCCAATTCCAGGCCGTGAAGAGGAGATGGTCGAGAACAACGCAGGTGGTTTCACCTTCACCGTCGATCTATGGGACCGTCTTGACCGTTTCCTAATCCTTGGAGTTGAGGGTGGAACATACTACGTTTCAGAAAAGAAGCTCGCAGTTGACAACGCCAAAAACGTTGTTAAGGCAATTGAGCAGGACGGCCTACGGGTTGTTCAGAGAATTGTTGAAATTAGCGACTCTGGCCGAGCAGCAAAGAACGATCCAGCATTGTTTGCTCTAGCACTAGCAGCTAGTGCAGATAATCCGCAGACTCGTCAGGCAGCACTTGTGGCTTTGCCACAGGTAGCTCGTATCGGTACACATCTTTTCCACTTTGCGGATTTCGTACAGAATTTCCGTGGTTGGGGCCGCGCACTTCGCCGGGCAATTGGTGATTGGTATACGAAGCAGGATGTCAGTAATCTAGCCTATCAGGCAGTTAAGTACCGCCAGCGTGATGGTTGGACCCACCGCGACTTACTCCGTTTGAGTCACCCAAAGACTCGCAACGAATCACGTAACGATGTTTTCAAGTGGATTGTAACGGGTAAGAACGTTTCCGATGTTCCAGTTATCGCTGGATTTGAACAGGCACAAACGGCAACTTCACCAAAAGAAATTGTACGCTTGATTAACGAATTCAATCTTCCACGTGAGGCAATTCCAACAGAGTTCCTTAACGACGTTAATGTATGGGATGCGCTTCTCCAGAAGATGCCTTTGCACGCAATGATTCGAAACCTTGGTAAGATGAGCAGCATTGGTCTACTTGCACCAATGAGTAATGCCCAGAACCTGGTTGTTAATAAGCTTTCTAACGCGGAGGATCTCCGTAGAAGCCGTGTACATCCAATGGCTGTTTTGACAGCTTTGTACACGTACAAGAGTGGTCACGGTATCCGTGGTAGCCTTTCTTGGGACGTTAACTCTCAGGTGATGGATGCATTGGACGAATCGTTCTATGGAACTTTCCAGAACGTTGAGCCAACTGGTAAGCCAACTATGCTCGCTCTTGATGTTTCAGGAAGCATGTCAATGGACAACATTGGTGGCGTCCCAGGACTCACACCGCGTGTTGCTAGTGCTGCGATGGCTATGATTACGGCCCGCACTGAGCCAAACTATATGGTTACTGCTTTTACCGGTGGTGGAAGCTGGGGACGTAGTGGTAATGTTGATAATTTGACAGTTCTTGATATCACTCCCCGCCAGCGTATGGACGATGTAATTCGGAAGGTAAGTGGCCTTTCATTTGGTGGGACGGATTGTGCATTACCAATGATTTATGCCGATAAGAAGAATTTGGCTATTGACAACTTTGCGGTTTATACTGATAACGAAACATGGGCGGGTTCGATTCAGCCATCCCAGTCTTTGGTAAATTACCGTAAGAAGAGTGGTCGTGGAGCTCGTCTCGCAGTGGTGGGAATGACGTCAACGGATTTCACTATCGCTGATCCAAAGGATGCTGGTATGATGGACGTGGTTGGATTCGATTCAGCGGCTCCAGCAATTATGGCCAACTTCTTTCGAGGTTAACTAAATACGGGGGATGGCTTGGCCATCCCCTTTATTGCTTGACAAACGGAAATATACGTCTACTTAGTAGATGGTATCAAGCAATTGATCGACCACCCCTGCTCCTGTTAATTGGGGTGACTCGGCGGCATTTTTTAATATTGCCGTATTACGAAAAGTGATCAACACGATCACATTTTCCGCTCCTCCTGTAGAACGGGCCGCGCAATGAACGCGTCGGCCCGTTCTTTCTTTATAAAGTTGACAATACACCAAATCGTGCTATAATACGGTATATCGAAAATAAGGAGATCGAAAATGCCAAAGGCTATTGTGCTAATTCATCGAGAAGAAGTCGGGTTTCCTGGCGAAATGTTCAACCGTGATACTGTCATTGGTGTCATGACACAAAACACCAACGAGACCGAGGTTGAATTTGATTCTCGAGTAAATGAAGTTCAAACTCGATTGAAGAACACCACAATTCTTGATCAGCTCGCAAAGTCACCTGAATTTAAAGGCATCGCCGCCCCATTCCTCGGTGATAAGCATTATGAGGGATTGATTATCGTTGAAGGAACCGAAATACTGTAATTTCTGGAGAATAGAATGAATCATATGAAATATGTGGTAATTGATAATGGTATGTATGAACAGATTTTTATTTTCTGTGATGCAATACCGCATGATTCGATGGTTGCTAAAATTGGACAATCGACTAAAAATGTCGTTTCGGCTGGTTTTGTAACATATGGAAGTGACGGTAATTTGTCGTGTTACGGTCATTCGACCAGCTTGAACTTAAAAAGTCGTCTTATCGAAGATACCGATCTATTGAATCTAGAACTTCGAGGACGAAACCCATACTAAGGAAAAAGAATGCCTAGTATTTTTGATATTGTACCAAATGAAAGTTTCCAAGAAGAACAAAAGAAGGCAAAGGAAATTGTCTTACGTTCTCTTCTTATCAAGAGTCGTGATATTGACGGATTCAGGAACAATTCAACTTTGATATCTGAATTTTCTTTGTCTAACCTAGATCTATTGACATATACGGCGGTTTTCTATATAAAACCAGGCGAGTCGAATGTGAAAGAATTTAAGGAATCTGTGTCTGAGTGGGTTGCAGATTCAGCCATTGAAGGAAATTTTATTGGCTTTTTCCGAGTTAATGGTACCGGAAAAAAGAAAGAATTCGAAACAACCAACAAAAATAAACGAAAATATACGCATCGTGCCATTGCCGTAAATGTATCATTTACGCATAAAGGAGATTATGACCTCTTCGAGAATGAATTTATGGTATTAAGTAAGCTTACTGATACATAATTTATCAAGAAATATTAGAAACCCCAATCTTAAAGCACGTAAAAAATTGCGTGGCCGCCTTCACGAGTAAAAAATCATATCTCCGAAGTAATATGAAAATTTGGCAGACTAGAAAAGCTAAATAAATATATAAAGTGTAATAACTTGTACACAAAAATTAAGGAGATATCAAAAGATGGTGGAAACGTTAAATAAATTCGGAGTTCCGGTAGACGGTGAAAGAGCTGGTATGCTTATGCCAAAGCTCACAAACCGCTTTCGCGTTCGTCTAACAAATTTCGGCCCGCTTAATTCGGCACAATCAGTAGATCTATCACGTCAGGTTATATCGGTTGCAAAGCCAAACTTAACACATGAAGAAGTTATGGTTCATAGTTATAACTCAATTGCTTACTTTGCTGGTAAACATGCATGGCAAACTGTTGATCTAGTAGCACGTGATGACATCACAAACGCTGTAACGCGCCTTGTGTATCATCAGGTACAGAAACAGATGAACCACTTTGAACAGACTAGCCCAATTGCTGGTTCTAACTACAAATTCGGTATGGTTGTTGAAACACTAGACGGTGGAAACGATGGTGTGTTGGAAAAATGGGAACTGGAAGGTTGCTTCCTAACTAATATTGCTACGGAAGGTCTAAATTATGAATCTGCAAATGCGCAGACCATTACGATGACAATTCGTTACGATAACGCAACACTACAGGATGGTCTACAGACACAGACACCAGAGCTTCTAACAGGATTGACGAGAGTTTAATTTAATCCTGGAGGAATTCTAATGCCTTTAGTTAATGATTTACTGTCTTTTGCTTTTAGTGGACAAAATCCGTTTGAAGATAGGATGCTACGTGATAGTAGACATGCACGTCACCGCTTTGAAACAAGAGATGCACAAACAGAACAAGATTTTGGTGGACGACCAAAACCAAAATTCCTGTTTGGTGTGCGATTCATAACTCAGTTCAATTCACCGGCCTTTGGACAATTTTCTGACCAAAATGGCGACGTCGCTTTTATGGTTAAAACTGTTGATAAACCAAAAATTGATTTTGACGTCACAGTTATGAATCAATATAATAAGCGTAGATTAGTTCAAACAAAAATAAAATATCAACCAATTAATATGCGTTTTTATGATTCAGTAGATGAAAGACTATCAAAATTTATATTATCATACATGCAGCATTACTATGGTGATCATTTAGCAGAAAATGTTGATCAATGGAGTTATGATAAAATTTCTTCAGAATTCAATAATGGTGTAGATGGTTGGGGTTACAGAGGTATTTCCCAACCAGGCCGCTCAAATTCTGCCCCTTTCATGTCACATATTGAACTTTATCAATTCTTTGGTGGTAATTTTTCTCGTTGGGTTTTTGTTAACCCATTGATTACTAGCTTTGATCATGATAATGTTGATGCAGAATCGGGCAATGTTGCACAAGAAGCAAGTATGTCAGTCGAATTTGAAGGACTTCTTTATAGAGAAAAAAATATCCCATTAGCAACATCTAAAGTTGGTCGCGCAGCAATTGATTTCTTCAAGCTAGAAGAGTTCGCTGATAATTTAGAATTACCTGATGCACTACAAATCGGCGGTTTAAATCTCGGTGGTATTAGTGATCTTGCATCGGCTAGATCAGTTTTTGGTCGAGAACTTGGTAGGAAAACAATCGAAGTTTTGAGCGGTAGCCCAATCGATACATCAGGCATTTCTAGAACATCATCATCGGCATTAACACCGTTTGGTAACTTTGATTTTGGTTCAGTTATTGTTGGTGAAGGTGTTGATGGATTAATTAGTAGCGGTGTAAGTGGATCGACAGGTGCGGTTTCAAACGCCATTAGAGCTGGTACTGCAAACGTTGCACGTGATGCTCTTAACTTGGTTAGAGGTAATATTCTTGGAACAGGTGGTACTCGACTCAATGACGGCGCTGCCTCGTTTTGTGCTGACCCAGCAACAGGATCTGGGACTTCACCGTCCGCATCCCCGGCAGGTGCCGCCAAAGCTGTTGGTCAAACAGGTGGGTTTTCCACACCAGGAGTAGCAGCAGATGAAAATTCAGCAGTTGTACAGTTTGCAGGAGCGGTGACAACTGGTGTTGATACAGTGGTCAAAGGGGTTGGTGATGGTTTACAGTTTGGATTAGAGACCATCGGGCTTAGAAATTCCCAATCTACTACAGGAAACCAAATTGGAGTAACAGCTAAACCATTTGTTGACCCAGATTCATTAACGCCTTCACAACGGGCTATTCGGGCACAAAACCAATTTCCGGATAACACCTGATGGCTAAGTATGGTCATGTGCATAGTGGTGAATTTACGCCCAGCAATCCGGCAAAATATAAAGGTTCATATCCAATAACATATAGAAGTTCATGGGAACTCACTGTATTCAACATGTTTGATTCGCACCCCAACGTTTTAGAATGGGCAAGTGAAAGCATAAAAATACCTTATATGCACCCATTTAAGGGTAGAATGTCATTTTATATCCCAGACATTGTTGCAAAATTCGTGGATAAAAAAGGAAAAACTCATGTTGAGGTTATCGAGATAAAGCCTTTGAAAGAAACTTTGGCAGAACATGCCAAATCCAGGTATGATCAAGCACAATTAGCGGTTAATCATGCTAAATGGAAATCGGCTCAAGCTTATTGTGCAAAAGTCGGTATGAAATTTAGGATTTTAACCGAAAAACAAATATATAGAAATTAGCAATTACTTAGTGCAATTGCGGTTTATACAACTTCTTTGCTGTGAACCTTACGAAATTCGTTTTGTAAATAATAAAAATATATTGAGGAGATATTGTATGCCTAAACAGCAAAAAACAAAACTTGAAGAAACCTTGGATTTGCCCAGTTTATCTGACGCATTAGAAGAATCAAAAGTGTCAAAAGAAAAAGAAGCACTCGATGCTGAAGAAAAAGAAGTGGATGAATTGGAAGAAACAATGAAAGAACTTTCAGCAACCAATCCACAGTCTGCTTCAGATTTTAAAAATGCATTGGATTCAGCAGCTGAATTAGAAAACACTGTCGCTAGGCATGCTGATTTCAAAGAACATGATGATGAAATGAATGAAGTTTCTGCACACGCAATGGAAAGTTATGAAATGCTAATGGATTTTGGAATGAACTGTACACCAGCTCATGCCGGATCAATATTTGATACCGCCGCCACTATGTTAAAGATTTCCCTTGATGCTCGAAATTCTAAATCAGATAAAAAATTAAAAGTTTGGCGTTTACAAATTGAACAAGCCAGATTGATGCGTGATATGGAAAAACAGCGAGATGATAGTGGTGAAATTATTGATAATAACAATAACCAAATTAAAGGTTCTAGAAATGCGATTATTGAGGGAATCAAATCTGGTAAGATCAGCTTGGACGATTAAAAACAATCAACCAGCTAAATATAAAGAAATACAATTCTTTTAAAGGCTTTGGAATATGAAAAAAACATTTATTGAACATTTGATAGAGAGCGATCGGGAATACAGCTACCGAATTAAATCGGTTGTTGATTTTGACGATACCCAAATGGAGAAATTGGAGAGATTGGTTCAAAAATATGAACTACGTGATATGGAATCTCCAAGAAAGACTATTATTCAAGATCATCCACTTGATTTCCCAGATGTGAACCATGCAGAAGTTTATATTATTGATATTGTCACTGGTGTACCAGTATCATCATATATATTACAACAAGAAATCCGAGAGAATTTGAAAGTACCGGAAAAGTTTATTGTTGTTCGTTCTGAGAATGATCCTCTAGAGATTGAAACAGAAAAAATGCTTGCAATGAAAGATATGCGTGATGAAGCTGAAAAGAAAGGCCTTGAACGAGATGCATTACTTTCAACTTCAAGTGTTTATGTTGAAGATGAAAACTCAGTTCCTGGTGAAGAAATGTATGGGGATATATATAATAAGAGATTTCTAGATACTCTTGCCCAAATATCAGCAACTCGTTCCCCAGAATTCATTGAAAACAAAGGCACGGGGATTTTCTCGTGGTTGAACAATGAAGTTGACGATGTTCCTGAAATTATGACAGACGATAGTTTCAACAGTGGTAAAGAATACGAATATGCTCCAAAACCAACACCGTGGTGGAAAGCTTCCAGCGTTGATCACAGGTTACATGATGATTTAAGTTTGGGAACAGCCGGAAACTTTGATGACGATTCAAAATTATATCATCAAAAATATAAAAAGATTGATGGAGAAGAAGTCCATATGATCCGTAAAACAGAGGGAATTCAAGATGACTAACGAATTGGATAGAATGATTAAACTAGCGGGCATTCGTCTTGCAGAAGATAATATGACCACTGACGGATTTGATTTCTCAGGAATTTCAAAACTCGTTGATGAAAATAAAATCAATACATTACCATATGGTGATCAAAAAGAAATTTTTAGACTGTCAAGTATGATTGGTGATGGTGGTATCCATGATGCAGTTTCCAGAGCGAAGGCGATGATACAGAAAGATCCATCGATGAGTTCAACTATGCAGAGTATATTACAAGACCTAATTTCAAATAGTGGTGTCAGTGATGTACAGGAAAATCTTAGTCCAATCCATGGTTCTCCTGAGAATCCAGATGAGGATCTTTATCCAGATCAGGAAGTTCACCAACATGATCACGATTGGAACAATAACGATTCGTCCGAAGCAACAGATGATGATGGGCATCTAGTAGAAGATGAAGGTTCGTTAACATTTAAACTTTCAAGAAAGAAAACTGAAGACGGGGAATTTGTAGTTAAAGCATACAAAAATGGCAAATATTATGAGCCAGCAAGCTACTATACAGATGATTGGGAAGATGCAGTTGGAACTAAAGCTGATATGGAGAAACGTGAAGGCATCAAGGAAGATGGTGACATGGGCGAAGCGCGTGAATTACCAGATGCAGTTAAAAATAATTTTGAATATGATCCAGATGCAGAAGCAACCGAAATTAGCTTTGATACAGAAGAACCTATTTCGGAAGAAAATACAACAGAAGGTGTTGTCAAACTAATATCAATGCTAGACGGTGATAGAAAAACTGCTAAAGAAATTGTAAAGCAATTGGATGAATGGGTTAACTTTGCTGGTGAAGATTGGTCTTCTGATGATTTTGTTGATGAACTCATGAATGCATTTCCTGACCTAAGTGAAGAGATGGCTACTGAAATTCTTGAAATGCATGAAATGGGTGAAATTGGCGTCTCGGCATCATCATATAATGAATTTGGTGAATCAATCAAAGAAGACGTTCGTCAAGACGTTCCTGTTCTTGAATTCGATTCAACAGGTGATGCTTATGATGCGTGCCAGTATGATGACAATATAAAGAATGGTGATGTACTTTTAATTCCATCCGAAGGTGTGGTTGGAATAGCTGGTACGTGGCCCGTGGCAGTCACAATAGAAAATGGTAATCTCCATTCAGCAAAGGATGGTGAGTTATCACTTTACTTGGATGAACAAAATATGGGAGCCGGATTAGATAAAGCTGTTGCAACTGCAAATGATCACGGCTTTGAAATTGTTCCTGAAATGGCACAAGAAATAACTGAAGGATTTATGGATGATCTTCGTTCAGCAGCCAGTGATTTAGAAGGTGAGCTTGTTGTTATGCGTGAAACCCCAGATGAAAGCGAATATGGTGCGGTAGAGGCCTTGGTTCGGGATATGGCACAAGCATATCATGTCGATGAAGATAGTTTATCTAGAACATTTGAAGATGTTTATGGTGTACATCCAGAAGAATATATGATGCAAACCGAATCGATGAACGAAATTAATGAAGATTGGGGCTCATCAGATTGGTATCCAATCATACAAAATATCGATCAGGCAATTGAAAGAGACGGTGTATCACCTGAATCTATTGAAAATGCGGCACGCGATAGTGCAGAAATGTATTACGACCACATGGGATATGAATCAGTAGATGATGCAGTAGATCCAATTATCAATGGTTGGATGCGCATGTCAAAGAAAGGTAAACAGCTTTCTGCTATGTTCGCACCAAAAGAGACTATGGATGAACATGAAAACGGTGAATACGATTTTGGTCACCGTCAGATGGGTTACAAAGATTATCAACAGGATGTTTTTGATTATAGAGGACGAGCAGAAACTTCTGGCTCCAAACTTCGAGTTGTTAATAATTATGGCGATAACCCAATGATTGAAGAAGACCCTAGAAATGATAATGGTATTCGTGGAAAGCGGTTTTATGAAAATCAAGATCCTATTGCTGTTCGTGAAGCTCAATATGCTAAAGAATTCCGAGCGTTTTTAAAAGAAGGAAAGAAATAACCCTTAATTTTAGTGAGCAGCCTTATCAATCTTAAAAAGGAAATTAAAATGAAAGTATCAAAGGATTTTCAAGAACAGTTTGTTTACGGTAAGGTTAATACTACAATTCATGTTTATTATCACTTACCAGATTATAATTCTATAATACAGGAATTTGTCTGGAGAACTCTTGATCTTGATCCACATTTCCCTAGAATCCATCAATTTTTGGATCATTGGGATAGAAATATCGATGCACCAATAAAGGAAGCTTTCATCTCCTGTGATAAAGGAAACTTCAAACCAGAGTTCAGAAATGTTACTGCTTGGTTTAATGCCTAGACCTACGTTTTTGCGTTATAAATATAATACTTACAACATGTTACAGAACGTGTTTGTAGATTATTAATTATACGGGGTAAGACTGCATGGCAATGCAAACAGGTTTAGATATTACGAAAAAGGCCCACATTGTTACGGGCTGGACAAAAAAACAAATAATGGAATTATCATTATGTGACGATGATCCATTATATTTTATGGAAAATTTTATGTATATTCAGCATCCAATGAGAGGAAAGTTGCTGTTTAATGCCTATGATTTCCAAAAAGAAATGATCGACACATTACATGAAAATAGATATTCAATTTTACTCACCGCACGGCAAATGGGCAAAACGACGGTCGCAGGTGGATATTTGCTTTGGTATGCAATGTTTAATCCAGATTCAACAATTCTTATCGTTGCAAATAACATGGCACAAGCTATGGAAATTATGCAACGTATTCGTTTTGCTTACGAAGAATGTGCAAATCATATCAGAACGGGTGTTACAGAATACAACAAGGGTTCAATAACATTTGATAACGGTTCAAGAATTGTTGCTCGTGCTACCACTCCGCACGCTGCTCGTGGTTTGTCAGTAACATTACTTTACGCGGATGAGTTTGCGTTCGTTCAGCCCAACATGGCAAAAGAGTTTTGGACAGCAATTCAACCAACCCTATCAACTGGTGGTGGTTGTATTATTACGTCAACTCCAAACGGCGACGAAGATATTTTTGCGCAAACATGGCGTGGTGCAATGGACAAAATTGGTCTTGATGGGAATGAACGCCCGGGTGGTCGTGGTCGAAATGGTTATAAGGCTTGTATGGCCCCATGGGATTTGCATCCTGAACGAGATGAAGAATGGGCAGATGAACAACGCTCACAACTTGGAGAAGACCGATTTAGACGAGAGTTTGATTGTCAATTTATCACTGCTGAAGAAACATTAATTGAATCACTCGCTCTTCAGGGATTAAAGGGTGTTGAACCAGATAATCGTGAAGGGCAAATTCGCTGGTACGAAACAATTGAACCAAACCATACTTATGTGATTGGCCTTGACCCATCAACAGGAACAGGTGGTGATAGGGCGGCTATTCAAGTTTTCAAATTACCAGAAATGACACAATGCGCTGAATGGTGTGATAATAAAACACCACCAAAACAGCAAGTAGAAGTTCTGCTCACAATTTTACGAAATATTCGAGAAACAATGGCCGCTGATTTGAGACAATCGTCAAATCCAGATGATAGTATTTATTGGACATTTGAAAACAACGGTTTGGGTGAAGCAATCAATGTTATTATCCAGGAAACAGGTGAGGAGAAATTCCCTGGGATATTATTACATGAACCACGACGTCGTGGAGGATCCCGTGGTAGGCGCGGCTTAACAACAACAAATAAAAACAAAATTACCGCCTGTACCAAGTTGAAGAGTCTAGTTGAAACAAATAGAATGATTGTTCATTCCAAAGCACTAATATCAGAACTTAAAAATTATATTAGAAAAGGTGCTGGATTTGAGTCTAAACCAGGTATGACCGATGATTTAGTCTCCGCCTCCCTGCTTGTTATACGGTTAATTGGTATTATTAAAGATTATGATCCCGAAATAACTTCACGACTGGAAGATTCTCTGAATGATGATGATGATGCGTCCACACCATTACCATTCGTTGCATTTAGTGGATACGGTGGATACTGACCTAGCATAAATAAAGTATATAATGATAATATAAGGGTTTAACATGGCTGATAAGTTTGGTCTCTTGGCAGAAAGAATATTTAGTATTTTCAAAGGAACGGGGCACACCCTTAGACTCTTCGATGAGCAGGGAAACCAAACAATTGATCCTGAAAATGCTCGGCATTTCTTTGCTGTTGAAGACCGTATTATGGTTACTTTGCATCAAGACAATGCGGATAACAATGAATTAACGTTAATGATTCCGGAAAAGAATGATAAGGGTGATGTCCGCCATTTTGCCGATATGATTAGATCTTTAAGACGGTCAGCACAACACTTTAATATTATGTTTACAGTTAGAAAATTTGGGCATGAGATTACACCGAAAGATGTGATCCATAAAATAAAAGAATCATGGAGTAATGACATGGAAATCGCAGAACAGATGAATCCAAAGATGACGGGAACCTCTCGCACAAGTCATCAAAAGTGGAATGAAGCAAGACTAATCGTCAAGCACTCAAAAGTTGTAAATGAAGAACAACGGGGCGCTCGATCCAGAAATATTAGTCGGCTTTTTGTAGAAACCGCTGAAGGCGAACGTTTCTTGTTCCCTACAAAGAACTTACAAGCTGCGAGAGCATGGTGTCGTCATCTGGGTGCGGGGGGTGTTGCTAATGACATAGTTAGTGAGCATATCAAAAGCCTAAGCAATGAAATGGAAACATTGAAGGAATTTTCCGCACATATTTTCCGCAATAGGACAACTTTGGAAGAATCAGCACTTGCTGTTCGTTCATCTGCCCGCACTAGAATTGACGAGATCCGTAATGAGCTAGGTCGTTTTATGACTAAGAGAGCATACTTTACGGTTGCTGAAGAAATCGAAAGTTCTGAAACCAGCGGTGATACACTTGTCGAATCACACACCGATTTATCTGAGCGTTTAGAATGGTTGTCAGACACGTTAGCTATTGCAGAAGATCATGATTTATATGGTAAATTGTCTTCTTTAGTTGAATTTACCGAACCAGCTGTTGCTGACGAAGAACCAATGGAAGGACAATTTACTCCGGACGATGTTGCCCAAGCATATGAATTCCGTGGTGCAGATAATGCAGCCCGTGACCCGGAAGGCACATTTGATTGGGAAGCAATCAATAAAGATACTCCTCCGGAGCACAAAGATCACCTGAAACCACCTGCCGTAGAACGTTTATATTTTGAAGAAGCTGCGGCCCTACTTAATACAAATGATTTTACGTTTTTTGACAAATACACCGATGACGACGCAAACAAACCAGATGAATGGACCCCTCGTGGAAAATTAGCTTGGCGTTTAGCTTCAATCGCAAAGAGACTTGATCCAAAGGTTAAGGGACAATTGGTTCTTTCAAATATTCTTTCCTATGTGGCAGATAAGATGCAAGAAGGCGCAAGACCAAATCCACAAGCACAACGCATCGCTGGTCACTTCATTACAAATATTGCTCCAACAATTCATGAATCAATCAGCGTTCGTTTAGCACAAATTGAAGAAAGTGTAAAACTTGGAGAATCATGGCTTGAAGATTTGGAATCAGCGGTTAATGATTTAGAAGCAGAGCTCGAAGCATTCATTGACAATGACAGTGAATATGGCGCAGTTGACCCATTAATATACGATATGGCACAAGCCTATGGTGTAGATGTAGCAAGCTTGGCCAATGCATTCCACGACATGAAAGGTATACCACCAGAAGACTTCGTGTTTCGCGGTCGATCATTTGGTGAAAGCCGTGAACTAGACGAATGGTTCGAAGGATTTGATCCATTGAGAATTATTAAGGAATCTTCAAAAAAACTAACCGATGATATTCCAGTAATTCCGGGTGACATGGGAAAGGATTTTGAGGATGAAATTACAACCGATGGTTATGACCATGGTGAAGACGCGCAAAACATTATAAACTCAAACGACGAAATCGATACAGAGATGTATGAAGAAGTTGAATTGGCTAACGGTATGAAAGTTAAGTTTACTCCGGATTATGCTGGTAATGACGCCGGTGAGGTTTTCACTTTAACGGGATGGGATGGCAAGCGTGGTCGAGTTGAAGATTCTCAAGGTCGTGGTTGGGGGGTTAGTGGTTATCAAATCGAGCCAGCTTTTTCAAGTCAAGACGACGATTACGATGATGATTCAATCCCAACGCAGGGATCATCCCGTGATCTGAGAGATATTAATGAAATTGCAGAATGGGCAGCTGATGCAGTTACCGATGGTAGAATGAATTTTGATGAAGCCGTTGAAGATTATTACCAAGACAATTTCGAAGAGAGTGGAATTATGATTGGTAAATTCGAACAGATGGTTCAGGCACATTTGGATAGCTAAGTCATGCGCTTAGTTGAATTCGAAGATCCTGGAGTTTATGTTGCGTTTAAACTTGATTTATCAAGTGCTACGCAATTATCAGATTTTGTTGAAAACGAGTTGGACATGAAGCCAATTCCTAAAGATTTAATGCATGTCACAGTGGCGTCATTCAAAACTGGAACCATTAATGAGTCGACCTTTCCAAAAATAAATTTCCCAATTGAAATTGATATTGCGGATTCATTTAGTACCTTTGGTTTCTTTACACTTCCATTTAAAGGGATTTATAATGCTGCATATATCAATCTAGAAAATAACCGAGAACTAATGATTGCTAGGGGTAACATTTTAGATTGGATGGACGATTGCGGAATATCAACAAAAACACCAGGTGGTAGATTTAGAGCCAGATGGCGGGGATGGACCCCGCATGTTTCTGTTACTTTTCAGGATACAGAAAAAAATAAGCTTCCTTGGGAAGGGGGTAATATGATTAAAGTCAAAAACTTTTTAAGAGGGACTGTGGATCTACCAATTTCAACTATAAAAGTGTCAGATATAATTCTAACGCCGCATGATAAGAATTGGGGAGCAGATTTAGTTTAACTATTTGAAATATATTGTTTAACTTGGGCGGGAGAAATCCCGTCCTTTTTTTGTGATTTTTTCATTGATTTTTCGCCTATTTTTATATTGTTATTAACTTCAAGTATAAATATAATTAACATACAGTAAAGGGAAGCTTTATTGTGTGTTTAGGCAAAAGCAAAAAGTATTGGTGAAGTATTCATATTTTAATATTGATATCTTCACTGTACAGGCATTATATTATAGGCACTAACATAGGCAAAAAGGAAAACATAACTATGGCAACATTAGCAGAAATCAGAGCAAAGCTCGCAGAACAAGAAGACCGTAAGTCATCTTACGGAAACAAAAAATCCAACAACGAAGTATATCCATTCTGGAACATCGCAGACGGCTCAACGGCATTAGTCCGTTTCCTACCCGATGGCGATGACAATAATATCATGTTCTGGAAGGACCGTCAGATTATTAAGATCCCATTCGATTATGAAGGTAAGGAAGTTGAAGTCCAAGTTCCTTGCATGGATATGTATGGTAAGAAGTGTTTCATCACAGAAGAAATTAAGCCTTGGTGGAATGATGACGACCTAATGCCACTAGCTCGTAAGTATTACAAGAAGCGCTCATATATCTTCCAGGGATTTGTGGTAAATAATCCACTTGAAGGCGATGAATGTGAAACACCAATCCGTCGATTCGTAATCAATAAGAGCATTTTTGATATCATTAAGGCCAGTCTGCTAGATGCGGATATGGAAGATAGCCCAGTAGATTTTGATGCTGGTCGTGATTTCAAGATTACTAAGACAAAGAAAGGTAAGTATGCAGATTATACTACATCTGCATGGTCTATGAAGAGCCGCTCACTAAGCGACGAAGAACGCGCAGCAATTGTTGAGCCAGGTCTTCATAATTTAAATGATTTTCTTCCAAACGAACCAAACGAAGAACAGCTAGTAGCAATCAAAGAAATGTTTGAAGCTAGTGTTAACGGTGACCCATACGATCTAAATCGTTGGGGCAACTTTTACCGTCCATATGGTATCCAGGCTCCAGAAGAATCCTCATCAGCCCCTGTTTCAAAGCCTACTACGCCCAAGCCAGTAGAAAAGGTAGCTGAAAAAGCAACTGAAACAGTCGTTGAAGACTCCGATGACAGCGTCCCTTTTGATGTCGACGAGTCAAACTCTCCAAAAGAAGACTCTTCAGCAGTTTCGTCCTTGAAAGACCGTGTTGCTGACGATGCACCTGCCCCTACAGGTAGTGATGATAGCTCGGAAGATAAGCCCGATCCAAAAGCTATTATTGCGATGCTTCGTAACCGCAAAAAAGCTGAGTAAGAAGAGCATATCTACCGGACGGTGCTCCCCGCGCCGTCCGGTACCTTTCTTTTATAGTATTACTTAAAAGATAAGCGTAGGATATAAGTATGGTTGGTTACAAAAAATGAGGAAAAATAAAAATGAAACCATTTGATTTAACAAAATTTCGTAAAAAAGTAGATGGAAAAATTGAAGGCCTTAGCGTTGGCTTTCATGACCCAAGCACTTGGTTGTCTACTGGTAATTATACGCTCAACTATTTGATCAGCAACAATTTCCACCGCGGTATTCCACTAAGCCAAATAACAATGTTGGCAGGTGAATCGGGTTCCGGTAAGAGTTTGATTGCTGCTGGTATCATTAGTTATGCACTTGATAACGGTATTTCGGTCGTGGCGTTTGATTCAGAGAATGCATACACTGAAGAATGGTTAACAAAAGCTGGTGTTGATGTTAAAAAGTATGACAAGGATCTCGGTGGTAATGGTATGCTTATGCGTATCCAGGTTAGTCTTGTTGATACTGTTGCAGAGACAATTTCCAGTTTTATGGAAGATTATAAGAGAGAGTATAAAGACGTTGACCGCGATGACCGTCCACCTATGCTCATTGTCGTTGACAGTCTTGGTATGTTATTGACTCGTACTGATATGGATCAATTCCAAAAAGGCGACCTTAAAGGTGATATGGGTCGTAAGCCAAAGGCGCTAAATGCTTTGGTAAGAAATTGTGTCGTTCAGTTCGCTGAATATAATGTTGGAATGTTGGCAACTAACCACACTTATGCATCACAGGACATGTTTGACCCAGATGATAAAATTTCTGGAGGTGGTGGATTTATCTTTGCTTCAAGTATTGTTATCGCAATGCGAAAATTGAAGCTAAAAGAAGATGAAAGTGGTAACAAAGTAACAGATGTTCGTGGTATACGAGCAGCCGTTAAGGTTGTGAAGTCCCGCTATAACAAACCATTTGAATCAGTGCAAGTTCGTGTTCCATATGAATCAGGAATTGATCCATACTCTGGTCTTGTTGATTTATTTGAAAAGCAGGAATTGCTAGAAAAGGTTGGTAATAAATTACAATATGTGGATTTAGAAGGAAATGAACACAAATATTTCCGTAAGTATTTTTTCACAGAAAAAGGCCATGAACTACTAAATCTTATGATGGCTGAACATGATGCACAAATGAATCTCAAACATGCATCCGGAGAGTTTGAGGTTATGGACGAACTAGAAGGAGAGGAAGGGGACGACGATGAATCTATCGAGTGATTTCGTAGCTGATTTTTGGGAATCAGTAAAACCATTGGTTACTAAAGAGAACCGTGAAGAATTTGTAGAAAAACTTTATATTATTCTTCAGGAGTATGGAACAGACCCAGACGACTTAAAGGCCGCTGGCCATGAGGATGAAATCCTTGACATGGTTTGGGAAAATATGTTTCATGACCCTGATGCGGAATTTTTTGAAGACGACGATGAAATATGAGCGAATTTGAAAATTAATGGACAGATATTACCAAGTTACCTCTGCCAATTCTGATGATCTTTCGGAGTTAGTGTCAGCTGTTGCTGATATTTTAAGCTATTTCGAAGATGAATATATGGAAGGCAAAATTGATATCCAGATTAAGGGGGCGGTCGAACGGGCCGCCTCCAAAATCCCTGGTATCACCGAGCATCGATGGTCACAACTCCAAGAATTAGAGGCCATTGTTGTTTATATTGAAACCGTTGTAAAAAAAGCTAAACAGCGAGCATTCAAGAAATATTTTGAAAATTACAACCGCCAGCTATCGAGTCGCGATGCGCAAATTTATGCAGACGCCGATGATGATGTTTTGAATAAAGCTGAGGTTTTGAACCAAGTTACCTTCATGCGTAATAAATTTTTAGGAATTTATAAGAGCATCGAAGCGAAGCATTGGCAACTCAACAACATAACAAAGTTGCGAACATCCGGAATGGACGACGCGTTTATTGATTACGATTGATTATATACTTGACTTATCATATTATGCTATGTATAATTAAGTTTAATAGATAGAGGTATATCAATGTCGACGCACTTAGAAACCATTGTTGAAGAAGTTGCAGGTATATTCCATCATCTTCAATGGGACCAAGATAAATCCTTGAAAGTTTCACCCGCTGATTTCAAATTCATTACTGATATCGCTGGCAAAACGAGTCAAGGTAAGCAAATCTCAACCAAGCAAGCCGAGGTTGCAATTCGTATTTTGCAGAAATATATTACTGTACTTCCCACAAGGGACAATTTTCCATGGTCTGAGGAAGAGTTAAGCGCGGCAATTTCTATGCCCATTTATCGTCAACCCCCCTATCAAAGCGTTCCAGTCCGCCGTGAAGTTCGGTATATTGGTAATCGCAAAATAGCACTTCGGTCGAAATTTTCCCCTCAAGTTACGAAGAGGATACGATCAACAGTTGATAAAAAATGTATCCGTAATGTTATTGGTCGTTCTAGATATAACCATAACCAATTTGATTTTCCACGTTTTAATAAGAAACACAGACTCTGGGTAATCGAGGTTACCGAGGGAAACCTAGAAGCTGTAATGAGAACAGTTAAGAAAGCTAATTTTGAGTTCGATGATTCGGTCGTACAATTTCTAACGGATTGTGCAAACACCGTTGAAAACGAAACCACTATCAGCTCGGTTGATAATGAAATTGAAATTATCGTACAAAACGATGAATTTATGTCTTTGTGGTTAGATGATACCTTTAAGGAGAAGAAAAGTGTTTGATCGAGTAAGAATACCGAGAACTCCAAAGAACGCCCGGAAATTGATATATTGGGGGAATGTGAATTATACCACAATTCCTGATGATCTTCAGAACCTTGCAATGCAGGATCATGTTTACCATCCAGATCCACAAGTACAAGAAGCCTGGCAGTATCTCATTGACAGAGATAATCGAGCAGTTATTATGAACGATGTAGATGATATGCATCGTAATAAGAATCTTGTTTTTGATCACTTCACTAATCAAAAATTATTCCCGATGGTAATTATCGCTACTGAAGAGTTTGATGAATGGCTTAAAATTGCCAGCAATTTTGCAACTACGCATGAAAAGACAATGCAGATTGTGACAGGTAAGGATAATGCAAGTTCAATCGATGAAAATTTAAAAACATCTGTGGTCGAAAACGCTGAAAACGGCCATGACATCTATGTCATAGACACAGTAAAAGATATAAACATTATATTGGACAGTATTTTTCCAGCAACTTCGATAAAATCATTAATTTATGATGTCACGGAAAAACACAGAGACAAAGGCCAGAGTAATCGGTATACTTTTGGTCTCCGCCAACGATATGAGTCTAACGACACTCTTCGGGCATTGTTTCTGGAAATCCCAAATGCTGTTATTCTTGCATCATACGAGGATATTTTTTCATTGCATAAAGGAAATAATGGGAAAAGAATAAACGATGTATCTTTGGATACGGAAGGTTTTGCATTTATTAACCATTTGCTGTATAATGAGAAAATACTACCAAAAGCATTCCCAATTGAACATGATAGTATCAAGAAACAATTAAGCGACAGTGGTTATAAACTAACCGACGAAACGTTTTTAGCATACTTTCCTTTAATTGGCATTTCAACCGCCCTTTTAGGAGACAACCATGGATCAACTGCAAACAATGTCATTCCTGAGTAGAAATAATAAGAACAAACTTGTGACGCTTAGAATAAGCAGGTCAGTTGACCCGTTCGAACAAAAGAATTTTCGATACATTAATCGCCAACTTCATATGACTGTAGGTGTAACTTCACCTACAAGCAAGCCGGAAGAATGGATTGAAGTTGAATCATTCGAAGATGCTGAGCGCCAAGCTGTAAGGCTTATGGTTGATTTGGAGCCAGATTTTGAAATCAATCTCAATTCACGTCGAGCAAGAGATGTTCTTGCGGCAATGGGAAACCGTGTCGCAACCCTGTCTACTCGAGGCAATGCAACCAATTATATTGTGCATCCCAATCATGAAGAAACGCTTCATAGCCTTCTAAAAAGTTCTAACCGCGCATCAGTTTATGCAAACAAATATTGTCCAGAAGATAAAATGATGGTAGTTTTCAAAAATGCGCTACCTACAATGGCTATCGACGGGGCTTTTCATTATCTGTATGACAATGAGAGTGGCAAGCATTGGTTATGCACGGTGAAGGGGAAACCTACTGATATTACCTGGAAGCATTATATTTCTGTTGCTCATATCGTTAACGGAACTGATTCCGATGAAGAGGATGAATCTTTTGACTAAACCTAGATTTAAATTCGGCCCAATCCCCGAGGGTTATCACATGATTGACCCAAACGTTTATCTCCCTATGGATGAAAACGAAACGGTTTGGGAGAGCCTGTTGGGTTTTGAATTTGGTGGTGACGTCCGATGGAAGCTATCGAAGATCCATGTCTATGAAAATGGATACAGATTCTCAAAGAGTATAAAGATATTGTATTTCGAGGATGAAGCTGATTTGGTCATGCTTAGGCTTATGCTTGACCGAAACGAACATAAGTCCGAACGGGTTTTTACTCTAGATGAACACGAGAAGATGAAGAAGATTCGGGATATAGCGATCGCCCGTGGTCGTATTAAGAATGCAAATAATCCTGATTCGAATTCTATTTTTTAAAAGTCTGAAGATATAATAAGAAAGATGGGCCCGAAAGGGCTTATTTTTTGACTAAAATTCCAAGTAATACCAAATAATTATTAAATTGCTGTATCCTAGTAATAAATAAAGTATATTATAAACTACCCTAATTATTGAATTAATTACTTTAAATTTGACAAGAGTAATAGTATTCGTGTTATTATTTCCTAATAATAAATTAATAAAGGAAATAATAATGAATATAGAATGTAATAAAGTATTTGAATTTAGTTTAGAAAATATACAATTCGCATATCTTAGTCGGGAAGAAGTATTTAATATATTGTCCGATGGTCGAGTATCAAGTCATTTTTTAGAAAAATTACTTGAAAAATGGTTCCCGGAACTTGTACATGTTGATAAAAAAGGATATGACCATATAGATTCTTTTAATTTTAAATACGACCAAAAATGTTTCACATTTAATGGTTTGAAGTTTATGCCAAGTAATCAGATTGGTCAAGGTAGAAAATTTGATATAGAAAAATCACACATACATGCCCAAGAAATAACTTATATATGCTGTAGTGTATATGATTTGCCAACCGTTCGTGTTATTTTCAAAAAAGGTCGAGATTTAGTTAGAGATTTCCCTCAATGTCAAATTAAGTTCAATGACCGATCCTATTTGTTTAATAACTAAATATACAAAAATAAAGGGAGCAATATTTGCATATGACGTCAAGAGATTTAGATCAATTTTATACGAAAGAATCAATTTCTTTGGAATTGTACAATATATCTAAAAACTATATTACCGATTTTAATGATTACGATATTATATTGGAACCGTCGGCCGGATCAGGATCTTTTTTCAAATTATTTCCTGAAAAACAAAGACTTGGTTTAGATATCGAGCCAAAATTCAACGATATAGTTAAACAAGATTTCTTTGAGTTTAAACCAAATCCATTTTTAAGTTATATAACAATTGGAAATCCTCCATTTGGTAAAAATGCAAGTTTAGCAATTAAATTTTTTAATAAATGTTCTGAATTTTCTAATTATATATGTTTTGTGGTCCCTAAAACATTTCGTAAAGTTTCGTTACATAATAAATTAAGTTTAAACATGCATCTTATATATGATAAGGAATTGCCGGAGAATTCATTTATATTTAATGATAATCCATATAATGTACCATGCTGTTTCCAAATTTGGCAGAAAGCTACAACGAAACGGAAAATTATCCCCCCTATTTCTTATCATACCGATTTTGAGAGGGTTGATGATGTTTCCCTAGCAGATTTTATTTTTCAGCGCGTTGGCGCGCGCGCTGGAACATTAAAAACAGACAATCTTCTAAAATGGGGGAAAACTAGTCATTATTATATCCGCTCAAAGATTGATAAACAACTTATTATTTCTAGATTCAACGAATTAAACTTCGATGAAGTTAAATATAATACTGCTGGAAATCCAAGCATCTCATATTCTGAAATCATACGTTTATATACAGATAGATATACTTAAATTATTAATCAGCGCAGGTAATACCAAGTACTCGTTAAATTATATTGAAACCATTACTTGTTTTATACTATAGTAAATATAGTAATAATAATAACAAGGCTAATAAACAAAGTAATGGCAAAAGACCAATGCACACTAGTAATTGAAGATGAAGTCAACATTAAGTTCAACAATTTAGATCCAGCAACAAGGCGGAAAGTTGTAACAGAACTAAAATTCTTTGTCCCTTATGCACGTCACACACCAAGCTTCAAGCTTGGTAGATGGGATGGCACTATAAGCTTAGCCACAACAGGTGGTCGTACTTTCTTCAACCTTCTTGACCGTGTCCTTCCCATAATTATGGATGAAGGTTATGAAATTAAAATTGAGGATCAGCGGGCTAGTCTTGAACTAGAATTTCCAAAGGCAACGGTTGATATGTTCTCCGATACATTATGGCCAAAAGGTCATATGAATGAGGGAGAACCAATCATTCTACGGGATTACCAAGCAGATGTTATTGATGCGTTCTTGCGCAACCCACAGAGTTTACAAGAGATTGCCACCGGCTCCGGTAAGACGATCATAACGGCGGCTCTTTCAAAACTTTGTGAACCATATGGAAGAACAATTGTTGTTGTCCCAAATAAGGATCTAGTCACACAGACAGAAGCTGATTATATCAACCTTGGACTTGATGTTGGTGTATTTTTTGGTGACAGAAAAGAATGGAATAAAACTCATACTATTTGTACATGGCAATCATTGTCGGTTCTTGATAAAAAATCTAAAAATAAATTGGCCCTAACCGATGAAGAACTAAACGATTTCCTCAACAATGTTCAAACTATTATTGTTGATGAATGTTTTCACGGGGATTCGTTGGTATTAACCCCAAATGGATATATACCTATAAAAGATATTAAATCGGGAGATATTGTTGTTAATTATGATGAAAAAGAGAAATTATTCAAAAACGATGTTGTTAAACAAATATATGAAAATTTAACAAATTCATCTAAGGAAGAAATGCTTGAACTTGTATTTGATAATGGTAAAATAATTAAAGTTACAGCTAATCACAAATTCCTAACAAATAAAGGCTGGATTAGGGCCGATGAATTAAATGAACATCTAACCATTATTGACATAAATACATAAAGCTAAAGGAGATGTATTTATGCCAAAAAAATTTAATATAATCAGATTTAATCAATTATTAATGAAACATAATCAAATATTACAAGCCAAATATATCAACAAACAAATAATGCTTACTAATGGAGTTGAGATTATCACAATTCCGGAAGTTAGAAAATGTAAACGTCGGGTAATGAATGAATCTATTGAATATATTACCAGATTTGATTTAATATATTCCGGTAATGAAAATTTAGCTAAAAACGCATTACATGAAGCAAAATCTAAATCAGCATCTGTTGGTGGTAAGAAATGTCAAGAAAAGCATGGTGATTTAATAAAGAAAAATCTTAACACTGGCATACCTTGGAACAAAGATACTCAAGGTAATTATCCATATTCATTTCCATGTACCAAACAAACCAGAGAAAAAATAAGTAAAGCTAATTCAGGAAAACATAATGGAATGTATGGTAAGAAAATGTCAGAATTTGATAAGAGTTATCGAAGCGAACTAATGAAAAATAAAATCAAAAATGGTGAATTTACACCTAATAGTAATAATAGAAATACTCATTGGGATTCGCATTATGATGGTAATAAATATAGAAGCTCATGGGAAGCACTTTATCATGCTAGTGATCAGGCGGCAGAATATGAAACTCTTCGAATACCATACAATATAAATGGTGTTGAGCGAATTTATATAGTTGATTTTGTAAATCATTCTACTAAAAAGGCAATCGAAGTAAAACCAAAATCACAATTACAAAATTGCTATGAGAAAATAGAAGCATTAAAAGAATGGTGTTATAATAATAATTATGAAATGATAATAGCTGATGAAGATTATCTTCAAAAAATAGATAAAACAAAAATTAATTTTTCGTTGTTTGATGAAAAAACATTAACTAAAATTGGTAATATTAGATGAAATTAGTTTCTACAAAAATTATTGAAAAACCAGAAACCGTATATAATTTAGAAATCGAAAATGATCATAATTATATTGTTGAAGGAGCAGTTGTTTCAAATTGTCACATGGCAAAGGCTGATGTTCTAAAAGGTCTTCTAACATCTGCATTCAAGGATTGTCCAATTCGTTGGGGGTTAACCGGGACCATTCCAAAAGAAGATCACGAATTCCTTTCAATTCTTTCAAGTATTGGCCCAGTCGTTGGAAGCCTAGCAGCAAAAGATCTTCAAGACATGGGTGTTCTTTCAAACTGTCATGTTGAGATTTGTCAACTTCAAGATCAGCAAGTATTTGGTGATTATCATTCAGAGCAAAAATTCTTATCAGAAAACCCCAACCGTTTAGATTGGGTCTCAAAATTTGTTGAAAATATTTCTAAAGATGGCAATTCTTTAATTCTTGTAAATAAGATAGCGACGGGTGAAGCGTTACAAGCAGCAATTCCAGATTCAGTGTTTATATCAGGCAAAGTCAAAAGCGTTGATCGAAAAGACGAGTATGATGCAGTATCGTTGGAAGATGGTAAAGTAATCATTGCAACTTATGGAGTTGCAGCCGTTGGAATTAACATACCGCGTATCTTTAATTTGTTCTTGTTTGAGCCTGGCAAATCCTTTGTCCGGGTTATTCAAAGCATTGGTCGCGGACTACGTAAAGCAAAAGATAAGGATTATGTTCAAATTTATGATATAACATCTAGTTGTAAATTCAGTAAGAGACATTTAACAGCTAGAAAACGTTTTTATAAAGATGCTGGGTACCCTTTTCGTGTAACCAAAGTTAAAATATGACAGAAAAATATATTGAAGACCCATCGAACGCAAGATTAGTGGACCATTTATATACAAATTATTTGGTACTGTGGTATTCTTTGTTTTCTTTATCAGCACTACAAGATATACCTGATCGAGGAGATGTTACTGTTGGGATGAGCACCGGATCGAAAAATTTTAAAACAATGTTTTTGGATCAATATTCTGATTATGAAGAACATATTAGAGACATTGCAATTGTTACCGCAGCAAGGGGATATTTAAAAGAAAACTTCCGCCTAACAAAAAATTATCTTGACGAGTGTGGTCAATTGGATAGGATGCAAAATCGTCCTTGGTATCAATTCACTAGAATCCTAGTAAATTGTTTATCTCATAATATGGTTTTTGATTTCAGTACGGTCAATCCAAACCACCTGCCTGCTCGATATAATGATTATTATATTACTGAAGATATGGATGGGACCTACCCACCACTTGATTTTGATGCAGAGCTTTATATTAACCTCGGTGATAACATTAGGTATTTTGTAAATGTTAATCCGGACTTATTTGATACAAAGGGTAAAAAATAATAATGAGAATTCTAACAAACGAAAATGATGTTTATGAAATGAACAACTTACCTGAAGAAGTTAACGAATTGAACTATTGCGTGCTTGATTATTCTAATGCTGCTGATGTTGATTTTTATTTCGTCCCAATGCTATTTATGGATACGTTTAGGTCACCCGCAGCCCTTTTACAAATTGGGCCGTATCAAGTACAAGTTCCTCTTGATTGGTCTCTTATAATTGGGGATAAACATTTAGGTGATTTGGAAATCTTAGAGATTATTAAAATTAATGACCGGGATTTTGATGTATTTACTTTTAATCCAATATCATCATATATGCCCGATTTTCAACAGTTGGCTATACTGGATATTTTCCCAGATATCAAATGGCATTTCCCAAAATTGAAGTTTGGTCATATTTTACCAATACCACTAGGTGAAAAGAAACAATGGCCCATGACGAAGGGACCTGAGCCTAAATTAAGCCCGGAATGCTTTTATATTGTTAAAGATATCAATAAGTTATCAGACAGTTTAGACATCGGTAAAGTCATTGTATAACATTGTATAAAAACGAATGAAGCGGGGTATTACCCCGCTTCAAACTTGTTTAAGAAATTGTTCTGTTTTATCTTATACCGATGGTCGAGTTTTACTTCCAACTTGGTGCTCGGTAAAACATCATTCGGAAGAAATATTGAATTACTTATTACTTATATTTATACTACATAGTGGTAATTGGAGATTTACATGGCTAAAACAGTGAAAAATACAAATAAAAACCCATATATGGAAGCATTGGCTGCATTAGACAGGGGTGATTTAGAGTATTGGAACCGTTTAGAGGAAGATGATAGAAAGAAGATTCCTCCTTTTATTCTTGTGCAATATATGGCTTCCTATGCAGACAGTGAAGTTGATTGGAATGAAGCAAAGAGTCAAGGGCGTAAAAAGGGTGATGGTAAGGGTGCATGGCCACAACGATTATCTGATAATGCAGTTACTGAAGATTATTTGATACTCGTAAATGAAATGATTAACTTGAGTCTTTGGTCAATTATTGGTAAACCAGATATGGCATGGAGACTACTGGCCTATATTGGAAGAACTGTGAATAGTTCGAGCTTTTCTCCGAATCGAAATAGCCAACATGTTTGGATTAATCCAGGAAAGATGAGCACCACACCGAAACTAGATGAATTATTGCATAAATTATACCCATTGGCAAATGGCGATGAAATTGATTTAGTTCGAAATAATATGTCGGCCAAAGATGTTCAAGATATATGTGAAGATTCCGCAATGGATGCAGCAAAAGTAAAAACATATGTGAAAGAAATGCGTGATTATATTAAATCTAGAGATGAAGATGACGAATCCGAATAATTTTGCAGTAAAAAACCATGTCATACACTTGTGAATTTTGTAAAAAATCGTTTGTGAAAGAACGAACATTAATGGTTCATGTTTGTGAAAAGAAACGCAGATGGATGAATCGAGATGAGCAATATGTAAAAATTGGTTTTATGTCATTCCAGAGATGGTATAAAATGAATGGATATAAAAAGGAGAAGACGTACGAAGATTTTATGCAATCAACTTTTTACATAGTATTTACAAAATTTGGAAGGCATTGTATTGATATTCGGGCCATTGAAATTGACTCATTTATTGATTTTTTAATCAAAGGAACTGTTAAGGTTGATCGATGGCATAGAGACGAGGTATATATGGAATTCGTTCGTCATCAAACTTCTAGGGAATCAGCTGAACGCGCAGTTGCAAGAAATGTTCTACTCATGCAACAATGGGCTATGGAAAATTATGAAGAATGGACTGACTTTTTCCGACAAATACAAACAGGTGATGCAATACGTTATATAAACACCGGAAGATTAAGCCCCTGGCTACTGTTAAACTGTCCTTCAGCCGAAGAGTTGTTAAATAAAATGAGCGATGAACAAATGGGAATTGTATCAAAAATGGTCAATCCCAGGAGTTGGCAACGTAAATTTAGAGAAGACCCAGAAGCTGTCATAATGATAAAAGACTGGGCTAAGGAAAGTGGGCTATGACAAACTTAAAAAAAATGCAATATCAAGAAAAAAGAACTCAAGAGGAAATTGAGGCGGCTAAGCCCGATCCAATTCCTCTACCATTTGTTCAAGCCAAAGAAGCTGTTACTGTTGTTGGTACCGATAATCCAAAGCATCAAGAGACAGTAATAAAACACGACCGAGAAATAAAGAAATTGACAAATCAATTACGTAATGCTATGTTAACTATACGTAATATGGAAAATAGAATTAAAGTATTAGAGAGAGAACGACAAAGCGCAGCAAGATGGTAAAAACGGTAACAGATATTGACATTGATTTTGGCGGTCGAGATAATGTTTTGGAATTAATTCCTCACATCACTGCAAGCCGGTTAGATGGAAATATGCTTGTCAAACACAATGTTGGGGTTTATCTCCAGGAAATACCAATGGACCCAATAACTGGGTTATCCACTATTCCATATCAAGAAGCAGAAGAACGTGGATATTTTAAGTTTGATTTCCTTAATGTCCGGGCTTATGGTTTGGATCAAATCGAAGATGAAGATCATTTATTAAGACTTATTGATCAAGAACCAATTTGGGATATGTTGCGTTATCAAGATATCACTAACCAACTATTCCAAGTTAACGGAGAGGAAAATTTCCGTCTATTGCAATTAATGCACCCGAAATCAGTTGAACAACTAGCAATGACTTTGGCATTACAACGACCCGGAAAACGGCATTTAGTTGGGAAATCATGGGAAAAAATTGAAGAAGAAGTTTGGGATGCCACTGGCGATGGTTATGTCTTCAAGCGCAGTCACGCTACTGCTTACGCGATAGCGATTGTGGTGCAATTAAATTTATTAACGGAACAAGCGATTGGATGACAAGCTGGAAATCTTACGACTGGTATAAGGTAGAGAGGTGCCCACAATTCGTTCAAGATGCTGATTGTTGTGATATAAATGATGATGGTGTGTTACCAATTAAATTAGATGTTCCGCAAATGAAATTACATCATTTGTTTTGGTGTGTTGATAATTGTGAAGGTTTATTCCATCGATGCCGGCAAGAAAAAATTGACCCAATAGCTGATAATTCGGATATAGCTTGGGTTCCGGTAGTAAATGTTATGGCTTTCGAAAATAAAAATGATGCAATTATGTTTAGGCTTAGATGGGGAATGATAGACGATGGCTCCGAAATTATTTGATCACTTAGAACCAACCGATGGGCGAACATTTGAAGAGCTTCACCGATTTCTAACTGGCGAACGAAACGAAAATCACGCAAATAGAATTACTAAAATAAATAAATCCAATATAACGCTCCTTAATTCATTAGATTTTGATTGGATGGTTAACAAAGTATTACCTTGGCCTGTTAAATTAAATGACGGTCCACCCTATAAGAATTTCGACGCTATTGAAGAATGGTTGATGGATAATTGTCTTGGTCGATATTATGGTAATTATGGGTCGTTTAGATTTGAAATTAAAGATGATGCAATACGATTCAAAATGACCTGGATGTAAAATGCATATCGTTGTTATTAAAAATGAAACGCAAGAAGAACGAGCAGAGATGAAGCGATGGTTCATTGATAAATATGGTTCTTTGAATAGACGCCGTGATGCATCATTATTTGATTCCGGTAATTTAGCCAAACTCACTTCTTGGGGATTCTTTTTTGAAGAAGAGGACGCGATCTTGTTTAAGTTGACTTGGGGATAAAGGTTGACTTACGCCTCCCAATAAATTATATTAATGCAATCTTACGTATATAAGAAGATGAGATATTGTTTAAATTAAAATTGGATTTCAGTGATGCAAACATATAACATGGATGAATTTAAGCATTTCGTGCCGATACCTGAAAAAATGCAAGGAGTATCCTGGAAGATAACAGATTTGCTATACGACGTTAAACCAAAAGACTATATGATTTTATATAATCTTTACCATGAAGCGAATGGACAATGGCATACTGGGCCATCTACTGTAGCTGTAGTAATCGCCTTTAAAAATGAGGAAGACGCGGTTAAACTTAGGTTGCAGTTATGAGGTTGTTTTTCTGGAGAAAAGACGAATGTGAACTTCCTACTCAAATAGAGGAAACTTGGTATGACGAATTTCCTCATGAAATAATTTTGAACTCAATTATAACGATTACTTCAACAGATGTTTATCAATTTCTGAGAGAGAACTTTGAAATTGGATCATACCGGGATATCAGGCAACAACAGGGATTTTTTACAGTTACAATTGGATATAAATTCAAGAACGAGGAGGATGCCGCACTCTTTAAGCTTTGTTTTTTGTAAATAAGAGCGTAATGCATGATACGATGAAATACTTGAAACTTCGAGAACCTTATCAAGATACTGAGCATGATCTTCTGATTAAATCCAAATGGAGAAAAACTGAAAAAATATGTGAAGATAAATGGGATCATGACCTTGATAGGGGATATATTTCAAGTGATAAAAATAAGGCTTATTCTTATCAAGTGATTGTCGATCAGGTGATAGCGCATAATGAATTGCGTTGGTGTGGTGAGAATTGTAGCGGTAAATTTTATAGAGACCGACAATTTAAATCAGGTTGTTTGAACATTATGGTGTTTGAATTAGAAGAGGACGCCATATTATTCAGGATGGCTCATTAATGACCAAAATAATTAAACCAATACTAAAAAATACCAATATGAGTTTGCTAAGATCATGGCTTGAAGAAGATATGAGCTATGTATCTTGGGAAATAGTGGGAAACGCGATCGAATTCAAAGATGATGGAACAACGGCTTCGCAATGTGATATAAACCATTATGATACAATGTGGGCTGTCACTTATCCTGATAATGTAGTATTACTTCCAATACACAAAAATGAAGAAATGTTGGCAACATGGTTTAATTTGACATGTGATAAAACTTATATACTTAACGAATTTATGATAACAGAAAATTTAAGAACCGTTATACAAGATTCAAAAGATAAGTCAGTTCATATAATGTGTAAAAACACTGGGGCATCTTCAATCTCTAAAATTGAAATTGTTGATTTTCATTATGTTTCTAATTGTTCAGTATTATCTACCCCTATGAATATAATATCCACTAGCATTGCAATAACATTTGAAGATTATGATGAACAGGTAGAATTTGTTCTTACGTGGGGAGATGCCCGCCATGATACGAATGATTAACCTTGATACCTTTGAACAAGAACAATGGAACCATAAGAACGAAGATAAACGGAAACCATTTGTATGGATTAATGGCAACACTGGTTTTAACGCAACTGAATTGATACAATGGGTTAATGATAATTGTAAAGGGCGTTTTTTCATACCGGCCACCATGGCCGCCAATCCTAAAATGTTTAGTCATGATATTCTTCGAATTGGAACTTGGCGTATATGGTTTGAAGAAAAAGATGATGCGGTATTATTTATTTTGACATTTGGTAAAGGTAAAAGCCCGTTTGAATTATCTTAGTCCATTTTACGAACAAGTGAAATTGTTCTTTTCTTAATCCTCTTTGACATAATATCTTGTAAAGAAATAATCGGACCAAAAACAATTGTAAAATCTTTGCGATTAAATGTTTTTAAAATGGGTCTAAACGGCTCAAAATCTCTTTTAATAAAAATGTTGATTGGTATTGTGCGATTGCTTTCCCACCACCAATGATCACCCAGCTCTAAAAATTTATTTTTGTCGTCGTCATTGATAATTTGATTCCAGCAATAGATACTGATAATTTGGTTATCACAATTCTGAACTATTCCCACATAATCTTTATCTAAATATTGTCCATACGTCATGAATGGAAATTTTTCACGTATACGAATATAAGCTGGATTGATATTTTCTAAATTTTCTTCCATTGGTAACCCGATATTGTTAGTGATCCCCGATCTTCTAATATTTAGCAGTACAAAAATTAAGACTTTGAAATAAATATAATAGTTATAATGTATTACATTCGGAGACTTAACAATGGATCGACTAGTTTTAAATAACCTCAATGACCTGAGACAACTTCATACCAATCAAGGGGATGGTTTTGAATTTTTTACACTTTCAAAAGAATTCCCATTGAAAGCAGAAAAGGAGTATTCATCTATAACTGCTTGGTGGTGTGCTGAATTCGCTAGATTGGCGTATGTTGAAGATGTGACTCGAATTAAAGATGAATGTATTAAACATGGATTTAAAATTGAGTTGTTTTATGTAGATGACACCGAGGCACATATTGCGTGGGATGATGATCATATTATCTGCTTCTTCCGTGGAACCCAACCAGATCAAATTGGTGATATTGTAACTGATTTGCGTTTTTTCAAAGAGCAGTCGCGTACCCATGGGCTTGTTCATGGTGGATTCAAGGATTCGTTGGATGAAGTATGGAATGATATGGAAATATTACTCAATATTATAGATAATGGAAAAAGAAAATTCCTATTTACTGGGCATTCATTGGGGGCCGCCCTGGCAACTCTAGCAGCATCGAGATGGTTAAAAGAAACAATTGTATATACATTTGGGTCACCTCGATGTGGTAATAAACAATTTGCAACTGGGTTTGATGCAGAAAATGTACATCATCGATTTACAAATGACAATGATATAGTACCACACATCCCACCGAGGTTTATGGGTTTTGTTCACACTGGTCAACGACATGTTATTGATTATAATGAAGCATTTGAATACCATGATGACGGAAAGGGTAGTAAAATATATCAAAAAGTAATGAAGATTATATTGTCCGTAACGAAGCTATGGGTGAGAACAGTTATAGCGACCACTGCTATCATCGTTCGTAAACTGGTTACTGAAAAAATAACTGATCACAGCATGGCCCATTATTCAAAATATTTAGAGAATCACCTACGTGAAATGTTATCGGTTAAATAAGTGAGTAGTTAATTAATGAGGTAGAATGTATGTTTAAATTAAAAATATGCGGTTTATACGAATCAGGATATTTTATGAATCAATGTACGAAAGCGATTGGTATCGTTAATCCTGATGCAGAAGTAACACCAACAGAAAAATATCATGTAACTGTGTGTCATGATATATCTGAGAATATGGAAGATTGGTATGTGCTACCAACAATTGAAATGTTTGAAGAGGTTTTAGAATTCTCCAAGGGTTTCGTAGAGTATGATAAAGTTATGATTCATTGCTCGGCAGGAATAGCAAGAAGCACAGCCACAGCTTTAATGGTATTATTACAGCATGGCGCAACAATAGAAGAAGCATATGATATTGTATTTGAAGCTAGGCCACATATGAATCCAAATACATTGATACTTTCTTTTGCTGATAACTTATTAGGTTATTCGGGAGAATTGATTGATTATCATAAAAAATGGGCAAAAAACAAACGAATCAATCCTACTAATTTTGCTGGACAGAAACTCGCTAACCCAGAAATCGACACCATGAAGAAAATGTTAGCACGACTTTGAGCTAAATAAGCTAATAAAGGTGGATAATCATGCCCAGAGCAAAAGTGAAACTATATGTTTATCCATGGAAAGTTCAGCTGACACTGGGCAACCATGGAGTGGAGAATTATAATATGCCATTTGGTGAAGCGGATTTTCGTGTATACAAAGGATCAACGACTAATATCGATTTTGAGATTAAAGACGTTGATCGCAAACCAGTTAGTGCAATTGGTAAAAATGCAATCATAACAATCCTTGATCATGAGAATCGTTTCGAAGTTCTTACCAAGGATTTGGAAGTGATTAATGATCTAAAAGGAAAACTACAATTACAGTTGACACCAACTGATGTTAATAGTTTGGATGATGGTTGGTATGACTATGTTGTTCTGTTAGAGAATGAAGATGGTACGCAAAATGTTCTTTATACTGATCAAACAATGACGGCCAGGGGATATTTTGAAATTATCGGTGATATGCTCCCTCCAAATGTTATGTCTATGGATTTTGGTGACCCAATGACTGATTGGTTGGCCTCCACCAATGCTGATACTTTGATTACAACGTATTATAGCGCACCAGAGCTGGGTGATGCATCAATAGGCGATGAGTGGGGCCTACACACAGCGGCTATTTACCTAACTGACTATTCCGGTACAATTAAGATTCAGGGATCACTGGAAAGCACTGCGCCATCTGATAACGCACAGTGGTTTGATATTTCCATTACACCTAATACCTTTGAAGCAGTTTTTGAGAATGTTTCAGGTATTCAGGCGTATAATTTTGAAGCCAATGTTACATGGGTGCGTTTTTGTCGTGTTGATGCTACTCTAAATACCGGTACAGTAGATAAGGTCCTTCTTAAACTATAAATTGATAATTATCAAGTATTATGTTAAATTAAAGTATGGAAAACTATATGTTTGCATATTTTGAAACAACTGACCGTCTCAAAATGTATAAGGATAATACACTTGGGGCGATTTCGCTTGACGAAAATGTCAAACTTTGGGCAGAAAATAATGGGATTAATTATAACATCCCCAAAATTAGATTTATAACATTGGATCATTTAGATACACGTCTGTCAATGACTGGTTCGCACCCAATGATCGGATATAGACTCATAGAATCGGATGCTGTATTATTTAAGTTAGAGTTTATGCTTGCCAAGTTTGAAAAAATTGGATCAAGGGAATATGATGAAATTGATTATATAAAGATAAAAAGAATATGAATATAGTTGATGAAGTACGAAGGCATTTACCTTCAAAAAGACGGCAAGTCGCCGCGGGTTGGATTTCATTTGACTGTCCAGCCTGCATCGCAGCGGGTGAGTCTAGAGAAGATACCCGGAGTCGAGGTGGGATATTGTTTTCACCTGATGGTGGTATTGTATATCATTGTTTCAATTGTAAGACCAAAGCCCGTTGGGAACCAGGAAATCGTTTTTCTGCGAAGATGAAGTTTGTATTTAAGCAATTGGGTATCCCATATGAGCTTATACGTAAAATGGATTTCGAAGCTTGGAGAATGGAAGAATTAGAGAAGCTCGATGATAATTCATTAGCTGAACGTTATCAGAAGCTTGAACTAAATTTTGATGTGAAAAGCTTACCCAAAGGAACAAAATCATTTAATGAATGGTTGAAAGAAGAGATAATTCCGGAAAAGTGCATTGATGCAATAAACTATGTCAAAGAACGTGGCCCTCATTTACTAACACATTATAATTTTTATTGGTCTCCCGGTCGAAGGAACCAAATGAATGAGAGAGTAATTGTACCATTCACCTATAAAGGTGATATTGTTGGTTATAACGCACGTTTATTTGGTACCGGTAAGAATAGATATTATGGTGATATTCCTACAAATTTCCTGTTTAATAATCAAGTATTGGAAAAACATGATAGGAAATATGTATTAGTAGTTGAAGGCATTTTTGACGCATATGCAGTTGATGGTGTATCGGCATTGGGATCAACTCTATCTAAAATACAACGACAATGGATTAATGAATCCGGATTGATACCAGTTGTCATAGCTGATAAAGATAAAGGTGGACAATCTTTGATTGATGCAGCTATTGAAGAACGTTGGGCCGTGTCTTTTCCATATTGGGAAGAAGGCATCGGGGATCCTGCAAAAGCTGTGGAAGAATATGGTAGATTGTTTGTTATCAAGTCAATAATTGATAATATAGAGACTAGTAAAATAGCTATTAATGTAAGAAGGAAAAGGTGGTATGACAATGCAAATTAATTTTGAGATAAAAGCAACTGAAATTGAATATATGCCTTATTCAACGGTTTATAATACAACTTCAAATGGCGGACAGCCTGTTTATGATAACATTGCAAAATATCTAGATCAAAACGTTGAAACTCGCAATCTAGAAATAGATGATAGACTAAATGAACTGGTGAGACGTTTAGATAGGCTTGAAGAACAAATGAACCAAGAAAAAGAAATTCGAGAAAATAATGAATTCGTCAACGATTTGTATATGCAATATCAATCTGCATTGAAATTAGTAACAGATTCAGATAATATTAAATAATAAACAGTTGGAGGTTTATAAGTAGTGAATTACGGCGAAGACACACAGAAAATTTTATTGAGTCTTTTATCGAGTAGCGAGGAATTATTCATTCGTGTTAGGTCAATTATCAAACCGTATTACTTTGATAAGAAATTCCAAAAGACCGTAAAGTTTATTATCACATATGCTGACGAGCATAATGCATTACCTGATGAAAGAATAATTTCGTCCGAGACTGGTTTAGAAGTTGAGACCTTTCCGGATATCGATAGGGGAACCGGAGAATGGTTTCTAAAAGAGATTGAAAATTTCTGCAAGTATAAGGCATTGGAATATGCTGTAGAATCAGGCCCTGAAATGATTGATAAGGGCGACTATGCTAAACTTGAGAAAAGAATTAAAGATGCAATCCTTATTAGCCTGAATAAAGAACTTGGCGTTAATATGTTTGATAACCCAGCATCGGTAATCCAAAGATTAAAAGACAATAATGGTCAAGTGGGTACAGGTTGGAAAACTATGGATACTATTATCTATGGTGGATTTAATCGAGGAGAATTAGAAATCTTTGCAGGTGCTCCAGGTACCGGTAAGTCAATTTTCCTACAAAACTTAGCAATCAATATGATTGAACAAGGATTAAATGTTGTTTATTTCACATATGAATTGAGTGAAGAATTAGTTGCCCAGCGGCTTATGGCAATGATGGCTGGTGTATCAACCAAAGATGTTATGCGAAAAACCGATGATGTATCTCTTACCATCATGCAACAAAAAAGAAAGAATTCATATGGTGAGTTACACGTCAAATACATGGGTGCAGGTTCCTGTACAAACGATCTTAAAAGTTATTTGAAGGAATATGAAATACAAACAGGTAACAAAATTGATGTAATTGTTCCTGATTACTTGGATTTGATGAGTCCAAATAATAAACGGGTAAGCCCATCAGATTTGTTCATTAAAGATAAGTATGTTTCGGAAGAATTGCGTTCACTAGCTGCTGAACTAAATGCTATTTGCATTACGGCATCACAGTTAAACAGAGCAGCAATGGAAGAACAGGATCACGAAATGTACCACATCGCTGGTGGCGTCTCAAAGATTAACACCGCTGATAATGTTATGACGATTTATACTTCTGAAAGTTTGAAAGAACGTGGTGAATATCGGGTACAGTTTATTAAAACTCGATCATCAGCCGGCGTCGGTAAACGATTGAATCTCGCGTTCTCCACCAATTCATTACGGCTTAGTGATTTGGATGAAGATACTGCAACACAAACCAGACAAACAATTACTGATATTGGTACCACTTTAAATCGCAAAACTACAATTAAGGCTGTCGATGCGGTGCAAGACGACATTGATGAAAATGATCAAACCGAGAAAGCCAAACAACAAATTGCTGATAAAGGTAAAAATCTTCGGAGCATTATTAGCAACATACGCAATGATGGTTAATTACAATTTACACCTAAGCTAAATAGTTGATAGAATTGTATTTAGGAGTATTAGTGTGAGTAATTTACACCATTTAGATCAAATGAAGGACTTCATCGCCGCCGCCTATGGCGTCGAACGACCAAGTCTTAGTGAAGAATCCGAAGAACAATATATTCCAAAATTTGCTCTAGACACATTCAATATGAGTGAAACGTTACTTGAAATGAACATTGACCGTATAAGCAGCATGTTGGGTGACCGAACGTCTGCAGAAATTGTTCTCGAATCATGCGAAAATTTACGTAATAAAATGGCTGAACAAGATTACCAAGCAGTATACGAAGTAGGTGAATGTTTAGCGTCAATATTGAAAGATGTTACCAATGACGATACCCCAGAACAATTAACTGAAAGTATGCAACGTAATCGTTATATGTATGATTCAGTCATTGAGGATATAAGTGATAAAAAAGAAAAGGTATTGGCTGAAAGTATAGAAAAAATTATCGACGATTGGGAAATGTATTCCGATACTGAAGATAGGGAGGGAACATTCTCTGAAGGCGTGGAATATGGTTATACTCTAGCAGCACAAAAAATGCGTGAGATTCTAGAAGCACATACAAAAGAAGAGATTGAACAAGACGAACGCGAGGAAAATAATGAAAAACATTATTGAAGAACTTGATAAGATTGAAAAAGATAATAATAGATATCTTTTTATTGAATCAAAAGCCAACAACGCAATTGTCGCTGCAATAAATGTATTGCGTCAAATTAATGAAACCTTTAACCCGGAAGAAGCAGATGAACTAAAGCGTCGGCTGGTTAATTCAATCAAAGGGGAAGATCCTCGGAAATTCCAACGAAAGATTCGCCAGTTAAAGGAATCTAAGGAGTAATTATGTCTAACGTATCCATTATGAGATCGATAATCAACGATTTGGCTAATGAAAAAAGAATTTCGTTAATCGAAAATCCCGGCGTTACTATGCCAGACCAACGGTCATTACGTGATCAATTGTGGGATTTGCATTCTCTAGCAAATCGAAATAAATTATACGATGCTGCTGATTGGTTGAAAAGGTATTTGGAGAAATAAATATGTCTTCAGCTAATTATATGCGCGACATTTTAGATAATATGCCCCATCGTTTAGATGAGAAAGGTATTATTGGTAGAGCTATGGGTTCTGCCAAACGCAAAGCTTCTAAGCGTATAGGACAAGCCAGGGTTGATAGCGGAAATGCTAAAAAATCTGCTAAAGGATCTCAACAAGTGCAAGATGTGGATTCTTATGATAATATGGTTGATGCGTTTGGTTATACGTGGAATACATGGTCGAGTAATAAAAAAGATAATAATAAATGGCCTGATGCAGATCGCAAACGTAATGGTACAAAAACAAAAACTGTTGGTAATCTGGCATTGTATCTTTTTGGCTTGGGGCTTGAAGTAACAGAAATTAGAGACTTCTTCAGTCAAGCTAAACTTGATGCACGAGAAGGATTAGGGAAAATTAAAAACCATTTGGATGCAACGGGATTGGGGAATCAACCGAAAGACACGAAAGACACGAAAGACCCTAACGTCGCGAAAGACACTAACGACACCGAAGACCCAGACGATTTACGCAATATACTTGATTCAATGCGTATACCAACTTCAGCTGATAGATTCATGCTATTAGAATTTGTTGTGTTATTAACCGAAGCCGGCGCGTCTTTCAACTTGAAGTCAGTAGCTGACGATTTTGCAAACTGGGCCATTGATACTGGCAAAGATTATTTGGGAATCGGTAATGATGATGGTACTGACGGTGCAGGTGAAGAGAAAGTAGATACTGAAGAGTTTCGAAAAGATTTAATCTCAGCACTTCTAAAATATGGTAAAGGGACCAGTAAGAACCCTGAATGGGTTCAGAACCGCCTCCTACCAGATTCCAAAATGGAATTATTGCAAAAATTGAATAAACTTAATAACAAGGATGCCAAAAACCCCGAGGAAGAATTAAATGGTACTTTGATAAATGACGAAAAGAATCGAAAATTTATCGAGTTTGCCCATATACTTTTGGGAATGTATAAAGATAACAAAGAAAAGTACAGTTTGTTGAGTAAAGAGATAATGAAGGCTATGGTTAAGGCTGGCCCCGCGGATGGAAAAAGTGCTGGGAAAGAAATTGAAGATGGTTTAAAGAACTACTTACGGCAAATATCTGGTCCTATGAAAAATAATGCGTATGAACAGGGAACAGCTAGAAAGCTTTGGGCATTTGGATATGCCGGAGCAAGGTATATTAACAATAAGAAGTTATACGTGGAGAAATAATATGACCTTTGAACTGTTTAATGATTTGTTGGAAAGTAGATTAATAAGGAGTCGATCGGCTTTATCAAAATATGATGCACAGGACATTGCTAATCTAACATTTCTATATTTTATTGCTATGGAAATTTTATCACAGGAGTTTTCAACAACTAGATTTGCAAGTAATTATGCTCGAAAGACCATTACATATAATAATTTTGATAGGCTAATAACCGCATCTACTGATTTATATGTACTAATGCATGTATTGATGGGTAAGAATAGCGAGGAAGCCCGTAAGCAATTAAAAAATGATTCATCGAATGATGTTTTTTTCCAAGGATTGAATTTACCGCTTCCACAAATTAAAAAATATTTTAACGATATTCATAAAAATAAACGGGATACTGGTTTTTCGAGACGTTTATTATACACACTACAAAGCAAATTAAGAATATCCAATTCAAATTATCGCTCGATGCGAATATTAGCAAGTGATTGGTCTGAACAGACAGAAGAGCGTAAGCGTTTAACAATGACTAGGTTGCTTATGGCATTACGAAAAAATGCAATTATGAGTGAACTTCTACCGGTATTAGAAAAAGTGGCTAAGAGTAATAAATATGAGATAAAAGGAGCCAATAATCCAGAAGAAGAACAGCCAAAGAAAAATGGTAGTAATTTTTGGAAAACATTGGCTGTTGGGGCATTAGGTGCCGCAGGTGGCGCATATGCTGGATATAAATTAGTTCAAAATCCAAATATAAGGAAACAGAGATCATGGTCAACCAAATAAAGAGAGAGATGCGTAAATTGTTGGATCATATTAATGATGGTTATAATAATACGACACCAAAGAAAAAGTTGAATGAGAGTCGTATTGTGATGGAAGCTGATAATGATTTCACAGATGCTCTACGCCAGAAGATCGTTAATGACGATGATTATAAAAATGGTGACGTACATCAAGCAATTTTGAATGTCGCATATGATGATTGGCAAAATAATGATAAAATGCAAGGTTATAGAGATATGATTGAACATACCCATGTTACTTATGGTCCATTGGCTGCATTTGCAGTTCTTGCAGGAAAGCACAACCAACAAGTTGAGAATGGTGGCCATGCGCAATATTTCGATAATGGTTATGCTGGTGGTGATGGGCCGGGTGGTCGGAAAGATGAAAGTGATACAGAATTGCATCAAATGCTCATTGAATTCGCCAATCAATATAATATTTCATCCTTATCCGGTGGTTCAGATGCTTTAGAAATTTATAATGAATGGAAACCAAGTCAATCAGATTGTGATGAATGCGGCGGTAATGGACACTACGAAGAAGACTGTCCTGACTGTCATGGTCAAGGTATGGATGATGAAGGAGAAACGTGTGAATACTGTGATGGTAGCGGAGTTGATCAAGGCGAATGTAGTCAATGCTGGGGAAGTGGTGAAGGTGAAGTTACCGGAGAAGCTGATTATTTAGATAGTGCATGGTATAAACTTAACGGACCATACATGAAAGCATTAAACAGTTTCTTTGCCAGCAAGCTAAAATCCAATACAACAGAAGAAAGCTTTAACCATGTAGAAGAAACAGCTACTTCCGGTGGATCAAGTGCTGGTGGTATCGCGTCTGTACCTGGATCTTTGGGTGCGGGATTCGGCGGAGACCCAAAAGCAAGCATTTATCACAAAAAAGAAAAGAAAAACCGGAAAAAGCCTACCATAATTAAGAGATAAGGTGCAACAAAATATACTTCTTGTATAAATAATATTACACGGACTCAAAATATTTGAGGCCATATTAACACATTTATTGGAGACAAATAAAATGGTAACTAAAGTAAACGGTTTTAGCCAGACAGGAGTAGAAGCTCTTACTGGTAATCTAGACTTCTTCACAGTTCGCACACTTGAGCCAATCCTAACAGATGGCCAGGATGAAGGAACGCCAGTATCTGGTGAAGTAACACAGGGCGACGCAACCACACAGGCTGCCCTAGACCTCCTAATCGAAACAATTTCACAGCGTGCTCAGCCAGTAATTCTTTCCAACGTTGCTGTTTCTCGTGAAGCGGTTGCCGGTATCACTGACCTTCCAGCAGTTGCCGACGATGGTGATACAAATGATACAGTTTATGTATTCAAGTTTGCAATCGAGCATACAGAAGCATGGGATGCAGACCTACTAGCAGAAGCACTTGACTCTGCAAACGGTGTATTCGTATTCCGTACACCAACAACAAACAACAACGTTGCAATCGTTCGTAACGCAACTCTATAATATTTAGAGTAATTGTTTAACATTTAATGGCGGGGCTTGTCCCCGCCATTCTTGTATCTAGAACTTCAGAATCTGCTAAATAAATATAATATACTGTGGCATAATGTCACCATGACAAATTGAAGGGATTTAGGGAATGTTAACAACTAAAAACTTTAGAAATAAACTTATTCGAGAAGCAATTGAATCTTTGCTTGAAACAGGATTTAATTTGAAAGAATATGATATCGAAGAGCTTAAACGCGGGATCCTGAAGAATTTCGCCAGGTCGACGGAAGCGCGTTTTGATGTGGATAGTATAGATGATGCGACCAATATGCGTGGTATGTTTACTAGGCTTGCTAAAAAATCATTTGCAGATCAAGAAATTCCACTTGAATCAACCAATGAAGATACTCAATTAGGACCAGATGGCCGCGGTGCATGGAAAGTTACTTATGTTTCTCCAGATAAGAAAGACATCGGTAATGATAATTTTGAAACTGAACGTGAAGCCAGACGATTTGCTCGCGCTTTAAAACGTAAAGGATATAACGATGTCCACGTTGAATTAGGTCAACTTGGTGAGGCCTACCCTGATGATTTTGACTCCAAAGCCGCTGATGCTTATTGGGGTGACAATGAAGAAGAATTCGAAAAGATGGCTGAAGCTTTAAAGTATGAAATTGATAATGTTGACCTAGAAGGGCATTCTAAAGATCCAGAAGATTATGAATATAATATGGAACATCTACTTGATGCGTTAGTTGGCGGTTTAAAATCCCGAGCAGAAGATGAAAATGCATTCCATGACATGTACAAAGATCTTTACAACTATGGTGAGAAAATTCTTGCTCCCAAGTTAAAAAAATATATGGGAATGGTTGATGAGGGTTATCATGTAGTTCCGGGAATTAATACAGAAAGATATCAAGAACGCGCCGGCTTAGAAGGACCATTCGGAACTAGAAGTGGGAAGGTTGTTTATTATGACCCGAAGGAAGGAAAATATTATGATTCGGATAGTGATATGTATTTGAGTCATGATGAATACGAGGCACTCAATTCAAATAGAAACGTTCATGAGAATGCACTTGTTAAACTTAGAAGATTATCAGGCATAAAGTAATAAATACAACTAACTAGGGTTAAACACAGAAGGGCAATAAAATGACACTTGACGAATTATTTGAAGATGATGATTTCGAGAAAGAACTTGGGGAATCAGTAAAACGTATTTGGGCGAGATCTGGTAAGAAGGTTGTTCGTAAATTCAGGTGTACTGCTGGCCCAAAACAAGGTCGTATTGTTGCATCCGCCGCCGCATGTGGACGCGCACCTGATCCTAAAAAGCGTATGACGTTGAAAAAAACAAAAGCTGCTAAGGGAAAGCGTATGTCCCGTAAGGCCTTAAAGACAAAAAAGAGAAATCCAGCTTCAATTAGAGTTCAAAGACTTAATAAACAGGCAGGTAAGTAATGACTGAAAAAACTCTAACTGAGGTTTTGCGAGACTATCAAAATTCAATTGAACGGAGCCTAGCTGGTGCAATTACCGGTAAAAAAGATGACGAGCTTGATAATTCGGATATCGAATCAGCCCAACAAATAGCAGCGAAAACAACAGATTCTTCGTATATGGCACTCGCAAATGCATTAGATATCGATGATGCGAAACAAGTACAAGATATAGTACATAGTATTAATCCGACTATAAAATTTGTAGAAATGAGGGAAACTAACTTGTTAGATCGAGACATGCTGGAATCTGCTGGTTTCACTTATGCTGCAATAGTACCACAAGAGTTGACTAAAAGGATTTCAGATTATTTGGATGAAAACGAAATTGATTATATGGATGATGGTACAGGAAACTACCAGTTAAAACTCGGTGACCGAGAATCAGCATACAAAATTGGGCGTGGATTAAACAAAATGCTTACAGCAAGCCATATAGTTAGAGATTCAAAAGAAGAAGAAAACAAAACCAAGAAAAAAATTGTCAAAAGACATCGAACAGGGCTCGCTGGTATACAACAAACGGGTTCTGGTCCACACACCGCAGCTAAATATACTAAACAAGATAGACGTGGTGGAAAGCACCGCAAAGAATTTAATTCGGGAGACGAATGATATGACAAAAGATAATAAATTAGATGAGCAGGTTCTTGGCTTCGCAAGTGTTGGTCGTCTACAGAAACTAGCAGGAATCCACAGTAATCTTCCGATTGTTAAACAAATCGATGAAGAAGATGATAAAAAACCTGACGAAGATGGTGATGGTGTTCCTGATTGGGCCGATAAGAAGTCTGGAAAAGATGACAAGGAAGCCGTTAACGAAGATGAGTTTGATGGAATTGATGACTTCGATGATGATCCGGTAATCGACCCAATGGGCGATAGCGGAATGCCTGGCGAATTGGGAGATGAACCAGTTGAAGAACCATTTGATCCAGAAATGGATGATATGGCACCAGAGCTCGACGATATGCCAGGAGATGACATGGGTCCTGATATGGACGATGACATGGTTTCAATGGATGATCTACCATCAGTAGAACCAGAACCAATGATGCCAGATTCAAGAATGGATATGGGAATGGGATCTGATATGGTTGGTGACGTTCGTTCAGAAATGGAAAGCAATTTAGACAGTTTATTGTCTTCTGCACCAAACTTGAAGATTGCAGATTTCAAGGATGTTTTACACCACGCTGAAGAAGTTGTTGCGCAGATCCGTGCAATGGGTGCGCAGTACCTCAAGGAAGGTCGAGTAACAAGGCGTAATGCAAACAAAACGCTCCGTGAAGGATCAAATGCTTCTGGTTCAGGTTTCCGCAAGTCACTGTTTGAAGTTAATACAATTGTTAGTGATAAAAAATATTCTAATAAAACCCACCCAACTCACCGATTGAAGCGTGGCAAAACAGCCGCAACCAAATAATGCGTTGGATAGAAGTCCTTGGTGGATTACGAATGCCAATCAACAACGAGGAATCCAAGCTCGTTGATAAGATTGACGAATCCAAAGAATTTGATAAGGAAAAACTGTCAGAAAGAGAGCAAGAATTGGCTCGCAATCTCGTATCACGTGGAGTTTTAAATAGATTTTCCAATGATGATAGTATAGTATATTATACAGTTAATAAAATTCAACCAGCCTGGAGGGAATGATGGTTTCCACTGAAGAAAAGAATGAAATGAAGAGACTACGTGCTATCTTGGATTCAGGATTTGACGGATCAGTTCATTCGGATCCAGAAATACCATTCACGGAAACACCAAATACCGATGGTAAGATAGCCCCTCCAGCGTTATCATCGGCTAGAGATCCACAAATGGCTAAATTTTTGGCCATTACTGAAGGCTTTACCGATACAGCAGAAAAATCTGCACAGTCATTACAAGAAAGCAATGACCCTGAAATACGGGAAGCACTCAATACTAATCACAGCGATGATAGTATTAGTATCGGAAATTGGAAGATTAAAATAGTTGAAAGGCCATCATATTCAAAGAAAAATATTAAGACATATGATATTATCAATAATTTGAACAACCAAGTAATAGTTGAGGGGTTGTATATTTATGAAGCCGCTCGCGGTCTTGTTCGACTACTAAACAAAGGTATTCCTTTAAACCAAACATCTCCACAACATATCATCCAGCTTGAAGCAAAATATGTCGCATTGCGTGATGATTTATATCGAGCAATGAAAAAACGCATTAAACTACGCGAAGAAGGTCACCTGAGCCAGTCAGGCATTTATAAGGCCCGAGCCGAAGATTATCAAGAGAAGGCATTTCTTACTAAAAAACAGATCATTGAGGCTTCAAACAACGCTCTGCGCCTACTTAGATAAAAATTGAAATCGTACAACTAGTCAGGCATAAATAGTATATTAGTATACTAAAAGGGCTTGAACAAATGGTTATTGATCAATTAGAATCTGGCACAGATCTTAATAAAATTTTAAACCTTCTGCGTAAACGCTTTGGTGTTGACTTGCGATTGCATGAATCAACCAAAGATGAAGTGGAACAAATTCTAGAACATTACGAGAATGTTAAGCGAACAATTGCCTTAGCAGAATCTTTCAATACGACAATCAGTCATCCTGAATATGCAAAAGCAATTTTGATATGTGAGGCTTGCCGATTGTTTCTACATGAGATTGCTCCTGCACGCAAGAACGCAAAGGTTCGCACTAAGAAGCAACAGAAAGCAGAAAAAACTATAGATGGCTCCGTTACTGAAGACATTTCTCCAGAATTACAGATTGGTAAAGATTTTGAAGATGCCGGTACATGTTTTGATGGAGAAGATCATACACGGGATTACCGAGCAGATCGTAATCCAGCAAATCCGAAATCATTTTCGTTTGATTATACAAAAGATGATTCAGCTGTTTTTGTCAAGGACGAATCACCTGAAACTTTACCAATTGATACAGAGAAATCATTTGAGGTTGTTTCGAAAGATGACGAATCGGGTGTTGTTGCTCGATATTCAGTACATAGAAACTTAAACCCAGATGATTATGCGGACGATCGAGATCCACGATCAATAACACCTGAACCAGAATCATCTAATCCAATGGATGCATTACGTGCAAGGTCCGACGCCGACAATCCAGAAACGAAGACGGGATTGGATCCAAGTCTTGAAACCGGTATGACTATAGAAAAACCAAAATTTGTTGGCAGTGGAATACGGAAGAATATGAAAAAGGGATCATCAAATCCTACTCAACGAGAAATACCAGATCCAAATGATCTACAAGCCGGAAACAAACAATTTTATAATAACGGTCACGTAAATGAAGCATCATTGGCATTGGCTTGGATTAACAAAATTAATGATAAAAAATATTATAATAAAATCTTAGAAGCTGCTGATGCAGTCGCCACAGAACGAGATAAAGATATTATTCATATATTGAATGCTGTTGAAACTTATGGTCATCGTTATGCAAATTCAAAAAATGATGAGTATACTTTGGCTATGGTTGAAGCACTTAATATGCTAGGTGACGTTTCGGATCTTAATATTATAATGGAGGCACGATCCTCCGGCGATAAACATCGAAAATTATTCAATAAATTACTAAATAACTGTAGACAATTTAACCTGACTGAGGGACAGAAAAAGCGTTTTGTGTATGCTGCTCATAATGCCTTGTTCCAAACAAATTTGGTTAAACATAATATTTTATAAGGGCACAAGGAGTCAATTATGAACAAGAAATCACTTGCCGCAGCGAAACTGAAGGAAATGACGCGTCTCGCTCAAAAGCGACAATCTCTTCTAGAAGAAAAAAGATTGCGTGATAATCCTGCATTGGGAATGTCATTACTGCTTGAAGGCGATTTAGAACAAGCCGAGATTGCTCTTGCAATCCAGTCAATGGAAGCCGATATCCAGAGCATGGCAGAAAAGGTTGCAAAAATGTCAGTTGAGGAGGTTATGCCACTGACTGACCGCATCCGTGAACAGTTCGGTACAGATAAAGCTGATGCATTTGATGCCGCCGCCAATGAAACACTAACCACTTTATTAGATGCAGTTAAGGACACACGTGAAGCACTTTCCCAGCAGAGTCTAATCATTCAGGGAAAAGCCGAAGCCAGTGAATTTTCCGATATGGGAAAGGATGATGGTGGTGAAATGGATTTAGATGGTGCTGATATGGATTTGGGAGATGGGGAAGAGGATTCAAGCGGAGACAGCGAAATTGATGATTTATTTAATGGGTCTGAAGCTGCATCAGGACCTGAGGAAGAGCCATTAGGTCGTGCCAAGAAAGAATCGGCACGCAACTCAAAGAAAGTTCTTGAGTCTAAAAAAAAAATCTACGAAGATGAGAAGCTAACCTCTGCATTAGAAGAAATCAGTCAAGCTGAAACCGTGTTCGAGCAAGAACTTATTGCTGATCGTCACGGTTTCCTTCTTGAAGAACTTACCGAATTTTTAGAATCAAACGATGCTGCGGAAGCCGAAGAACTCTTGCGTAAAATTAGGACGCCTGGTTCAGCTATTCGTGAAGCCCTTGGAATTGAAGAGGGTGTTCTTGGTGATCTAGCATTAACAGCCGCAAAATGGATCCCTAGCCCAATAGCACCAATTGCTAGGGCTGCTGATGCACTCGGTGCCTTTGACGATAATGACGAAAACGCTGATGATCCAAAGACCGGCGAAGATGCCGCTCAAGCAGCCAAAGATGAAAAAATTAAAAAAATGCCAATGGTTAAGCAAGCCATACAAAAGGTATCAAATAAGGTTGCTAAGAATCCAGCCGTTAAAAAAGTAGCTGATGCACTTGGTGTCGATCCAGAATCCGCTGCTGAATTGGCAACAGGATTAACTGACTCAATTGAGTATTCATCACCAATCCTTGAACACGCTATTGTTGAAATGGTAGATGATTCCGAGATGCGTGAATCAGAAGCAATTGATCTCCTAAAAAATAAAATGTCGGCGGCCCGTGCAGGAAAATCAATTGCAGAAACTGAAGCATTTGATGGAGGAATGACATTATCTACTCCTCGCAGTTTAATGAAGCAACTCACCAAAAAGTATGGATCACCAGATGGGTGGCAGATTGCTGAAAACGATGAGGGTGGTTATTACGTTATTTCTGAGCGTATTCCAGAAACACTCCGTGCAAAAGAAATTGAAAAGACACTTGAGTCACTTGATGCCGAGTCTGCAAACCTTCGAGAAGAATACGGTGATTTGGAAGAAGATTTTCAGCTACCACAAGAAATCCGCGCAACCAAATTGAGAGATCAACTTAAAGAACTTGCACAAGGTTATCACCACCCAGTTGCGCGTTGGTGTACAATGGACGAGGCCCGTTCAATTGTTGCACTAGGTCGCCGCTGGTTTGGAAAAGAAGCCTAAATAATTTTGTCTCAAGGAGATATATGATGCGCTTAAAAGAGTTATTTGAAAATTTGGATACCATTATATATTATTCGCCGGAGGTTGATGATCTTACGGAAGAGTCTGAAACTTTGGAAGACATAGAGCGATCAATAATTGATTCGTTAGTTTATGCACGAGCACAAAATCTTGAACATATTTATCTACACCATATTGAAGATAGAGTTAGAAAACAAGGTATGGAAATACCAAAAGATTTCCTAATGGATTTTTTAATGTCTCGACCTGATATTGAAAAGATTGCTCCTATCGATGCAAAACATCACGGTGACGAAGTTTTCGAAATTGTATTTACTGACCAGGATGCTGATGTGCATCAAAGAGTTGATCAAGATAAAGAAGCAATGGATCAAGAGATGATCGATAGAAAAGCCAAAGCCCAAGCAAAGAAAAATGTTAAGGATAAAGAATAATGAGTGAAGTATTTCCAACAGCATCTGAATTGCGTACACGCAAGACAAAGAGCCGAACAATACAGGAAGAAATTTCTGCTATTCAACTCGGTATTTTAACCGCCGACGAAGCGGGTGCAATCGAAACAACATTAGCTAATACTCCGTTTACAATACCAGGTGATGCTGATGCGGAATTTAGGTATGAAGTATTTAAAAAAACTGAAACAGATCGATTGGTTTCATTGGAACTGTCTGAGGTTGAAAATTATTTTTCGACCAGAGGGTATAGCATAGTAAAATTAACAAATGGTGATACCGGTAACACCTTTTTATGGAGTATAAAATGGTAAATAATTTTAAGAAGCTTGTTAGGGAAAGCTTGGATATCGTCGAATCAGGCAATAAACCATTGATGGAATTTAGTGCAATAAGGACCATTGATTGGGTTAAAAAGAACGTTGATAATTTTGACTCAGTTGATGAGATCATTGATGCTTTAAAAAACAAAGTAACAAATCCAAAGCTACTTAAAGATCCAAAAGCAATGGACTATTTTGTAAAGAATATTTTTGAACCAGTAGCAACAAAAGCTATGAAAAATAAGGATCAATCCAAGGAAGTTAACGAGTCAGACAACCCAGATGATTGGATCGATATTTTTGAAAATCTAAAGAAGGGTGATCGCCTACAATTAGCATGGAAAGGAGTTATGTCTGGTGGACCGGATACCCCAATTACAATGGTTGCTGTTCGTAAAAGCTATTCTAAAAAATATAATGTTACAAGATGGGTTGTAGTTAAAGAAGGTGCAACACCAACACCAAAAAAATCAAATAAAATGAATACATACTGCCTATACCAAAGAGGTGAGGGGAAACCTATCACTATGGCACATGGTGATATGGGAATTATGTTGAAATATATGAGTAAGGATCTTGGTGAATCCATGGATCTTTCAGAAGATGCAATGGATGATGCAATGCATGATCTAGACAATGAAGGCATTGATGCATTGAATGATATCGCCGCTGATTATAATCTTGATCCAGTAGTTGTTGCAAGCCAGTATCGTCAATGGCAAGAGCGTGGAGAGGCTTCTAGAGTTGCTTCTAAAGTACACCAGTCTGAATTGGATAGAGCTGAGGCAGAAATGCGTGCTGTCACTAAAGCAAACCGATCAGCCGCCGCCAAGAAAGCCGCAGCTAATCGCGCACCATATTATGTACAGTCTGAACGATATTATGACGAAAGGGTTCCAGTAACACATGATGATATACAAGAACTCGGACATTATATGATGGGAGCCGCCGGCGAATCATTTCCGGACGGTGACCCAAACAATCAATTAATGCGTTTCTTCCGGCAGAAAGGTTGGGATTCAAGTAATGCATTTGAAAAACTTGTTCCAGTCGCCGCTAGAAAGGTATTACAGACAAACTCCTATAATGAGTATCTAGCTGATATGTGGGATGATTTCTATGGTGACGCTAAATATGATGCCGAACATCCAATAAAGAATCCTGATGGAAGTGAATATTATGATACTTCTAGACTAGATATGCTTGGCGGAGCCAATGCACATAATCCTTGGAGATAATAAATGCCTAGGATTAATAAAACTTATATAGGATGAATAATTTATTATGAGAGCACGAGAATTTTTGTTTGAATTATTTTTTAATGGGTTTGAGAACAGAAATAGGAAATATGTTGAACTGTTTATTAATCCAACTAGTAAAGAATTGCAGCAATTAGAAAGTCATGATACAATAAGAGCATTTTTAACAGAAGATGATTGTATAGCATGGGATTCAAATTTGGCATTGCACTATGAAGTTTCGGAAAATATAAATTTAGATAAAAACACAGTATCAATTTTACTGTATTATACCCCATCTGAACCAAACATATTAATATTAGTCACTGATTTTACGAAAAAAAGCCAATGGTTCCATAATCCTAATTTAGCAGATTGGATTAAAGATCATCCTTATATACAATCACTCGCCGATGAAGGTTATATCGATATATCTTATTTCGATGAAGATATATATGGTGATTGGGAAAACCTAGAAGATGAGAGCTCATAAGTAATAATATTGACAATAAAGTATTCGTAGTGTTAATATAAGTAATAATTAACTAAAAAGAAGAAAAGATGATCCCAATAGTTGAAAAATTCGAATATCCAACGCTAAAACAGATCAATAATTATCAGGGAACAAAAACTCGCCGTTACGAAACCCCCGATAATGAAAAGCTTCCAAGCGTAACAACAATCCTTAGTGCTACTGGTGATAAAAGCGGTCTTAAAGCTTGGCGAGATTGGGTAGGCGACAAAGAAGCCGACCGTCAGATGAAAGAAGCTGCTGGTATTGGTTCGTTGATGCACACACATCTAGAAAATTACATTGATGGTGTTGAGCGCCCAAGGGGAAATAACTTGGCTCGGGTTATGGCCAGAAAGATGGCGGACGAAATTATTAACCGGGGATTGTTTGAGGTTAGTGAAATATGGGGATTAGAGAAGAAACTATATTTCCCGGGCCTCTATGCCGGAACCGCCGATGTTATTGGTCTCTGGCGTGGCCTTCCTGCAATTATGGATTATAAGTCATCAAAGAAGATTAAAAAAGAAGAACATATGCAGGATTATTATTGTCAATTATGCGCTTACTCGATGGCCCATGATGAATTGTTTGGGACAAAAATAAAACACGGTGTTATTTTTATGGCTGATAGAGAATATAATTACCAGTCGTTTATCATCGATGGTATTAAATTTCAAGAGAAACAGGATATGTGGCTTGGTCGCTTAGATGAATATTACAATAAACAAATTTAACCAAAAGAAGATTTAAATAAAACTGCATCTTCTTGATATTCAAACAACACTAGATAAAAATTATTTTTGGAATCTGGTAAAGTTTGGATTGTTGGTTTCAATACAAGATCACCGAACGGTGTTTGGCCATTGTTCTTCGCAGCACAACCTATTATTGCATCACTTGAGCATTTAGTTGTAAAGAACATTCCAGTGCAATTATCTGAGCACCATTCTTTTATCTCTGTTACTTTGCTAAAAGAGAGACTTTCAGACATAACCATAATGACATGGTTGAATTTTAATTCATCGTTTCCTGAAAGAGCTTTCATTATTTAATCCCCCAAAATATGATCATTAAAAAAATCTGGTAATTGTAATTTGAAATTAATGGCATCTTTGATATCCGAAAAGGTTAAATCTAATTCATATTCAAATCTTTTAGTTTCGTATAATGACATATGCGTGTCAAAGCCATCATAGATTCGTAATTTATAGTAAATGAAAAATGGATATGACGGCAGTGAATTATTAAGCAAGTGTAGAAAAGATTCATTTTTAATAACTATATCTCTATGCCCTCCCAATTCTTCATTGTGCATAAACGTAACGTTTATTGATTTGGTAAACCTAAATTTAAGAGTATATGAATGACATACTATTGCCTTAATCCATTTGAATACATACCAAAACGATGGCTTTTTGCTAATAAAAAATTCTTTATTTATTAAAAACTCATCAGTAGAACCAGTATATTTCCATATATTAATCAACATCAATTTTAAACTCTGCTAACGAAGACATTGATAAGAGCGATAAAATGGCGTCAGATTTGACCATTGTGATTCGTAAATTTATATGATGCATCTCCCATGAAGTAGAACCGGGATTATCGAGATCATATGCAATAATACTATTATATGATATAAAAAATGGATATTCTGTATCCAAGTTTTCTAACTCGTCGAATATTTTTACATTTCCCACTGTTGGTTTATCAATGCCATCGTTGAATATACTAACACCATTTCTTCCGTGAACAAATTTATAGTCTGCTATATGTTTTTTACGAAACAGTGAGAACCATGATTTTGGCAACTTTGATAATTCTGGTCGGATGATAATACTTACCGATTGTTCGGCCCATCCACGACCATGATTGTGCCTGTTGTTAAACATTAACATAAAATTAATATAACAGTATATAATATCCAATGTCAATATCTAAGTTGGCTTGCTAAATACTATAAGAAACATAGTTTGAAGAGGATTTTAACAATGCCCATTACTCAAGTATCTAGAATAATGCACCGTCGGGGGCTATCTACTGAGTTACCACTAGCTCTAAATGAAGGTGAGATTGGTCTAACAACTGATACAGGCCAAGTTTTTATTGGTTCTCCCAATTTTGCGCCTATTGTCAACCGAGTGGATTTTCCATTTCAAAATATCGAACTCCTTACTGAATTTTCCATAGCTAATCTTTTAGAGACTTCAGCGACTTATACTTATCGTTACCAGGATCCAACCAGTATACAATTCCCTGGTCCTGGTTCGTTTAGAACAACACCTGCGTTTACTGCTGAAGGAGAGCGTCTTCTCCAGGAACGTTTGGATGAATCAGTAAGTGTTAAAGCTTATGGAGCAATCGGTGATGGTATTAAAGATGATACACTGGCAATTATACGGGCCTGTCAGGATATTTTCTCAAATGAAGCATTATTAGAAGGACCAGCTAGAACATTGTTTTTCCCTGCTGGAGAATATATAATTACATCTACGATACCACTTTATCCATTCACAAAATGGCTTGGAGAGGGTATTGGAAAAACAAAAATTACTCTAACATCGGTGATTTCAATTGATAGTCTTGGTACATTGACTGTTGGAGTCGACGCTCTTCCTAGCAGCCCAACCGCCGGTGATCGTTACATCGTATCTGGCACAGGTAATTTAATCGATGGTAGTTTTTCAATTGCAGTCAGTGATGGAGATCAAATTATCGCAACTGGGATTGATGTTAGCGTCGGCGATCCTTGGAAATTATCCAATGAAATATTAAAAGCCGTTGCTGAAACCGTCGATGGTCAAGGCAATACGGGACTAAACATAACTGATCTACATACAATACCGCAAGACATTGAGGTTATTGGTATTGACTTCCAGCTTTCCGACAGTGTTTCAATTGATGCTATTGGTATCGAAGGAGCAACTGATATTATCCAGCTCAATCGTTCAAATAATGTTAGGTTTGCTTATTGTAGATTTGCGGGTAATTTCGAATGTGCTGACCTAGAAAACAAGATTGAATTCGGTGGATATTTCGATGAACCAGGTGCTATTGATTCTAATTTCATGTTACATGGAAAATTTGACATTGATCGTGATGGTATGTGTGTTCGTATTGATTCATTGAGCAATTTAACACCAGAGATTTTTTCACGTTCTAATTATCAATTTATAGGATGTGAATTCTCTAATCAACCATATGCATTTTATATCACAGATTCAGTGATTAATGTGAATGTTACTGATGCTAAATTTTATGAAAATTACCGCTCAATCGTTCTTGGAGAAGGCTGTATACCAGGTTTCGCCATAGCAACCGGAGATTTGACTATTCCATCACCGTTTGTCCCCTTAACAAAGTTTGGACCTAAAAATTTCCGAGTAACCAACTCATTGTTTGAAAATATCGCTGGACCAGGTTTTAGTGTTTATTCAACCAACTCGGATAACATTTCAGCATATAATGCCTATCGTCATTATGGGCGTGGATGTATCACAACTGAAGATCTAATTCTTGAACCATTCATTGCGCCGGGCGTATTCTTTTATGGTGACCCAGAGAATGATTTAGTTACAACTGGTAATGCTTCAGTTAATGATGATTTTGATTATGAACCAGACCAGGATAGAGTCGCTGCTCTTAGTGTATTTGCTGATCAAGATAATCGCAGAGTGTTTACATTGTCAAACACCAACACTATTACTGGTTCATCTTTAATTGATCATCATCCCAAGGGAACGCAATCAGGTGCAATTACACGAGGCGAAATGGAGCCAACGGTTATTGAACTTGAGAATAATATTTTAGCAGAGCCACAACAAATTAATAAACCAACTGGTATCATTCTTGAATTAGACGGTGAACAAAAAGCTGACACTATTATTATTGATTATTCATTACGACGAGGGTTTTCATCCCGAAAGGGCCAACTTCATATTTGTGCTGACTCTTCGGGTTCAGACATTGAATGGGATGAGCATGTTGTTGAGGTGGGTAACGTAGCCATAGATGTTGACTTTGATGTTACATTGGCTGTATTATCAAGCCCTGAACTCGCTGATCCATTATTTGTTCGTGTAAAATATACCGATAATGCTGATCCAGTTGATTATGGCAACCCAGGTTTTCACGAATCAACCGACAAGATATATCTTAAATGGGCCGCTACTTATTGGGATAGTTCAATAACATCATATGGGACGACCACCCCTGCAGAGCTTGAGCCAAACGGTCTTATTGATATTGCTGATCAAGCGGGCGTTCTTGATTATGGTTTCGTTACTGACCTTCTACCGGATCAGGAAGACTTTGAATCAGTTGACGGATCTCCAGAATCATTAACCGCACCGAATGCTAATATGACATTACCAATGGAAGCCCCAGATAGTCCTCCAACTGTCTACGGCACTTTATAAAACCACATATAGTCTAACGGGAGAAATCCAATGACCGACTTCAATCTACCGCCAGAACGCCGGCTTGAAAATTGGCAGAATTTCAGGGAATCATTAAACACGCAAGACGATTTTACACAGTTAGAAAGTGTAGCAACATATTGGTCAATGGCCCCGATATTAAATTGGTATTTGGATGATGAGCATCCGGAAGAATGGCCAACCCCGTGGGAAATCATTTATGACGGAAATTATTGCTCAACAACTATTGCGTTTTTGATGAAGGAAACATTACGCCTATCTAATGGTGATAAATGGGAAAATAGCAGATTTTCAATTAAGTTTATCAAGGACTTAAAACATGATAAAATGGTGACCGCACTAATAGTAGACGATGAGTGGGTTTTGAATTATGATTGGTCTAAAGTAATAAATTGGTCAAGTATTGCTTCTCATGTTACAATAATCAATTCAATAGAATAAATTAATTTAGCTTTGTATTTTTGTAATAACGTTGTAGTTTAACTACGAATATTTGATTAATAAATAACTTTAATCAACAACTGATAGAATTACTTGGAAAATCCAAATATAAGTGGCAATCGACCAGAATTAATATTGATTGAACAGTGGTTTTATCTTATAATACATAGAAATTATAAGAAAGGATAGCAAGTAAAAATGAAAGTAAGAAAAAGAACAGGGGAACTGGTTGAGCTAGATATCAATAAAATGCATAAGGTTGTATACTGGGCGACAGAGGGAATCGCTGGCGTATCTGCATCTGAAGTCGAATTGAAATCTCATTTGCAATTTTACGAAGGTATTGAAACGAGCAATATACAGGAAACTTTGATCAAAGCCGCTGCTGATTTGATTACGGAGGAAACACCGAATTATCAGTTTGTTGCTGGTAGATTGATTTCATATCATTTGCGGAAACAGGTTTATAATCAATATGAACCATGGCATTTATATGATCTCGTTAAAAAGAATGTTGATATTGGATTCTATGATCCTGAACTTCTTGAGACCTATACCGAAGATGATTTCAATAAACTAAACTCATATATCAACCATGACCGGGATATGAATTTAACATATGTCGCAATGGAACAGTTTCGTGGTAAGTACCTAGTACAAAACCGAGTAACGGGTAAAATATTCGAAACACCGCAAATGTCATATATTTTAATTGCTGCTTCATTGTTTTCTGATTACCCAGTCGAAACAAGAATGCAATATATTCGAGAATATTATAATGCCATTTCAACATTTGCTATCAGCTTACCAACTCCGGTTATGGCCGGTGTTCGTACACCACAACGCCAATTTTCCTCTTGCGTTTTGATTGAGACCGATGACAGTTTGGATTCAATTAGTGCAACTTCAGCAGCTATTGTTCGTTATGTTTCCCAAAAGGCGGGTATTGGTATTGGTGCGGGCCGAATCCGCGCCATTAATTCACCTATTCGTAATGGCGATGCATATCACACTGGTGTTATTCCTTTCTATAAAATGTTTCAGGCGGCTGTTAAAAGTTGCTCACAGGGCGGTGTAAGGCGCGCCGCCGCCACATTATATTATCCAGTGTGGCATTTAGAAGTCGAAGATTTGCTTGTATTAAAGAACAATAAGGGCACTGAAGATAACCGTGTTCGTCAACTTGATTATGGGGTCCAATTTAGTAAGCTCTTTTATGAACGGCTTATTAAAGGTGAAAACATAACATTGTTCAGTCCAAAAGATGTTCCTGGATTATATGATGCCTTTTTCAACGATGAAGAACTATTTCGTAAATTATATGAAGAGGCCGAAAATGATTCAACATTACGGAAAAAGACAATCAAAGCAAATGATTTGTTTACTTCTTTCATGCAGGAAAGAAAAGATACGGGTCGCATATACTTGATGAATGTAGATAATGCAAACCAACATTCTTCTTTCGATGAAAAAGTTGCTCCGATTTATATGTCCAATCTTTGCTGCGAGATAACGCTTCCAACAAAGCCCTTGAATGATATAAATGACCCGGATGGCCGAATAGCCCTCTGTACACTCTCAGCAATTAATTGGGGTGTTATTAAAAACCCTGAAGATTTTGCAAAACCATGTGATCTAGCAATCCGTGGACTTGATGCATTATTGGATTACCAAAAATATCCTGTATTGGCTGCACAATTACATTCAATTGAATGGCGCCCACTCGGTGTTGGTATAATTAATCTTGCATACTTTCTAGCAAAAAATGATACCAATTATACCAACCCAAATTTGGAATTAGTTGACGAATATGCAGAAGCTTGGAGTTATTATCTAACTAAGGCAAGTGCTGATTTGGCTACTGAAAAGGGTGCATGTTTGTCAAATAATAATACCAAATATAGTAGGGGTATTTTACCTATTGATACACGTAAACCAGCAGTGGATGAACTGGTTCCGTATAAAGAACGTATGCCGTGGGAAGAGTTGCGTCAACAATTGAAAGAAACAGGGATTAGAAATGCAACGTTAATGGCTCTTATGCCAGCAGAAACATCAGCGCAAATTAGTAATTCGACCAATGGTGTTGAACCACCCCGTTCATATGTTAGTATTAAGCAAAGCAAGCACGGTGTTTTGAAGCAAGTTGTTCCAGAATTTCGCCGCCTGAAAAACAAATATGAATTACTTTGGGATCAGGAAAGCCCTGAGGGCTATTTGAAGATCATGGCTGTATTACAAAAATATGTTGACCAAGCAATTAGTGTAAATACATCATATAACCCAAAATTCTATGAAGATGAAAAAATTCCGATGTCGGAAATGTTGAAGCACCTTTTGATGTTTTATAAGTACGGAGGGAAACAACTCTATTATTTCCAGACACATGACGGCGCCGGAGAAATTGATTTCGGTGATATTGAAACAAGTGACACATCCAATCTAGAAGTATTAACCTCACTTGATGATGAGGAAGGTTGTGATAGTTGTATTTTATAAGGTAGATGGATTAACCAATAATGAAAAAGTTTAGCGTTTTCAATACTAATAATCATTCCGATCATACAAAAAATAAAGCTTTTCTTGATGAATCTGGATCAATAACATTACAGAGGTATGAGTCTTTAAAATACCGACAGTTTGATAAGCTTACAGATAAATCATTGGGTTTTTTCTGGAGACCAGAAGAGGTTGACGTGGTCGGTGATTCGAAAGATTTTAAAGAACTCAATGAGCATGAACGTCATATTTTTACATCAAACCTAAAACGACAAATACTTCTAGATTCTGTACAAGGTAGATCACCCAATTTGGCATTCTTACCAATTGTAAGTGTTCCTGAAATTGAAGCATTTATTGAAACATGGGCATTCTTTGAGACAATTCATAGTCGAGCATATACGCATATCATCCGTAATGTTTATTCGAACCCAAGTAAGGTGTTTGATGAAATGATGGACTTGGAAGAAATTGTAAAATGTTCAAAGGATATATCGGTACATTACGATGAATTAATAGAATTATCAAATTGGTATAGATTGCTTGGCGAAGGAACACATACCGTCAATGGTGAAAAAATACCAGTTAAGCTATATGACTTAAAGAAATTGTTATGGCTTGCAATCATGAGCGTTAACATATTGGAAGGAGTACGTTTTTATGTGAGTTTTGCATGTTCATGGGCGTTCGCAGAATTAAAGAAGATGGAAGGAAACGCAAAACTCATTAAATTTATTGCTAGAGATGAAAATGTTCATCTTGCAGCAACGCAACAATTAATAAAAATCTTACCACAAGACGACCCAGATTTTATAAAGATTAGAAAAGAAACAATGGATCAATGTACTGAAATGTATGTTGAAGCTGTTAGTCAAGAAAAAGATTGGGCCAAATTTCTATTTAACGATGGATCAATGATTGGACTCAACGAATTATTACTATCTGAATATATTGAATGGATTGCTTCAAAGAGAATGCAAGCAGTGGGGATAAAAAGCCCATATAGCGTGCCACAAGCAAATCCATTACCCTGGACACAGAAGTGGATCTCAGGAAGTGAAGTACAGGTAGCACCACAAGAAACTGAAATATCAAGCTATGTCATTGGTGGAACCAAGCAAGACGTAGATGAAGATACATTTAAAGGATTTGAACTATGATTACATTATACACAAAAAACAATTGCCCGTATTGCAAAATGACTAAAACCTTATTAGGAGAAAACGGTCTTTCTTTCAGAGAAATTAACATTGAGGAAATACATACTGCCCGAGAGTTCTTGATCGAAAATGGTCACAAAACTGTCCCACAAATTTATTTCAATAATGAAATATTAGTTGAAGGCGGTTTTACAGGTTTATCTAACGTTGATTTTGACCTATTAAAGCAGCGAGTTTTTGTCGAGGCGGCTTAATGGATGAAATGCAAAATCCAGTTTATGTATATCAAGGAAGCCGAATATCCGTAGGGCAAAAATTTAAATTGGATATTGAGACGGGTGATTCTTGGTTTGAATTAGATGCTACTTTAAGCAAAATTTTAGTAGGTCATACTATTGTACAAATAAATCATGGACAATTACTACAATTAGTTAAGTCATCTGAATTCCAAGACCACATGTATGAAACTTCATATAGAGATTGGTATAACAAACGTTTATTAGATCGAAACCCAACGGCACCATCGACGGTAGTTAATAACGCAAAGACGCAAGACACACTTACCGACCTTAATGGATTAGGTGCGCTGGGGGTTCGAATTCAACGACATTGAAAGGAATAAACATGCTAGAAATTAAATCCCAAAAATTAAAAACAACTGACATCGCAGTTCTAAAATTAAATTCCGGAGAAGAAGTTATTGGTCGTGTTACCAATATTGCCAATGGCTCCATTACGATTACCAAGCCTGGAACCCTTGGACCAGTTCAAACTGCACAAGGAATTACAATAGCAATGCAGCCATTTATGTTTGGTGTAGATGCAGATGGATCATTTGTATTCACTTCTGACAAATATATCGTTGCGCTACCAGCAATGAAACAAGCGGCAGATATGTATACCAAGCAGACATCAAGTATTCAGTCAGCATCGTCCGTTGACCTTTCGGGAATTGATTTATCAAATTTAAAAACTTGACAATGACCACAATTGTGTTATAATAAAACTATAGAAGGAAACAAATGATGAAAATATTTCTAGTATCTATAATTTTGATGTCTTTGATGATGGCTACTGGTTTAGTTGTCAATAATGATGTTTTTGCAGCTAGGGTTATTGGACCGTCAATTTAATTTGCTTTTAGGAGGATATTGTGGATAAAACTCCCCTTGGTGATCGCATGAAAGCGTATGAAAATCAGGAAACTGGACGCAAATTAATGCCTGGACTTCCTGTTTATGCACGAGTAGATGGGCGAAGTTTCAGTAATTTTACAAAGAAATTTAAACGACCATTTGATTATGATATGTCGGCTATGATGGTCGCAACCACAAAATACCTAGTTGAAGAAACTCATGCTATCGTTGGTTATACCCAAAGCGATGAGATTAGCCTTGCGTGGTTACCAAGCGAAGATCAAAATAACATGATTTTTGCAGGGAAGATTTTCAAATTGGTTAGTAACATTGCATCACTAGCAACGGTTAAGTTTAACCATTTGGGCGTTAACAGTGAAAACAAAGAAATTCTAAAGGCAACGTATTCTAAATTACCAACCTTTGATTGTCGAGTATGTCAAATACCCGATGAGGATGAACTCCTGAGCATGTTTATTTGGCGTGAACGGGATGCAATGAAAAATGCAGTTAGTATGGCAGCATCCGCCTATTTCTCCCACAAGTCATTGAATGGTCTCACTGGTTCAGAAAAGCAGGAAAGGCTTTTTCAAGAAAAGGGGATTAATTTTAACGATTATCCGTCATTCTTCAAGCGTGGAACTTATGTTCGTCGTGTCAATGTTGAACGTCATCTCACCGATTATGAGATGGAAGACATTCCAGAACAACATCGTCCAACTGGTCCAGTTATTCGAAGTAAAATTGTTAGTCTTGATATTCCACCAGTTGCAAAATTGGATAATGCAAAGACTGTATTGTTTGGTGATCTTCCTTCATCTTGCTATAAATAAGTAAAGAACATGAGAAACTTAGTTAAGTATCCGTTGACTCTAGATGAAATAGAGAAATATTTGGAAGATCAAATGAATCAATTGCAAAATTTGGAAGAGAGACCAATTGGCAGCATGGAACCATTAATTTTACAAACCTTGTTATCGTGGGTTAAAGAGAAGAAAGAGGGGTAAGTTAATGGAATGGGAACAATTACAACCTTCACAATTGCAAGAACTCGTTGATTACGAAGTTGGTATTTTTGATGAACCTGACCGAAGCACTGTTCAAGAATATCTTAACCATATAAAAACAAATAATTTACATATTCACGTATTGCGTGACTCTTCCGGAATTATTGGTTGTTATCAAATATTACCTGAAGAAGATCGGGTTTTTATGTGTGGTTTCTCCATACATCCAAATCATCGCGGTGGGGATTTATCTAGAATACTTATGAATCATCTTATCCACAATTACCTTGATCAAGGGATTGTTTGTAAAACATTAGCCAATCATCCAGCAATGCGCAAAATATTGAATTCATCTGGTTGGAAAAATGATCTAGATAAATTTGAAAAGGGAATTTTGTGGAGTTGGTGGTATATCAATAATGATACCATTGCTAAAAAAGCTGGCTTGAAGCCTTAAATTTCTAGTTCTTTTGGAATTGGGATACCATCACCTTCTAAACGTTCTTTAAATCGCTGGAATACAATCTTACGCAATTCAATTGGTTTCTTTTTAAGTAACGGCATTATGGTTTCAACTCTATCTAGATCCGCGGCGGTTACATCAGTCTTTACATCACCAAACAAAAATTGGGCAATATCATTTGGGTTATCCATAGACCACTTTTTTCCAAACTTATCAATTTCAACGCTGGTGAATTCTTTCTTAAAATTCTCTATGTCTACCGTCTGTTCACCCTTTAGTCTTGGCTTACTAGCAAGATCAACGCCTTGCTTAATTTCCTTTTTCGTAAGCTTTTTTCTTGGGCGCAATTTGGCGCGGATATTTAATCCAGTGCTTGGTGCAAAGGCTGGGCCAAATCGACCAACCAATTCATCATCTCCTTCATCATAGAAGATTTGGTTCATAGCACTAGCCATACTTGCTATTAATATCGTACGAAGAACACCTTTATATTTTGATTTATCACCCGCAGAATGATATCCAAATTTTAGGGTATTTGCATTACCAAACATAAAATCTACTTGCACCATGCCAGTGCGTTCTTTATCTGTTTGATCATTTATGCTTTCATCGTAACCAGCAATTTTCATTGGGAATGAAATGACCGCTCCGAGCCTTGGATTAAGACCGGCTTTTTTGAGTTCATTGAATACTTCTTGTTTATCATGCAACCCATCATCCAGCGCAATATCAATATCACCTGAGAATTTGGCCTTACCAACGGATCCAAGAGTACCATTCTTAATTTCACTAAATGGTATATCAGCAGCCTTTGCGATTTCTTTTAACGTGGCGGGAATTTCCCCTATATAAATTGCACCACCCCCCTCAATAGCTCGACCACCTTCCATAATTATAGATTCAGTAACGGACTCATGAGCAAGAAGAGCAATCAAATCATCCATTTGTTCTTCATCAAAATCACCAAGTTCAGAATATTGTTTTTGCAATTCCGAGCGAATCTTATTAACTGCTAATGCAGTTTTTCCACGGCGTTTTGCATTGGTATAGAACGATCGTAGTTTGGTGAGCCTTCCACCTTTTGATAGGTCAGTTGCAACTCTAGCGACATCATCGCCCTTGTTTGCCAAAGACTTACCAATTTTTATAGCACCTTGTCCTAGTTTACCAACACCACGTGCAAGAGCTGAAACTCCTTTACCAACACCTGAGATAATTCCTTCGTCGATATATTCCTCAGTTGTAATGGATGATAATTTATCACCAGCAAAAATTACAATCAAATCTTCTGGTGTTTTAGCTGTTTTCAATGCTTTTAAATAATCAGCAAGTAATTCATGTGTTTCTGCAAATGTTTGTAATGTACGTTCTTTTACACCTTCTTGATAATCTATGTTAGCATACTGACCAGTTTTGTTTTTGAAATTCTCTAAATTATCTAATAGTTCTTTGTTAGCTACCTTAACTTGTTGGACAAAAACCTTCTTAACTTTGGGGAAATTCATATCTGATGCTAGATTAACTGTTTGTTCTTCTGCACTGTTACCGAATTTTTTAGCATACCTCTTCGCTTGGGCACCACTTAATGGACCATGACCCATTACATTGGCTACTTCATGTCGCATTTTCATAACAACTGATTCTGAGTTACGACTATCATAAATGTCGTTCCGAACTAGCCAATTATAATTATTGATTGAAGTGAAACCTTCTTTGTCTACGATTTTAGTCATTGCTCCTTCTTGATCTTTAGCAACGACCCCTTCGATCCAACCCCCGTTCTCAATATCAGGACCAAAGTCAGATTGTTGATTATGCACAAAAGCAGAAAGGAGTTGGTTTTTAATCTCCAGCTTGGATGACATTAATGCCTTTTTGATTTCTTCTTGTTTTTCTTTTACCAGGGCCTTAATTTCTTTCCAATTGCCGTCACCAAGCCAATCTGGCTTTTTATTAAGTGGAATGGCAATAACTTCTTTAACTAAGAGTTCTTTTTCACCAACTTTGATATTTCTATCAAGTAAAACTTCTATCTTCTTAACTTCCTCATCTACTATCTGTTGAGCTTCTTCATTGCTCATTTGATCAGCACGTTTTTTTGGAACAACTGCAACGACCCATTCATGTTCCTCATCTCTACGATTAATGGAGATACCATTTTCAGTATATGGAACATTTTCAACTTGAACAGTTACTTCATGATCTTCCAGAACTTTGTTCATGTGTTCAAGAGATTTTCTAGCCTCATCACTGTCCTTTTCAGAGTCTTTTGAAAGTAAAATTATTTGGTTAATTTCACCACTATAAAGAACAGCATTTGGTAATTTTCCAAATAAAATCTCTACGGAGAAAACATCACCTGTTTGTATAATCTTTCGTTTACGTAATGGAGTCATTAATTTCTTTAGGGCATCATGCGCAGAACGAAAACCAGTCGACATAAATTTAGTTCCCCATTCATCTCCATTACGAATCCGTCGATCGTCACCTTTGTTTTCCCTACTTGTAAAAAACCCGTCATCATCGAAGCCAAATCTCATAGCGGCACCATCGACTTTTTCGGAGATTTCCCATGAATTGAGGTTCTTTACAGCTCGAAGAAACTCATCCTCGCTTAGATCCTCAATATGGGTAATACCCTCGTTTAGATCTACATATAATTCGTTGAGTATCATGTTTGTGCCTTTAATTATGTGCTATTATTTAGCGACGTCTAATTGTATTAAACAGGGTTCGGAATTCTATAAATGCCGTGGTCATTTCGCCTCTCGAGTCCGAATATGCAATGTCATATGCTAGATCCATTAATCTCTCAATTTCATCACTGGTTGCCTTCTTTCGAACAATAACAACTAAACGTACCCATCTAAATGGCACTGGATATCCCGGATACTTATCACCTCGAACTGGTCTATAACCAGTATCAGGAACTGATTCCTCTGGCACCGGCACTATGGTATCAGACATTTTTTCTGTTTCAATTTCAGTTGTTATATTAAACGATGATTCAGTTGTGGTTTTCTTCTCCCCGAGTTCAGTAGTCTGAGACCCATCTGACCATTTAATTGTTGTAACTGTCCAAGTTGTTAAAGTGGTAACGGTTTCAGTTTTAATTTGGAAATGATGATCTTCATAAACAACTGTATGAACATCACCATTGTCATGTGTGTGGGTTTCTGTTCTTTGTTCAACATGGGTCTCTTGACGAATTGGATCCAAAACTTGGATATTTTCAATTTTTTCAAGGTTTACAAATCTACCAGTTTCTTTTAGTTCTTTCTCCAAAATGGGTGTAAGTTTACTGTCGATAACTTCGTGAGAATGCGATACACTAACATCATCCTTGATTGTAATGCCCTCAAATGGTTCACCCTGTTTAACACCAATTGTACCATCAGAATATTTGGTTGTTGTAACCCATGCTTTGGTTATTATTGTGGAAATTTTTATCGTTGTAACGTGTTTGTAAAAACGAACCAACTCCCACAGGATAGAACCATCACTTTGTTCCGTTTCTTGTTCCTTATCTTCAAACGTAGTAACTGTTATTGGATCACCTTCACTTACCACTGTTGATAATGTTTTGTATTCAGTCTTAACATCAACCACAGTAATTTCCTCAACAACCGGCTCTGGTTTAGCTTTTTCAATAATTGGTTCTAGATCAACATATAACGCTCTATTTGCTGAGGTTTGTGTAGCTCTTGAATGTAATGCTAATGTATCTTTGATAGATGAATTAACAACCCATTCATGAACATGTTCAACGTCCTTTGCATTAGCGGTTGTTTCCATTCCTTGAGCATAAAGGGCGCAGGCTCCAGCAACGTGGGGTGAAGCCATCGAGGTACCTGAAAGCATATTTTCAGAATCAACGCCATCTTTTCCAGCAGCGCAAATATAATGGCCAGGGGCAAAAACGTCAACTGTTTTACCATAATTGGAGAATGAAGAAATTCTATCCTTGATATCATGTGAACCAACAGTAACAGCGCGGGCAACTTCAGCAGGCATAACATCGTAACCAACTTCTGCAAGATCCCTGCCATCGTTACCAGCAGCAACAACACAAATTATTCCTGCATTGATGCAGTCATTTACAACCTGTTCTTCGGTCTTGTGTGCTGGCCCACCAAGTGATAGGTTCATAATGCTTGGGTTCATATTACCTTGAGCACGCTTATTACGGTGATGCTTTAGGCACGCATCAATTCCAGAAACGATAGCAGCAAGAGAAGCACCACCAGTTTCAAACACCTTACTAATAAGAAGATTGCATTCCTTAGCTACGCCATACTTCACCCCACCAACTGTAGATGCAACATGAGTTCCATGTCCCTGTTGATCAAACCCATAACCTGTTTGTCCTTTCTTCGCATAGTAATCGAAGATTGGAACAGCGCGGCCTTGGAAATCATTATGAGAAAAGTTACAACCAGTATCAACTATATAAACGTCAACATTTTTTCCTGTTCGGTTATATTCGTATTTTCCATTAAATGGGTACCAGTTGCTATCATTCCATTCGTCACCGTGTGTAATTCTACTTAGTCCCCAATTATCACCAAAACCATATCGGGAAACAGCAATATTCTGAATAGCTTTAAATTCAACAATAGCATCCGCGGGTGCGACATGTTCGATCTCTCGTTCAGTTTTCAACTTGGTCTTTTTCATATCGTCCATTGTAATTTTGAACATACGCTCTAAACCACGATAATCTTCGTCAATCGTAGCGTTATATCTAGAAGCTAGATTTTTGAATCTTTGGTTACTACAACCCATTTTAACTGTTACGATATATTCTTTGTTCATACCTGAATCTCCTTAGTCGGAATTATATAATTATTTATCATAAAAGTGTTGACTTTCTATAGGGATTGTTGTATAAATATACTTGTAAATGCTTGATGCTAATAATAGCAAATCAGGACCCGGGCTCGTTCCCGGCATCTCCACCAACACTTCGGTGGCATCTCTTTTTTATGGGGATGAAAGGTTCGACTGGTGCGTGAAAGTTTAGTTTAGTTTACATCGGATTGGTGAGCCGACCACAAAGTAACCCGTTTTAAATGCAAACGACAATGCTCCCGTACAGGAAATGCGCCTAGCGGCCTGATCCTGGTAGGGAAATTCCGGAGACGAATGCGATCTTCGGTGGAGTTTGGAGGGCACTCATCATCAGGAGCCCTCCGTTTTATTCCATAATTTCCAATTCAAGTTCCTCTAATAATATAGAAGAATCACTGCTTTTAGAACTATTTTCAGATACTGTTAAAAATTCGCAATTTTTTATATGTCCTATTATGGATGGGTCGATTTGATTGTTATAACCATAATGTATACTTAATCGATGATCTTTAACAACCCCACCTGGATTATTTTTAGGATGAAACCATCCCAATTTAACCAATAAATCATATCCTTTGATTCCCTTTATATTTTCTGGTGTAATATGAAATGAACAAATAGAACGATATGAATGTATATCTTTTTCAGAACTGGATAAAATACGTTGTTGTTCCTCATTTAATGAGGTTATTTCGTGGTCCATAATTAATTGTAATTCTTTAATTAATTCAGAGTATTTAGGATTGGTAATTTCTATTCTCTTTTGTATATGCTCCAATTTTCTAAACGTTGAGAAATTCCTTAAAAACATTTTTCGTATAGATTTGGTCTTGCGTTTTTGATTAAGTTTATAATAAATAGATTTTGGTATTAAATTATAGGCTAACAGCATCCTGTCCGCAAATATATAATTAGCAAACCCTACATCCGATTGATCTATATCAATATTAAATAATGATTTTAACATTAATGATAATTCACTATGTGTTATATTAGGTAATTTCTTTTTGATAACGCCACCAAAGGACTGATGCAAATCTGCTAACCCGTCAACTACAATTTCGGTATATGGATAATCGTTACTGTCTGAAGATAATGAACTATTAATATAGGCCCGTAGTTTGATAAATGTTTCTTTGTCGTAATTTTGCATATTGATTTCTCCAGGTTTTAATGTATAAGTAATGGAGTGGGACAGCCCTCCTCCAGGTGGGTTTTGATTGCTTCAACAATCAATTACCACTACTATTTAGTCCTTTTTTCATGACAACCCCTCCACACCCCTATATAATGCTGCACTGCCACATCTGCGCTAAACGCATGACAGTGTTGCGAAACTATGGGTTGAAATTGACTCATTTTGCTACTATATTAGTATAAATAATATTGCAGTGCAGCAATGTATTATTTGGAAAGATACCCAAAAATATGGAGAAGAAATGATGAAGATTATTAAGATTGTTAAGATGATTATAGATAAAATGGATTATGCACAGAGACGTCATGATTATGATCGTTATTTAGTTAACGAATATGGTATGAAACGCCCAGTTACCAAATTCAACATTTATGAATTATATAGATTATAAGGAGAATTATTATGCGTAAATTTTTTAAAATGATTATTGATACAGTTGCTTGTTCAATGGAAAAATCAGCACAACGAAAGATTGCCCAGTTTAAGAGAGAAGGCCGTATTGGTACTTATCACGTTTAATTATATTTAATTTAGAAGGGAGACTCAAAATGAAAAAGTTTATAAAAAGTATTATTGATGCACTTATTGAGGGACGTTCAAAGCGTGTACAATATATGATAAAGCATAGAATTTATATTGATTAAGTTGTATGTGGTCTAAAAAATAGAAGCTTAAATAATATATAGCTTTATTCTATGGACTAATATATGAAACCGAAAAATAAGAATATCAATTTAAAACAAAAACTTCTTTCGGCGTTTGGTATAACTTTATGGATCAACCGCAGGAAAAGAATAACCGAAACACATAACGAAACGTTTTTAAAACAAGCGCATGATGCAAATCAAACACCAGAACGTATTGATAAAACTCTAGCTGCAATTAAAGCCGCTTGGTTACAATCACCCCATGCCCCCCTTGGTCATGTACTATCATGGATTGCATCCGATGACCCACGTAAGCGCGGGAATCATAGAGTACCAATGGATTATAGCTTGCAAACTGGGGTTTATGCTTTGTGGGATGTCAATGATAAGGAATTGCGAGAACTGGCAACCAAATGGAAAAATAGGCAACAGTCCCGCCCGCGCCGTAAGAAACCATATGGAAAATTTCCAAGAGTAAAATCTATTGACCCTTGACAGTCCGCAATTATTATAATATAATATATTTATGAGTTATAATTTATTCCTTGACGACGAGCGATTCCCGCCCGATGATCCCAGAGATTGGGTTATTCAACGGAGTTTCGCTACGGCTGTTCATTTCGTTTGCAAGAATGGATTTCCTTCGTTTGTGAGTTTTGATCACGACCTGGGAGATTCTGCCCCACAAACAGGATATGACTTTGCGAAGTGGCTTGTTGAGCGAGATATTGATTATGGTGACCTACCTGATGATTTTTCGTTCGTAGTACATAGCGCAAATCCAGTAGGCGCAAAGAACATCCAGATGTATCTTGATAATTATTTAAGAGTTAGGAAAAATGGCTAGTCTTAGTGAACTAAACCGGATTGAATACTTTTCCGAGGATATGGAGAATGGTAATTATACTATCATTGTCCATCAATACATGTTTGGGCAGTTGCGAATTCAATTGACTGATCTTCGCAAGCGTGATCCATATGCCCCAGAAGGCCACGGTGGTATTGTACGTGAGCTCGATACGTATCATGCTGGAACGGCGTCGGGTGCATGTATGAATCTTAGCGAAGCCGAAGATCCTGAGCAGTGGTGTATCGAGCAAGAGCGAGACTGGAATTGTGAAATGTCCGCTGATGGACCACTGGCCGGTGATAGGATCCGATTGGACGAAACGCAAGAATCAAACCCATATCGCCGTTGTGGAGTTCAAGATTTTACTCCCAATGCATATCCAATCCATTTCCCTGGTGTCCGGCAGCAGACAAAAGGTAAGAAAGAACTAAAAACGCAGGCATAAATAATAAAAAGAGGGAATTTTTATTATGACACCAAAGCAAATGAGAAAAGAGCTTGACAGCCTCCAAGAAGGCATGTACGACCAAAAGAAGAAGTCTCGCCCGGCAGCTTTACCTGCAAACCCGGCGACCAACGATGTTTTCATTGATCGCAGTATGGAACACCCCGATAAAATAGCCATCACTCTCAAGGGCCGAACTGCCCTAGTCGATGCTGATAAAATAACAAAAATAATCGAAAAACTAGAAAATCTGTTAAAGGAAATCGACGATGGAGCAGATCAATAACGGAACAATAACGTTTTCGTACTCAAACCAAGACATTGAATTTTCAGGAGTTCTTGAGCAACTACGATTAGAACTCACACCTGATATATACCAACGTATCCCGGGAGCAGACCCAAAAAATTGTTATGAATAGGGGTTGACAAATTAATTAATAATTTGTATAATATGGTATTATGAATACACCAGAAAAATATCCTAGGACTTTACATTGGCCTGAAAGTGAAACTATTCACGCCGATGATAAGACCCACACCGATCCAGAATTTTTTATCGGCAAGCAAGTCGTAATAACAGAGAAACTAGACGGCGGGAATACCTGTCTCTATAATGGTAAGGCATATGCCCGATCAACCACAATGGAAGCTGGTGATGGGTGGTTTGCGATGGTCAAAAAGCATCATGCATGGAAGACTACAAACATTGATCGCTATGCCTATTATGGTGAGGATTTATATGGCATTCATTCTATTGAGTATGATGCACTGGATGAGGGAGAAACGTTTCGTCTATTCGCTGTTCTCGACAATGAGACTAATATGTTTTTGCCTTGGGAAGAAGTCGTTCAACATGCGGTACAGAATGATTTCCTTACGGTTCCTGTAATTCACCCAGGTGGAGTATTTTTCAGTGTTCAGGAGATTACGGATTGGTTTAAGGTTGCAATGGAATATGGTTCAGAACTCGGAGATACTACTGAAGGTTTTGTTCTTCGACTAGCAGATGAAATACCATTTGATAAATTTGGTATTCAAGCATGTAAGTATGTCCGCAGAAATCATGTTCAAACTGATCAGCATTGGAGGAAAAACTGGAAGGCCTGTAAATTAACATGATGTTACCTGATACCCGAATTATGTGTAATAAGGCGGAATGTAGAACGTGCGGGGATATTATTGAGAGTCGTCACCGTCATGATTATGTTACATGTTCTTGTTCTTCAATTTCTATCGATGGTGGGAAAGATTATCTTAAACGTGTAGGAAATGTTATAGTTGATCTTATTGATCTATCGGAACATGAAAGATATTTCCGAAAGCCTTATGAATGGTCAGCCCGCGACGAAGATGTCGAAAAATGGATGATTGAAAATGGATTTCCTTTAGATGGCAACTGGGATATCGAGCATTATACTCTTTATAAATTAACATGGGGAGACTGGTGAGAAATGCTAGTCCCTGGCCGAAGGCTTACCCGTAATGCTGCTAGATGTAACAATTGCGGTAATCTTTTAGAAAGCACACCGACAGCCTTGAAGCAAAAATGTTCGTGTGGTGCCTTAACCGTATCTGGCGGATACGACCATACACATCGACAATATAGTGGACCACTAGATTCAATGTTCCCCAAGTTTTATGAATTATCAGAATATAGTTGGAATTTTGATATTTGGGAAGTGGGAACGGTTAGCCATCAATTTAAAGTGGCTGAGTGGATCAAGGAAAACGGTTTCCCTGAAGATGGAAATTGGAGTAAAGAACAAAAAGTTCTTTTTACATTATCCTATGGTATTTAAACTAAACGGTAAATATTTTTCAGGTAGTAACGTGGTGTGGTTAAAAGACGGTGTTTTACACAAAACTACTGGACCGGCGGTCGAACGAGTGGATGGAAGTTCGTTGTGGTTTGTAAATGGGAACGAAATACCCAATGAATGGATTGCGGAAAATATCAAGAACACGAAGGATGTAAATAAGGAAGAACAAGTATTATTGAAATTGACTTGGAGTTAAGCATATGTCAAGCATCGATGGCGGTAAGCCTCCTTACCAAGGTATTAGAACGTTTATGCGTTCAACTTATACACAGGATTTAACGGATGTTGATATTGCTGTAATTGGCATTCCTTTAGATTTAGGGACGACTAATCGCCCAGGAACACGGATGGGACCAGCTGATATACGTGATGTTAGTTTGCGACGTTGTTCCGGTGACAATCCCCGTTATGGGTGTAATCCCGTTAATTATGCAAAGATTGTAGACTATGGTGATCTTAATTTGGTACTTGGTGATATTACAAAAAGCGTTGATTTAATTTCTATCCAAATGGAACAAATCTTAAAATCTGGAGTTCATCCGGTTATACTTGGGGGTGACCACACTATCACTTATCCAATCCTAAAAGCGTTTTATCAACAAAATCAACAGCCAATGGCCATCGTCCATTTTGATGCTCATCATGATTATTGGTCAGAAAACTATGGCGCACCAATTGCCCATGGAACATGGCTTTATCATGCAGTACAGGAAGGGTTGGTTGATGTAGAGAATTCTTTCATGCTTGGTATACGTTGCCCTTCGGAACCAACCCACGTTGAAAATCTCCGAAACTTGGGGATGACAGTTTGGGATTACGATTTTGTCCATGAGAAAGGAATGGCCGAAATTGCTCGAAGAATAGATTTCAAATTAAATGACACACCAGTTTATCTTACCTTCGATGTTGATGGACTCGATCCAGCTTATGCTCCAGGAACCGGAACGCCTGAACCGGGAGGATTTACTACTCAAGAAGCAATGCTCCTTTTACATGGTTTAAGAAATCTAAACTGGAAAGGTATGGACGTTGTTGAGGTTTCTCCGATGTATGATGTTGGTCAAATAACTAGCCTAGCGGCATGTTCAATAGCATGGAACTATATTTCTGGTATAGCACCAAGTATTGGTACCAAATAAAATGCAGATCTTCGACGATTATTATGTTGTTAGGCTTGTTGAACGCACTGACCACCGAGATTATAATCAAGATGATTTTGATTACGTAACTGCGGCTCAGAAATGGTTGCTAGAAAAGAAAGAAGACCTGGATTCCGATGAAGATGAATGGGATTTTATATGGTATGGCGCAGAATTCCATTTTAGAAAAAAAGAAAACGCCATAGAATTCAAGTTGATTTTTGGTTAAAAGTGTGTATAATGGAAATTGAAAATATTGGTGTTTATAAAATAATATTACTTGCCCGCAGTGATGATTTACCGTTTGACCGAGCTAGGCGAATAAGAGAAGCTAGACAATGGTGTGAAGATCTTAGAACAGAGTTAAGGGATATAGGATGGATTTGCCACTTTTTTGGCTCTGAATTTAATTTCCAGCGGAAAGAAGATGCAGTTGAATTTAAATTGATGTTTGGATGACTTTGAATATTAGCACATATATGCCACAACCAATGATGTTACCGTGGGTTGAGAACCTTAAACATACTGAGTATTACCGACCCTGTCCTAGGTATTTTTGGTGGAAAGTTTTGAAAGAGTTTCCATGCTGTTTAATAAAACCAATAATAACAATCCAGTATCCAAAAATTGCAGCTTACATGATAATGCCAACTAAAATAATAGATCTACCATCAGAGATAGTATATTGGATATTTGAAAATGTTAATCATCCATATTATATGATTCTTGATGAAGAGGAAATATTTAGATTTTACTTTACCGACCAAGAAGAAGCACTTTGGTTTAAGCTTAAATTTGGATAATGGAAGATCACCGCAATGCGTATTAGAGACATTATAAAATTGAGAGTGGTATATTACGTTGGCCCATCAAAACCAACTCTTGTTGCAGACGGAACAGTTGTAGATATCGGAACATATTCTATTATGAATATACGAAAGGGTGAGGCTGATTTATCTTCTGGTAGATTTAAGAATTTCCTACCACCGCCACATCATACATCTGATAATGAACTTTTAAAATATTCGGTATTATGTCCCCGTTTTCAATTTAGCCATATTCTTGAATGGGCACAGAATACGGACGGGAAATGGTTTTCAGATTTCTATAATATTGGCCCAAAAGAGCATTCATTTGAAATGTTCTTTGAAATGCAATCAGACGTGTTACTTTTTAGACTGATGTTTCCAGAAGGAATTTATCTAGAATGATCGTAATAACCAAAATTTGTAAAGATATTATGGCGGGTGGTAACTATTCAAAGCCAGTGGCAGGTTTTTGGTTAATGGTAATATTATTATCCGTAGTCATTCATTCGATAACAACAGATGAATCGGCTTATTTATTCCCGCTATTAGTATTCTCAGCAATTATTGTGTCATTCATGTTGGTATTCCAAATATCGCTCGATCGAATTATTCTTGGTCCAAGAATAATGGGAGATGATTTAAGTTTTACTCCTAGATTTTCCCCATTTTTCTATTACTTAATAGAGAAAGACAACTTAAACAATAAGATAAAAGAATGGGCCAACACCGGGTGTGAAGGAGATTGCATCGTTGGGCATACGTATATTTTATTCCAGAAAAAATCGGATATTATTATGTATAAATTGGCGTTCATAGAATGAACAAATCAAATCAAATATATATGGTCAAACGAGAAAACGTTGATGAGTCTACTATCAACGAGTGGGCCAAAACTACGTGTGAGGAAAAATGGACCATTACTGAGAACTATGTCTTGTTTCGAAGCTATTCCGATGTTACAATGTTTAAATTGGTATTCACGGAGTAATTAATGATATCGCTTTTTACACGTCATTTAATGAATAATAATTTTACACTGGAACTTCGGAAATGTGCTGGGTATGGTCGCCCCTCGTATACAGAGGTTCTTAGAACACTAACTCGAGACGAACAAGAATTAAAGGGTGGTAGATAGTTAATAAATCTACCACCTTCCGATGCTAATAAAAAGAAATTGGGATTCAAGGTATGTGTTGACGGGAATTTTAAATTACCAGACATGCTTGAATGGATTTTTAACAATGTTGAGAATAAATGGACCATTGATTTCTTTGTGATAGACTCGGTTATATACGATGTGTTTTTTGAAGATGTGAACGATGCTGTATTTTGTAGGATGGTGTTACCATGAGAGCATATAAGTATTTATGTAAATCATTGTTAGATCGATATATTATAATATTTTGGTCTTTATATTTTGTTGTATGCATGATTGCATTATCAGTATGTTTTGACAAAACAGGGTCAGATTTCTGGTCAGCGTTATTACCTGCAATATTATTGCCTACTGTTGGCATAATAGTTCAATTGATGATGTTTTCTAACGGATTGAAGTTTTATATACAACGCCGCGATGATATTAATGGAAATCCGGGTATATTCAAAATATACAGCCTGGCTCTTTTATATTATATGATAGAAAGTGGTGAAATGAATGGAATAGATTTTTTAGATTGGTCTAAAGAATACTGTGAGGGAAAATATATTCTTGGACGGAAACATGTATTCTTCCAGAAGGAAACAGATGCAACACTATTTAGGCTTACAGTTTTATGAAGGTTTATAGATATATTTTTAATTTAATAAACAAAGATACTGTGAAGTATTTTTGTATAACTATGAGTCTGATCATTATTATAGCTTCGTCGTTAGTAATTTCTTATTTTCAAAACATTGACAGAAATTCAGCCGTCATGTTTAAACTTTTCTGGGGAACAGAAGAAAGTTGACAACCCAATTAAATAGTGTATAATAAGAAAATGGAGAATAAAATGAAATTGAATGATTTAAATCCTTTGTTCGTCGACCTCGACGGTGTTATGGCTGATTTCGATAAGAGAATCATTGAGCTAACTGGTCGACCCGCCTCTGTGCAGGGTCAAACGTTTTGGCATAAAATTGCTGATTTGGTAATTTCTCCCGGTAGCGAACGTGGTGTGGTCTTAAAACGTGCGTCAAAGAACGCTGCCAATTCAGTCGATGATTTGGGATTCATTAAGGGGAAGGGATCAAAGGTTGTTGGGATAATGGTCAAGGAAGGTCTTCTGGACAAATTTGATATTCCAGGAATTGGCATTCGCTATACGCTAACCAAGCGTGGCGAACTGGCCTATCATGAAGTTGCCGCAGGTCAGACATTCAAGGGCGGACCAGATTTCTATAACAGCTTGGAAAAAATGCCCGATGCTGACCAGCTTTGGTCTGTTGCAAAAACCATGAATCCTGTCATTCTAACCGGAAAGCCGATGGGTAATTGGGCCGAAGGACAGAAGCGTGCATGGGTTGCACGTGAACTTGGGTCAAACGTTCCGGTGATCGTTTGCATGGCCAGGGAAAAGGCTGCAAAGGCTGCCGAGTACATGGGAACACCAACTCTTAACGGGGCAATTCTTATCGACGATCGAGAGAAGGCCCGGGCACCTTGGGAAGCCCTTGGTGGACGATTTATCCTTCACACCAGTGCATCTAACTCGATTGCCCTTTTACACGGCCTAGAGTAATGACCAAGAGTCGAATGGGCTTTCTTGCTAGAAAGCTTCGATATCAGCCACCCAAACCAGACGCAAACCGCCGATCAATATCGTGTGAGTATGCCACATGGAACTGTGTTAAAGTTTTGCAACGGCGTTATGGCTTTGTTACCCCTGGGAGGCCAGCGTCATCTAAAGTAGATGATGAAAAATCACTTGAAAAAATGGTTGAATGGTGTAAGACTGAAATCGAAGGAAGATGGTTTTTAAACTCTAACCGATTCTTTTATTTTGAAAACAAAGATGATGCTATCATGTTTAAGTTGGTTAATTTTTGATATTGACATTATCATAGACTGGTGCTATAATACAATATGAATAGGAATAGAGATATGAATAGGAATAGGAATAGAGATATGAGCAAGCCGCATTTCATTATGCTTATCGGACTTCCGGGCTCTGGAAAGAGCACCTGGCTAAGGGATTTCTTGTCGAAGACTGATGAGGAATACGTAATCATCAGTGCCGATGATGTCGTCATGGAACTGGCAGAGCCGGAAGGTTTGACTTATAGTCAGGCCTTTAAGAAGCATATTGGTCAGGCTACTAAGATATCGAAAGCCCGCGCTACTAGCGCTTTCAATGAAGGTAAGAACATTATTTGGGACCAGACGAATATGAGCGAAAAGGTTCGCCGACCTCGTCTTCAACGGGCTCTTGAAAAAGATTATTATATCGAAGCGGTTGATTTCCAGCTTCTTCCACAGGAATTGGAAAAGAGGCTTCGCCACCGTGAGAAGATGGAAGACAAGCATATTCCAGAACACGTTATGGAGAATTTCGCTAAGAGCTATAATTGCCCGTCGAAGAAAGAAGGGTTTGTTAATTTTACGTGGATCCGAAACTATTAGTTTAATAAAGGCATCTATTGTGGCTGGGATTATCTATACAAATACAACGTCTAAAAAGCGAAAACAGAAAAAAACATCCAATCAAATCAAAGCGGAAGCAGACCACGCCGCGTTCTTACGAAGTATGGGCGTAAGTGCAAGCCATCCGAAAAAAGAGAAAAAGAAAACATATAAACCTACACAAGTAACAGAGCATTCTAATGCTACAACCCTTGATAGCATTAAAGGCATAGCACCCAAGAGGAAAGAAAACGTTTATTCCGGTGAGCGCAAGCTGATTGGAATTGCTACGATGCATAAATCTAACGCCGTGCCCGTTTTTGAAGATAATAAAGAACTTGCAAAAGAAATTGCACAAATGCGACGAAATTAAATGAAAATATACGAAAACGCTCAATTTTCAAAAAAAGCCGTGGGTGATAATTACCGAGCATTTCCTTACTATTTGGAATTTAGTTATTGGAGAAATTTTGATAGTGTCAAGAGAATTTCTTTCCCACGAATTGTCAAAGTCCTGAACGGGAAGCCTATTTATAAAGCTGTTCCACGAGACCATGTTAAGGAATGGTTAGCTGAACATAACGCAAAGTTTGTGCATACTAGAAGACGTATTCGTCTTTATATGCATGATGAGAGTTTAGCGGTTATGTTTAAATTATATTTTTGTTAAAAAAGTCCTTGACATTGCGTACTAAATACATTATATTATAAATAACATTGTAACAAACGTTAGATACGGAGAAAGACGATGGAAAAGATGATTAAAGAGACAATTACTACAAACGAAGGTCACCGTGACAACAAGGCATTCGATCAGTAGATTCACCGAGAAGGTGACCCAACACTAAGACTATACGCCATTCTCCGGCGGGATATACGCATGTCTGCTGGTAAGGTAGCAAGCCAGGCTGGTCATGCATTTACCCAACAAATCCTAAAAGCTATTACCGCTGATCCATAGCTACTCGATAGTTATGAGACAATCAATGACATCGGAACCAAAGTTGTTCTCGGTGCAAAATCCTTCCATCACATTAAAAGAGCGCATCGCGAGCTAACAGCCCGTGGTATTCCTTGCTCTTTGATTACAGATACTGGTCATATTCATGGACCGGACTTCAATGGAGATCCTATCATTACGGCGCTGGGTGTTGGTCCAGTTCTAAGACGGGATAGCTATGACATTTTGAAACGATTTAATGTGTATGGTGGGTGATATGAAAAAGCAACAAAATTTCTGTAGACGTCCGTATTGTTCTTTACCAGATAAAGATGGATATTATGATAAACCCAAGGGTGTTTCATTGCGGTCATGGATCCGTGGCCTCAAAGAAACATGGGGATCGGATATTAGTTTCATCGATACAAGTGAGCTTGATGGAAAGTGGGTGAGCAAGTATATCAAAGAACATGATATACCGTATGGGCGTGTACGAATTGTGACCACTTATAAATTTGGTAAAAGTATTAGGACAAAATTTATGAAAACCGAGGATGCTGTCATGTTAAGGATGTCGCATCCAGACCCAGACTAAACTTTAAGCCCGGAGGGCACTGTGGATTGTGCAATTTGATATCAACGGGAAACAGCGGTGAACAGTAGGGTTTTAGTATTAACCATACCGAAACGATGAAGACAGTAGCCAAAGTGAAACGGTCAAATAACAGCGTTACTAAACCGAATGCTTGGTGGTTCTTGCAAAGTAATTTAGTAGGGTGGGAGGTTCGAATCCTCCCCCGGGCGCCAATTTTAACAAAGGAGAAAGAAGATGATTAGAATTACCAACGATAAAGCGGAAAAGATTATCGCATTGTTGCATGAACTTGAAGGGCAAAATCAATCCCATTATGATCATTTTCCAAAGTGTGGATTAGACGCTAAATCGGAAGAAATTTATGAGATGATTGGATATCTTGAATTTAACGGAGAAGGATAAGACGATGTTTATTGCTTTTTATAGAGAATATCAACATGGTAGAGATAGGGATAATTATAACACTAGTGAAATAACCGATTCTGGTTCTATTGCTCGTGAATCAATGGAAGATCTACTAAATGAGATGTTTAGGTTGAGTGAACATCATAAGAAGAGTGTAAAACCGAAAGATCAAAGTTTTTCTTATGAATATACAAGCATTGAATGGCTTGGGGTCCATGAAATTGAAGTTAAAAATACATTTTATCAAGAATCTGATTTTGAAATTAATTGGGATTATATTGGAAATACCAGTGAAAAGGTGTTGTTAAAAATGATTGATAATTCTGAATTAGGTAAGAAAGCCGCGCTTGAGGAGGAAATTGATCGTAAAAGGCAAGCTGAGAAAACAAAGCTTGAGAATGAAGTTAGAAAGAAAAAACGACTTATCAAAGAACAAGAGGATTTAGAACTTAGTGAGCAACATGACAAAGAAGAATATGAACGACTAAAAACCAAATACGGGAGAGGATAAAATGAAGAAAGATGAGATCCCAGAAAGATTTAAGCATATAGTAAAAGTCCAAGATCACACTTTCGGACATGATGATTTAGAACAAGAGTGTTGGAAAATGTGGGGACCAAAATGGGGCAAATGTGATGACGCGCCATTATGTGAACATGATTGGGACGTTTGGTATTATGCGAAACCATACCAATCCGAACTCGATAAAAAGCTTGATTTGTGTAGAAAAAATGATACCAAGGATATACAGAAAACCATTGAGGAACACTTTAATTGGGTATTTGCATTACCAGAATGCCCGAGAGATCATAGTCATCCTTATGGGATATGGACAACTGAGTGGATTAAGAAAACAGGTTATGATTATGGCATCATGCATTACCTGTTTGAGAACCAAGAAGATGCCGTTTACTTTACATTAACATTTATGAAGGAATACAACCATGTTTGAATATACCGAAGTTACTGATAGAGAAACCTACCTTGCATTCCGCGATTCTTGGAAGAAGCATTATAAAGAACTGAGTCAGACTATCAAGAGGATAAAAGGAACCCGAAAGGAGTTTACTTGGGAATATCGCCCCAAGGGTGATACGGGAAGTAAGAAGAAGACCAAAACCGGCGATAATCCCAATTATAATGTGAATTTTGATGCATGGGGATTATGTAACCTTAGATACCAAGCGCGAGAAATGATGGAATTGTTGGAGGAAATTAAAAATGTTAGACCAAAGAAGACGCTTTAAGGTGAATCGTTTTTTAGAAGGCGATTAGAAACTTTCTCTTTTAGTTTGCGGGATTCGAGTTCGTTGTCTGAAGCCTCCAACACCCAGCCTTCTTTGAAACCACCATTCTTTTCATGTTTAGTTATTCGTGCATCGTTAATTTGAGAAACACTGATAGCATTTTGTTGTGCAATTGTTAAGAGCACTTCAATGCTATCAGCGTACTCATATACGTCTTTAAAACCAGAGTCAGCAAGCTCTCCGAGTTCTTCGACAAGCTTTTCTATAAGTAATTTACTAAATTCCATATTATCAGTAATGGCCCTAACCGGGGCATCAGTGATGCGCATAGCCAATTTATCTCGAATTAATTTCATATTACTTCCTTTCCGATCTGGGTGGGATTGGCACCCACCCAAAATACTTAATTTAGTCCTGTGTACCGATTAGTCTACCGAACTCTGATTTAGCTGACTCTTGCGTAACCCTGTCTACATGAACTCCATCGCCATCGACGACGCCTGAATCCCATGCACCAAAACCAACAAGAAGAGCACCTAATACTGCAAATACAAACATAATAATTCTCCTTTATAATTGTTATTATATACACCGTGTATATATAACTATTTATCCCGATATTTTAACAGATGTCGTTTAATTATGTTGTTCCATTATATATTAAAAATGCAACACCTATTAAAGGAGATAATGCCAGGAGAAATAGTATCAATCTAATGTAATCTTTTCTCTCCCATTGTTCCCAGCCATCTCCTAATAACATAGTCCTAAGGCTTTTCTGCATTATTCAAAATCTCCGTCTCCACTGTGACCAATTACCATTGCCATATTGCTGTCAGTTTCCCGAACTTCAACACGGCTACACCAAACACGATTTCCTTCGCCATATTCCGGCAAGAAAATAGTGTTGATATATTCGTATAAGTATTCTGCAATACCTTCACAACCAGTCTTTTCAACTTGTGTAATTTTTGCTAGACCAAGTTCTCCTAACTTTAAGAGATCATCCCGAAGAGGATCATCGTCTGCAACAAGTAAGGTGTGATCAAACCAATCTTCAAGTAAATCTTTTAATGGGCGCAATCCGCCAAAGTCTATAACCCAGTTACGGACGTCAAGTGTATCAGACTCGAATTCAAAATGGAATGACAGCGCATACCCATGAATCAAGTTGCAATGACTTTCTGCTCGCCATTGGCGATATGCTACTGGGCCAAGCTGTTTATATGTTTTAGTTGATATATATTTCATAATTTCTCCTCGTATTATCATTTTACGGAGCAGAATATTTTAAGAGGGTTGATCCGACTAAGGCCTCATTTTTATTTATTACTTATGAAGTCTACTTAGAACTTCATTTTGAACATATGCTTCAATTTCACCAACTGTCATATCTTGTATACTAAATTTATAATCCCTATACGGAAAACTTCAATTTTATTATCACCTTCTTCTACGGTCATAAAAAATAAGTCATAATTTTCAAGAAGTTCTTTATAATAGGCATCATCATTAAAGAATATTTCTCTAGCTTGACTTAAAGCAGAACTTGATCTTCGTGGAGCCATACCACCAGTATGTATAAAAAATACCATCAATCCCTGTTTACCAGTACTCATTTATCCAGCCTGCTTTCAATTTCATTTGCAACGGCGGTTGACAAATCAGGATCATATCGTTCATGATTTTCTTGGAAACAATCCATGTTATTAATTGCCCACATATAATAGCTGTCCGGCACATCTTTTAGCAATACTCCTTTATGCTTTCCAAACGGAAACTTAGTAATGACCGGAGCCGCCCAGGAAAATTCGTGTAATTGTTCACCAATATCTCCTTCAGGGTCGATGTGACCATCTAGTATACATTTGCTAACCATTTCAACAAGCAAGTGCCCAGTAACATAAACATCAGTATCTGTTCTATGTGGAAGATTTGCCATCTTTGGATCCATGTGTGCATCGAGATCAAGTGAATAACGTAAAAAGCCAAGAGATCTTTCATCGAGATCTTCGTAAATCTTTCTTGCAATTCGTAGAGTGCAAATCCAATGTGGCTTCCAGTTATCCATCGATACCGTTGGAACATCTAGATCAGCGCGTCGCATATGATGTGCTAATTGCATAGCATCGAATTCCGCATTATGCGCAACAAACCATTTCTTTCCCGTCATATTTTTTACACAAAATTCAGGTTCATCAACCAATCGTGGTTTACCAGCAATCATATAATTAGAAATACCAGTAACAACTGAAATAAATGGTGGGATTGGTGTGGTTGGAGAATAAAGCCGACTATCGCCTGCCCAACCATTTGATGTGAAATCTGCATAACCAAATTCAATAATATCAACTTTTAGAGGATCAAATCCTGTAGTTTCTGTATCAATTATCCGAACGTCGCTTAAAAACTTTTCAATATTATTCATTAATTTATTTCCTTGGCTAATATTTAATTTTGTAAATAACTATAACATTAATAGTTAATGGATTCCAATATAAATGTATGCAACACCAACATTATCAGCTAATTTTCGAGTAACCACTATCGGCAATTCATGGACCGAAGAAATGTCTCAAATGTTCATGTCTCTTGTTATGTCTATTGAAATGGACTATGTTCATAAAGAAATATTGCTTAAAATACGAAATACCGTTAGTATAGTAGCTCAAAACTGCATTGCCGATTTGATCGATAACGGAGTTAAAACATTAACATTAGAAATACTAGCACCAGATGGTACATCGAATTTGCAATTTGTAAAATTTAGAGAGATCAAAGTCATTCACCATTCATTAAGATATTGTTACAGTGAGCAAGGATTAGCATACCATTTACTAGTGTTATCATATGAAATGAAAGATATATCAAATGGCTCAAAGTGATAAAACAATTTGGCAAGAATATGTTAAGGATGTGACGCCTATTCATAAACCATCGCCTAAAATTTCAGAAAATATTGAAACTGTTGATGAGTCAATAACTCCGTTTGAGAGAATGGATAAACAGCTTACATTTAATATGCAATCGCATAGTAATGGAAACCCAGATAGAATCGATTTGCACGGATATACGTTAGATAGAGCATATGAGGCAACACAACGATTTATTGCTCGATCTCACAAACGTGGTATTAAATTTATAACAGTAATCACAGGTAGAGGGGCTGGAGATACTTCAATTAGTCTAGAATTTACAAAATGGGTACTTCATGGCGTCAATAAAGATTTAGTTGTTGAGGTTTATCCTACACGCCAGGAGGAGATACCTGGATCATATACTGTTCAAATCAAAGCAAATCGGCAGTATCAACAAACATAACACCATGTTTTTTACATCCATTTTCAACCCAATTTGGTCGATCATCAACTATGATGGTGCAACCCAATTCCTTTGATCGAATTGCTTTCCAATCATAAAAATTGGTTTCTTCTGGTAAAATAATGGTTGGTACCATTGTATCAGTTTGTTTTCTCGATGTTTGTATTAAAGAGAAGTTTTCATAAAGCCCATCATTACAAAAAGATATTGAATTGATCATATATGGAAGGACTGTTTGATTTGATTCGTGAATCATTTCTTCTATTAATACACCTTCGTCTGCCCAATTTCCGGAGCGAAAAGTGATGATATGGAATTCTTTAACAAGGTGGTTATCTCGTATAAATTTCCAAAGCAATGGGGAATTTCGATGACCAACTAAAGTATCATCAAAATCAATCGCTATTTTTTCATGGTTATGTAATTCATTAATCATATTTTATTATAAGCACATTTTGTAATTATTACAATATTAATTATTTTGCATATTTCCTTAGGTTTTCTAATTCATCTAAATATACCTGACGTATTTTGGTTTTTGATTTCAGTAATGATTTATAATACTTGATGTTTTTCTCTAATTCAGTAATTTTCTTCTTAACTTCTTCAAAGAATTCCTTATTCCAACGATAGGTTGGTAGACTAACGATTCTGTCGATTTGTTTTTCATCCAACGCGGTTCCCGATGTCAATTTGACAACTATTTTTTCTAAGGTTTCCTTGTTTGGTACACCTGCACCAAGCTTTTCCGTTAGTTTATTCACAAAACACTTTTTAACACCTTCCCAGAAGTTTAATTCGTATTCATCGTCGGCGAGCATTTTATTATATCGTGTTGTATAAAATCCCAATCTCCAGTCCACGAAATCTTTTACGATATCAGTTGTGCTTTCGTACTTCTTAATACTGGTACCATTCCAATCAATCACAACCATGTTTTCAGTTTTGCGCTGCTTGAGTTTTAGAAGGTCAACGAAGTGTGTTTCGGTTTTATCTTTGCAATATCCCCGAGCGAATTTAATTTCAACATTAATATGATCGGTTGAATGATCAGTATAACCTTTAATTTTATCCTCGTCTTCAAGATTATTTAATCTATCCTTAAACTTTTCCAAACTAACATCTGGTGGTAGTTCAATAACCGAAACAGTTGATAAATCATTTATTTTTACTCTACCAAATATCTCCCAAGAATACCCTTCAACATTTACTACTGGGCAGTCTAAATACGAATATGTTGGTTTCATCTTCCGTATTTCTTTACCTTCGACCACTGCAATAGTAGCTTCTAGTACCTGCTTAAAGCTACGTGGTAAAATTTCAGTAGCCCACCCAACAGCGATACCTGAAATACCATTTAATAACACAGTTGGAACTAATGGTAGAAAATGTTCTGGTTCCTTTACTGAACCATCATAATTATCTTTTAATGGGACAATTGCCAAGTCAGGTAACATAACATCTTCAGAAAATTTATTGCGTTTGATATAAGTATATCTCGGCGCCGCAATACCGTCCTTGGGCGCAATACGAGTTCCAAACGTTCCGATACCATTAAATAATGGGACATTGTTATTATATGGCGCAGCAAGCAAACTGATCGCCCCTGCTGCTGATTGGTCACCATGAACATACAGATTTGAGGAAATCATTTCACCAGCAAGGGAAATAGTTTTAATTTTATCTGCTCGATTGCGCATGAGCCATAAAGCTTTTCGTTGAGCGTCCTTTAGACCATCACATATTCTAGGAATAGCTCGGTTTTCACAAACATATATAGAGTATTCCCTACTTGTTTCTAAAATATAGTTTGACGCTTCTCTTTTTATTAATTTTTCAGTCATTAATCGTACCTTAATTTTAACATTATTAGGTTATCGTTGTTTATCCCGTGACAAAAGATTCGAATTTCTGGATTTTGTCCCCGACCGTAGCCGGGAGAACTTGCAATTTTATAATCTTTATCCCATCTCCCAAATAAATCATCGCACAATTCTAAAAAATCTTGATTTAGTCTATATTCATATCTATCTTCATCGTCTCGTATGATACAATCTTTAGACCTTTCACCATTAATAATAATACACCATTCAAAATGGTTATAATAATTCTCATCTTTGAGGCTATATTCTTTATTTTCCAATACTTCTGTTGTCACATTTTAATCCCAAACCATCTTAAATAATAATAAATCTTCTTTTTCTTTGAACGCAATATGAGTTATGCAACCGGCATGATATATACAAATATAACCGTCATTAATAGTCTCGTCGAGCCATTTAAAGACATGAATATCCAAGCGATAAACAAGCACCCATTCAGGTTTAATTTGGATTTCGAATGGATAGTCTTCTTTCTCCGAAAAAAGTGTATGGTTCATTTTAAAGAGCAATCCATTTTTTTCTATCATCGGATCGTTTACCATTGAATACTAGATCCAAACTTTCTTGCAGCTTTCCATCGTCTACGAGTGGAACACTTACTGGGTGATCTAAACTTTGTGCCCAATCTTCCTTAGTCAATGTTCCAAGTCCTTTGGCACGAGTAATTGACCATCCTTTATATTTTTCCGAATCAAAGCTGTTATAATCATGTGAATACCAATATTTTCTCTGTTTGCCCTTCTCTGCGATGATGAATGGCGTCATAAACACATGAACGAACGGGTCCTTTTCGGAATCAAATAATTCTGGCCAATACGTATGGAAGAAATTGACAAGTAAAGCCGTAATGTTCATCCCGTCAGCATCCATATCAGCAGCAATGAAAACCTTTCCGTAACGCATAAATGGTCTTGACGCGGGTTCACCAATCATTAGACCCAAAGCGTTCATTATATCAACCAAAACTTTATTGTCTAGAATTTTCTTTGGGACTTCACCATTAATATTGAGTATCTTACCGCTTAGTCCCAATCCACCATGTCTCTGTGGATCACGTACAGAGCTCATACCGGAAATAGCCGAAAGCCCTTCAGCGAGGAACAAAATGCAATCTTCTCTATTTTTGCCTGTTGCGTCTAGTAGCCCTGCAACTTTTGCCCGTTTAGCACTTTTAGCAGCTTTTTTCGTCTCATCTATGGCACGCTTATTTGATCGAGCTTCAGCTCTTTCAAAAATCATTTCAACCCATTCTTTATTTCGACCAAGTATTCTCTTAATCATTTCTAGATCGGAAACTTGTTTTTGCACTTCCTTACCAACCCATTCATTAATCAAACGGGTTTTGGATTGTGAATCGAAATCCGGTGCTTTCATATTGGTGACATTGTAAATCAATAAGCCGTCATTAACGTCGGATCGATTCGGTGTAACCTTACGTCTTTTGGAGGTACCCTCTAGTGCCTGCAATACTGTACTATAAAAACTTCTCTTGAATAAATCAATATGAACTCCCCCATTGAACGCGGGTATATTATTCACCAAAGTATGTATTGTTTCTCCCGAATCAGTAAAATTCGGAATAATATAAAACTTGCTTCGTAAATTTTCTTGTGTAACATCAATGATAATGGGTTTGATTTTAGGAAACAATGTTTTTTCAATAAACGGTGACACTTTTAATCGTTGACCATTATAATAGATTTTAACTAGCGGATTACTAACTGCAATTTCAAATACCCGACTTTTAATAAATTCTTCAGGAATGACTAATGAGTCAAAAACTTTGGCACTCGGTTTGAACGTGATCTTTGTTCCAGTTTTTCCACCTGTTTGGTCGACTATTTTTGGTTTACTCTTGTTTAATGAATCACCATCGATAAATGGATTCTCTTTAAAAACCTGCGTGAACTTTTTCTTATCACGCCATATCTCAAGGTTCATAAATTCGGAACAGAAATTACAAGCTGAAATGCCAATACCATTTGTTCCCGCAACTTCACCTCGTTCTTCAAAGTTTCTACCAGCTCTGGCATTAGTTAATACCATTGTAGCCAAATATTCTTTATGATCTTTGTCATAATCGATTGGAATGCCACGCCCGTTATCTTCAATTGATATAGTTAATGTTTTAGGATCAACAGTTACGTCGATACGATCACCCGAGTTGTGGCCCACTACTTCATCAATAGCATTATCAATTGCTTCTCGAAAAAAGGTGTAAAGAGCAGGAACCCAGGTTAACTCTTTGATTTGTGGCTCGCCCTTATTGGAATAAACAATTGTTTCTTGTGTATGTGGTGATCTAGAACCAAGGTACATCTCCGTTCTCTTACGCACATGACTGTAATCTGTTAATTTTTGGATACCGTGATCTGTCATTATTTGCCTTATTTTTATTATATGCTGTTTTATTCGTTTTATTTATATAACATAATTAACAGCATGTAGTCAATATCTTACAATTGTATAAATAACGGTATAATATTCATCTTTTCCGGAGATATAGATTTATGGGAACAAGTATTAACAATAGAGTAAAAATCAATTCGGGACGAACCACATTCATCGATCGAGCCGGCTTCCGAGATTCATCTATCTATCTATCCAATTGAAGCAGAGGCAGGTCCCTGGCATATCGCCAATCCAGGTGGATCTACTGATCCAAACTTTGCCGATGTTGTATATCTATTAAAGGCTGATTCAGGATTTACTGACTTGAGCAGCGTTGGCCGAACAGTTACAAATAATACCGGCGCGGTCACAACCGCAGGCACAGCATTATTTGGTACAAATTCATTCAGATTTAATAATTCGACAGCAACTTATATTACTTCTCCCGATAGTGATGATTTTAGCTTTGGAGCGGGAGATGCAACAATTGAAGTGTTCATCCGTTGGAATACAACGGTTCCAACGAATGTCGAAAGTTTATTTGGTACGGGATTAACTGGTGGGACCCAACCAAAAATGAATTTCCTTGCTAATGCTAACCCTTCCACATTTGTATACCAAGCTAATAAATTAGGTAATAATATAGTTCAAGGTGGTACTGGCGGTAAAGATTTATCCGCAAACTTTACATGGGCGCCCGATACGTGGTATCACATTGCATGGGTCCGCCAAGGAACATCTCAGACATTTTATGTAAATGGTACAAGTATTGGAACAAACACTCTTTTTCCAACCACTGCGCCAAACGCATCAAGTGATTTCCGTTGGGGAACAGATGGCGAAGCATATCAAGCATTTAGTGGAGATATGGATGAAATGCGTATCACTAAAGGTGTTGCTAGATATACCTCCAATTTTACTGCACCAACCGAGCCATATCCAACTTCATAATTTATTATATGCTTTCATATAAATTGAAAAAACGCCTTAAAGGCGTTTTTTCCTATGATAGAATTATCTTGACAATAAAGCCCAGATCGCTTATTATGGTAAAGTAAATTAAAAGGGTTTTCTATGGGAATTTTATTCATTAGTTTTATAACTTTGTTTGGTTATATGCGAGCTATTCAATATCATCAAGAAGGGAAATTCCTTAGGACTGGACTCTATCTGTCGGTGTCAATCGTAATTATGATGCTGTCTAATAACATACTATTGGGGGTATTAATACTTCCTGCAATTGTCCCTTATATTATAGCAGCTATAGAAATCTGTGTGATACTGTTTTTGTATAAGAATTTGAAAGGCCCCCCAGAAGGGATATTCAATATTCTAAGATTCGTATTAATTGCAGTTGTCGCAATAAATTTTCTTATAGCTATAACGGGAACATTTGACTCAGAATTCATACCTAAATAAATACTATATAGTATTTTTGGAGCATAAAATGAAGTATAAAGATTTAAATAAACCTAAAAAAGGATACGCGGGTTATTTGTTGCCTGACGTAGAGCGGGATCGCCTGTTCTCAGAATTTCCACCAAAATATTCAAAAACAGTTGCACATCATGTAACTACTAAATTTGGTGCAACGGAGAATGAAACACCAGATGATGTTGAATCATATTCAGTTGTTGGATATGCAGACACTGGTGATGGTTTGGAAGCATTAGTAATTTCGATTGGTGGTACAGTAAATCGCCCAGATGGATCAATTTATCATATTACTTGGAGTATTAATCCTGAGAAATATAAGCCAAAGGATTCAAATGATCTGGTTAAACGGGACTATGACGAAGTTGGCCCAATTAACATTGATATGGTACCAACTTTCTTTCCGTTTAATTGATAAATAAATATACAATAATTTAAATTCCCGTATGTCGGAGGACATTTTTTATGGCAATACATGATACGTTTATCCCAGTTTGGTATCACATTACAGTAACAAATCTAACAGGTGCTGCACCTGCAGATGGTTTTATTGATCACCAAAATCCACAAGACTTTCCAGCTTTTCCATCTACTCTTGCGCTGTCCCGGGCTAAGGAACGCGCCCGTATGCGTTATGAGGGAATGCTACAGCAACTCGCATTAGTTCAGATGATGTCACGAACAATGAATATTGTTGCAACGGCATCTACTGAAGATACGGAAGCAACTGATTTTCAGATTACTGTTCAGTATGATCGCCCAGAATATGTTGCAACCGAAGATGAAGATAACCCAGGAACAATTCTTGAGGGGGTTGATGCTGTTACACGTTTCGTCGCAAGAGCATTGGTTGTTGATACAATTGTAAATCGAGAGATTTATGATCCAACAGTTTCTTCAGGAAACCCACGCGGCCCAGTCATTGAAGAAGTTACAGCTGGAAAAATAGCTGCTGATCTCGCTACTGCTGAAGCAGCAATAACAGTTATCGAATCAGACCTAACGACATAAAAGAAATTGGATGATTAGTACCCGTATAATTGCGTTCACCCTACTATTATTATCGTTGGGTATCGCTTCTTGCGCGGCATATTTTAGCATCAGTGGGTTATCTGAACTATTTGCTGCGGCCGTAATTCCGGTTGTTATAATGACCAGTACTCTTGAAGCAGCAAAGCTTGGGGCAACTTTTTATGTCCATCGATGGTGGGACATTTTACCAGCATGGAAATGGTTAATAGCCATTATGATTGCGATTCTTATGGCTATTACCAGTATGGGAATATTTGGATTTCTATCAAAAGGTCATCTGGATCAAGAAGCACCATTAACTGACAATAAGTTGCAGATAGAGCGTCTTGATGAAAGGTCTTTAATTTTCCAAGGGCAAATCGACAGACAACAGGCTAAAATTGAATATGCAACAGCTAGTATTAAAAAACTTGATGGTATTATCGATACTTTAATAAAATATGATAGAATACGTGGTAAAGATGGTGCAGACGCCACATTGAAAAGCCAATCCTCGCAACGTGAAGAATTTGAATCCAATATAACCAAAGCAAACGATGAAATTGAAAAAATAAGAACAAAACTTGACGTAATTAATAAAGAACGAATAACAATACGAACAGCGTCAGCTAAAATTGAAGCAAAACTTGGCCCCATTATCTATGCCGCCGAGTTATTTGGCTTTGATTTGGAACATGGTGATGGTAAAGGAAAAGCCGTAAGGTTATTGATTATCATGCTTATGATTGCATTTGACCCATTGGCCATTGTGTTAATAATGGCATTTGATTGGACATTGCAACGAGCAACATTTGAGAAAAAAGAGAAACTAGAAGCCGATCTTAAAAAGCTCGAAAAGGAATTACAAGATGAAATGGTCGAGGAAACCACATCGACAGAACAATCCAAATCACCCACCCCATCATTGGAAATACAAGAAAACTACCATGACGGGAAAGAGGAAGAACAAGCCAATGTTACGCCCGTCAAGGATGAGGAAAAAAGAGAAAGAGAACTCCAAAGTACCGATGGCAGTGGTAACGGGATTCGGATCCAAGAAAATACTCCAATCATTGAAAAAACCGTACAGGATAAGAAAACTCCTGTTACTTCCATACCAATGATATTGGTGCAATTATTAAATGATGATTCAATGACAGATGAAAAGCTTGTTCAGCATATACGAAGTAATAAAGAATTGTTTGATGAATTATTACAACTACGTGATGTTTCATCATCTGCGTCGGATGAAGACCGAGAGATTGTGAGTGATCTTCTTTCGAAAGTTGAAGAGCTTGCTTTAATAGAACTTACGGAGCAAGCTAAACCGAAACACCCAAAGCCTGATAATAATGCTTGGTTAACTGGCCTATCTGGAAGGAAGAAATAATATGTCAAAATTGACTTTTGTAAAATACCCATCAAATCAAAATTTCTTACTTGGAGCAAGAATTGTTGTTTTGGGTGGTGATAAACAATGGAGAGATCAATTTATTTCTCAAGTGAATGAATTGTGGATAGACGAAGATGTTAATTTCTTTTTCATCGAAGACACTGAAAAAATGGAAGCAGAGAGAACATCCTGGATAATGAATCAAATTGCGTTATGTGATTTCTTTGTTATCTATGTTGAAGATAAAAAAGATACAAATACGCTTTTGAATCTAGGCTTTGCAGGAGTAAATATTGATAATCCAAATTGTTTCGTATTGTTCGATGAAACGGATGATTTAAATATTGTACAAAATCTTTATGCAACGTATAATAAGAATAACTTTTGTGAAACCGAGAGCGAAGTTATCGTAGCAATGCGGGAAATGTATGCCGACGCAACAGGATACAATCTTGTTGATGGCGAAGAATAAAGGAAAATAAATGTCAGACTTAGGTGATAATGCGGCTTCCACGCCACCAGAATGTTCATTCTGTGATAAAAATTCTCTTGAAGTATCAAAAATGATTGCTGCCGCTCAAGAAGGTGTGTATATATGCGACGAATGTATTGAATTGTGTATGGAAGTTCTAAAACAAGATAAATCAACTGATATTGAAATTGACGGAGAAATACCAACTCCAGAAGAACTAAAAGAATTTCTAGATCAATATGTTATTGGTCAGGATTATGCTAAAAAAGTCATCTCTGTTGCGGTTTATGACCATTATCGCCGTCTTGATAATCCAATTATTGACGATGTTGAAATTGAGAAATCAAACATACTGCTTTGTGGTCCAACTGGCTCAGGGAAGACCCATATAGTTAAGACAATTGCTCGTATGCTTGATGTACCATATTATATCGCTGATGCCACTTCATTAACTGAAGCGGGTTATGTTGGGGATGACGTTGAATCTATTCTTTACGGATTGATGCAAGCCGCCGATCAAGACATTAACCGTGCCCAGCGCGGAATTGTATTCATCGATGAAATTGATAAAAAAGGAACTAAATCGGGCTCGGCAAATATTACACGTGATGTTTCGGGCGAAGGAGTACAGCAAGCACTTTTGAAGATGATTGAAGGGACTGTTGCTCGTGTTCCAACAACTGGTGGCAGGAAACATCCACAAGGTGAAGTAGTGGAAATTGATACAGCTAACATTTTGTTCGTTGTTTCTGGAGCATTCATTGGTCTTGATAAACTTGTATCTAAACGCATGAATAAAGGATACACATCGCTAGGATTTGCAAATAAGAAAGAGCGACCAGACGAAGGCAAATCAATGGGTGAGATTTTAGAAAACATTGAACCAGAAGATTTAATAGAATATGGCTTAATCCCAGAACTTATTGGTCGTTTGCCAATTGTTTGCGGGCTTGACGAACTGACAGAAGAGCAGCTAGTGCAGATTCTAATTGAACCAAAAAATGCTCTTGTTAAGCAGTTTAAAGCTATGTTTAGTTTGGAAAAAGTTGAGTTGAAATTTAATGATGATGCGTTGGTTGAAATCGCAAGAATTGCTAAGAACCGTAAGACTGGCGCCCGCGGTTTGCGAGCCGTGCTCCAAAGGGCATTATTAAGCACGCAATTTCAAATACCTACAGCGGCAAAAGCAAAACCACCACTAAAGAATGTTACAGTAACTTATGAAGCGGTTACTGGTGAAGAAGAACCCAAATTGGATTATTAATGGTTGACATTACTATCCCGATATGCTACATTTACCCAATAACAACGGAGAAGTACACTTTTTATGAAAACCGATAGCGAAGACAATATTAAAGTCAATGGTGAAATTACCGCAGCTAATGTAAGGCTGCTTGATGTGGAAGGCGAGGCACTTGGTGTGGTTACTATCAACCAAGCAACAAACCTAGCAAGGAATGCAGGACTTGACTTGGTTGAGATTGTCCCTCATGCTGAGCCCCCTGTTTGCCGCATGATGGATTTTGTTAAATTCAAGTATGAACGCAAAAAATCCAAACGTGAGCAAAATCGTAAAAATAGGGAAAACCGTACGGTTGTTAAGGAAATTCAATTCCGCCCCAATACGGAAATACATGACATTAATAACAAAACTCGTCAAGCAATTGGTTTTTTGGAGAAGGGAAACCACGTGCGTTTCGTTGTCAAGTTTCGTGGGCGCGAACTTTCCTATACCGAGAAGGGTGATGAACTTCTAAATCAAGTTCTTTCTACTCTTGGTGATGTGACTGTTGATCAAGAACCAAAAATGATTGGTCGAAATATGGTCTTGACGGTTTCACCTGCCAAGTAAAAGATTTAACTTGTTCTAAGAGATAATATGAGACTTCTTGAAATAGATTACATATATCCGTATACATTCGAAATGAAATTCACTATTCAGGCAAGTAAGTTGGATTTTGAAGATATAGATTTGGAAGATTTAGAAGAATGGTGTATGGACAATTTGGAAGGCAAGTACCATATTCGTCATGTACTATTACCACATGGTGATTTATGTCGATTTATATGGGTAACACTTTCGTCGGAATCGGATAGTGTTTTGTTTAAAACTAGATGGCAGGTATAATAAGATGAAACAGGAATATAGAACAATCGATACAAATGAGCTTTCGCCATATCCAAGCATGACATCCGATGAATTACAAGAATTTGAATTATGGTCTAGCGCAATTGAAAAAGAATATTCCGGTATCCCAGTTCTTATAATTGCAATTTTGGCTATTGCTACGATTATTGCACTCTTTGCATAAGGTTTATATGAAATGGACATCGAATACATCAAAGGCAATTTATTTGAGACTGAACATAAAGTTATTGTTCATGGCTGTAATGCAATGGGCCGTATGGGATCTGGTGTTGCTCGTATTGTCAACAATGACTTTAATGAAGCTTATCAAGCTTATCGATCGGAATTCGAAACAACTGGTCTAGAACTTGGCACAGTTGTTTGGGCTGAATCGAATGGTTATATGTTTGCCAATGCCATTACTCAGGACCGTTTCGGGCATGATGGGAAAAATTATGTTAACTATGATGCTATTCGAGCATGTATGGAAGAAGTACATGGGTATTGTGTAGCGCATGGTTATAGCCATGCAGCAATGCCAATGATTGGTGCTGGATTGGGTGGCGGAGACTGGGAAATCATTTCCAATATCATTGAAGTAGCGTTTATTAATGTCCAGCCAGTTGTTTATGTAATCTAATAATAAATTTTATTGACAATAAAAACCAATTTACTATATACTTAATAATAATAAAAATAAAAAGGAGCCCATGATGGCAATACAAAGAAATCCAAATAATCCGAAATTAGCAGTGAATAGAACACAACCACCAACGCCAAATGAAACACGTTCAGCAATCAATACCGCAAACCAATGCGCAATTGAAGTTGATGAATTATGGAAAGTTGTGAAAGAGCTTAAATTTCAGATATCAAAGCTGGAAGAGGCCGCACAGCCAGTTGCTACTCCTACAAAGAAGCGGAAACCAACGAAAGAATCGTCGGAAGAAACATTAGTGTTAAAAGATTCCGACGAAGTTTAATTATAAACCATTAAAGGGAATAACAAAATGGGTAAAAACAACCATTCAGGTGAGTGGGAAGGCCTTCGCGGCTTAAAGGTTAATGTCCGCGATAATAACATTGATCAAGCAATCCGTAGGTTGAAGAAGATGGTCATCCAAGAAGGATTAATCCGCGAGCTCAAAGAGCGTGAATTTTTTACACGGCCCGGTGAGAAACGGCGACTGAAGAATCAGGAAGCCCGTCGCAGGACCCAACGTAACACCCGTAAACAAAACGAAGAATGGGATATTTGACATCAAAACCGCCAAGCCGGGAACTCGATAGTCAGATTGCTACCGAGATCTTTGGCTTGGCTATATCTTGTGATGCTACGACTGGTATTTGGACATCTTGGCACCCCAAGGTTCCAACAAAAAGATATCATATGCCACATTACTCAACCAATCTGGATCATTCTTCAGGGGTGGTTCATTGGTTACAGGATCGCAAATTTTTCCTAGACTCGGGATCCTTTGTGCGGAATGATAATGAAATGGTTTGGCGAGCAAGATTTTTTAGAAACCCTGATCACAAACCGGATCATGTCGAGGGTTTGTCATTATCGCATGTGATTTGTTTAGCGGCAATTGATTGTTTGGATAGATATCCTGATGATTTTCACACACTTCCTTATTAAATAGGTTTTGTTATGGCACATTGGAATCACCGTGTTGTTGTTAAGGAATACAAATCCAGTACGGGTGAAATTGAAAAATTTTATGGTATACATGAGGTATATTATGATGACAAGGGAAACCCTGACGGCGTAACTGAAGAAAGCGTTTCACCAGTTGGTGATTCACTAACCGACATTAAAAACAGTCTTGACCGGATGAAAAAAGCGTGTACGCTACCAGTCTTGAACTATGATACAGATTTTAAGAGCGGAGATGATGCGTAAATTTGATATAAAAGGCCCATTAACGGCCTTTCGAGCATACCGAATGATTTGTCGAGGTGAGCATGTTTTATTGACACATCGTAATAAACCAATTATGGGTGTAGTTCCGGTTAACGATTTGAATATGCTTGAAAGTATGCAACAGGAACGCTTGAAAGATGTTGATGATGAATTTGATCTTGGAATTTTAGATGAAAAGTGAAAAAAACTGAAAAAAGTCCTTGACAAATAGATACCAAATTACTAAATATAAAGTAAGCAATGCCTAATGGATTGCTTGCTTAACATATAGAGGCGCTGCATTGTGCAGGCTTCGCTAAAACTTGCTTATTAAAGGAGTTACACAATGAATATTCGAACAACAAACCTCCACGAAATCATGAACAGAGCAACCCCACACCTAGTTGGTTTTGATAGTCTCATCCGTTTACTTGAAGATACTGGAACAGCTTTGAATGGTGGTGCGTATCCTCCATACAACATAGTACAAGATTCCGAACATGCTTACCGTATTGAACTCGCGGTTGCTGGATTCAAGGAAGAGGAAATCAACATTACTGTTGAAAACCGCAAGCTTTTAATTGTTGGCCGCAAAGACGATTCCGAAGAGCGTAATTATCTACACCGCGGTATCTCCACTAGAGCATTTGAACGTTCCTTCGTTCTAGCGCAAGACGTAGAAATACGTGATGCGAGTCTAGTTGACGGCATGCTTTTGATTGAGCTCGAACATATCGTACCCGAGGCATTACAGCCAAAGAAGATTGATATACGAGTTGCTTCTAAATCAAAGAAGTAATTTAGATTAGATATTATATTTGGGACGCGGGGAATCATTCCCCGCGTCTTTTATTGACTTTGAATAAAAATTCTATTAGTATAAAAAATATATTAACTAAATAATGTGGTATTAAAATTATTCATATATAAAGGAAACAACGTAATGGCACCATTTGAACATAAATATTTTCTATTATGGTTTCTTTTTGTTACGTTTGTGTCATTTATGGCAATAACTGGGTTCTATCTAGGATTGCTTGGTCCAGTATTTGAAGGAGACCAAACATATATTTCACATAGCATAGGGATGATATATATCATAACTGAGTTATATGTTGGATATAAAATATATCGTTTAAGCCAAGAGCTCAATCACGTAATCGAAACTGATAGAATATATGATGCAGCAACCGTGATTGATATCAAAACTAAATCTAAAATATTAAATGATGTAATTGGTAATCTTGTTCGAAAGAAGAATGCTGATCCAAAACTGTTGTTAGAAAACACTGATGATCAAATTTCCGTTAATAACCAAGGACCATTCCTTTCAGAAATAATGATCCGTGCAGGCTTATTTGGTACAATCATCGGTCTTATTATTGCATTTTATCCGTTCATCCAAGGACAGGTTGATGGATCAGGATCAGCGACATTAACAGCTGATCAAACTAAATTGATTATTGGTAGCTTGTTCCAGGGCGTAGCAACCGCATTTTACACAACCGCGGTTGGCTTATTTTGTGGAACATTGATTACCATTTCCTCTAGATTCTACGAAATGTGCCAAAGCCAAATAATGAATAAAATGACAGTATTGTTATTAGGACAAATTCACCAACCTCTTGAAATTATTAAACCGGCGGGTGGTAAATGAGAAGAACGCGATCTGAATTTCCACAACTACCAACATCTTTTTTAGATTTATTATTTGGGCTTATTATTGTTTTCGCAACCGTTTCGGTTTTAGCTTGGATATTAATCAATCCAATAGCCGAAAAGGGTAACATTACTAAAAAAGCTGAATTCTTGCTTACGCTTTCATGGCCGGAAGGATCAATTGATATTGATACTTGGATATTGTTGCCAAATGGTCGTACTATCAGTTTCCGCTCCCCTGAACTTTCTCTTGTTAATATGGAACGAGATGATACTGGAAATTACAAGGATAGAATGGTAATTAACGATGAACTCGTCGCAGATAAAACTAATATCGAATATACAACATTTAGAGCTATTGTACCAGGGGAATATATAATCAATGTTCATTTATATGGTGGTGGAGTATTCCATAGAGTCAACAGTATTGTCGACGCTATAGACCAAGAAAAAGAAAAATCCGATAAGTTTGATAACTTGCCATTAACAGGTAATTTTTTGGAACCATTACCGTTCCATGTAAAATTTGAAAAGTTGAATCCAAAAATAAAATTGATATTTGATACGGATGGTGAATTCAATCACTATAGAGAAGAAGTTCATGTTTTCAGGTTTACCCTCACACTTGACGGGGATATTACGGATTTACGTACCGATGAACCAGTAAAAATTGTTGATGATGTTATCAATGAACGAAATTAATAAGGAAACGAATAAATGGAAATTGGTTTAAACATTTTTACATTTTCATTAATGTATGTGTTTTTGATTATATTATTATTAGTTATGTGTATATATAGTCGAGCACCTTTTTGGATCAAAATAATACCAATTTCATGTGCAATTTTCTTTTTGGTGGGTTCATATCTCACTATTAACGGTTTATTAGGTAGACCTACAACAAAACAATTACCAAACGAATTCAAGTTTATTGAATATGTTGTTGAAGCACCAATTAAGGCTAAAAATGATCCAGGTAGAATTTTCGTATTTTTAAAAGATGGGAATGGTTATAGATTACACGAATTACCATATTCTAGACCAATGCATAAAAAGTTAAAAGAACTAAAAAAGAAGAAAAAAGGTAGCCGTGGTCAACCTATTGATATTAAAAGAAAAGATAAACAAACAAAGAAATTATTGCCACATTTATTCAATACTGATGTATATGAACCAACCAAATGGCGAATTATGAATGATGTTGTAAATCCACCAGCAAAGGATGGTTGAACTTAATAGTATAAGTTTGGGTGATAGAATTATTAATTGACATGTTATCTATTTTATGCTATAAATACACTGAATGCAAATGACATACCAGGAGTTGTTCTTATGAGTGACGTAGAAGTAGTTGCCGATGTAGACATTATGACAAAGGTAAAGACTAAATCAAAACCGCCATCAATGTACAAGGTAATTTTCCATAATGACGATTTTACCCCAATGGATTTTGTGATTAAAGTATTGATGACTATCTTTAGTAAGGATTTAGAAGAAGCTAATGCATTAATGCTCCGAATCCATGTGAAGGGAAAAGGCATCGCCGGCGTGTATAGTAAAGAAATTGCCGAAACAATGAAGAAAGAAACAATTGATGCCGCCCGCCTAAATGGCTATCCATTGAGAGTAACCACTGAAGAAGATTAAGAACGAATTATATTGATTATATAGCGCCTCTTTTACTATAATTATAAGGTAAAGGAGGCGTAATCATGACTACTGTAATACATATTAATCGGAATGTCATTCAGCATAATAGCAAATACAATACAAATTTACCAATTTGTCGGGTGCAAATTGGAAATAAAGCCCGATATTGCCAGGAAGTTGACATACAAGGACCAAGCCGTATGGTATATCAACCCGATAAACCATTGAAATGTGGCGCTAAACTTTGGATAGAAACGAATTCACCGGTCGGGCTTATTGGTGAAATCTCATGGACCCGAATTAGTAAAGAAATGACAAAAAATAAATTGGGATAATAATGAAAATCTTTGAACATTCAAACACAGATAGAGAATATCCTCATAATTTTGAATATGTTTTTACGATCTATGCAACCAATGACGAAGACCTGGAAAATGCCATAGAAACTATGCAGGACCCATTTGGCTATTGGTTGCAGGATAACACTGAAGATAATTATATTTTCCTACGGCACGCTTCTAAAATTGTTGGGGGAGGATATGGTGGCAACTCAGAACAATCATATATTTTATGCAGAGATGACCCATCTGATCTATCGCATGAAAATGTTTTTGATCATTTAGAAATAAGAATGTCAAAGCGAGATGCAGTAAAATTTAAATTGTGGTGGTGTTAATGGAAATAATTGAATTACCAATCAACGACCGTACAGCGGGGATGTCATTTAATCAAGATGGAGAAGAGAAATACTTCTTTACAACTGATGTCGAAAAATATGATGAAATGATAGAATGGCTATTTGAATATACTGCGCACCGATTTACATTTTTAGGAACAAATAGAATTTATTTCGAAGACAAGAAGGATGCTGCAATTTTTAAGATTGCTTGGCTATGACCATACTATTTGATGGATGTTATTTTATAGTGAATGCGGGGGTATCAGATTACCGATCTGATTGGTGTTCTGATAATATTGGAATGTTCGATTGGAAAGTTGGGTCTAACCCAGTTGATGGTTGTTCATGTTATTTTTTTAAAAACGACGAAGATGCAATTTTATTTAAGTTATCATGTTTATAATAATCCTTTTTGTTTTTGTTGTAGATTCATTAATCGGTAATTATATGATTGAGATTGGCTTACATTCTGAATCATTGGTTGTATCATTGATTATTGCAACTATCCTAAGAGGTTGTTCCAATATATCAAATATATATGTAAACATGTTAAAGTTGTTTTTTAAGCACATAAATATTAAAGGTAACAGTAAAGAACACCAAAACTGGTGCCGAGATAATTTATCAATTTGTTGGTTTAAAATTGAAAACACATTTTATTTTTTAAGAAAACAGGACGCTGTACTATTCAAATTGGCACACAATATTAATGAAGATTACACTTAAACAGTTATTGTCGCCTGATATATCAAGTGATTTCGTTGAAGCAATTGAAAGCGGTGAAGCATTTGATCTAGAAGGAAATACGGCTTATATCATTAAGGGTGGATCAGAACTAAAAAATGAAATAGATGAGTGGTGTACTAATACATTAGAATATGAATGGGCTAGTATTGGCCCAGTATCATATTCTATAACCGAAAAGAAAATATGCGGATGGACGTTTTTTAATGATAATGACGCACTTTTATTTAGATTGACGTGGGTATAATATGGCGATAGATGAAAATTTGAAAGTAGATAATTGGTTTTCGTATTCCTTGTTCCTTGATTCATTTGTCCAAAAGGAATCAAATGGTATATATTTTCTTTCTCCTGAAATTATGGAATGGTTATGTGAAACCGTTGAATATCCAATCGAAACTGAAGGCTTCGATGAAGAGGGGTTTTCTCTTGGGTTTGGATTGTATTTTGAAAAAAATGAAGATGCAACCCTATTTCGATTGACGTGGTGTAATGATAAAGATAAGTAAAGAGCTTGAAGAATTATTAGTTCGAGACGATATATCTAATCAAATCTTCCATGAACGATATATTTCCGTCAATCAATTGATAATCAATGGTGGGACACCGAATTCGGTGAGGATAGCTTATGCATTCGATGGATCATATGTGGGAACATTCAATGAGCACCTTATTATTGGTATAATTGATAAATTTCAAATTACTCCACAGCGTGCATTCCCTGAAGCAACCATATCTAAATTAGGCTGGAGTGATTTGACAAATAAATGGTATGCATGGAATCGGGCTACATATAATAGCTTTACAATAGGTAGCCAAATTACAAAAAAAGATTTAGGATATATTCCAGATAATAAAGATGAGTTTTTAATAGCCACGAAACGTTTTTGGGAGGATGCATGGGAGACTCCTAGAAGAAAGAAGGATGTCATTGCTATACATGATACAGAATTTGAAAATGTATATGAAGACGAAGTCGAAGTTATGGATGAGAAAACTGGCTTAATGAAAATACACAGTGAAATTAAAAAAGGTGGGAAACTCCTTCATGGTGTCCGTGTTTCTTGGACCTATACACATGATGTTCCTAATGAAACATTAAGAGGTCAACCTGGAGGAAACTTTACCCCATATCCGAAGAATTGGGGAAGGGGAGAATGGACCGCATTAACTATGGATGACGCTAAACAAATGGCTATGGATTTTGTAAGAAGTTTAAGTTAGACTTTATTGACAAACCATATAAAAATGTTTATAATCTAAAAGTTAAGTTAAATTGAGTTGTGGATTGTAGCGTGATAGTGTCAGAAAATCTATTGCTGGCGTCGAATACGGGAGTATAAACCCAAGTCTAGAGGAGTGTTATAAGAGTAAGTAACCCCACACAGGATGGTCAGGCGGGCGGAGGTGAGATTAGGAAATTGCTTCCCATTTAGAGGTAAGCGGTGAAAGCCCGCAAGCTGAAACCCGATAGCGGAACCGTAATACTATGCGTAAGTCCCAATGGTGGTTGTACTCTAGGCAAGTAGGTACTATGCGGGAGTGGAGACCCGCACAATCTACAACTCAAATTTAAATAAATAATAAGGAATAATAAGCAAAGTGGATCATCCAAATTTTTATCAAAACAGCTACACTGGATCACATATTGAAATCGTTATGCAATTGTGTGATGAATTTGCATATGTAGTTGAAGTTAGGGGATCAGTATCAACCGCATATTTTAAGGAGAATGTAAAAAATCGTTTTTGTTTTGTTACAAAGGAGCCTGGTATTTTATCCTTATTTTTTGATAATGGAATGGAAGCATTAAAAGCTGATAAATATTTTAATCCAGAAAAATACGAGGAAAATAAAAATGAATAATATACCAACTGATCTATCCAATATCGATGATTATCCAAAGTATGATCCAAAACTTGGAGAACTGGACGAAACTATTGGAAAGGTTCTTGGTTACGATATCATGGAAGAAGATATACTTGGTATGGCTCTTCGTAGTGGTTTTTCAGAAATGCGAATCATAGATGAAAATACAGTAGTTACCATGGACTATTCCGATAATAGAATTAATATACATATCGATAAACATAATGAAATCAACTCAGTCGGCATTGGGTAATGAAAAATAAGAAAGGAATAATAAATTATGTCAAAAGCAACTGTGGCGGAAAGTTATACATTACCTGAGTTATCTCAGCATGGGGTCCATTTTCTGAATGAAGGAATAACTGACAAATCTTGCGGTCAAGCAATAAATTATATTCTGCGTGCCAACATGGATCCAAGTTGTCCGTGGAAACATATCCAGTTAATTATTAATTCTGGGGGCGGATATGTTGATTCTGGTTTTGCTTTGATTGATGTTATGGAAACAAGTAAAATACCAGTTAGAACTCTTGGGCTTGGTACCATTGCTTCAATGGGGTTATTAATTTGCATGGCAGGTGATAAAGGCAACAGAGCAGTAACGCCAAAAACAATGATAATGAGCCACCAATTTGCCGGTGGTGCATTCGGTAAACAACACGAACTTGTTTCATCAGCGATACATCATGATTGGGTAGGTGATACAATTTTAAAACATTATAAAAAGCATACTGGGTTAACTGAAAAAGTAATCAAAGAAAAATTGCTTCCTGAATCTGATACATGGTTGACCGCAACCCAGGCAAAAAAATATAAATTAATAGACAGAATTGCCAATTCATATTAACTATTTTAATATCAAATTCTACTAAACCTCCGGTAATAAATAAAATATCGGAGGTTTTTTATGATTAATTTTAATAAATTCAATTTAAAAGAAATGAAGAAACGAGTAATAATACCATTATTCTTTCTTTATACGGCAATCTCCGTCTTGATTTATATTATCGTTGAAATTGCTACTTTTTGTTATCGTATTGTGCATGAAGATTACCAGCCAACATTGGTTGCTATAACCATTTGGTTATCATGTTTTATAATTTTAGGATATCTTATAAGATATATTTATAAGTCTATTCGACACAAAGCATGGAATGCCGACAATACCAATAATAATTAGGTAACCAGATTTGCTAAATACTTTATATTATATTGAGAAAATGGGAGATTATCTTGGCTAGTACATATAAAAATATTGACAAACCTGGCAAAAGGGGGTGAAGGTTATTATAAAGTTAACACTACACTAGACGATGCTCCAACTACGCGAGCAAGTGTTATTGATAAGAATAAATTAACACAGGGAAATCTGCATTTTCGTGGCCTTGAGGCAGGACCAGGTGTACGAATCGATGTTGTTGATGTAGATAATGATAGATTTATCACTGATGATAAGAAAATTGTTATCACGGCAACTGGTTCTGGGGGTGGATCAGGTGATCTATTAGTTGTTGATATACCAATCACCTCGAGCGGTCAAACAGTTTTTTCTTTACCAGCCCCAACATTAAGTGTTCATATTATTACAGTTAACGGTATTGAAGCCACCGATTTTCTATTAACATTAGCACCACCTACGTTATTTGTTAATGATACAACACTCGGATATATTCTAGAGCCGGATGATCAACTGTTGGTATTTTACAAAGTATGATAAATAGTCAGATGTATATGATTAACGAAGAGTTAACTAAAATAAGGAAACTGTCCTAATGGCACAAATTCGGTCCAAACAAATAAAACTAAATGCAAGAGGCGATCTAATTGTTGGAAATCCACTTGCCAATGGTAGTGTTCTTGCAATTGGCGCAGCAAACACAGTATTGAAATCTGATGGAACAGATCCATCTTGGTCTACAATTGGTGCATCTAGCCTTTCACTTACCGAAGGAAATATGTTTGTTGGTGGGCCCGGCGACATTGCTATTGAAGCTGGCGCCGTTTCTGAAGGTCAGGTTATGGTTTCAGGACCAGGACCAAACTTTAATTTTGCTGTTGGTAACTTATCCGCCGCCTTTTTAACATTTACACCGAACCCACCGAATAACATTGCCGCCACAACTGTTCAAAATGCTATTGTTGAGGTCGCCGCCGAAAGAGCATATCTACATATTGATTCAGTAGACCCATTACCAACCAATGATTCCGTTGATACTGCTACGCTTGGTGAATTTTTTAAGATCGGTGATCGGTGGATTAACACAATTACCGATAACGTTTTCACTCTAGTTGACTCATCGGCAAGTACCGCCGTTTGGGTAAGAGACGCAGGTGTTGCTTCAGCCTTCGTTTATAAAGGTGATTTGGATGCAGGTAATGCCGGCGACACACTTCCGGTTGGCCCACAAGCCGGTGATTGGTATAGAATTTCTGCAACCGACGGAACTCAAAACTTCAACGCTGCATGGGACGCTTCAGGTGAACCAAATGGCGCTACCTTTGAGATTGGAGATGCGGTTGTATTTGGTGATGATGGTAATTGGCATAAAATTGATAACACTGATCCATCAGTGCAAGCAGGTAATGGTATTACAGTATCGGCTGGATCAAACTATACAGTATCAGTTGATGCAGATGAAGTAACAATTACCGCAACGGGCGGAACTGGCACTGAACTTTCTGTATTTGGTGGCGATGCTAATCAAGTATTGCTTGGCGTAAATGCAACAAGCGATGCTGTATGGGGATTCTTAAGCGACTTGCGTGATAGTACAGGTGCATTAATTGTAGACGGTGTTGAGGTTGCCTCCGCTGTCAACAATATAGCAATTTCAAACTCTGCAACTGGTATTGCTCCTTCAATTACTGCTACGGGAACCGACGCCGACATCGATTTAATAATTGATCCTAAGGGTACTGGTAATTTACAATTAGATGGTATTCAATGGCCAAATAATGGTATTCCGCCACATCTATTCTTGTTGCCAATACAGCAAATGAACTAGAGCCAGCGACGCCAATTGATACTGCTGGTGATCAGGTATTATTCTTTAATGATACAACAAATAATGTTGAATGGACCCTTGCATCCACAATTGGTGGTAATGCTTGGTCTACAATCTCAACTGATAGTGGAACAGCCACGGCAGATACAACATCGGATTCATTAACATTAACTGGTGGCATTGGTATTGGTACCAGTGCAACAGACGATCCCGAAACTGTAACAATTAGTTTTAATAACAGCGGAATGGTAAGTACAGCCGTTGTTGGTGCTGACACGATTCCATTCTTTGATGCATCGAACGCAGATGAGCCAGAGTTCCGCTCTTGGACAAATATTATTTCTGATCTAACAATTTTAACAGATTCTACGTTCTCAAATGGTATCCTAGTTAAGACTGGCGCAGGAATATATGCTGCTAGAACAATTGTTGCATCGGCAGTTAATAACGAGCTTGGAATTGCCGTAACAAACGGTAATGGTATTGCTGGTAATCCAACAATTGGTGTTGATATCGTTGGACAGACACTTGAAACAACAATTGATGGACCAAATGATTTTGTTCTATTATATGACGCCTCGGCTGATAAAAACGTTAAGGTAAGAGCTTCAGATTTGGCTTCTGTTGGTGGTGCAGTTACAACCGCATTCGTAACAATGACCGATGGTTCTAACAATGCTGTTGCAGATAGCGCAACTGATACATTTACATTTACAGGTGGCGAAGGTGTTGATTTTGTTATATCTGATATTGCCAATAATGCAACAGTAACAGGTAATTTAGATGTTAATGGGTTAACGATTGAAAACACTCTTGATGAAACAAATGACTTTATCGTGTTCTTTGATGCTTCTGCCGGTGTACACAGAAAAACCGCAATAACTAATGTTGCGGGTGCTGGTGGTACGGTTGGGCAAGATGAAACAACCGCAACGGGAGGAGCCAACGAAGCATTTGCTGCTTTCTTCACTAACACTCCATTAAATGATGATGCAATTAATGTATTCTTTAATGGTATTAAATTGCGGACAAGTGGCTGGTCAAGAACAGGTACAACATTGACCTTAATTGACGTTGTTAATGGTTATTCTACTGAATCTGGAGATATTATTGCTGCCGATTACGAGTTCTAATAACTAAAATAAAAAACTTCTCAACCAACAAAAAAATTATAATAACTAAGTTGATTGGGTTAATGTAGGAGTTAAAAATGTCGCTTATTAAGATTAAGCAAATTAATAATACACCAGCTAATACGGGTGATGTCATTACATTTAATGGCACAAATAACGTTTGGGCACCAACAAATGCGTTACAGATTGTAACATCTTTTGTGGGTCTTCCAGGAAGCCCGACCACTAATGATGTTGTGTTTTACATGCCTTTCCAAACATTAATGGTTTTTGATGGTACAGATTGGGTCGGTCCTAAGACTATACAACCAATGTTTTCTAACAACGGAAGAATGAGAAATAGTACATGGATGGAAACAGCTGGTGGGGTTAATACTGGTATCGGTAATGGTGGTAATCCTATTGGTTTATTATTCCCTGCTATGGGCTCAGTTGGTGCAGCTTATAACATTTATGGTTTTTCCGGAACAAATAGTGAAACAACAACTAGTTCAATGGAATTGCATAATACCAGCACTGCATCTAATCCCGTATTTGGTACAACAGGTATAGGACAAGTTGCTTCGATCACAGCCGCTAAGAGCTTCGATCTTACTTTTTCTTCGCCTGATAAGATAAATAGTGGTGATGTGCTGCAATGTTTCTGGAGAAGAGTAAGTGGCGACGCTCGAGATTTCACTTTGCAAGTAACATACGCCCTAGTGGCAACGGCATAAGGAATACAGAATGGCTGACGCAAATGCATTACGCAAAATAATAATTCTAAAAAATGTATCAGTATCTGATATAACCGTTGCCGGTGCGCTAATCCCCGCAGGACAACAAGGTGATTTTAGTGAAGTTCCTATTTCGGACCTGTTTGACGATCCATTTTTAGAACCGGCTATTGCTTCTGGTGATATCATTGTTAATGATGGTACAGGGGATTTGTCAGCTGATGGTGGTGATATTCACATCCGTCGTGATTCACAACATACTCGTTGGGTAACACCATGGACCGATGAAGATGGTCAGATTTATGATGATCCCCTACCAACTGAGCATTTAGTTTTAATTAGTACAGGAACAAATACTAACCCGGTTTGGGATTGGCCTAGACTTAGGATTAGGGATGATGGTGTTATAGTACCAGGATTAACTGGGCCGGGAACACCAATGGATATGTTGGATTTCACTGGTTCTGGTGTAACAGTAACCCACTTGGGTGGGGGAATTGCTGGAATTGATATTGCTGGTCCAGGCTTAGTAATCCAAGAAGAAGGCGGAACTGTTACTGGTGGGCCACATGATACTTTGAATTTCGTTGGTGCATCAGTTACCGTAACCGATGGAACTGGCGGCGTTGCAACAATTACACTTGATGCTGAAAACAATACTGCTTCAAATATTGGTGTTGGTGGTGTTGGTGTATTTGATGGTAAGGTTGGTGTAGATTTACAGTTCAAAAATATTAATGCTGGATCAAGTAAAGTTTCGATTACTGACGACTCTGGTAATAACGAAATTGACATTGATGTAGATCCAAGCAATATACTAACTTCGACCCTAAATAACGACGAAAATTGGGCCGATGATCAGAATTTGTGGCTAACCGTTGCTGGTGATTCAGGATCAACCGCAGCTAATACAACGACTGATACGTTGACAATTGCCGGTGGTACAAATATCTCAACGTTAATGGCGGGTGATACCTTAATAATTAATACAACCGCTATGCCCGATCAGAATTTGTTCTCTCATATTGTTGCTGATTCGGGATCAACTACTGCTGATGTTACAACTGACACATTGAACATTGTTGGTGGAACTAATGTAACAACTACAATTGTCGGAGATACATTAACTATTGATGCAACTGGCGGGGGATCAGGTGAAGTAAATACCGCAAGTAATATTGGTGTTGGTGGTTTTGGTGTATTCGATGGAAAAGTTGGAGTAGATTTACAATTTAAGAATATCAATACTGGATCTAATAAAGTATCTATTACCGATGATGTTGGTAACAACGAGATTGATATTGATATTGTTCCAGGAAATATCCTAACATCAACTTTGAATAATAACGCTAATTGGGCTGCGAATCAAAATTTGTTTGAAACGGTTACTGCTGATTCGGGATCAACTACTGCTAATGTTACAACCGACACATTAAACATTGTTGGCGGAACTAATGTAACAACAACTATTGTGGGTGATACATTAACCATTGATGCAACTGGTGGGGGAGCAGGTGAATCAAATACGGCTTCGAATGTTGGTGCGGGTGGTGTTGGCGTATTTGACGGAAAGGTTGGATTGGATTTACAATTTAAGAATATCAATGCCGGGTCTAATAAAGTAACTATTACCGATGACGCAGGCAATAATGAAATTGATATTGATGTAGATCCAAGCAATATCCTAACTTCGACCCTAAATAACGACGAAAATTGGGCCGCTAACCAAAATATATGGTTAACAATTGCTGGTGATTCGGGTTCAAGTGCAGCTAATACAATAACTGATACATTGACTGTATCAGGTGGAACTGGGATTGATACCTTGGTATCGGGTGATACGCTTACTATTACCAATAGTAATCCAAACGTTGATCAAAACATCTTCCTAAACGTAACTGATGGATCAAATACTGCGGTTGCTGATAGTACGACAGACACGTTAACAATCGCCGGCGGATCCGGTATTGACGTGTTGGTCAATCCTGGAACTGACACGGTTACCATTTCGTATTCAGGAGTAATCGGCGACTTAGATCAAAATCTGTTTGAAACAGTGTCTAGTGATTCAGGATCAACCACCGCCAATACAATAACTGATACAATAACAATTGCCGGTGGTACTGGAATTGATACATCGGTATTAGGTGATACCCTAACTATCACTGCAAATGCTAATGTTCCAGCTAATCAGAATTTATTCGAAACTATTGCATTATCAGGAAATACCACTGGTGATACTTCGGTGGTGGCAGACACAACTACTGATACATTAAACATTGTTGGTGGAACTGGCGTAACATTAACTGGTAACGCAACAACCGATACAATTACTATCAGTACAGATGGACAACCAGATCAGAACTTATTCGAAACAATTACTGGTGACTCGGGTTCAACCACTGCTAACGTAACAAATGATACCTTAACAATCGCGGGCGGAACTGGGATTGATACAGTAGTTTCTGGAGATACATTAACTATCACTGCAAATAATGCTGTACCAGCAAACCAAAATATATGGCTTAATGTTGCAGGCGATTCGGGCTCAACTGCGGCAAATACAACAACTGATACCTTAACTGTATCGGGCGGAACTCTTGTAACAACCAGTGTTTCAGGTGATACTTTAACAATTGATGCTAGTGTAGCATTAAATGATATATCAGATGTGGATCTAACTGGTCTATCTAACAACGACATACTAATATATAATTTGAGCAGTGGTAATTGGGAAGTGGGAACATTACCTGCTCCAGGGGAAACTAATACTGCTTCTAATATCGGTGTTGGTGGTGTCGGTGTATTTGACGGAAAAGTTGGTGTAGATTTACAGTTCAAAAATATTAATGCCGGATCTAACAAGGTAACAGTTACCGATGATGCAGGTAATAATGAAATTGATATTGATGTAGATCCAAGCAATATACTAACTTCGACCCTAAATAACGACGAAAATTGGGCTTCTAACCAGAACGTATTCGTTACTGTTAATGCTGATTCTGGTACAACTACTGCGGATACAATAACAGATACATTTATTATTTCCGGTGGTTCAGGCATTAGTACATCTATTTCAGGTGACACACTAACAATTACAAATACAGTTAGTCATTTATTGAATAAACTTGATGGTATCGTACCTCCTACAGTAAATGATGACAGCGGTGATGGATATGAAGTTGGTAGCTTTTGGGTTGATACTGTAGCAGATGAAGCATATAGACTAGTAGATGATACGGTTGGTGCAGCCGTATGGATTAATACCACACTAGAAACATCAGAGCTTGCAACTGTTGCGGTTTCAGGAGATCACTTAGATCTAATCAATATTGGAACAAATAGCCACGCACAAATTGATAGCCATATTGCTAATGTGACTACAAATCCGCATAATGTAACAGCGATACAGGTTGGAGCCGCCGCAACTGCATCTAATGTTGGTGTAGGCGGTGTTGGTGTATTCAAACAGAAAACAGGTACTGATTTAGAATTTAGAAACGTAAATGCTGGATCCAACAAGGTAACGATTTCACTTGACGCAGGAAATAACGAAATTGATGTTGATATTGATCCTTCCAACATTCTAACTTCAACCCTTAATAATGACAGCAATTGGGCCGCAGATCAAAATCTATGGTTGACAGTCGTTGGTGATTCAGGTTCAAGTGCAGCAAATGCAACAACTGATACGCTAAACATTGTTGGTGGTTCAGGAATTTCAACTGCAATGTCCGGTGATACGTTGACTATTTCAAACAGTTCAGCTAATGCTGATCAGGATATATGGTTAACAATAGCCAGTGATTCGGGATCAACCGCAGCTAATACAACGACTGATACTTTAACCATAGCAGGCGGCACCGGAATTAGTACCGCTGTTTCAGGTGATACATTAACTATTACTAATGATTCACCAAACGATGACCAGAATATTTGGCTAACTGTTGTTGGTGATTCAGGAGCAACGTCTGCTGATACAACGACTGATACTTTAAATGTTGTTGGTGGTTCAGGAATTTCAACTTCAGTATCTGGTGATACATTAACCATTAATGCAACCGGTATGTCAGGAACTGAAATGCCAACAGCACAGTTAACAAAAACTGGAAGTGTATATGTTACAAGTACGTCACACACAGATGTTGTTTTTGATACAATTGATGTAGAAAATGATGACACTGTTCTTGATATTGATCCAGATTTAACACACATTGATGTTTTGGAAGATGGTTTATATTTCATTGGGTATTCAATGGATGTTGATTCGGGATCTAATGCAACCACACTTTCTGTCCATCTTAGAGATGTTGGTATAACTCCTATTGTTGACATTCCGGGAACCGTTCGAACCTATGCTGACGCAGAACACGGAATACTTGCTGCCAGCTCATTCGTTTACCTTGATGCAGGAAGTCGGCTCGAGATTGAAGCAAAAAGAATTGGATCCAATACGCCCACCATAGTTAATCCAACCATGTATGCTATGAAGGTTGAAGGTGCTAAGGGTGATCAAGGTCCTGCAGGGTCTGGATCAAGTATTCTTGTTAAAGATGAAGGCACGAATGTTGTAAATACCCCACATGATGCATTAAACTTTGTTGGTCCCAGCGTTACAGTCACAGACGGTGGTAGTGGAGTTGCAACGGTTACGATTTCTGCAACCCCAGACCAGGACTTATTTAAAACGGTAGCTACCGATTCTGGTAGCTCGGTTGCAGATAATTCAACTGATACCTTGACTCTCAATGGCGGATCAGGAATTTCAACATCAGCTTCTGGTGATACAATTACGATAACAAACGATTCGCCGAATATTGTCCAAGATGTATTTAAGACCGTATCTAGTGACTCGGGTAGCTCGGTTGCAGATAATTCAACTGATACTTTGACAATTACGGGTGGATCAGGAATTTCAACATCAGCTTCCGGTGATACAATTACCATCTCTAATACATCTCCAAATATTGTTCAAGATGTATTTAAGACAATTGTTGTAAGTGGGCAATCTAATGTTGTAGCAGAAAGTTCCGCTGATACCCTAACATTGGTTGCTGGAACTAATATGACTATTACTACTGATGCTGGATCAGATACTGTTACGTTTGCAGCATCAGGCGGCGCCGCATATGGCGCGGGATTTGAAGAATCGTCAAGTGATTCGGAATCAAGCACTACATCATCATATAAACAAACGAAACTAAGCCATACAACCGCATCGTTAACAAGTGGACATAAATATAGAATTGGATATTCGTTTGAATGTAAAAACTCCAGTGATAGTGGCAAAGTTCTAGTTGATGTGGAAATTGATGGTACTGATATAGGCAATACCTATTATCAACCAGGCGAGGATTGCTCAAATAACTATATTATGCAATCAGGTTTTTACTATTCCGATAGTTTGTCTGGTGCAGAAACTATTACAATAAAATTTAGTAACAGTGGTTATGGAACAGCGTATATTAAGAAAGCTAGAATAGAAATTTGGAGAGTCTCATAATATTATTGAGGATTATTAAAAATGGCATTATATAACAAAAATAAAACTGGTTCAATTAAGACAAATCAGCTTCAAGTAGAAATTAACAATGATCTAACTATTGTTCCTTCTTGTACTTCTATATCAAGCAATGGGGATGATTTAATTATTGAATTTGCTGATACTTTGACGGGTGCAGAGGAAACTCAGCTTGATACATTGGTTGAAAACCATGTACCAACCGCCGATTTGGTAAATGCTGCTATGTTCCCTATATCAGATATTGATGGAATTAAATTAGCGGTTCATTCTTCCCCGAAACCTGATGTTCCCGGTGTAAAATCTATTGCAGTTTGGACTGGTGCTGGAGATGATCCAATAACTGGCTCTATTGGAGGAGGTGAATTATTGGGTTTTGAGTGTACTCCAGGAACAGCACTGGTTGAAATTGATGTTAAGTTTTCACCAGTAAACGGACGAATATGGATTCATGAAGGTTATTTGAAATTTGATAATGGTGGCGTTGGTGACTATATGGATTCATTGGTTATTTGCAATCCGACGCCATTGCAAACATCAGTTAATTTGGATTTAGTTATTGACGGAGATTGGATTAAATATTCACTTAGTGGTCCAGGAACCGGAACTCATGGCTTCGCCGATCCTACTTTAATTTCATTGGTGCCAAGACCCTTTTTAAAAGATGGTGATTGGGATTATGATGGGACAAATCTTACCCCTAATTTCGCAGGGGACGGAAATTCTAAAATTTCAGCTGTAGAGAAAGTTGTTAGCAAATTTCTAAATAAAATTCCTGTTAAGGGGACTTCATCGTTTTTCACAATGACTTCCGATGAAACTACTGAATTGCCTGCAAATTTCTTCCTTAGAATTCGTGCTCATAATGTATCAAATACGACATGGTCAGCAACGGCTATTATGGAAATTTATAGAGAAAAAACAGTCGACGATTAAAATTATTAAGAATATTGATATTCCTTCTATTATTTGTTATATTAAATTATAATATCATAATAAAAGGGTTATAATTTATGGATAATCAATGCAGGACTACGGAAGAATTATATGATGAATGTAATCGGATCGTTAAGGAATCTGAACATGTATCAATCACACCATCCAAATATGTAAATTTTGATCATGCGTTTGTGGAGAACCCAGAGCCAGTTTCAATGGTGTGGTACCTAAGTGAAGATACAGATGATCACCAACAGGCGTTTGGTGAATTTATAGTTTCTTCCGCCTTTAATGGTGGTTACTGGTATGATACAGATCCCGTAACACAATGGGAAGTAAATGGTTCCGGTAGCATGGCTATGGAAAAATGGATACGTGAGGAATTATTCAATAACGGCCTTCATCCATATCATTGCCAAGACCGTCAAAAAGTTATAAAGAAGCTTTATCCAAGTCTTGATTTGCAGCCAAATGCAGCACATCGAAAAAGAATTATATCTGAACTTGCGTTTAATAACCGTCGATTTGCAGAACCCATTATGCGTCAAAGACACACAAATCGAGAAGAATACACTTTCAATTGGCTCGATGTTTCATTTTTAGCAGATTGCTTACCTGAATCATTTGGTGGAGATCCGTATTTGAAAAAGGCTTGTTTAGTATATCTCATATTTACGGGTTGGCTTCGATCAAAGGGTATTAAAGTTACTGCTGATTTCCCAATCCCAACCGATTATCAAATGCCACGAATTTTCCAATATGAAGGAGCAATTGATATTACAGTAGCTTTTGAAAACGAATTGAATGCCGGGAAGCTTGTTGATGTAACATCACCAGAAGTAATGGCTTTTAGAGCAGCGGGAATTGTTGTCGCACATGAACTTGCTGAACGTTATGGTCTCGATGATTACCAGATTGATAATGTACTGTTTAGTCTGTATCGCAAAGACGAAAACTTCATAAAAAACTCTGTAAAACCAATGCGTTGCATGAGCATGTGGTTCTAACATGCATATTGACACCCTAATACAAGAATATGTTGTAATTCGCGATAAAATGCGAAAAGCGCAGGAAATTGAGCAGGATTTGCGTTCCAAATGGTTTAATGAAGATGATTATCTAACAAACAAAGCCATTATGAAAATACGCAAGTCATGGTTGAGCCAACTTGATATTGTTAGTAATTTGTCTCAAAAAGCTAACAAGGCCAAGCGTTTGATTACTGAAGAGCTTGACAATCTCCCCAGTTCATAGTATAATAAGCTATGACAAACATTACAACAAACCGCCGCGCGAAATTTGACTACGAACTGGAACAATCCTACGAAGCGGGGATTGAGCTCGTTGGTTCAGAAGTTAAGACTCTTCGAACTCGTGGAGCCAGCATTGTCGAATCATATGTAGAGGTCAAAGACGACGAATGTTGGTTAATTAATGCTAACATTGAACCATATGAACCAGCTAGGATTAATCATGAGCCAAAGCGTCGCCGGAAGCTTTTGTTGCACCGGCGTGAAATCGACCAGATGACAGTGAAAGTTCAACAGCGTGGATATACTATTGTCCCAGTAAAAATGTATTTTAATTCCAGAGGCCGAGTGAAGATTGAAATTGCTATCGGCAAGGGGAAGCATACATATGATAAGAAAAGGGCTATTCGTGATCGTATAGTTGATCGAGAAACCCAACGAGAGATGAAGAATTTAGGTTAACAGGCATATAAAATGACTTTGATTTATTGTGATCCTGTAGAACTTATTAGACACCAAACAATACTCAAGCTATCGTCGGATAACCCGATCCGAACATATGAGATCGAGAACGAATTCGTATTCTTACCATTTGCTCCATGTTTATATAACCGCCGAAAGAGGCGACAAGAGCAATATCGTGGTATTATTGGTATGTGTCGAATCGATGTTAATGCATTTAATCAATTGCAAGAAGATTACACCGAAGAATTGGAGGGCTTACCGGATTGGAAGCACTGCGCCGCGACCCAAAAAAATGCTCTTGAATATGTATGGTACATAAATGGTCCAGTTGATTTCGATACTGATTTGGTCGATATTGAGGCAGATGATTATATAGCATTAAGAAACAATCTAAGAACTAATTGTCGTCAAAATTGGCGAGTTGCTAATCCTAATAAAATTTTCAGACGTAAGACCATTAATATCATGATGCGTCAATTCTTGATGACCCATTTGTCGGCGAGTGATTTTTAACTAAATACTTATATGGTACAAGAAAATCAATTTTTAGAAACTACTGGCGAGCGTGAAATTTTACATGATACTGTTCACGCAATCGAATTTGAATTACGGTCTGAAAAGGCTATAATTATTCGAGCAGCAATTACAACCGATGAAGAGGCTCAAGCTTATTCATTGAGGATGTGGATTTCTCGACAACCATTCTCTACATCTATTCCTGACGTTTATTCAAGCGTTAATATTATTGGTGTTTATCATGTACCTACGATCCTCCCGATCAAAGCAAAAGACGCTAAAATGTCGGTTGAAGGATATCATATTATCGAGCCAGCCGGAACGCTTTATGTAAACTTGCATAATCGCTCTGGGGCGAATGGAGCGTATGTTATTGATATCACTGAATTAGATAAGGACATATGTTTTAATCCTGATGAATAGCAACTAAATACTATAGTTAATAACATCAGGAGAAAGTTGTGGAAGCGATCGAAACACTAATAAATTTAATACTGGCCGGCGGACCACAAGCAGTAGCAGCAATTTTGATTTTAGTAGTATTTTTCTGCATCTATACTATTAGATCTCTAAATGCAAGAATAAAAGAAAAAGATATACTTTTGAAGAATCGGGAAGAGAGAAATGAGCAATTAATGGAGCGTTATCATGATGCTACTTTAACAGTAGTTGGGGCATTGAATAATGTCGAGAAAGCTATTGTAGAAATTAAGGCGAAACTATAACAACTGGAGCAAATTGAAGTGGATTGGTTAAACTACCTGTACCATAAAAATCCCGATTTAGCGAAGAAAGAAATACTTCAAGTTAAGTCTGAAGAGAAATTTTTAGAACAAAGCTATAATCTTCTTGCGAATGCCGTAAAAAACACTTCAAACGCGGTCGATGATCTTATATCAGGTGATAATGATCCATTATTTAAAACCAAGCGTAGAATTAATGCTATGGGACATTTAATACATGATGTAATTGCGGTGACATCCAAAGATGGAACGATTGATACAATATCAAATAAATGCAATGCAATGTTTGGCCATGACGAAGAATATTACATTGGGGAAAACATCAGTGAACTTTTTGCTATTAGTGTTAGAGAACAACATTTTGGCTATTTTAATGGTGATATGCCATATGACCATGATACGAACCCAACCATTGAAACAATTATGTGTCGTGGTGATCATTCAGAATTTTATGCTGAATTTACAATAGAAAAATTTGAGGAAGACGATGAATGTATGTTTATGATAATAATACGTGATATCACTTCTAGAAAAGATGATGAAGGAAAACTTCAAGAAGCCAAAAGAAATGAAAACTTCCACCGAATGTTAGCAACCTGTCTAGATCACATTGACGATATGGTAATCCTGGTTAATGCGGAAAAAAACGCGGTATATGTTAATAAAGCATTCACTGATCATTATGGATTTTGCCTCGATGATATCGTTGGAAAAAGACCACGGGATGTCATCGGAGAACTCCCAATTAATCCAGAATTATATGAAAATATATATAGTGATTATTTGGATAACGGCCTTATATGGACAGGGCAATTACCTAATAAAACTAAAAATGGTAATGGTGTTATTGACGATATTAAAATTATTCCTATAATGGGTGATGATAACAAGCCACAATTTTATCTTTCCATCCATAAATTAGTGGTTGACAATTCTGTATAATGTAATATAATATGCATGTAACTTAAAGGAAGCAACATGACTGTATATGCATATAAGACAGAATTCGAAGACGAACAAGTCCTTGCGATCGTTGCCGGCGATACAATTTCTGAAATGAATGGCTGGTGGAAAAAGAACGAATCCCGAGACGATGTTTATATTACTGATATTTTAATGGATCATGTATCCGACGACGAACTGCGGAAGTTTAAACGACCCGTTGTCATGCTCAAGCTAAACGGCGCGACGCCTGAAAGTAAAGCAAGCGCCGAAAGTATTGAGCTAGTGCCTGGGCCCAATGCTGCAAAGTCATGTCAGGAGAATATGGTCGCCGAAGAAAATGATGTCGATGAGTATTCTGCTTCAACTGGTGACCGACGAACTATTGGTGAAGTAACTGGTACTGCCCACGCTGATAAATGGGATAAGGCACCAACTGATGCAAAAACTATGAAGGCACCAGATGGCGTTACTGGTCAAGATGGGCAGGGCGGCACAGCCGGCAAGCTAAAGAAGACCGAAGAGCAGATTGAAGAAGAGCGTGGAAAAATCGTCGAACGCAAAACAAACAAAATCCTTATTGCTGTACGAGAAGGTCGGTGTTCAACGCACGCTGTTCACACTCTTGCAGATGAAATGCTCGGCGAAGAAAAGATTTCCGAAATCGTTGCAAACTCAATCAGGTCTTCAATTCCCAAGCTAAATGATGCAAAGAAGGAAGTTAAGCGCGTTGCACTTGCGGAAATGCGCGGATATATTGAAGAACTAAATTCCGCCATTATCAATCCAGCACAAGAAGTTGTTGATGCTGATCGTAACTCAATTGGTGTTATCCGCAACGAACAGGACGCCCACGGAAACATTAACATTACGGCCATCCATCGCTCATCTGAAGAGCGTGCCGAAGCACTTCGTCATATTACCGAAGCACGTGAGTCGGCCCGGAAACAGGACGAGAAGAATAAGGTTGCAGTCCAGACCGCCGCAGCCAAAGTTGGCATGGATCCGATGAAGCCTGGCACTGCAACTTCGATTCTTCCTGATGGTCGTGTTGCTCAGGAGCATGGAACGGCCAAGGTTGTGAAGATTGTTGATGTCGATGGTCAAAATGCAAAACATTACAGCGTAACTGAGCAGGGCGAAATTACAGCCGAAGAGTATGAAGAGAAAGTTTCAAAGGCTGATGCGGTTATCCAGCGCGACCTAACTGACGGTGAAGAATTTGCCGATGCTGTTGATTCGTTGAAGGCCGCCGTTGACACGCTCGGAGAAGCTGTTGAGGATTTGAATGGTGCTATCACAGGACCAGTAAATATGGATGACATTGATTTAGTCGTCGAATGCACTGAGATTGCAGAACCAGAGACAGTTGTAGAGTCGGACCCCATAGAAAACCCCGAAAATTGGGTGTTCGCGGTTGCTGGTGATGTTGACTACGAAGAGCTTGTTATTATTTATCGGGAGGTTTGGGAAAAGACTGGTAAGACAGAACAGCCCAATGCCGCTGATGTTGATTGGCTAAACATCAACAATTATCGTTACAAGGGAAACGGTCGCTGGACATATTTGACAGGTTCAGTAACCGATGGCCGTAACCGCCTCATTAGTTATGGTTGTGAAGAACTTCCGGCTCTTACTAACGAACTTGATGAAAAATATGATTGGAAAGTTGGTAAGCGTGGTCAGCGTCTTTTCAAAGATGAAGAAAAGGCAAAGGATTATTACTTTGCCATTTGCCCGCCAGGGTTTCATGCGGAAGAAGAAACGATCTTTGGTCACCGCACCTGGGTTGTCATGTTCCCACGCAAACGGTTTGATGATGGTGAAAATCCAGGCGAGCAGGAAGACTCAATCAGCGAAAAGACATTGAAAAAGTATGGTTGGGAAAGTCACGGGAACAATGTGTTCTCTGTTGAAACCCCCGCTGGTCAGGTTTCAGTTGGGCTTCTTGCACAGGATGCAAAAGAAAATGGTCAGTTGCTTTACCGTATGGGTCTCGACCCCAACACGGTACCATATGATTGGCCTTTCCATTACCGAGATTCTGGTACGCGAAAGAGTTCAAATGATTTCCGCCAGGAAGCGATTCGGATCCTAGAAATTGCCCGTAAGCAGGGAATTGTTCTAGAAGATGATAACGGAGTTGTCGAACACTCGGCTCCAGTTGGCGTCAACCAAGAAGTGGTTGGTGATGAGAGTGGTGATGATATCACCGAAGACGTTCTTAAAACACTTGGCACTTCACTAGATGAAGTCAACGCGAAGAAGAATAAGGACAAAGACAAAGAAGACGATAAAGAGTAGACATATTTTTTCAAGAGAATTGGGCGCCGTGTGCGTCCATTTCTTTGATTACTTGATTAGTTTTTTATAAATTTTTAATAAATCCGTCTTTTTCTCTTTACCGGTTAATTCTTGCTCGTGTTCTTCAATGAGAATTTTTACCTGTTCGGTTTTATTTAATCGTCTAAATTTCTTCCAACGATCCGACATGAGACTTGGATGCTCATAAGTTGTATGCTCTTTTTTCAAGTAAACTAAAAGTTGCTCAACCCATTCAACATAATCAGTTCCTCGACCAACATGACCAGATCGTTTGAATCGATAGAGCATTGTACCTTCGAGGAGGTTGCATTTTTGGCATAAAACTGAACGGATCATTCCTGTTTCGTGATCGTGATCTACGTGTTGATTTGACCCGGATTCATCTCTTAAATCAAGTTTACAAATACCACATTTATAATCTTGTTTCTCTAATAATTCTTTTCGAACTGCTGGTAAATCTTTGTTTGTAAGCCTCATGCTACTATTTATAAGGTTGACAAAAGTGCGATCTGTGTTATAATAATGACATAACGCAAACAGGAGATACAAAATGAAAATTTCAGATCGTCATTTAGAAATCTTAAACTTTGTTGCTGCCAATCCCGATTGTTCCACTAACAAAGTGTATATTGGCACCAGCCCCATTTGTCAGAGTACTGGTCGAACAAGATCGATGGGAACGTCGGGGTGGACTATCCCGGATACTCTCAAACGCAAAGGTTTGATTACAATTAAAAAGATCATGCCCAAAAATACGTCTTATCACAACACTCATTTGGTTCGTTATTACTGGAACCTCACCAAAAAGGGTCGCAATGCAATTGCGTAATTAAAAATGAAGAATTGGACCGAGCATCACCAAATTAGTCAATCAATCAAGCACACTTGCGTGGTTAAAACCAATGAGGATTGGTATCCAACAGTCAATGGTGAATTGAAGATGTCGGTGATGAAATACAATGCCGGTAAAGCAAACAAACTAAATCGAATTTGTATCTGGGGTGGGGATGATTTTGGAATGGATCGAGATTTCGAAGATTTCGACTCGATAACGTTTGACGAAATGAAAGAGATTGCGGATAATATCCCAGAACCAATAACTGTTAAATGGCTATTAGCAAATGGTTTCATTTATGCATAAGGTTGACATCTCCCAGTTCTATGTTATAATTATAACATAAGCAAACAACAGGAGAAGATCGATGGAAAAGTTGGTAATCAGTTATCAAGTAGGTGACGACACCTATTCGAATGAAGTAATCGAATGCGTGCATTGTGAATCGAAAGATCATTTCGGTGTCATGTTCATCGAAGAGGTAGAGAAATTTTACAAATCGGAAGATCGGGGCCAGACACTGTGGTCAACCGTTGAAGCTGCAACCTCTGCCGGTAACACTGACAAGGCTAATAATGCTTTCGAAGAATATCTCGAATGGCAAACATCTAGACCACGTTCTGTTATCGTATGCGGTAAGGATTTTGGTAGTTTCCAGGATATGACGTTTGATATAAAAGGCAAGATGACGTCATTTGAACTTCCGGAAATCCAGACCTTGGAAGAATGGTTCGATAGTCGAATCCCATACATGGAGAATGAAAATGAATAAGTCGATTAGGAATATTCTTATCACATGCTCAATTCTTGTGATCCCGGCATTTCTTACGGTCCAACACATCAGGAAACAGAATGCCGAAATTGTTTCCTTGAAGAATCAGGTTGGTGTTTTGTCGGCTCTAACATGGACAACAAGCACCGCACGAATGAAACCCTCAACGGGAATAAAATCATCCAAACCCCGAACTAATACGAGAAGTATATCACATGCAACGGGTCGGTGGTTGCGACCCGGATACACGCACAAACCCACCTACCGCTCCTTCACGTCAAAGCCTCCAAATTCGATGCATAAAATAAATTATTCAAGAACGGTTGGTCCCGCTACCCCGTGCGGTAAAACTACAAAGGGAAGGCAATAACACAATGTATCAGAAACTTTTTTACACAGTAACGTCGCCCAATAACGAAGGGTTTCCTGATTGGCAATCCGCCTTGTTCGCAACAGTCGTTAATTTGGTTATCATCCCTGCCCAGATTTATGGTTTGGTGTTCTTAGTTACGACTGCTATCAAGCACGCTTGGAATTTTTAGAAACAAATGAAAAACCTTTTCCAATGGATTAATGGTCGGCAATTAGATTGTGAATATCAAAAATTTACAATCTGGTTCTTCTCCATCGGAAATTTCGGAACCGACTGTTACATATTGCACTATCTACCAAACACAAATCTTCCGGAGCATACGGATCCAGTAAAAGGAAAGAATCATTATCGTTTAAATATCAACTTGTTTGGCGGTGGCGGATTTATATGTAAGAATGTAATTTTTAAATTTGGGACAATCGTTTTGTTTCGACCAGACAATGAACCACATTCAGTTATCAATAGTAATCATAATCGTTGGATTTTAAGCATCGGATGGGTAAAGAAATGAATCACCGTAAAGCAATTAGATCGCATGTATTGAAAAAGCTGTCAACTCGAATTGATGTTCATGATGGAACGACTGTTATCACTGAACTAAAAAGGCAAATCCGTGAGGGCGAAGCAATCAAGTTGCGTAAATCAGATTTTCTAAAGAAACGTCATAGCAAATGGCGATGTTTTTATGATAACAACAACGTCGTTGTTGTATTCGACGAGTTACATTCAACTATTATGACTGTATATCTTTAAGGAATATATTATGGGACGCCGTAGGAAACGTCGGGAACGAGCATACGATTCCCAGGAAAAGGTGACGCCAATCATCGTTGAATATTGGGGTAACTACCCAGTTGGCGGAAGTGGATTGAGTACATCTATCCAAATCACATTACAAGGTATGGCTCTACGAATTGTTGACTTAGAAGAAGAGATCGATGTTAGCTTGTCAATCATTCCTGGATATCACAATGAAGATAACGAAGTCGGGTATGGTGAAATATTAGCATCTCTACCATATACAATCGAGATTACCAAACATAACTGGAACGGCTTCAAAGACTCGAATTATAAGCTAAACTTCTCCATTAAGTTGAAGGATTTCGAAACCCTTAAAACATTAATGGAATGGTATGATGACAATGTACCAGAGTTTACCGGCATTGATGAAATTAATATGGATTTTTCTAGTCGAAGGGTGCAAGCTATTGACCTTCTAGTATAAATAAACTTAACAGGAGTACAGAGAGCGGAACCTTCCCAGAAGATTCCAAAGAATTATATTTTAGCAGATGTTTATCTGTGCATGTAGCAAAAGCGAAGCTAGTAAACAAAAAAGTTTGCTAAAATATATAGTAGTTACAACAACCTAGAAAAAGGATTGTGGATTTTTCCAATTTTTTTCAAAATAAAGGTTGACGTAACTACGAACCCACTGTATACTCCTAAAACTAAGCAAAGGAAACGATGCTTGGTGGGATTAACCTCCCAAAATTATTTTCAACTTTTTTAAAAAAAGGAGTTGACAATAGATCGAAGTTAGTGTAGTATATAAAAACATTAACAAGCGTTAACGGGCAATGGTGCCCAAGCAATTTTAAGGACTTAGGACAAACGAAAATGTTTATCGAGACCAGACATATACAGACAGCGATTGCAAATGGCGTAAGCCATATTGTCGAGCTGTTGACTGGTGGGCTAGAAACATTATCACCTTGGTCAAACGGTGGAATCGGCTCAATGCAACTGGTCCAAATATGTGAAGATGATACACGACCAGTAAAGAACCCTGAATATCGTTTTATTAATATTAAGGGTGGAGGTTCAAGTATGTTGCGGTAAAGAGCACATACATAGCGCACACGGCGCAAATTGAACCTTCCAAGCAAAACGGCTTAGGAAGGTTTTTTTGTACCTAAGCGTTAAGATCGGAGAAGCGGAAGAGTGAAACAGTTGGAGTTAATGAATGGAAAATGTGACTTAGAGATTACTTAAAGAATTACCAAATTGGCATCGAGGTGTCAAGGAGGTGAGTGGGATACGCGGAACGAGGCTGCGGGATTAACCACTATAAATAAGATCCAAACGGGCGGCGGCGCGGAGTAACACAAAGCGTCGGTAGACACAGTCGTAGTTGACAGAGTCTACGGTGGTGTAGCCGTATGCGGCAACATAACGCCACCAAAAAATAAGCAGAATTTGGGGGTGGGTTCACCGTCCGTGGCCCACCCCATAACGCCCCATAGTTTATCGGTTTAGAATTCCGGTTTTTCACACCGGCGAGCGGGGTTCGATTCCCCGTGGGGCGACCCAGTTAAAATTTATAGCGGGTTGGAGAAGTAGTTATCTCGACGTCCTCATAAGGCGTAGGTCGGCAGTGCAATTCTGTCACCCGCAACAAAACTTGGCTCTCGACTGACCGTCCCGATATTAAGAGCAAAGGTCATATGATATTTAATTATCTGCCACAAGCAGATATGAAGGTCATTAAAAAATTGCCGCCAAGTATTTTATGCTCCGTTAGCTCATTGGTGGAGCGGGACACTGAAGATGTCCGCGTAGGTAGTTCGATTCTATCACGGAGCACCAATTTATGCCTTTCAAGCTAATCTAGAGAAAGCGACGGATTGAAGACCCGTAGAGCCTGGAGCGTAACCAGGGAAAGGCACCAAACATTATTTGGTCACTGCAAAGTGTGTTAGCGACGGCTAATAGTTTAGGTGAGTATAGCACTCTTAAAGGGTACAGAACCGTCGCCTAATGCCAATGTTTTATAAGGGTTGATCCTGCCCGCGGTATCAAACCCGTGGTCTTGAATAAGGCAGGAAGCAGGACGAGGGGAGCGTTACCTCCAACCTTTGCTAATTTATAGGGGTGCCTGTATCGGTGAACTAAGCCGTCTCCAAAACGGTGCTTCGGCCTGGGAGTTCGAATCTCTCCACCCCTGCCAATATAATATGGGAAGGTAAAGCTAGTGGCTCTAGCAAGTGGTCTGTAAAACCACTCTCTTCGGGGGCGAGGATCGATACCTCACTTTCCCACCAATTAAAGCAGATACAGTCAATAAACATTCTGCCGTAGACACCATGTGTTGGGCGCAACTCATGTTGAAAACGGGTGACCCTGTTGAGACTATATGAAGGACTTGGTCTCCTTTAATCTGCACATGGCCAGAGAATATCGAACGAGGTGGTGGCTGATCCTGTCCGGGATGGGCCGTATGTTTCATACCGGGGGCCACCCTAACGCCCCATAGTTTATCGGTTTTAGAACGCCGGGTTCTCAACCCGGAAAGCGCGGGTTCAACTCCCCGTGGGGCGACCAAAATAATACTTGACAATAAATTGGATGTTGTTATAATACTTAAATACTGTTCGTTAATTGGACAGATTTACAACCGGGGAACTAGTCCACTACGACGCCGGAAACATTGTAAATCCCGAAAGACGATTTAGTGTGATGGTTATAAGGTTAGACGGTGTCGGTATGTGGTCAACCCGCCCGTGACGTTATAATCACAGCGCAGGCTGGAGGCCTTAATGCGGGACGCAGGTACCCGAGGTGAGATGATAGGCCGTTAGTGGATAGGATGGGATCCATTTATTTTTATGTTCCTGATGCCGACGAAGTGAGGCCTTGGATTGCAAATCCAAAGTACCGGATGCAAGCGCCGGCGGGAACTCCAAAACAATACTTGACACTTATAAATAGATGTGTTAGTATTACAGAATAAGCATTGCGCTTATAACGCCATAATGGCAGTCAACATGATAAAGGAAAAGACAATGGAATTAACAACTCAACATCAAGCTTCGATTTATAAAGGCATTGGTCACGTAATTGGGGCCATCCCAACCAAAGCATTTAGACTTCATAACAATTTGCGGAATGTCAACCGATCAGTTCGGTTTTATGACAAATATGGAAACTCCATGTTATTTTCCGGTAATGAAATCTGCACCAACGATACTCTTAATCAACAAGGTGCTAGGTTGAATGTCGGTGAAGCAGGCCAAAAATACTCCTTGATTTGGCCAGATGACTTGGAAAAATTCAGGGAGATGTTCCAATACGACGTTTCAAAGAAAAATGAAGTATTAATCGAAATCGTATCAATATTCTAATTCAACAATTTGCATTACAGTCCACAGCGTTCAAGAGCTTAGGCATTAGGTGGCTACTGTGGTTGAACCCGTTCAAATCGGGTTAAGAGACTCTTGATAATGCAAAGATTTTATGGACCATGACTCAGCAAGGAACGAGACCTGCTTTACATGCAGGATTTGCGGGGAGCGTTACCTCGATGGTCCACCAAATTATGAGGTAGTTGGCTAGGTTGGCGGTTCGACTCCGTCGTTCCTGATGGTCAGGTGTGGTTCGAGTCCACGTTAAATTAAGCGGAAAACAAATAGGGTAGCACCCGCCTATTAAGGTTCAACTCCTTAATACCTCACCAATATAGTGTGCGCCAAATGGCGAAGGCTCGGTCGCTCCGAGCATCTTGCGGGCCAAATTGGCCCGCATTATCCGGGTGTGGGAAAGTCTGGCTTAATCCGTTCGCTTTGGGAGCGAAAGACCGCAGGTTCAAATCCTGCCCCCCGGACAGAGAAATTATAAACATAACAGGGTATAGCTCAATCTGGTAGAGTAGGGGCCTCGGAAGCTTCGGGTGCCGGTTCGAATCCGGCTATCCTGACCAATAAAACAATGGGTGGCGCAGCTAATGCGATGTCTGGGACCGACGCGGGCTCTTAATCCGTGAACCAAGGGGTTCAATTCCCTCGCCACCCGCCAATTTATCCCTGAGTGGCGGAACGGTATACGTAGCGAGCTTAAACCTCGTGGCTTCGGCATGTGAGTTCGACTCTCACCTTAGGGACCAATAAAATAATGGACCGGTAGCTCAGAGGCAGTAGCGACGGGCTCTTAACCCGTAGGTCGAGATTTCGAAATTCTCCCGGTTCACCAAAAATATTGACATTAAACATAGATATGTGTATAGTTTATAAATACAAAATTGCCTGAGTGGCGGAACCGGTATACGCGAAGGTCTCAAAAACCTTTGTCCTTGCGGCATGTGAGTTCGAATCTCACCTCAGGCACCAATATATAAATTTAGGCAGGATTAATCCGTAAGTCCTATTTTATGCCCGAGTGGTCAAATTGGTAAAGACGTCCGCCTAAGAAGCGGAAGATTTTGTGGGTTCGAGTCCCACCTTGGGCACCAATAGATTTTTGTTCGATTGTGCGGCTGGTCCCAAACAATCGTTCAAGAGAAGACCAGTTGAACGCAAACTGACCAGAGTGCGTTATTAAACTGGAGGCCGTCGTCTAAAAGAAAGGACGCCCCCGTTGAGGGGGAAATGGTGGGTGCGAGTCCCCTCGGCAAAGTGCTTCTTACATAAATAGTTATATGAGATACGAACACATCATACAAGAAGAACCAGTTATATCAAGTTGGATTTCAGATCTAACGTATGATGATGGTGACGTGATCATGGCATTAAATTCAGGGCGTGAATATCAAATACAAGATGTTCCGTTAGATGTTTATGAATCATGGATGGAATATGGTTCAAAAGGTCAATTTTGGCACGGGTATATCCGTGGTATGTACCAAGTTTGGCGAATTGCTTAAATTTACAATACAATTATACTTATACTGATCCTAGCGGTCCCTGTCGGCAAGGGAGCGGCGCTGTTAACGCCGTTGTTCCAGGTTCGAGCCCTGGGCTAGGAGCCAAATTTGTTCAGACCTGATTTGCAAGTCAACTGAACATCGCTCGGACGATGGGCTTCATGAGCTTATCACATGCGAATTAAAATGGCTTTAACTGCGGCCGCGGTTGACTCCAGGAGATTTGCTTCCGAGCAACCAATTATGCGACGCGTAGGCGAGAAGGTTCTGCCGCTGGGCTTCCACCCCAGTCCGAAAGGTGTAGGGTTCGATTCCCTCGCGTCGCTCCAATATAATTTTCTCTGTAGCTTAATGATCTTCATTGATGACGGTTCCGACGGGAACGGAATGAAGGCCGCAAGGCGTTGCAATGGTCTAGAACATTGTGTTAGTCGCCGATAAAAGGGCAGAGCGCCACCCGCGGAGGTTGGAGGTAGGGTTCAATTCCCTTAGAGAATTTAGTTTGCTCCTGTGATGTTCTGGGAACATATCCGGCTGTCTACCGGACGAGGTGGGTTCAATTCCCATCAGGAGCGCCAATTGGGCGTGTGGTGAAGCGGTTAACACAGTGGATTGTCTATCCACCATTCGCAGGTTCAAGTCCTGTCACGCTCGCAAAGCTTAAATACTAAATAGTATATAATAATATTATTGAGGTTTAAATTATGCGATTAAATGAAATAGACGCAAAACGTCCAGATCAAAGACATCCTGATGTAGAATACGAAGAGGTTCCAAAAAAGAAATCAGAACCTGATGTGATCGACAGCGTTATCGCATACCTTTCTGGCGGAGAATCAGGAGCATACACAAAGCTTGCAAAAAGATTCAAAGATATAAAGGACGCTGAGGCGCAACTTATCGAGAATAAAAATAAATTAAATGCAGAACTAAAAGAAAACGTTGATAATTTATTTCCAGAAGCCGACGATATTTTTACAAGAGTTGTTGATACCGCGTCATTAGTTATTAAAATTGGGAAAGCAGAAAAAGCTCACCAGATTGATAGATTTGATGCAGAAGGTTATATCAAAGAAATTGAAAAAATGTTTCCGGAGTTAACTGAATCTTTTAAAACAGTCCGTGAAAAATTTACCACAGTTCAAGAGATTGCTGCAAAATCTCCCAAGCTTTTAACTCCCAAGTTGAAAGATAAAGGTGACGACAAGATTAAGAAAACAACAAAAACCGAAACCGTTATTTACGAAGGAATCGGCGAAAGATTTTCTCAGTATCTTCAAGCAGTTGCTAATAAAATCGGAAGGCTTCTTAGTAATTGGGACAAGAAATATGCAGATATCAATTCAAGATTAGAATCTGCTATTGCAAATTAATCAAATACATATTATAATATTATACTTGGCGTAGCTCAGGGATGCTTGATAAGCAGGGTAGAGCAGCCGCGCGAGAACAGCGGTGTGACGGTGGTTCGAAACCATCCCCAAGTACAAAATAATGCCCTTGTGGTCAAATTGGAAAAGGCGCTCGGTTTAGGTCCGAGAGATTTTGCAGGTTCGAGTCCTGCCAGGGGCACCAGAAATTATATCCTTGAGGTCCAGGGAATGGACACCTCCTTGTCCGGGAGGAGATCACCACTTCGATGTGGTCAAGGATGCCAAGCTTAGAAGTGGATGGGAATTGACACCTTGTTACTCTCCCAGGTAATGTAGGATGCAAGCCACGCTAGGCGTAAAATTATGCATCTGTATCCCTGTCCGCTGCGAACGGATTGAAAGGTAATTGGATCATGCACGTTCGAATCGTGTCAGGTGCGCCAAAACAAATAGGTGAACGGTAGTAGCCTTTGATGTGCGGATGGAGTTCGATTCTCCTACTGGATGGGTTCGACTCCCACCCGGGCTTGGTTTAGCAAAACATCATACGCGAGAGCGTGTCGCGTCAACATTGGTCGATCCAACGGAAACCAAGGATTGAATGGCGCACTTTTATTTTATGCGTCTGTATGCCGCCGGTTTTCGAGACCGGAGAAAGCTAACTGGACACATGCGGGTTCGACTCCTGCCAGGCGCGCCAAGTTATAAATACTTACATGATATATAATGAATTATTAGAAGGCCGCGACGCATCACTTTGGCATGGTATACAAATGAAGTATGCCCATGAGATTCTATCTAATATGAAAATAGAAGGTCGAACAACTCAAAGATATTGGCCTGACGGAATGCGGAGAAGAGAAGATGATCCAGACTATGAAGATAGCTTTTGGATGAAAGGCATTTCAACAACTCGTGATCCGTTATATGCATCTAGTTGGGGAAGCTTAGTTTTAGAATTAGATCAAGCAGCGATAACACGGAATTACAAAATTGTTCCGTATAGCTGGGGATTCCATATGAAGGGTGCCAGCACTAAGAGAGAACGAGAAGAATTTATTATTCTGTCGATGACTGGCAAGTCTATGAAAGATTATGAAAAAATATCAAATGATTCCATGCAAACTGATAACCCAACAAGTGCAATGAATTTATGGTATGCCCCAGAAGGAAAAGCATTAGATTTGAACAAATGCTTAAAAGGTGTATACATATCGGATTCAACATTTGAAATATATGGCGAAGATAATGATGAGATACAATACATCATGAAACATCCAAAATTCAAAGGATTGCTTCCAAGCACTATTCGTTCGGACAATCCAGAAAAGAAAGCTGCACGTAAAGAATTACGTGACCGAATTAATAGTCAAATCAAAAATTAAATTCTATATTATGGTGAGCATGGTGTAGTGGTTGCACAACAGACTGTGACTCTGTTAGAGTTGGGTTCGATTCCCACTGTTCACCCCCACAGTTTGACAACATGACAAATATACTGTATATTTATTTTGTAATTATATGGGATTGAATGATGTCTACTGTTATTTGGTATAAAGGAAAATTATATTCCGATAGTCGGGTTACGAATGACTTATTAAATACGGAAACAGGTGATCTAGTAGATAGAATAATTGGAAAAGGTAAGAAACTTTTCCGCCATCCCAAGAAAAATAAAATTTATGGTGTTACTGGTACGCTTGAAGGATTCGCTGATTTCAAAAGTCGTGGATATAAAGGATCATTGCGCTGGGGTACTGAATCTTCATCGAAAACTTTGGTCATTGAATGGGATGGCGAACATTTGATTGGATGGGTTTACAAGGAAAAATATATCAAATGGCTTAGGATTTACATTTCCAAGTTTGTAAAAACAAAATATAATTGGAAGGATGCTCCAGAATTCAAGATATCAATGGGATCTGGTACCGAATATGCTAGTGAAATGTTAGATTACGGGTGTTCAATTAGAGAAGCAATTCAATATGCATCGGATCGAGATGAATATACCGACGATGAAGTTGTTACGTTAGAATTAGAATAATGGTCTGTTAGTACAGTGGCTAGTACCCCCGCCTGATGAGCGGGTAACTCCAGTTCGAATCTGGAACGGACCACCAAAAAGGTTTGTAAGATAATCCTATAGCGAGTTGGCCTGGGGCCGCGCAGTGTTTTGAGCTCTGCTGGGAGGGATCGTAACCTTCACCCGCTGCTAAAATTTATGGGCTTGTAGCTTAGTTGGCTAAAGCATTCGGTTGATAACCGAAAGACCGCTGGTTCGAGTCCAGCCAGGCCCACCCAATTTTTTAATCATGGTCTTGTAGTGTTAGCGGCAAGCACGCTGGTTTTGTATTCCAGTAGCCGGAGTTCGAATCTCCGCGGGACCTCCAATTAGAAGCTTTGCCCTTAAAGCATATAAGGTGATGCACGGCTCCCGTAAAGCTGTGAACCACGTTCGAGTCGTGGTAAGGGCACCAATTTATTGCGGAGTGGAGCAGTGGTCAGCTCGTCGGTCTCATAAGCCGAAGGTCGAAGGTTCGAATCCTTCCTCACGCAACCAAACAAAAATCCTCCGGCCGCTGGGACGGGTTGTGGTCTTCTAAGCCCTTGTCTTTGAACTAGCTAGGTTCGATTCCTAGACGGAGGACCAACAATTTGTTGATTATTTTTCTATCATGTTGTATAGTAAATTCTTACTATAAGGAAATAAAATGGCCAAGACTATCGACGTACAGAAAATTGTAACAAATTTTCCACAATCAAGTTTAACATTATATCCAAGGACTAGAACACCTGGATATGATAATGATTCAAGCGAACAATTAATTACAATATTATGTGCTGGCCCCTGGGTTCCTGCTAGACAGAACCAGGTTAAAGCTCAAGCGTTGGAATGGTATCGATCGAATAATGTTTCCGACCTGCGCGAACTAAACTTGGTTAATGTTAAGGCTGAAAATCCTTATCCGTTATTTTGGCAAAAGAAGTTGTTATATAATATAATTGCAACTTGCCAAACATCATTTTATACGTTCAACCAACACGTTGAAAAATGGCGATCAGACCAAATACCAAAAAGAGCTATTCTAGATTTTTTCGATTTTTGTGGTGTTGGTGAATCCGGAACAAAAATTTCTTGGTCATTCGTCAGGGACCATTTAGATCATGATGGTTTTCCGATTGATAGATGGGTGCGTCGTGGTTTGAAATATTTTGATTTGCCTATTGACGCCCATTATATCATCGAAGCGTGTAATGAAGGCGGTGTTAACGTTTCGAAATTTAACTACGATATCAAAGCTTTTGCTAGGATGAACAAATTAACTGGATAATGCCTTGACCGACTGGACCGGAGTTTGGCCTCCTAAGCTAAAACCTGCAGGTTCGAATCCTGCTCAGGGCACGAAAAATAACATTTGATAATGAAATAATAATATGTTAAATTATGTTTTGATAGGAGAACAAATTGACACGTATTAACATCGTTCCACCCACCGAACTTACTGACCAGCATCTTGTTGCTGAGTACAGAGAAATTTTTATGGTGGGTCCTTCCTTACAAAGAAGTATTAAAAGCAAGGCTGGGGTGCATGGTATACCGAATCGCTATACCTTAAACAAAGGGCATGTTAAGTTCTTCTATAATAAGGGAAAATATCTGCATAACCGGTATTTATCCTTAATAGCAGAAATGAGAGATCGCGGAATGAATCCAAATCCAGATCGTGTTTTTTCGGTTGATCATTTTCCAGATCCATATTATAATGACTGGTGTCCAGAAGACGGTGATTTCGACATTGTCCGAGATAGGATTCGGCTTCGGATTTCGGAACGACCCGGGTGGTATAAACGTAACGGAAAAAAGATTGAGAAGGTGTAAAATGGCTGTTTTCAAATTAACCGGAACTGATGCAACTGATGACGAGCAGAAAAGAGGATCATTTATTAATGCCATAGCTCGCAGTTTGGAGGCTGTTAAGGAACACCCGGCTCTTAACGAATCAGCCCACCAAGCGAATGTTCAAGATATTCAAGATGAAGTTGTTGCGTTTACCGGGTTTAAGATTAAGACGACAAATCGAAAATCGAATTATTACGAGACTCATCGATTTGATATTAAGGGATTTAATGTCCCCGGAACGTCTCTAAAGTTTGATTGTTGTTACCAGATGAATTTTACCCAAAAGAACGCTATTGCGTTGGAAAGCCATTTGGTGGCAGTATTTCCGAATCTTAAGATTAACGTTAGTTTTGGTGATGGTAAGGCACGTTTTGTTGTTCATGTTTGCCTGTAAAGGTTGACATTGATCTATATGATGTTAAAATAATACATAACGAATAACGTTTACGAATTGTTATAATTTTTGGAAAGGATGATGGTTATGAGTCTTGAGATCGTCGACGTTTATCAGACGTCAGTTGGTTATTTTCGAACTCTTGAAGAGGCATCTCGGAAGAAGAATTGTCCAAAAACCACGGGTGGTGGATGGCGTGAACCCAACGTCAGAGAGATGCCCAAAATGGTATCAGCGTTGATTGATATCGATACCCAAAGGGTATTCCGATTGGAGAATATTGATCTAATAGTCGAATAATATTCGACAATTTTCTGAGATAAGGTTGACAGCCTGTCAATTTATGCTATAATTATGGCATAAGCAAACAACAGGAGATCGAAACATGGATGCAAAACAGTTTATAGAGATCGGAAATACGGTGTTTGGTGTTGATACCCGTTGGGGTTCTAAGATGGCAACAGCCATTGGTGTAACACCAGCCACTGTTTCGAATATCCGCACCGGTCGCGCCAACATTAGCGAAAAACTCACAAACCGTATCGCTGCACTGGTTGCAAATCGTAAAGTTGATACTGAAGGTGCAATTAGCTTCGCAGACACCGAAATTGCAGGCGATGCATGTTTTAAGCTTCGGCTTACAGCAACTGATCTTTCCAGCAATAAGTTTGTTAAGGTTGCTGATGTTAACCCGGCGCTGTTTTTCCCGCGCTTTGCTCCTGAGCCGCAGGTTATGGTTCAGCAGTTTGTCCAGGGTAGTAAGACTGCGCCGACGGCTTGCAGCGACGATAACCTGACAGACCAGGAAATTTTGGATCGAATTGGTAAGCGTGTTCGTGTTATGGACACCATTACCAACAGTGTTATTGCTGGTGATATTCCGAGCATGGTTGTTTACGGCGCCCCCGGGGTTGGAAAAAGCTACTCAGTTATGAAGGCGCTGAATGATACGGCGCGGTCGGATACGGAATTCAAGTTTGACGTGATCAAGGGTTCAGTAACAGCCGCTGGGCTTTACCGAGCACTGTTCAACCAGCGCAACGGCGGTATTGTTATGCTTGATGATTCGGATTCGATCTTCAAGGACGAGGAAAGCTTGAACCTCTTGAAGGCCGCTCTTGATAGCAGCGATGTTCGCCAGCTCAGCTGGAGGAAACAGTCTCGCTGGTTGGAAGAGCTTGCTGAAGAAAACGGTTTACGCCTGGAAGACGTCCAGGACTTTGAGTTTGAGGGTGGTGTAATTTTTATCACCAACATCAACCTCAAGGAGAAAGCACAGGCCGATTCGCGGATGTCACCGCATTACTCGGCTCTTATTAGCCGGTCGTTTTATGTGGACCTTACAACTGACAGTACCCGCGCCCGGTCCCTTCGTGTTAAGCAGGTGTTTGTTGACGGTACGATGGCAACGGCGCTTGGACTGGATGCGGATCAGGCGGAAGAGATTATGGAGTTTATTTCCGAGAACAAGGATGAACTGATGGAAGTCAGCCTTCGGATGGCGAACTCAATTGCCAAGCTTTACCTGGCGGACGCTGACACTTGGAAAGAGATCGTCGAAGTGACGAAGATGAAATAAGGATGGAAACGATGGAACAAGACCTATTATTATCATGTCCCTGGGTCAATATAACGGTTCTAGGGAAAACGTCGACCCTCAACTCAGTTGAAATCGAAGGTTGTAATTTATTTACGCGCCGAATACCAATTAAATGGCCAACGGCTGATTACATTGTAAATTTTATTGACGCCGACGATGAAAACGGTTATGATTATGTCATGGTCCATGATCGAGACTTTACTAAAGTGGAATTCATATATGATGTTTCTGCTGAATGCTGGATTGATGTCGAAGTGTTTGATTCGGAATCCAATACTTTTAGTGCCGATGAATATATGAATCGAGCAAAGTTTTTAGTTAATAAATAACACGATGGCGGTCGTGCAAGGTCACAGTTACCCTTCATACGGGTGATCTGCCAGGCGCAATACCTGGGTCCGCTACAAACGAGCCGAAGACAAATGGGTTATCATCTTGAAAATGGCCAGCGGGGGTTCGAATCCCTCACCTTCCACTAATTTATATATGGGAGGTTAGTGTAGCGGATAGCACGGAAACGCTCCATAGTCATAACTTGCTCGTTTTATGGGGTACGCTCTGGGGAAGCGGTTTGCACCTGCAATGCGAATGTCTGCCGAATTCGATTTTCGGGTACTCCACCAAATAACGCTTAATCAAGCGTTATATTGACTTGCATAATAAATATCGCTATAATAGAGGTATTAATATGGCTACGTATGAAGATATTGATCTCGACGTTGTAGACTTTGAAGGTTGCGAAGAAGGTTATAGAGAACCAAAGCGTGCAAAACGCCGTCGGGTAAGAGAACAAAAAATTGAATATACAAAGAAATGGTTAAAAGCAGAACGGAGTCGATACAAAGTTAAAGAACCACATCGCTATCTGTTTTTAGACCCAGAAGATGATGAAGATATGATGTTTATATGGTCTCTAACAGATGATGATCTAAAACCGTTTAGGGGGTTTCGAAATGAAATCGTTTATTACATTGAGGGTTATGGAGTTAAAAATCCGCCAGTGCCATTAATTGATTGGTGTGGACATGAATACACACCAGATTTACCGTTTTTAACTGATGAAGATATTGATAAATCAATACGAGCTGAAGCTGTAAAAATTCACAACACACCCAAGCAATGTAATTGTGATTCTTGTAGCAATAAGCGTTCTTATCGTGGAAAGAAATATGGTACACGGCAAGAAAGAAGAGCAAGAGAGTCTTTTATAAATATTATGGAAGAATTTGGATACAACCCAAACCCGTTTGTTGGGAAGAGAATAACAAAGGGTAATGGTTGGTAAGAAATGGAAGCTTAATTGGGCTGGGCCCGAGACCGCCTTGAAAGCGGATCGTACCGAGAGGTATGGGGTTCGATTCCTCAGGCTTCCGCAGAATTTATTGGGGTATAGTATAATGGTAGTGCAGAGGGTTTTGATCCCTCTGGCCCGGGTTCGATTCCTGGTACCCCAGCCAAATATTAAAGTTGGTTATAATGAAATATATTGATAAATTTTTAAGTAAATTACCGCATAGGAATAGAATTAATTTAACTCCAGATCAATGCGGAACGGTATGGGTTTCACTAAATGAACATACGCAATCAGGCAGTGTTGTCATTCGTTCCGACATAAAACAGTGGTTAGAGGATAATAATATTCATTACCAATTTATTGGTCATAGAAAACAGTTATGTTTTTTGAAGAAGAATGATGCTATAATGTTCCAGTTAACCTGGGTAGAATAGAATTTAATGGAAAGTAAATCTAGCAGGGTCTAGAGGGGGATTGCTAATCCTTTCGCACTTGAAAAATAGTGTTCGGTTCGAGTCCGATGCTTTCCTCAAAGGGCCGATAATAAAAGGTTACCCAAACAGCAGGTCGTGAGTTCAAACCTCACTCGCAGTCATTGTTGATTGTGATAGCTCAGTTGGTAGAGCAGCCGTCATTACGCTTTTATTGCCCACTTGCCCTTTACTTTGGACGATAATCTTGGATGGGTCCAAGGACTGCCTCGAAAACAGATTGTACCGAAAGGTATCTGGTTCAATTCCAGTGTCGTCCGCACGAGGATTAAAATGAGATATCTAACAGACAAAAAACGCCATCTTATATGTGAACCATATAGTATAGAAAATTTGCATATTATGGCAAATGATTTAGGTATCAAACGTTGTTGGTTCCATCGAACACATTATGATATACCAAAGAGAAGAATAAAAGAAATTGAGGACCAATGCGAGATAGTATCATCGCAAGATATTGTTCGTATAATTAAAATTTAATGCCGTCAGAACAAGTGTTCAGAGGGGTCTTATAAGCCCTTTCCACCAGATTAGTGGCTTTGGCTGGGAGCGTTACCCAGGGCGGCGACCAACTAAGTAAATTCTTGTCTTATTGAAGAATAAAGTATAAATAATAAAAACACTTTATGCAAGGATTTCAAAATGTCAAAAGAACTTAAAAAACATATGCGCACAATGCTTGATCTAATGGAGGCTGATGTTACTCAGGGACCTTGGACTGGTCAAGGTGTTGGTCCGCAACAAGGTACAGGTAATATGTACAATATGACGACAGGACAGAAAGTCACTGGTCCAATGGATATGTCAAAGGCTGAAAAGCTAGATCTAGCTGATGTTTTTGGTGGCGATGAATATTCAACTATTAGAAAGCTCGGTTATACATGGTTTGAAAAGCCAGGATATTTTAGTGATATTAAGGAGAAGACTTCCATTCCAAGAGGCGAGGTCGCCCGAGTTGAGCGTGCAATTGGTAGAAAATTAGAAAATGTTTACATGGGTGATTTAATAGTTCCATTTAAAGATGGGAATTATTATCCACAAGCTGATGCTGATTTTGAACGTTACCCAGAAGAAACTGTAATTGTCACTGTCAGTAAATGGGACGCAGAAGATAGCGATGAAGTTAGAGATGGTGATATATTTCTTGCAAACCGTACAGGTGCAAGCAAGTATTATCGTATGTGGATGCGCGTCATTTAATCTCAAGTTTATAGGGGGATAGTATAATGGTAGTGCAGCGGGTTCTGATCCCGCTGGTCGGGGTTCGATTCCCTGTCCCCCTGCCAAATGAGAAAATTTATAATTATCTCAATATTTTGTTTTCTAACAAGCTGTACATCATATAGCCAATGTGCCAAGAATGGTGAAAATTGGGGGTATGTTTATGGTATATTTAAAACTAAAAATCCAGTTAAAATTAAAATCTATTCAATAGTAGGCCAAGAAATAGGTTCTAAATATTGCAAATAACGCCGGTATAGTGATAATGGTAGCACGAGGCATTGGTAATGCTTTAGTGGTGGTTCAATTCCTCCTATCGGCACTCAATTAAAAGGTTGACTAATGATGTAATCGTGTTATAATAAAACATATTAAGGGAATGCCACGCGCCCATGCATATTGCAGAAAAACGTAAACTCCAATGGAGAAGCACAATGGATCGAAAAGTTTGGAACATCGAAGAGTTTAACAAGGTTAATCTCCCCGAGGTTATTGGTTCAATAACCAATCGAAATAGATTCTCAGAATTTAACAGGACTCGCGTATTGGACCTGCCAATTCATATGCCCGGGCAGGGATGGAAGATTCCATCCGAGATTAATAATTTCTTAGAACCAATCAAATTGGCTGCAAAAGCTGAAAGCCGCTTTGGTGATTTCCTAAACACTCATTACGTTTATGTGACAATTGATCAAAAGGTTGTCCAAGCCGGGAAGACTGGCCGTCGTGCTGGCGCCCATTCGGATGCCTATATAGAAGTAGACGAAGAACAGCTTGATCTGATAGCTGAAAATGCTGATGCTATCGCTAAAGAAAAACAAGAAGTATCACATACATATGTTATTGCTGATCAAGTACCAACGGAGTTTTTCAATGCGAAATTCCCGTTAGTGGATAGTTCATGCAACGGCGGATCATTAAAAACTTTTGATGAGATTGCAGAAAAAGCAGAAATAATAACGTATCCAGGATACACGTTGCTTCGTATGGATCCATATGTTGTTCACAGAAGCGCATTGGTTACAGAGACGATGGAACGAACATTTATGAAAATTAGCTTTTCGCGCAAAAAATATGCGAGGAAAGGAAATACAGTTAACCCAGGATTTGAATATGACTGGGAATTGACAGCGCGTTCACCTGATAAAAGAAATCATCCCTGGAAATAGATAGATAACTATACAATAATATTGTATACTGTTATCTTAATATAGGAGCGTTATTATGACAGGATACACAACAAGAATTGCACCAAGCCCAACGGGTGATATGCACCTGGGGACCGCTCGCACGGCTTATTTCAATTGGCTGATGGCTCGAGCATCAGGTGGTAAATTCATTCTTCGTATTGATGATACTGATCTCGCAAGGAACGATCAGAAACATATTGATATTATTCTAGAGACAATGGAGTGGCTTGGGTTAACTTATGATGAGCTAGAATATCAGAGCAAACGTATCGATGTGTATTATCGAGCAACAAATGATCTTGTCAAAAAGGGATTTACGACTACATTAGAGAATGGTGCAATTGCTGTTAATCTATCTTCTGTGATTGATTTCCCAACCACATGGCGCGATGAGATTTCAGGTGATATTAATATCACATCAACCAACCACGATCAAACAGATGGTATGATTCTTATTAAAGGAAATGGATATCCGGGTTACAATTGGGCTTCGGTGGTTGATGATGTTGATCTTGGTGTAGATTATATTATTCGAGGCCATGATCATATCACAAACACTTCAAGCCAAGCAATTCTTTATAAGTTACTAGATAAGCCATTGCCCAAATTTGCGCATGTTGGTTTAATTCACGCCAATAAAAAGAAAATGTCCAAGCGTGATGGTGCTGCGAGTATGATGCAGTATAAAGCCGATGGGTATGATCCAGACGCATTGTTGAATTTTATGCTTCGTCTTGGATGGGGGCCAACTATCGACGATAAAACGACTAAGACTATTGACAAGGATCGTGCATTAGAGTTGTTTATTAATGGTGGACGAATGCGATCCGCCCCATCAAATTTAGATACAGCAATGCTAAATTCATATGATAGAAAATATAAGGCTAGAAAGAAATAATCTAGCCTTAGATCGATGAGCCGAAGGTTTAGGGTTATCATTTTGACTTCTAATCAAACCAACACCCTTTTCCACTCCTTGCTCATTCTTAATAGGAAAAATAAATGAACATCGACGATATGATAAAACTAATTCGGCCAATACATAACGATATTTGTATTCTTTATGATACTAATTTGGTTCGAGTTGTTGGTGTGGCTGAAGATGAAAGGGATTTGTATTATATTGTTCGAGATTTGGAACATCGAGATCATCCAGAACACTGGGCATCTGCGGTTGGGCATATTGTCAGCCTGAATGGGATTTACCCTGAAGAGCGATATAAACATATGGATGATGTATTTCGGATGAATGGTGCAGAAAGAAGTGAAGAATTTATTGTTATCGTAGAAGAATAAGAGTTGTTCTTCTGACTAAATACGATATGTCATACAAAATTAGATACATACCGAATCTCATCGCGGCTCTTATAACCAACACCATCGAGCCACCACCAGATAGAATGGTTGAGATACAAGAATGGTATGATCATATCAAAAAAAGCATATTAGAAGAAGGTTTCCGCAATCCCGTTGTCTTAACAGCAAAAGACGGTAAACTGGAACCACGTTATGGTGGTACAAGGGTTAAAATTGCACAAGAACACGGAATGAAAATACCAGCTATTATTGCAGATTTTGATGATCAATTTCCCGAAGCTGAAACATTGGAAACATGGGAAGTTCCAGATAAATTCCTAGACAAACCAAAGAAAATACTCTTTAAGACCTATGGAATCAATGCTTCGGGCTTACCTGATACCGTAGAAGAATTCAATAAAAAACTTGACAAATAGATAAAACACTATACAATAGTTATTGTAATTATATAGAAAGATCGTATCATGCGTATTGGAGAAATCGTAACGGTAGTTGTTTTTGTGTTTTTCATGTGTATCTCATATGGAGCAAACGCAACTGTAATCGGACAGAGCGAAGGCTTGTCTTTTATCAAAGCCGCCAATAACGCTCGCAGCGGGACGACAATGGATTTCCGCCAGCTTCAGAATTTTTTTAGCCCGACACAGGGAAACGATAACCAGATTTTGAGCCGCACCGAAGCTCTTCTGGCGGAACTTGATGACGATGACAGCATCAAGCGGATATCGGTGATCGCAACCTTAATGCTTGAATCAGGAAAGGTTTATGAAGCCAACATTACAAACGGCTATCAGCTTTCCGTTGATAGCACGGGTTGGGATTTTGGTCCCAACGGTTCGCCTGTTCATAAGGATTTCCGTAAAGTAACTGAACATGATGTGGTATCTAGCGGATACGCTGTAAGCGATAACGATCTCGTTGACGGTCTTTCTGGAGTTCGAAATTTCTCAGATCGCGCAATCAACGGTGTTTATACTGTAACAGTCGTGTTTACTGGTCGGGATACGAAATTCGATACATTTGAAATTAATGGGTCTAACGTGATCGTTCGAAACGTTAGTGAGATATCTAACCGTTTGGATATGACGAAACCAGGAGATGAGAAACTGCACAAGTCAATTGCAATTCGAACTTGGACAGTTGTAACTGAAAATCAGCTTAATGTTGCTTTCCCGAAGTTTCCTGAAAATTCCGTATTGTCGGCAATCATTATTACTCCAGTCAACATGCTACAGGTAATTGACCGTCGAGTTGAGGATTTGATCGACTCTCGCAAGCCGTTCGTGTACAATGCTGGTGGGTTTGGATCACGTAATGGATTTGATTATGGCATATCCCGATATTTTGCATACTCTAAGGATGGGTTCATCTCTACCCGAGGCCATGGTGGTTGCTGTAGTATCCCAGGCGATGATGGGCCATACGACGTACCGGTGTTTGTTCCTGGCGGAGACGGTGACCCAACCGATGTTCCAGGTATTACCATTCCAGGTACCGTTCCGGAACCCGGTGCGCTTGCACTATTCGGAATCGGCATTATTGGATTATTAATTACTCGTCGTAGGAAAAAATAATGTTTTACCTTTATTATGAAATATTTATAGGGCTCAAATCCGAACCTGAATATTATGTTGATAGCCATGAAGGTCCTGGGCTGTTTACTTTTACTAGAAAACGTGGTTCACTCAATACTACACAAATGGCTCATCGTATATGGGAACAGAACAGTGAAGATGGCTCTGTGAGATATCTAAAAAATAAATTAACAGAAGATCTAATTGTTGATATTGAAGAATTTAAAATAGTAAAATTATCAGCGTCAGAAGTATCACACGATTCTTTCAGGTAAAAATAAATGATAACATTATATTTTGAGATGCCAACAACTTGGGGTAGAGATCATATTGATTTCCTATATTACTATAAGGAAACTTCTAAATATTTAATTGAACCATTACATTCTGTCCCGTTGGGTTATTCATATAAATCAACCCGTATATGGTTACAAAAAGAAGATGGTTCAATAATGTTTCTAAAGAATAGACATTCCGGACACCAAACGGTTGATATTGAAGAATTTAAGATAATAAAATTATCAGCATCAGAAATTTAATTTATTACTTGACATTATCTAACAACTCTGTTAGTATAAATAATACAAACAAACAAGGAGATTATTATCATGTTTAAGAGACTCAAACACAAACGATAATAACTCTAGGCCCGCGATCCTAGAGTTGTTGTTGAATAGCAATTTTAGGATCATGCAGCATAATCGGCAGGCTGGGCCGCCAAGGGACTTTTAACCCCTCGCTTAAAAGGTTCGATTCCTTCTTGATCCTCCAGATTAAATTCTGGACGGGTGACCCGAGTGGCGATGGGCCTGGACTCTTAATCCAGTATTATACACCGTGGGTTCGAATCCCACCTCGTCCACCAGATATGTTATGGACCGGTAGCTCAGAGGCAGAGCAGCGGGCTTTGGTAGAAAGGGTTTCAAGCCCATTAGAGTGCAAATCTCAAATCTACAAACCTAATCCGCGTGTCGAGATTTCGAAATTCTCCCGGTCTACTAAATTTATATTGAATTCTGCTTAATTAAAAATCGTCGTTGTATCGTGGATCGAGTCTTCTGTTGATTTCATTCATTAAGCGATGCTCTAATTCATTTGCATCATTTAGACCAAATCTTGGTTTATCAATGAAGTTCTGTTGTAATTTTTCGATTGCATCCGAATTTTTCTCAATCTGTCTTCGATCTGTACTCGCACTTGTAACCAACGATTCCGTTCTTAATGATTCAGATCGAACTGTTTCGTCGATCGAATGTAACAAAGAATAAACGGTTTGAAATGCCCAACCAGCGGCGCTTATTCCTGCAATAATGATTGCTATAGAAATCTTGTTTAATATTTTACCAATTTCAGGTTGACTTTATCAATAAACTTAGTTATAATCTAGAAATTGGTGTATAGAAATGCGCCCGTAGCTCAGCTGGATAGAGCAACAGATTTCTAATCTGTGGGTCGCAGGTTCAAATCCTGCCGGGCGCACCAAAAACTATATAAAAAATGAAAATAAAAGGTTGACATTATTTCATTTTCTGCTATATTAAATACAGTTGTTGACCGAAACGCTGGCGAACGCGGCAAAGTAGAAAGCAACTGTTAAGCAAACCTATAGAGAATGATTTAGTAAAAATATTGAGAAACTGGGCCCCGGGACAATGTTCCGGGGTTCAGCGTATCTGGGTCTTTAAAAAATATAAAAAATATAAAAAATCTAAAAATAATTGGTGATAAAGGTTGACACTGTACCATTTCCTGCTATAATACACGGACAAACAAAGACACACTAACACGTTAAAGGTGTTTTAAAATTAAAGGATATGAAAATGGCTGATAATAGACTTACTAAGGATGAAACTGTTGCATTGAAACAAATGTTGTTGGTGGCTTGTAACAGTCTGGACTATTCACAAATTTCCCGTCTTGTTGGACGATTTAACAAGTTAACGGACGAAAGTGTTGCAAAGTTAATCGAGAAACACAATAATTGAGGAGTGAAATCTAACGCGGGAGAACAACTCCGTAAGTCGTGAGTAACTGCCAGTTGACGCTCACACGTTGTAGATGCTCCTGGCCTTTTTATTATGGTGCAAACGGCCCGCGATGTTGTCCACCCTAAAGGACCCGGGTACGAGTTGAATGGTGTATACACGGTAAGTCCTAGTGCCCCAGCCAGCGTTTTAAAGAGATGACCAATTTATACAGAATTATGCCAGTGAAGCTGTAGGTCAGCGGCCGGGTAAGACCCGGTGACAAACAAACCCTGATCAGGTATGGGTTCAATTCCCAAGCTGGCACCTAATTATGTCCTGTCAACGTGAGATGCGTTGCTCCGGAGGTGATATCACCGGAGTAGGAGTGCGGTGCAATACCGACGCAGGACTCCAAAATTTGCGGCTGTGAAAACCGGTAAGTAGCAGTTGCGAGATCATCGTGTCGTGTTATCCTCCTTCCTTTAACGGTAGGTTCGGTGGTTCGACTCCAAATAGACACGGTGTGTAATAGAAAGAGCGTGGTGGCGAGGCTTTGAATAGCACGGGATAACACAACTTTTTAAGAATTATGGACTGAAGGTGGACGTATGCCCTGGGATTGAGTTATCATCAATTAAATCGACGCGTAGGTTTGTTGTTAGTTAGCCAATCAAAATCGGACAGAACCTGGCTTAACAGCCGAAAGGACTTAGGGGCATATTTTAGAGGCATCGGCGGGCGACTATCTTAAACGTGATAGCAAGTGCTGATCGAGCCCATCGCGCTCGATGGGGCCGGAAGCTAAAAGAGTCGGCAAAATGGAGCCAAGCTGTGGGAGTTAAATCTCACAGCCCAGATTCGTCCGAATGGACATGTTTTAACAAGGAGAGAAGAAATGGGAAAGAAAACGCTTAAAGATAAAGTTGTCGACGTAAACGACCCAGCGTATCTAAAAGAGCTCCTTCAAAAGGCTCTTCCGTTCCTCGAAAGTTATGATCTAATGGGAACTGGTGGTCTTGTTGATCGCTCTGAATATGGCGAAATGAATATGTTGGAGAAGGAAATTGCCGAGGCTATCGGTGAAAACTCCAACGATTATGGTTTTCATAACTCGAGTGGTTAAAATGGCTAAAATGGTTGCAGTAAAATGTGAAAATTGCCCTACGGTATTTGAAGCGCGAGTTGCTGATCGCAAGCGCGGCTGGGGTAAATTTTGTTCTAAATCATGTAAAGCAAAAAAACAAGAAAAGCGCACTGGTCAATATAAAAGGTTTATGGACCGTCAAGATTCAATGGATGAGCAGTATGAACCGCACCCGTTTAGTTCCGAAGCTTTAGGACAATGGGATGATTAGCAAAGGTTGACATCTCCTTGGTTGGTGTTATAATAAGGTATAACGCAACAAGGGGATTTGATATGCAGGACTTAGTCACAGAGTTATATGAATCGGACAAAACGTCAGAACTTACGAACCGCGCCGCTCGAGAAATTGAACGCCTGCGTGTAGAAAATGAACGTCTGCGTGTAGAAAATGAACGCCTGGAGTTTGAATCAAATATTGTTACCTTTGGTTTCTAAGCAAAGGTTGACAGCTTAACAAATTATGTTATAATAAATGTACAAGTAAGCAATAACGCTTAACAAACACAAGGGAAAAGATCGATGGATTACGAAACGTGGAAAGAATTGAGCATTGAACAACGGCTTGAAGCCGATGCAAAAGCAGCGAGCACGCGCGAAGAGCCCAGTTTCCCTTCAGCTGAAGAATGGGAATTGCTTGAGTTCAAACAGAAGAGTATTATGGAGTTCGTTTCCGCGCAAAAAATTTAAAAAGTTGACAAGAAAAGGTTGACAGCTTAACAAATTATGTTATAATATAGGAACAGTTAAGCAATAACACTTAGATAGAGGAGAAATGGATATGGCTATTAGAACCGCAAAGAAGGAAGGTTACTAGCGTGGTCATTGGTGGGTCCGCTTGTTTGAGGATGGTAAACCGGTTGACTACATAGGATTCCCAGTAAAGGGATTTGACGGTAGTGATTTTGACACTGAATATCGCAAGGCCCGAAGGTCCCGAGATTCTTGGATTAAAAAATGGTTAAAGCATGAAATAGATCTTGACGATTCCATATAATATGCTATAATATAGGAACAGTTAGGGAATACAGTTTAGTGAAACTTGGGGTATTATGCCCCGCCCTAACGGAGTGCTAGAGCAAAGATCGTTAGCTCGCCCCGTTAGGTTTTTATTAGCCCGAATGGGCAAAGGTTAAGGTCGGTGGATTAGACTCCCGCCGCTAAGTTGAGGGGAAGATGAGACCCTTAAACCGTAGAAACAACGGCAGGAGCGCAACTTAACTCCGTAAGCCCGATGAACTTGGGGCTTGTTCCCCGCCCTAGTGGAGTGCTTGAGCAAAGATCGTAAGCTCGCCCCACTAGGTTTTTATTTACCCGTGATAACCAGCGGGCCATGGTTGGATAGTGCCGGGGCAGGCAAAAAAGCGATTTCGATATCGTAGCTGTAATGGTTAGCAGTTCAGGTTGGATAATAGTTGTGCCATAAAACGGTTCGAATCCGTCGAATTTTAAGAGTTTGTAGTAGCATAATAATCCTGGGTCGCACTTGGGATAATGCCCCGGCGTTAAACCGGAAGATGAGTGTAGAAATGTTGGGTCGACACGACAAAGTAAGCTGGGTTAAATTACCATCCTACAAAGCCATTTTTGGAGTCCAAGATGAAATACTGGTACACAGATCTTTACAAAAAGAAAAATTGGTTAGAAACCGACGAGACCGATCCTCTGAAAATTATTAAGCGTTACTATAATGCTGAATGCATAGTCCATGACGCAGATGTTTGCGGAGATGAAGAAATTTTCTTTATTTTTGACACCAATATTGCATATTGTTTATCATACAATTGGTGGATCGAATACGATCCAGAATGGGAAATATTCAATGAACATTATATCAAAGAAGTACCTTTATTAGCATTCAAATATCCAGAAAATCGGGATTGGTTAGACCTAAAACGTTGACATGCAATTTGATTGTGTTATAATAATATTATAACGCAAACAAAGGAATATTTAATGAGGATCTTTTCTTATATATTCGCATCGGTCTTATTGATAGTATCGGTATTGGATATTGCTTCGACCAATACGGGACTTGCTGTCGGCGCTGTTGAAGTAAACCCAGTAATGAGTTTTTTCCAAGATGTATTCGGCGGCTATTGGTATATTCCGAAGATGGTGCTTATTGGTTGTGCAATTTACATTATGATCCTGCATCCAAGCACACCTGTTTTTGTTGCAATGAGTGTTGTAATATTATATACTTGCGTGATAGTATATGGAAATTTTAGTTTAGCTGGTGTAATATAAGCCCTGTTAGTTCAACGGCAGAACGGCGCCCTCATAAGGCGACAGTTGGGGGTTCGAATCCCTCACGGGGCACCAACACAAGTAAATAATGTTGTGTCAATACAAGTTTTAATGCGGAGAAATGTTATGCAGAGAAATAAAAGTATTCAAACCCATAATCTCATGGAGGATATTATGGATGACCGTGATAACATTTCGACCACCGAAAAGTCTTCTCGAAATATAGCTTGGGAAAACAATCGACCAACTAATACTAAGATTAGTAAATCAATGAAAGGACGGCGCTTAACGAGTCGAGAAATGTCAGTCCTTCGTCGTTTGGAACAAATCTACCCTGGAGATATTCAAGCCGATGCCGATTCGCTGCGCGGATTTAATGTTTCATAATTGTTACAAGTAATAGGATCGAGAAGATGCATAGCAACGTTGAAGTGTAGGTATTTCTAGTAGCAGCATAAATATATGCGGAGTAGTTTTGAGGATAACGAATGAAAATAAGTATCATCGGTGGCGGCATTATTGGATGGAGTACAGCCTATCATATTGGTTCACAAGCTGATGTCACTGTTTATGAGAAAGACCCAAGTTATTCTTTAAGCAGCTTTGCCCGTAGCTGCGGTGGTTTACGATTCCAATATTTTACCAAAACAAACATTGAAATGAGCCGATGGTCAATCGACTTTATCAAAACACAAACAGATGTTGATTTTACGCCAAATGGCTATTTGATGCTATTTGGTAATGATCAAAAGGAAAATCACGATCATAGTTTAGCGGTACAAACTGCTCACGGTGCTACAACGATAAGTATGTCGCCCGATATACTTTTGCCCTACTATCCCTATATAAACATTGGTGATTTATATCGTGGAAGCGTAACTAGGGATGGATCTGAGGGATGGATAGATCCTGTAATACTGCATTCATGGTTCAAAACAAACGCACAATCATTTGGTGTAAAATCAATAATTGCTGATGGCACATTGGTCAATCATGATGATGTAGACGCGGTAATTATTTGCTCTGGCTGTTGGTCTGATGAAGTTGGAAAACACTTCGGTTTGAACATACCAGTGAAAGGTCATAAACACACTGTATTCAATGTTGATACACAAGCGTCACATATTCCAGACATGCCGTTGATAGCTGATCTAATAACAGGAATTTATCTTCGACCTGAGGGAAACGGTTATATCGTTGGTTATGATGGCAATGGCGAATGGGGATCAGATGATTTAGAGCCCAATTACGAAAGTTGGGAGAAGGTATGGGAATTATTATACCATCGTTTCCCAACAATCTTCGATGCAGCAAAAATGACTGGTGCATGGAGTGGATATTATGATACTTCGACGATTGACAATAACGCCATAATCGATCAAGACGGTAAGTTTTTCTTTGCAACTGGTTTTACGGGTCGAGGCTTAATGCATTCACCTGCGGTTGGTTTAACAATGAGCGAATTGGTTTTAGATAATGAATTAACATTCAATATCGATAGCTATCGTTTAAATAGATCTCCTAATATTGAAAAATATGTAATTTAATTATTGACATTATGTTTCTTGTATAATATTGTATATATGCAAAGGAGAGTATTATGGGCGGATGCGTTAATGTGTTTCTAAGAGACAAGGATCGAAACTTCCATCAGATGACGCGTTGGACAAATATATTGCCATCTTTTCTAGATTGCATTGGTAACGTAGAAGACGAAGATGAACATCTCCAGGAATATATGGAGACCTGGTTTGAAATGAAAGAAGATTGGGAGAAGAATCGTCAGACCGCAGATTTCGAACACCCGATGACGTCGATGTATTTTCCCAGTCCAACAAAAATATGTCAATCAGAATATGGCTTGGTATTTGTTGATTATATAACGAAGACAATTGTTTCCTATCAGGATTATACTTCTATTGGGATTGTTAGCATAGCGGCAATTATGGTTTCGTATGACAATGATGAACGTGATCGCATTCTTAAAATTGCTGATGCTGGTAGAATATCTTACCAACCATTTACTCTTGATATATCGAGTAGACGAAAGGTCGAAGACACTGCTCATATGGAACAATTGATTAAAGACCGAGAAGGTGACTTGCCACAATTTATTGTTGATAATAGTCCTTGGAATATAATTGATTGTGATAAATGCGTAAGATTTACAAAGATAAAGTCCGGTATAAATCAAATTTTAGCGAAATAAGGTTGACAAATTATTTAAATTGTATTATACTGTAAAAACTAAGCCCTTTTAGCTCAATGGATTTAGAGCGTATCCCTCCGAAGGATAAGGTCGCGGGTTCGATCCCCGCCAAGGGCTCATGAAAAGCGAAAAGGAAATAAGTGTACCTGAAAAAACACTAGAGGATTTCTATGCTAAGTGCGGAAAAATCCTTGAAATAGAGCATACTTGGGTAACACCACATGTTCGAAAAGGCGGGCGTTGGAATCGCAAACTTGGTAATGGTCGTTTCTCAGGATACGGAGTAATTCGTCCCTGGGGATCAGGTTATCAAGTTATGAGTCGATCCAATGGTACCAAATTGTTTAACACTCAACAAGAGGTTTATGAGTTCCTCGAAAGATAAAACTCTTTTTAGATCGAATTTAATATCCCATATTTTGACCAGTTTTGAAACGGACAATTTGTTCCTGTTCCAACTGCTTGAAATCAAGGTGATCATCTTCCGGAATAAGTACCGTTGCCAGTGTCGACCATGTTCCAGCGTCGACGACGCATTCAATGCCAAACAAGCGCATTGCAACAACCAGGCCAATCGTTCCAACTTGTTCTTCAATCATTTTATTCTCCAGTTCCAAAATTTAGTTGCAAAATTCTTCAAAACGGTGGGCTTCGCTGTAGCTGAGACCTAGTGTGTAACAGATGTAATCACCGCCATACATGCGGTCATCTTCGTTAAGGTCCATGCTGTCCAAGATCCAGCGAATTGCTGTCTTCTCGTCGCCAGCGCCCAGGTCGATAGTTTCTTTAACCTGGGCTGTGAAATCCGCCAGGGCGGCGGCTTCATTCCGTTTGTCTTCTTCCATTGCCGCGTCCATTGCCCTGAGGAGCTAATCCCAAATATTCTGCTTTTCATCGTCGGATACTTCGTTCCAATTTTCAAACCAGGCGCAGGTCGGACGGAAGCCATAAGCGTCTTTGTGGAGGTCCGAAACAATCTGGGAATCAAAAGTGAAAGTAGACATTTAAGTAACTCCGATCTATGTTTGCGTTTTGCTTATGTCCTTATTATAACATTAAATTGGAGACTGTCAACCTTTACACCGTATAATAAATTCTGCATATTTTTATAATCTTTGGTCATTCCCATAACGGATGATGCCAAATTTTACTTCAGCGATTGCATCTTCGGATGATAGCCTAAACCATTCACCCTTCTCACGATGATGACTGATTTCTCTATGTATCGCTTTCTCAACTAATCTCACACGTTCATCTGCAACTTCTTCGATGTGATAGATTTTAAGATTTTCGATATTTCCTGTTTGTAATGAACTCAAACGCTTCTTAGGATCCTGGCTAAATCCTATTTTCATAAAACCATTTTCGTTCTCTGGGCCTATGACATAAATGTAATTCATACATATATTTAATGTAAAAAGTTGACAGCTTTCCTAATTGTGTTATAATAATGGTATACAACGGAAAACAAGATGAACAAGATGAACAAGACAATTGCAGAGCTTTTAATTTATATCGGAACCGATGAGGGAATCGTGCTTGATAAGAACGAATTCAATATCATCATTAACCAGCTTACTGATATCCAGAAGCAGGCGATTAAGGACCAGTGCGGAGGATCTGCACCGGTAGTCGTTGATATCACATTAACGAATCCGAAAGTGAGCACGTTCATCAGTTGGAGTATTTACGAAGACACATCTGCGGAAGATCCGGATGATTGGGTTGAAGACTATAGCATCGCCGCTCCGGATGGCGTCTACACTGTTCGTTTCGATTATCTCGATAAACAATTTGGAGAGCGACATGGTGTCCAGGTTAAGGACGGTATGGTTGTAAATCCCGAAGAAACGCTCGAACTGGTCGGCCAGGCTCGAAATGAAGCTGGTTACTGGGGAACATTTTTAGAGAGACTAGAATTCGACGGTAAGAAGATCACCGCCCGCATCGGTAGTTAAGGTTGACAAGTTACCGATTTGTGCTATAATATTGGTACGAAAGGAAGTTAAGCAATGACTTTTGAACAGGATATGCAGATCTTTTTTGGAAAACCAAGTACCGCAGTAGATTGGGAAATTGGTGGAACGAAAATACAAACAAACCGCCGCTGGGTTAAGGCAATCGGAACATTTACCAATCGAGCCAGTGCGGAAAGAACCATTGGTATGCTGGATAAAAGTCAAAAGTATCGTATCGCCAGAGAAGGCGATGGTTTTATCATTCAAACATTCAAGGTGGAATAAAACAATGACCAACACAAAAATGATTTACCGTAGTCGTACATTCGGAGATGATGTCCTTACACTCGATACAGCCAAGGGCTATTTCCCGGATCCAGATCGAACGGTGTTCCGCGTAATGTATGCTGAATTCATCGGATTTGGCGACCTGGACAACAAGGAATTCAACTCAGTAAACATGGAACTATTCACAGATCGCGATACTGCAATCCGCGCCTATGAAATTCGACTGAAATCGGATAATCCGGTAGCAGAATCGGGCGTAACAAATGATCGCCTGGAAAAAGAGTCTTTAGCCGATATCCTCGCAAAAGCACTGGGGTAAACCAATGAAAATTAGCATCAAATTATCTATCGCCGGTCTTATTGTGTGGATTGGACTTGGGTTTCTAATGCATATCCTTTTCCTTGGGACTGCAATTGATTGGTCAAGTGCCCTGTCTTGGTTCGTGATCTTGCTTTGGCCGGCGTATATTGTTTTCAAACTGTTCATAATTTTCCTATATGCGGCAGCAATTGTGGCAATCATCGCCGTTACATATCTTGTGGGCGAATGGCTCTATACCAATTACCTAAAATCATGGATTGAAAAGGAATAACAATATGCCATCTGCTGAACAGAAGTCTGCTCACGAAATTATTCGAAATGCTATAAACGAAATTAGGCAAGAATTTATGCCTGTTTTTGAAGAAGATAGCGAAATGGTCGATATGGTTATTTCATCGGCATTGATGGCAACCGCAGAGAAGATGCTCGTTGATATGCATGGAACTTTGCATACAAGCGAAATGCTTTATGCGGCTGCGGATGATATGCAGACTCGACATGCTGTTGAGATTCTCGAACGGGACGAACGGGACGAAGACTAACAATTATCGTTCCTAACATTGACAGACCTGAAAAACCATGTTACAATAAGTAACTAAATTGAAAGGAGAGATCGATGCGTAAATTTTATATCCAAGGTGTTGATGTTTACACTGAAGTCGATGAATATGGTGTTGAACAATTCCGTCAGACTATTGTATGCGACGTAAAGACACTGGTAATTTTTTCCTGTGCTAATGTCGTTGGATTTGTTAAATCACCATCCTTTGCCCGGATAGTCTTCCAGACATTTTTTGGCACTGCCATGTTTATGGCAGGATTTTTTTACGCAACACTGTGAAAGAAAGGAACAGACCAATGAAGTATCGTGCAGTTCTAAAGTTTTACGATGAATCAGGCCTGACCAAGACAGTCCCGGTTCCGGACGCGAAGTGGCGTTCAGCGCGTGAACAGGCCGTTGATGATCTCGTTCAGTTTGTTCTTTCCGGTGAAACAGTTGATGTTCCGGAAAAGTGGTCTCCGGCAGGGAACGACGTTCAGAAACGTTCTAATTAATGTCATCGGACATACGGTATACGCCATTCAAACACCGGATCAACCTACATCCGAAATTCGTAGATGAACCAACTCCGCATTGGAGACAGTGTACTCATGAATTTATTGTTGCGAAGGTTAGCGCATTATGGAAGATGTATGTTCGTTTAGAAATTGAAAAAGACAAGGATTCGTATTACACGGATCAAGAATTGGCTGCAAATTTCAAAGTACGAGCAAACATCAATACGAAGATGAATATTGCATCTGTTAAACTTTCAAACCAACAAGCATTGAGTTTTACTTTATGGGTTGAACAAGATGATTCAGGCAGTAGAACTATAATGTTCCCTGGAAATATTAAATGGGCGGGCGGATCAATTCCCAATCTATCTCTTTCTCCCAATGCTATGGATATGTTCGTTTTTACTACTTGGAATTCAGGCGCTGTTTGGTATGGCGCTATTGGTGGAATGGATTTTGATTAATGCTCAATAGACAATTAGCAATAAGTGCATCCAATATGATAATTGCAACCAGTGATTCTATTAATGTTTTTGAATTTGCCGTAGCAAATATTCCAATTTCAAAATTATTATCCAATGACATCGATCTAACTAAATCACCACCTTTAACTATTACAGAAGTCTGTAATGTTGTGGGTGGTAGAGCAGCAATTAGCGGGGGTAGTATTCTTTTTAATTGCCTTGTTAGAGCAGGAGAAACAGCGTCCTTCAAATATCGAGTGAAAAACAAAATAGGTAAAGCTGCTCTTGGAACAGTAAATTTAACAGTTTTACCAACACCAAGTATTGTCGCCCGCGATACATCAGTTGAAATAAAACAAGATTCAAGCTTCATTATTTCTAATGAAGAGTTATTAAAGAATGTTAAAACTAAAAATCTTCCGGTAACAATATCATCGATTGATTCACCAGTTGGCGGAACATTAAATGTAATTGGTAATGGAGTTGAGTTCACACCTAATGTTCAGTGTGGAAAATCAGCATCGTTTAGATATACAGTACAGGACTCGATGTCAAACAATGCTGCTGGTAATATGTGGGTTAACCTTAGCCACCTTCCTGATACCGAAGCCTTCATTTTCAACAATACATCTAGATTCAATAATTTCATAAAGTCATATGCCCCTCCTTCTAGACCCAATACACTGGCCAAATGGAATAGAATTGAAAACAATGAATTATTCCAATTTGCTAACGGCACCAGTGAAAATGCATCTGGGTGGAAAGGTAATCATAATCTTGACCGAATCGAAACAACAAAGGGGTCATCATCCTTCATTGGTCTTATAGACCCATCCAATTCATCTGACAATTTTACATTTGAAGCAGATCTTGGATCCACTTGCGTTCATCGCAATCTTGTTGGTGTTATTGTTGCATTTAGAAGAATGAATAATATTAATCATTACATTGCAGCTATTCGAACAACTAACGGATTTGAAAATATTGGCTACCCGTCGGTTCATAATTGGTCTCTAGTTTATAATCTCAAAGGTCTCCAATCTTCATTCTTTCCTGGCTCAGTTGTTCTTGAAAATAAACCTTTAACACAACTCGACCCGCCAGTAAATGATTGGCATACTTGTGGAACCACAAGAGTTAAAGTAATTCGCCGAGGAAATATTATCGAATGTTTTTCATCACCATTTGGAAGCAACGTAATTGATGCAGATTCAAAAATTGTTATTGATTTAGAAAAAGATGCCCGCCTTGATTGGGCTAAAGATACACAATTACCACATGGTTATTGCTCAATGGGTCAAACAAATGCTATCTTTTCAAATCCCAATACGTCATCTGGTATTGATACCAGTAAAGCGTTTGATGCTGTTAATAATTTGGTATATGAATTCAAAGATAATAAATGGCAAATTGTTGCAAATAAAACAATAGCTGAAATAATTGGATATCCAAGAACAGTAACTAATCCAGATACTGGTCTAACATTTAACATTGATTATTCTGGTAATATTAAACTTTCTCTATAATAAAATTGACTTAGCATTTCCGATAATATAAATTAAATAAAAACAACGGAGAACAAAATGAACTACCCCGAAATTACCGTCGAATGCCCCTCATCTATAAACGAATTTTTGGGACTTTCTTTTGAGCATCAAGCAATAATCAAAGAACAAAATCAAAAAATCGCGCAGGAAAACACACAATTAATTGAAGACCAAATTTTCATCGCAATTGACGATGAAGCAAAGAAAGTTTTAACTGAACTAAAAATTAAAGAACTACGTTATATTGTTGACCAACGTGTAATATTTCCCTGGAACGAGCGTGATATAGCTGCTCGAGAATTGTATATTATGGGGTATGATGTTCATAATCATTACATTTTAGAAAAATATAACGAACGATAAGGTTGACGCCTTTCCATTTTGTGTTATAATAATGACATAACGCAAGCAGCAACACGGAGATCGAAATGCTTATTAATGTTTATCACAAGGATATGAGCAACGAAAAGACCGCAGTTTTTGAACAGGTTGCAACTGTTAAAACTGACATCGTTGGTGTTATGAACGCTTTGGAATATGCATACCGTTGGACAAACAACGTTGAAGGCTCTTGGAGTAGTAAAGAAGCAATCCTCGAGTATGATGGTGAAACTTATCCCAATGGCGACTTGAACGACAATGTTGAAGTTACTGCACCGCTCCCCACGCATTTGGGTAGGACAATGGGACATCGAAGTACATCAAGGTTCGACGAGATGGAAATTGTTGAGACAGGCGAACGCTTCCGTGTTGCAATGTGTGGCTTTGAAAAGGTTTAATTGAGATCGATAAAGAATAAGCTTCATGATGCGCCAGGCCCAACAAACCCGGACGACATTATCTCCAAGGATCCTACCACTGTTTACACCGTGGTGTAATTAAGCGGGATCCACCTTACACTAAGGTTCGGAGTATCAAGGGTACAGCGGTCAATGAGGCTTTAATTTTTTAATTGGAGAAGACAATGGGCGACGCATTTAAATGGGAATTAACATATATCGATAAAGATCATATCGGTGTATCATGCAATGGGCGCATCTTTGTTTTGCGTGAGCGCGGAGAAGATGGTCAAATTTGGTGGGATATTTTTTATATCGACGAATACAGAATAGTTGATAGTGATGTTGATGCCCCTTATTGGCAAGACAGTATTGGTAGCTTTGAAGCCGCGCTTGAATGTATCCCGGATATGATTGGAAATTGGACCGACGAAGAACTAGAAGAATTGGGTGAAAGCGATGACTAAATTCAAAGACGTTACGATCTCGGCCGAAGATTTTGAGAAGTTGACAAATCTTTTGACTCTTGCTAATGTTGGTAAGGAGTCATGCCAGGATCAAAAGGACGTTATTTGGCCCATCTCAAATGAAACTATGGATGATGCGGTTGAGTTTGGATACGACATTGTTTCTGCAATGGTTGGAAGTTAAATATTTTTGGAACTGGCCCGGCGAAAACGAATAGCCCACTATGGAAATGGGGTGAAAGAATTTCCGGGTCTTTTTCATTTTTTTGTTGACACTTAAAAAACAATCTGTTATTATGTATAAATAATAACGTTAAACCCAGTAAGAAATGGGGCCTTAGCTCATCTGGGAGAGCGACGCCTTTGCAAGGCGTAGGTGGTCGGTTCGAGTCCGACAGGCTCCACAAATGTGAAAAGGGGTATTTCCCTTGTGATGCGGTTGACTGTGTTTACACAGGTATCCTGGAAGGTGAATCTTCTAGAACGCATGAGGGGGTTCGACCGAGACTCTTAATGATCGCGATAACCAGGCCTTTTGGCATTAAGAGAAACAGTATATGCGGCTATAGCTCAATGGTAGAGCGGTTCGTTGCCAACGAACATACCAGGGTTCGATTCCCTGTAGCCGCTCCGAAGAAAGAAGATGATATGAAATGGCTTGAAAAAAATAAAGTCGATGTTACTGAAATGTCTGTTGAAGTGCTCGCTAGAGTCGGCATTCCAATTATCGCTATTGTTGTTCTTGTTCTTTGTTTCCTTCCTGGATTTGCTAAGAGTCTACATGCGGATGATAGTTCTCAAAAATTAAGTAATCATATCGAACGACAATTGCAATGTTTCTGTAGTGTTTGTTATAAAGGAATTGATTAATGTACACTATTGATAGAAAGAAAGTAGTTTTCGAAACAATTTTAGATATTGACATTTAACCAATTTTAATATATTATAAATAATAATACGGTTTGCCCATGAACCGCCTAATTCGTTAGGTTCCCAACTCAGGGAAGAAGCATATGACAAGGATGGTAACCCAGTTAGTAGCAATATGCGAAAAGAACAGAGGCCAAGGGTGAGCCATCCGGTGAGATGGACAGGGAGCCAGGCCCCTTAAGATCTGGCGAATATACCGGGGTGGGTCTATTGGCCCACCCCATTTTAATATTTCCAATTATTAATTCTGTCAAGCAATACACTATACGACATATTACTATTATCATTTTTTCTTTTATTATCTAAATGAATCATTAATTTGCAATTGGCAGGATGTGCAAGATTTTTTGGATTGTAATCGTTTTTAAATCCTTCCGAAATTGATATTATATGATCACGTGAAACCCCATTGATATTTTTAGGAAGGTTACTTCTCTTTTGTCCTGGACAAGTATACCATCCATGTTTTTCAATTAATGATAAATTGAAATAATCAGGGAAATCGAAAACATTAAATTTAAAACGTGATAACTCGTAATATTTTTCTTTTTCTGTTTTAATATAAGGAGACTGTTGTCTCCTGCCACCGCCTGGTCCAATGGAACAATATATCTTTCCAGTAATATCGCATTTAATAAAATCGACTTTTCTAAACGGAAAAATTGTTTTTTCTGGGCCACTTTTTAATCGGGGTATTAAATTTGTAACTGTAGCCGAGCACGAATGAGAACAATATTTATTTCTTCTTTTTTCATATACCAGTGGTATATTACAATTATTACAAAATTTTGGTTTAGTATTATATTTTTCTACACGTGATAATTTTAATTGATTGTTTCGATGTGTTATTTGACAAGACAGGGAACAAAATTTTGGATTTTTTGTCAATTCGTTACAATTAAGGCACTTTTTCATTTGCTTTTCCATGGTCGTTGTGTTATTATAAACTATAAATAATGGAGCGGGACAGCCCCTCTCCATGGTGGGTTTTTGTTGTTAGAGCAACAAATTACCGCCAATATTATTTAGTATAAATATTAATATGCGAGTGTCGTCCAGTGATAGGGCCTTAGATTTCCAATCTAAAGACGAGGGTTTGATTCCCTCCACCCGCTCCAACTTTTAGTATAGGATAAAATGTCCAAACTTAAAATATATCCCACCATACAAGAACAATTAGATTTATTGCTAGAAAATTATCAAACAGCCAAAACTAAAAAAAATGCTGACCGTTGTTTTAGAGAATATCAAGAATTTTCTACATTTGTCGATGATTGTTATTTGGGAAGTGGCATAAAACCTCCACATTCTCCAAAATAAAAGGTTAATCAAAAAATGATTATATCAAAACCACCTAAATACCTAAAAAATACAAAGGGTAAGAGTATTTTTCTTGCTGGATCCATCGAGATGGGCAAAGCAATTGATTGGCAATCTAAAATCCAAAAAGCCTTAAAAGATTATAATGTTACCATCTTCAATCCGCGGCGTGATGATTGGGATAGTTCATGGGAACAGTCAATTGATAATAAAGAATTTAAGACCCAAGTAACATGGGAATTGGATCATATTGACAAGGCCGACATTGTCGTTGTATATTTTGACAAAGATACACAATCACCAATTACTTTATTAGAATTGGGCCTCGGTGCTGCCAAGTATCCAGAAAAATTTATTGTTTGTTGCCCAGATGGGTTCTGGAGAAAAGGCAATGTTGATATTGTCTGTGAACGTTATGCCGTGCGACAAGTTGATTCGACCGAAGAATTGATACAGGTATTGGAAATCTTAATTCAATAACTTGATTACACGGATAAATAAAATGGTACTATTACTATTTTAACCGAGGATCAAATATGAAATTTAGAAATTTGGTGTTTATCACCGCATTAATTGCATTTATTGCACCAGCGGGCGCTCAACCACATAATCCTGATACCACAACATCAATCGAAACCATTGATGAATCTTCAAAAGATTATCAACAGCGTATCTTGTTCAATTACATACTTGATTATATCCAAAAAAATCATTACAAAAAAGCCACAACCGAGGAATTGGTTCAAGCAGCTATTCAAGGTATGATGCGATCTCTTGACGCTCATTCGTCATATACCGCTCCAAAGGATGCAGAAAAACAACGAAATGATTTACGCGGTGAAATATCTGGTATCGGCGCTACTTTAACAATTGATAAAGAACGTGGAAATAGTCTTACTATTGTTGACGTTCTACCTGGAGGACCAGCAGACAAAGCTGGTATAAAAGCCGGTGACATAATTGATGAAGTGGATGGTCATCCTACTAGTTTAGTTGATCTTCAGGGAGCAATTGAAAAAATCACAGGACCAGTTGGCACAGAGGTTAAATTAAAAATTATTCATAAAGGTAAAAAGGAATGGTTTACGCTTACAAGAGCAGTTATTAAAAAGCCAATTGTTCGGTTTGAAATATTACAAGATGATATTGCATTTGTACGTTTAGAGCAATTTACACCAAATGCAAGTGAACAGATTCGTAAAGCATGGAAAAATATGACAGCTATTACTCCAGCAACGAATATAAAGGGGATTATCTTAGACCTTCGATATAACCCAGGCGGTTTACTTGATCAAGCAGCAACCATCGTTGATATGTTTTCTTCCCATGGAACAGCGGTAATAGTTAAGGATGGAAACGGTGTTGAGACAGAACGATTTGATGTTAGTAAGGAAGTGTTCTTCCCAGAAAATATACCATTAGTTATTCTTATTAATCGTTATTCGGCCTCGGCCTCAGAAATTGTTTCCGGCAGTTTAAAACAAATGGGACGAGCATTTCTTATTGGAGAAAAGACTTATGGAAAGGGATCAGTACAAACAGTTTCACCAGTATATAATGGTGGGTTGTTAAGATTAACCATGCAGCATTATTTTACGCATAATGATACTAGCCCACACGATGTGGGAATTGAGCCCAACTTGGCAATTATTAACGATGTTAAAAAAACAATCCGCCGCACTGGAAAAATACCATTCGATGATCAATTACGGGCAGCTATTAATCATATCAATGCATCTAAATAATAGGCATAAGGAGTTAATATTATGAATGAACTTTCCACCGATGCGTTAAAAATCGAAATTAATGAAATTCAAGTTAAGACTGAAAAATTAATGAAGAAAGCCGACGATGATGGTATGACTGTACCAAAAATCATTATGGATGGTCTTAAAGCTCAATATGCCTCTCTTAATGCTGAATTAGATTCTAGGAGATAACACGGTGGTCGGCAACCCACAAAATATGCGTAAGTTTGTTAATTTATTGGAAAATAAGAAACAGATCAAAGAAGATCAGGTTTCTCTTCGTGATCAAATGGTTGAACGGTTGAAAACAGCCGATAAGAATGATTTTTGGAGTATTGTTCATGCTATTGGTTGGGGATCAGAGACAACCGATTCCGATTTAATTAAGTCTGCATTACGTGAAGTTTTTACACCAACCCAAATCGAAAGATTGGATAATAAAGCTGTCGAGTTTAGAAAAGCTCTTCAAACTAGAATTTGGCAATATGAAAAAGAACATGGAATCGTCAATCTTTATGGTGTTGGCGACGATGGGTTCTGGGACGTCACGGCTCATGTCGTTGGTTTGGGAAAAGATTTCTATAGCCAAGTTATGAAAGATCCTGGTAGCTATTCGGGAAGAGGGGCGGTTGAAAATTTTGAATATTCCTTTAGCAAATATTAAAAACAACTTGACATTGCATATATAATATTGTTAAATTAAGTTTGGGATTTAAATTATGAATATCGCATTTAATGAATTTTTCTTAGTAATAATTGTCGCAGTCTGGTTATTTACTGGACAACGAATATATCACATTGTTTCAAATTTCTTGCTGGCTTATCCATTGTTCATTTCTTCTTCAAGTGAGGAAATACCTGAACGCAATCGTAAAACCAAATAATAAGCATTCTATTGGGATTTTTCACTCCGCCATTGGTTATTGGTATTATCTTTTGTTTATTTGACTAATTTGCTGGATGAATAATCGTATTTTTCAAAGCATTTCGGCCAAGGATAAATGGATAGGTCATATTTGATCTATCAGCCAAGGAAACTTTGATATTCTTTATGATACCATTTACGCTGACTTTCATACGAACAATATAACTTTCTCTGGAACCATTTGCATTTCTAATCGTTTTTGTTCCTACCAACGGGAAAGATAATTCAGTACCATTGTGATCAAAGGTAACTATTTCGTTTTTAATCTTGATGTTGTCAGCATGGATTGAAGACGTAGTCGCGCCTGTATCTATTCTAGCATCCAATTTACCGATTTTTGGTATCTTAACAACTGTTTTATATCCGAAGATTTCAATCGTTTTCAGAGACATTTACTTGTTCTTCTGAATCTTCATCTTGTAATGATTCTTTATTTTCATCTAATGTTGGATCTGATTTTCTATTTGGATCCATTTCCGCGTCGTTTTCAGCTGTCAAATCAGCTATTTGCTTGATTGGCGCATTAGTTTGCCATTCAGCTATAACTTCTTTCCATCTCATATTACAATACTCATTATTAAACGTATACTATTTATACCCATTATTGTTGACAAGAAGTCAAATCGTGTTATAATAATATTATAAACAACTTATAAGGTGATTTAAATGTCTACAATATTTAAAGGTTTAGCGTGGGTTTGGTTAATTATCGTTACGCTTATCCTGATGACATTTGTTATTGACACCAATGAACAAAGTTATATTGGGGTAGCGGTTGTGTGGATGATATTCAATATCCCGACTGTTATCACATATGGCTTTGGTGCGGTTTTGAAAAGAATCTAAAAACATATAAATCTGTATTGTGTTTTGGTTAAATATAGTATAATATACAAAGTAGCCAATACATGATAGTAAATTAGTGGTTTAATACATAAAAGCGATAAATTTTCGTAAATAAATCAAGGTGTTATAAATGCTATTGTGTGAGAGATGCGTGTTGCTACACAACTAGCATATTGTTAACTATTAAGGGGATTATAATGCCATTAGATCCAGGAACTGAAGAAGAATTAACCAACGCTTATCGCAAAATGATGATCCGCACCGACAAGATGTATAATCACCCAGGGGATCGATCATACAGAGTTTATAATTTCTCTTTGCGTGGAAATGCCATATTTAATTATGCTGTGCCTCCATCTGCCGGATGTCATTATCCTGATGCCGAAAAGCGTCAAATATCTGAAGATCATTATATTGAGCAGTTCGATAAGAAAAATAGTAATTTCTATGCAAATCTTGAACAAGATGTTTTAAAGAATGGTTTTCGTAATCCAATCTTAATTACGCGCGGCTGGGCTCCAGATAGTGCAAAAAAGCGAATTGATCAGGGATTTCCTGATATGGATTATGAAAATACCATGTTTTGTTGCACATTCGGGGGAAGCCGTCTCTGGGTTGCAACAAAGCATAAAATGCTTATTCCGTGTATTGTGGTTGATTATACCAATGGTCCATTAATATCTTCTAGAATTGACTATGTCGGTGATTTATATCGTTTATTTAATGATATGCCTGGTCCAATTATGTTCAATGATGATTCATTGCGCATCACACCACCCAAATTTTCTCCAACGAATTATCCACTAGCATAATTATCTCGGTTCAACACTTAAATACTGGATGAAAAGAATAATGTATGAACTAGTAGAAATCAAGCGATCGCATAATATTTTGTGTGCATTTATGAAACAGGATCCAATTCATCCTCTTCATGGTGCTGCAAATCTTAGTCACAGGTTTTCTGCATCACATCGCAATTATGCATATGTTAATGAGAATAATGATCCGGTAATGATTTGTTGCATCAAACTATCCCATAAACCAATTGGCAAAATGGATGATATTTTTAATACCGTCGACGATTATAATGACAAGGACGCCAAAATTAGAAATGTCCTAACATTTTATAGTATATTTAGGACAAAGGTTGAAAGTGTAGATATTGGAAAAGATTTGGGTTTATCGTTAATGATGGATGTAACAAAATTGATTCACAGCGAATTTGATGAAATCAAGGTTATAAGAACACTAAGTCCGATACCCACATTATCTGAACATTGCGCAAACCTCGTTGGAGAAGAAGCTGTTAGCAATTATATAAAAAGCAAACGAGATCCTGTTGCTAAATTCCATCTGCGTAATAAGGCGAAAATGTCGGGAGTTATATTTAATGCAGATTGCAGCAAACTACGCCAGGAACAAAGTTATGGGTGGATGGTAGCATATGATTATTCTGATTGTTCATTATTTAAAAAAGATGAAGAAGTTGCTGAAGAACTCAAGGAAGTAATACCAAGTAAAGTAGAAGGTAAGTAATATAGACATCCAAGTAATAATCCTTTATTATTGTATTTTTACTAATAAAGGATTAATAAAAATGTCCAATTACAAATATATTGTTTATTTCGCTGGTCCCATAACAGGCCTCTCTTACGGTTCTGCTACAGACTGGAGAGATTATGCTAAGTCCAAATTAGACGCAAGTATTGTTGGAATGAGTCCATTGCGTGGTAAGTCATATCTAAGTCAAATTGAAAATATTCAAAACACACATGAAGATATCGCATTAAGTTGCGCAAAGGGAATTACCGCCCGGGACTTCAATGATTGCAAACGCGCCGATATGGTAATTGCTAATTTTGTTGAATCCAACATTCAAGATGAATTCGCAAAACAACATGGTTATGCCGGCATGGCAGATCTACTCGATGAAGCATTCATTCTTAATAATACCCTTCCCAATACGCTCAACGAAGAAAAGTTACGCAATCTTCCATACGGTATTGTTTATATCAATGCTGATATTTGGGGAAAGTTGAGACAAAAAGCGGCAGATATTTTACGGGTAAACACAATGGCTTGGGCCCGTCTCCGCCTTCCATTTAAAGATGATATAGCAATCGATCAAGTGACACTTGTTAACACATGGGTTGAAAACTTTATTATATGCATTGAAGAAAAAGTTAAAATGGATAAACTAATGTCGATTTCTGGTCACGGTTTTAAGACAGATGACTTTGATACCAGTAGAGAACTATGGATTAGACATGATTCATGGTGTTCATACGCGACACGAGTTTTGTCAAATTGGAGCGAATTTTGCAAGTTATATTCGTTAGAATCATATTTTTCTATCGCCAAGAAACAGGCATTAAACAATGATAAACAGGGATTAGTGGAATTTTTCAATGGTCTGTTTGAATTACTGTTGATTAACATGGCATTATGGAAAGTTAGAGAAAATTGGTGTCCAAAGCCTTCACCGCAGGATTATTCAATTTCAAGCTTCCACGATGACATGGCTGCAGAAGTAGCCAAACGATTTCTTAATGAACGAGATAAAGATGATTATTAAGCTTGACATTTAATTTAGATATGTTATCATTAGTTATTGAAATTATAGCAAATGGAATGAGAATATGTCTCTACTGAAGCGCAAATTGGTTATAAAGGCCTGCAGAGTATGGGCTAAGACTGATAATCGAACATTCAGATTACAAATGCGCCCCATTGCCGAAATGGCGCGAGGATTTGTTATCGTTGAATCAATCAACACCCTCGAATTTGGCATTCCCGGAGATGAGCTACTTCGAGAAGAAATTGATAATATTCTGAAGAATAACGCCCTTGACATTCGGAATGGAACGTTGACGATTGATATTATCAAAGGCTAAACCACCAGCAAATAATGTAATTATTGATAGAAAGAATTATTATGAACCCCTCCGCAGAATGGCTACAAGGTCGGAATTATCTCGCAACTTTTTACGGTGAGCGATTCGCTGATGCCTCGATAGCTTCTGCAAAAGTACAGATGCTGAAAAATAACGCAAACTTTAAGCGCATGGATGACCTCCGATGGAAATCGGTTCATTTCAAAAGCGGGATGATCGGTCGCCTGGTTGCTAAGATCGCGTATTATTTCCTCAATGTGTGTTATCCATATCGTTTGTACGAAGAAGAACAAATCGCCCTCGCTGAGCGCATGATCCGAATCGGTGAGGCCATTGTTTTTGTTACCCCTCCCAATAGTTCTTGCATGTTTCCAAGCAACTGGTATCAAGCTAAACACCGTTCCAAAGGTTGACAAGCTTCAAACCTATGCTATAATAGTGGAACAAGCAAACAACTTACATGGAGATCGAAAAATGGTAAAGCATGATTTTAAGGTTGGTGATGGTGTGTCCTACAGCGCAGGAAGCGATCGTTATCCCGGTACCGTGATTCGAGTTACGAATACTCGGATTTTTGTTCAGGACGACAAATATGAATGCACAAGCCCCGCAAGCGCATACGGCGCAGATGATGCCGTTTTCAAATTCACGCCCAACACTGAAGGCGGCGTCCGGATGTACAGCGTGAAGAATAACGGTCGAATTAGCGGCAAGGGTGGTTATGGCGGCATTGGCCATGGTCGGCGCTATTACCAGGATCCAAGTTTTTAAGGTAGGAACAATCTCCTTTCAAACGGCGATTAGTAACGTCAGTTAAAAAGATTTCTTGACAGTGGCATGTTCCTACCGAGGGTGTGAGTGGCCCAAAGAAATCATTTACTAAACACAGAACCCGGACAATCCGGGTTTTGTTGTGAATAGTGGTTGACACCCAGACAAGTGTGTTATATTATATTGTTGAATAATAATTGGAGCATGTAATGAAGATTAATGTTATCAAAAAAGAAATACATCGCCTAAACGGAATTATGTCTTTAGCGAAATTGATCGAACGGCCGCAAGAACGTATTCAATATTCAGGAAAAACTAATCGGTTATTGAATGTTACGGATACCGATAATATCCTGGGAGACGCTGTACAAAAATTTGCAATCTTTTTTGTTAACGATGTGGGGATACGATTCCAAACAGTCTTATCAAAAAATAGGTTTATTCGAAACGACGTAGTTCTTGCTTCGGTTCGAAAAGCTGATATACCAGTTTATCAAAAACTAGCCCAGATCAAAATTGACCCAAATACCGTTATCGAAGGAAAACTCTATATTTCACCAGAGCTTGTTCGATTTAACGATTTTGAATTAAACATGAGTTCATTCCAAAAAGCTACGAAGTCGAGATACGCACCATACGATGTCGCCGGAGCCTTCCAGAACTCTTATGGATGGTCTTGGAATATTGTTATGGTTCCCGCAATTAAAGAGTGGCTTGAAAAGAATAACATTGAACTTTAGGGGTTGACATCAACATTTATTATGTTATACTTTACAAAATTATAACTATGGAGATCTAGATGCGCCTGAGCAATAATATTGAAAACGTAGAGACCACTGGTGTTAGTGACCAGGTAAATTTCTCAATTACCGCTAGTGCGAAAGCCTTCCAGATTCTTTCGGATGGACTTTATTCTGATAAGATTCGAGCAATTATTCGTGAGCTGGCATGCAATGCACATGATGCTCATGTTGCCGCTGGATGCCCAGATCGCAAATTCGATGTACAGTTCCCAACGGCGATGGAACCTGAATTCGTTATTCGGGATTACGGAATTGGGTTGAGTTATGATGACGTAATGCATCTGTACACCACATATTTTGACAGCACAAAAACCCAGTCAAATGATTTCACCGGCGCACTTGGTCTTGGCTCAAAGAGTCCATTCAGTTACACCAAATCCTTTACCGTCATCAGCTATCATGGTGGTAAGAAGATGACGTTTACGTCGTTTATTGGTGAGAATGGCACGCCGCAATGTGCTCATATGTTCACCGAGCCAAGCACGGAAGAAGTTGGTCTTGAAGTCCGCTTCGGTGTTAATGATAGCGACTTTTATCAATTCGAAAATCGAGCCCAGCGCGTTTTCCGCTTTTTCAATAATGTTCCGAATATTACTGGGATAGAATTTATCCAAGAGGAACAGACCATTATCGCCAGCGGTGAAGGCTGGCGGATTATCCGAAATGGTCGGCACCATAATGGTCGTGTTTTTGTTGTTCAAGGAAATGTTGGTTATCCCGTTAACGCAGATAGTATCAAGTTTGCAGACAATGAAACACCAATCCACAAGTTCCTGTCTCTTTCCAATGCCACTGTTGAAATTGATTTCCCAATCGGTGAGCTCCAGTTTGCTGCTAGTCGCGAAGAACTTGGGTATGATGACGGGACACAGAAAAATCTCAAGGATCGTACCCGTGAAATTATGGCGGAAATCGCTGCAATGGTTAGCGATGATATTAAGGACGCCAAGACGCTTTGGGAAGCCCATATCAAACTTCATGATATTACTGAAAATTATGGTCAATCATTGCTTGACTCATTGTCGGATGACTTTGCTCCAACCTGGCAAGGTCGACCGGTTCATAAAGAGAAATTAATGGTTGACTTGGATGAATTTTCAGTAAGCCGTGGATATACTAAGTGGGGTGGCGGGAAATTCGACGAAGATGAAAACACTTTGGACTTGATGGTTAGCAAGTTTATCGAACCGTCAGAAGGTATTAATTGGAAAAAGATCAACGATGATCGTACATATGGTCGCGGCGCATATACAACACACATTTTTGACCGAACAGGATCCAAAATTACCATCCGTCCGGCATCACGTGTAACAATCATCGTTGATGATGTTCGCAAGCGCGGCATTTACAGCCGTATCAATAATGCGCTGCAAGATGCTCAATGGCGGAAGGCGAATAATGTACAGAGGCAAACCCTTGCGCTGTTTGAATTCTCAAACGACAATGATCAAGAAGCACTTCTAAACGAACTTGGAAATCCACCGGTTATCAAGGTTAGTGAACTACCTGCAAAGGTTGTTGGAAATAGCCGCGGCGATCATAATATCTTTCAATGCTCGTTCAAAGGACATAATGTTCGTGACCGTTGGACCCCAGAAACAGAGATTGGTCTAGAAGATGGTGGCATTTATGTGGAATTAAAGGCATTTATTCCGTATAAAGCAAATAGGGACAAATGGGACAATTCATTGTTTCGTAATATTATTAATGACGCAGTAGCATTGGGACTTCTCAAAGATGTATCTGATGTTAAGGGTTTCCGTGTTGCCCAGGTTAAAGAATACGAATTGGATAAAAACCCAGATTGGATTGAATTTGGTGATTTCATGCGGGCTGAGATTTTGAAGAAATTGAAATGGACGCGCCTAGGTAAAAAGACGGTCCAGTCTTCTTCGAATCGGTTCGGCAATCGAGAGTATAAAATTGATAGCTTAAATGCAAAAAACAAGAATTGGGATCTTCTTGATAAGGAAACTGATCTCTGGAAGTTTATTGAAAAAATACGCGATGTTAACCGAGACGAAATTAAACTTCGAGTACCAAAGTCTTTTGAAAAATATAACAAAGCCAATAATAACCGTTATAACGTAACATGGGATATCAAGCTTGTTGAGATGGCTCGCATTATGCATATTAATATTCACGACGAGTTTGTTCTTGAACAGGATAATTTGAGCAAACAATACGATGAAATTGCAACCAAATATCCAATGGTTTGTGCAATTGAACTAGATAGCTATGAACATAAACGAGCCGATCTATCCAACCCCAAACCCGTGATATCACAAGAGCCTGGCAACTATCGAACAGACATCAATGATGTTATGGCATGGCAATTGTGGGATGCAGTTGTTAATATCAAAGATTGACAGTCCTGAATAACGTGTTATAATACATTATGACTGAAACTTGGTATAAATCTTCGGGAACGATTGTTTATGATCCCCCGCGTCCGAAGCTTCGAAAGCGACCGGACCATTGGGTTGTAATCAATGCTGATTATGAAATCGCCCGTTATTTCCGCTATTGGGTGGATAAGGAAGTCTTGAACCCTCTTGGTTTTGAGAAGGGTGGTCTCGCTGAGCCCAGCTGGGGAGCCCATATTAGTATCATTCGCGGCCTTAACGATATACGCAATTGTCCGTTTGATTGGAAGACTATCTGGAAGCGTTATCACGGACAGAAAGTTGAGTTTGAATATAGCAATAAGGTCCGTTATACTGGCGATACTACTGGGCACGATCGTCCGGGAGATTATTGGTTCGTTGAGGTTCGTTGCCCGTTAGCGGAACAGATACGCGACGAATTCAAGTTGATCCGTGATTGGTCGCTACATCTTACGATTGGTCGGACTTGGCCTGATCGCGTTGTAAAGCTCAAGAAGTAGTATCGAGGTGCTTCCAGGTTCGTCCAGCAATGATGTCCTGGATAGTGCCTTGAGCTACGCCATATTCCTTACACCAAGCATTTAATATTTTACCACGGTGACCTATCGGAGTTGTTTTATATGTTTGAGCAGAAGCCTTAATAATGCGGACAGCTTGCTCTGTCATCTTGGCAAGATAGCAATTTTCACCTTGGACTTTCTTTCTACCTTCATAATATTTGGCAGTTTGTTTTTTGCCATACATTGGATTGCCAGATCCTTTTCTTTGATCACTTATTTCTTTCTTTCTTTCTTTGGAAAATTTACAACCTTGTCTATTTTGCAAAGCGTTACCTTTCATTCGTTTCCGGAATTCGTCGCGTCTTTTTTCAGCCCCGTCAAGAAGCCAAGGATTAGGAGGATTGACTCCTAAGGCAATATTCATCAAACAACCTTGAGGTTCGATTTCACGCCTTCCAAAGAATAATATCAATTCTTCCTCTATCCTGATCGCCTCATTTTCTTCTAATCCTGTATGGACTAATCGAATTATTGGTTGCTGCCCAGAGCGGAGTATCTTTTGGAGTTTTCGATATTTACGTTCGTTAATAGTTGTATCAACAGTTTCGTTTAGATGAGCCTGCCAGCGTTTATTACATCCTTTTCCGATGTAGAATGGTTTAAGATCTGTCGGATCTATATAGACATATACATAATATTTCATATTGATTCTCCTTGGTTTTTCGTGTTATAAATAACCAAGTAACGGGACAACCCGCCTCCTTGGTGGGCCTTGATTGCTCAAACAATCAATTACCGTTACTATTTAGCAGTTTTTTTGACAGGATCGATCCTTTTCTTTCGAAGTAATGGATCGCGCTCAGCCTTTAACTCTTCGAGCTCTTTCATATCACGCTTCTTCTTGTGGTGGGCTATCTCTTTGTATCTCATACTCATATTTAGCTTGACAATCGCGTAGAATGTGTTATTATGCTATAATTGGATATAGTGAAAACGGGATAATTTGATGAAAAAATTACTTTTAGCCGTTGTAATATTGGTAATGGCTGTGAATGTTTCTAAAGCTTCGGAATTAACGAATGAAGAAATAATTAAAATGAATGAATATTGCGCCACTGTTAGAAATAGCAAATATGAAATACTGCTAAAAATGTATGAAAAGAACAAGTTGAAACTGTCGAAGGGGAAGTGGAAAAACCCAAAACTACAACAAATGCTTCTAGATCAAAATAACCAATTTATAGATAAACACCGCGCGCAAAATCGAAACACGAAAGATATTGATTGGTGGGCCTATATGAATCGACGTTCTAAAGCGAGTAATTGGAAAAAAGACACCATGAAGTGTTATTATTTTTATCTTAAAATACAATAGAGGACCGAAAGGTTAAGATTCGAAAATAAATGTTGACAATAGCGTTTCAACGTGTTACCATTTATGTTAACTGTACTAAACTTTGATGGAGTAGAAACCAATGAGCAAGCTTGATGCTGCAATCGCTGGTAGCGATTATATCACCGTGACAATCGATGGTGTGACACATTCACTCACCGAATCACACCCAAATTACGAAAAAGCTCGAGAAGCTCTAAAGATTCGGGATGCTGATCTGCTCTCGACCCTCGTTGATATTCCAAAATCCATTAATACGTTCAGTGGTGGTAAGGTCACCGTTGAAGGTGGTGTGATTATGTTTTCGGGGAAAGCCATTCATAACAGCCTAACACGGCGTATGATTGAGATGATGAAGGAAGGTTTTGACATCACATCTCTTGCCAATTTCTTGAAAAACATCCAGGGCAATCCAAGCTTCCGGGCAGTGAATGAACTTTATACGTTTTTGGAAGAGAACAAGCTTCCAATTACGGATGACGGGCATTTCCTAGCTTACAAGCGTGTTCGATCCAACTTCACAGATATCTTTACTGGAACATTTGATAATAGCCCAGGTAAGACGTGCGCGATGCCTCGTAACCAGGTCAACGAAGATAAGGACCAAACTTGCTCGGAAGGTCTACACTTCTGCTCAATCGAATACCTACCGCACTTTGGTTCGTATGGCGGAAATGACAACATCGTCATCGTTAAGATTAACCCAAGGGACGTTGTTTCGATTCCTTCCGATTACAACAATGCCAAGGGTCGAACTTGTCGCTATGTGGTAGTTGACCAATGGATGGGTTGGGAAGAGTTCGTCAAGGAACAGAAGGACTTCTTCGACAAGAGCGTAGTTAATGATTATACACCACCGTCCACCAAGGGCTCTGATGGTGAGACGCTAATGGACTTTGATCAAGCCGCTGATCTCATTTGTGGTCATACACAGAACCCAGCTTCGTCTCTCCGTAAGCGTATCAATCGCGGAACCATTCGTACGGTAAATGGTCAGGTTGTTGTTGACGGCTTTTATACGCCACCAGTAACCATTGACGAAACACCTTCTAAGGTCGATATGACCGATGACGAAAAGAAGGATACTCGCGCCTGGAAGAATGGTTGGACTGCTGGCCGCGATGCAGCCTTAAATGATGTTTATTCACCAACGAGTGGTGTTGAAGCCCACCTAACAGACGAGCAGCGGCAAAATCCAGGACTTTACACAGAAGGATTTAGGGCCGGCTATGAAGGTATACAACCCATTGAGGTCATTGACGATGTCATTGATGCAAAGACCGGTGAAGTTAATTCCATTGAATGGCATCGGGGATTTTCCGAGGGAATTGTTATGGCTGATAAAGACATTGTCGATAATGATGTTTACGGTGATGGGTATGATGATATTGCTGGAGAACCTGGTGATAGAAACGCTGGTTTTATTGTTGGTTATGATGAAGCATATGAGGCTTGGGTCAAGAGCGGAAAGGGTCGTCGAGCAGGCGCATCAAACAGTGAAGATTCAAAGCATACCGACCGTTCTTGGATCCAAGGAATCACTGACGGTATGAGTTCAGGAAAGATGGATAAAGTGTCTGGAAAAACGAAAGATGGTTGGCATAGGCCACCTGATAATGTTTCACGCACGGATTATTACACTGAAGCATATACTCTTGCATATGAGCGAGTGTGGGACAATAGTGGGTGGAACTGGTTTGACGGCGACCGGTAATCACAAATGGAAATATAATGCACGTTTAGGACCCGGCGGGTCTAGGGGGCTCGGGGAAACTCGAGCCTCTTTTTTATGACAAATTAGCCTGATCTAATTCTTCCTTAACCTTGAAAACAATTTCAAGTTCATTTTGTGTACCAGGACGAACAAGATATTCATCAGATAGACCAGTTTTTTCTAAATGACTTAGTTGCTTAGTCGAATAACCATATACATTATCCTTAATTGTGACTATAGCTTCACGGTCATTATCTTCATCATAAATAACTCCAAAACCATCGGTCTCAATTGGTAACCCGATTCTATCAAATGCGTAATGGATTAATTTCTGGATGTTTTCCTCACGAGTCATTAGAGCATCATCATCCTCTTCATTTTCCCGAACTATATCAACAAATTTTTTCATAATCAGTCCTTTGTTTGTGTATTGTTATTTATTGTTTAATAAATATTAGAAACATTTGGTGAGTTAAGATGGACCATAAACTAGAACAAAAATTGTTGGATAGCTATCCAAAATTATTTACCCCTGATTATCGTGGTTGCTCGGTGAGTAATGGGTGGTTTAATTTATTAATAGAATTATTTGACGCAATACACAATTACCCACTTGACAATGACACTTATCCTGTTATTATATTGGATATACAATCGATATATGGTGAACTTCATATTCACTATTTAGGTGGAGATAGTATCATACATCACTTAGTGGCACATGCCATGTATATGAGCAGAAATACATGTGAAATATGCGGAAAGCCCGGGATGGCAACATCAAAGACTTGGATTATGACACTTTGTAAGGAACATAGAACACATGACGCCTGAACTTGTTACGAAAATTAAAGATACATATCCACTCGCCAAAGAATATCGAGGAGGGTTTGATTTCAGTGATGGTTGGTATGATATTATTATCGAGCTCTTTGATGCGCTACACAACCATACACTTGATCCCGAGGATGATCCGTTGCAATTCACAACGTTCAAGGAAAAGTTCGGAACACTGAGCATTTATAGTTATGGTGGCGATGAAACTACCTACGAACTAATTCGCCATGCAGAAAAACGAAGCGATCATACATGCGAAGAATGCGGAAAACCTGGAGAAATGCGTTCTGGATCTTGGATTAGGACTCTATGTGACGAGCATACGAAAGCCACATAAAGATATTTTAATCTTGCAATTCCTAGCATTCTTTGCTATAAATAATGTAACAGTTTACAGTTTTATTACAAAATCCCAGACTAGGAGACCACGATGAAACTAATCGCCGGTAACTCGAATCCCGAACTTGCAGAAGAAATTGCTGACTATTTGGATACGCATTTGGCAGATGTTAAAATTTCCAAATTTTCAGATCTTGAAACAAATGTTGATATTCGAGAAAATGTTCGCGGTGAGGATGTTTTCATTATTCAATCTACATGTTCCCCAGTTAATGAACATTTGATGGAACTTTTAATTACAATCGATGCATTGCGTCGTTCATCAGCAAAGAGAATAACGGCCGTATTGCCATATTTTGGTTATGCACGCCAGGACCGAAAGTCTGCACCAAGAACACCAATTACGGCTAAGCTTACTGCCAACTTGCTTGAGACTGCTGGCGCAAACCGAATCCTTACAATGGATTTACACGCTGATCAGATCCAGGGATTTTTTGATATTCCCGTTGATAATTTGTATGCTCTACCAATTCTTGTAAAGGATATTCGGAAACGACTAAATGTAGATAATATGGTTATCGTATCACCTGATGTTGGTGGTGTTAAACGTGCCCGGGCCGCCGCCAAAAAACTCGGATGTGAGCTTGCTATTATTGATAAACGACGTGAAAAGACCAATGAATCCGAAGTAATGAATATTATTGGTAACGTAGAAGGACGTGAATGTGTCATGATCGATGACATGGTTGACACGGCTGGTACACTCGTTAATTCGGCTCGAGCACTTGCAAACGCTGGAGCATTAGCGGTTGATGCTTACGCTACACACGGAGTTCTTTCAGGGCCAGCAACAGAACGTTTGAATGAAAATGCCGATGTATTGCGGTCGTTAACAATCACCGACTCTATTCGTTATCCATTGTCACCAAAGGCACCCATTACTGATGTTGCAAAAAATATCCGAAAAGTTACAGTTTCAACTTTACTTGCCAAGGCAATTGGGCGTATAGCCAATGAAAGCAGTGTCTCGGAGTTACTCAACTAACTTGAAAAGAGTTGCATATCGTGAAGCTTTTCTATCTGGGTATCATTGTGTGGAAATTGCAGATGATGTACCTATAAACATTATTTTTGATTGGCTTGAGAAGCATGGGGCTAAAGAATATGCTATGGCAGGAATGAAGAATTCTCGTTGTATAGCTATTAAGGATACGAGTATTGCGGCTTTGTTCAAATTAACCTGGATGGTTTGACATTCATACCAGTGTATGCTACACTAAGAGTTATAAAAATATATGGAGAAGTATTATGGCTAGTGAAGAAATACAGGAATTGTTGGACATTATCAAGGAAAACCAGACCATAATTGAAAATGTGGTTAGTGACATTATTAATCCATGTAAACAAAAAATCCACAATATAGAACAGCAAATAACAATTAAGATCGCCAACGATCTAAAAAATAAAAATCTTAAAGAACATGCCAATTTGAACCCAAATAATCTCCTATTGGGATTCTGGAACTGTGAAGATAGCCCCACAGGTGAATGCGTGTATGATGAGTTCGATGACCCGATGAGCGATAATTGTTTATACTGTGGTGAACCCGATGAACGAAAATAA